TATGGAGGGAAAGGTTATTGAGTCCGAACGACAAAAACAAACACATGTCTCCTACCTTCGAACTCTTCGTCGTTACACCGCTTCAAAGCGACTACCAATGTTAATGCTTCGACAACGATATTGCGAGGAGTACTGGCGGAAGGTGGAGACGGCAGAATAACAAACTTGTACAAATGAACTTTACTCTTGTTAAAGAGAATAAAGTAACGACATCGAACCAAACAAGCAACCTTATGGCGGCTGACGATCCTATGCTGACAATTTTGGGCCGGTTAACTGTGAATTTCCCCTACTTGATTGCGGATGTCATGGTAAAATACAACCTGTTGGCGGATGATGCCTGGTGGAAGCTTCGAAACTACATCGCCACCAATCGAAAGAGTCTCAGTGCGAAGTTCCTAAAAAGGTTGTATTGCGCTCGTTATATGACGTATTGGATTTCCAATGAACGGAATCGGGTCAACGTCAAAGAGACCGAAATAATAGATGCCACCATCCAATTCTATGATAGTCCGGCCAAATTTCACCTTCTTTACATCAACCTCGCCACTTCCTCCTCCTTTGAGAATAAATTCTCGCAAGATGTGGTCGATGGTGGACTTCATCAAGCTATGACGGAATACCTGAAGGGTTATCAGAATGGAGTGGTTCGAACCAGTTGGAAACAGATCTTCGACGATTACATTCGAATCTTTCACCCGTTCTACTACACCGCCACCGAGGAGGAATGGTGCTTGCTGTTGGAGCAGTTTCTGTCGGAAGCCGAATTTCCGGGGATTCTGTGCGACGGCGTGTACCATTATCGGCTTTACACCAACGCATCTTTGCGAGCTCTTGCTAAATACAACCTTCTGGACACAAAGATACCAATTCCCTATAGCCATTTCATTACCGTCAGTAATCTTCTCTGCGAAAGCGTTCATCTTCATTACAACGCGGTGATGGAACTGCTCATTGAATTGGGAGCGACGGAAAAGTGTCAAATCATTAGCTATCGGGAGACTCAACAACGACCGATGTCGGAACAATCCTTTGAATCAATCGGAGACTTGATTCGGCACTATCTGCGTCCGCGTCCGGAAATGGTTGCTGGTGGAGCCGGTGGACCCGTGGAGTTGGTGAAACGGCAGAAGCGAGAACACGAGCGAAAGTACTTTCTGGAAACCTTTAGTCGTTATACCGCTTTAAGGCGACTACCCTTACTAAGATTTCGACACCGGCATTGGGAGGAATACTGGAAGAAGGTGGAAGTGACGGAATAAGACAAATAATACAATTGAACTTTACTCTCCCCTCTGATGAGAGTAAAGCAACAATATCGAACCAAAATGAGCGATCCCATATTGGAGATTCTGAAGCTGAAGGAAATTCATGGTTTGAACAGTTTGATTCGCCACGTAATGGTCGAATTCAACCTGTTTGCCGACGAGGCCTGGTGGAAAATTCGGTCTTGTATTGACACTCACCGAGACACGGTTGAGCCCCTATTGTCTACACCATATAATATAGTTCCCAATCATCGCCGATTAAAGTTTGTGGCAGGGGTATCCGTTGTTCCTCGAACAGACGTTGTCCCTGCAACACTTCTCTTCTATGATAATCCGGTTCAATTCCGGCAGAAATATTCCGATTCGGGAGATACAGTTCGACTCTACGAAACTATACGCCATCCGGGATTAAATACTGAGCTGACGCTATTTCTACAGCGAAGTAATGTTGTTCCGGGACGAGATCCAGGAGCCTTCGTCGCATTGAAGAACTTTTTCTTCTACCTGTCTCATTTCTATTACACGGCGACGGAAGAGGAGTGGTGTTTTTTAATTGAGCAGTTTTCTCACTATGAAGGATATGCCGAAATTCTGAGTCAAGAGATTCAAGAGACGTTTCTTTACACCGAGGCGTCCATTTGGGCGCTGGCTCGTTACAATCTGTTGAATACGCAGTTCCAATTTTCAGAATATCGCGGACCCATTGCCGGTTTTCTGTATCATACCATTGACGAGCACTTGAATCGACCACTCGAATTGATGATCAAAATGGGGATTGAGGAAAAGGTAACAATTCTTCACGTAGAAGATGGACTGGAAACTTCCGGTTACGAATTTGAGTCTGGAGAACAGTTAATTCGATTATTCATGGAAGGTTATGATCCGAGGAAAATGCAAGAGCCTTCCGATTTTATAGTTTTAATCAGCCGTGAGTCTCGGCAGCGAGAATGGGAGCTTTACCTTCGAACTCTAGCCACTTACAACATCCTGAAGCGGTCTCCGCTGTTAATGTTTCGGCAACGATATTGGGAGGAGTACTGGAAGAAGGTGGAAGCGACGGAATAAGCCAACAACGAAATACAATTGAACTTTACTCTCATTAGGAGAGAGTAAAGCAAAGATGACCGACTTTGAAATCATCGATCGTACGATACCGGAGGTATGGAATGGTCCTACTACTAGACTTTTGGAAAGAGTAATGCAAACCTTTGACCTTTTTGCCGATCAAGCTTGGTGGAAACTTCGGGATTACTATGTTTATCAAATGGAACTCCGTTCGCGGGAACCAGCTGTTATATTCCCTGCTCTTGCAAGGCCAAGAGATATTTTGTGGCTTCCGAGAACTGTAAAAGCGGCTTTGGGACAGGAGCTAAAAGAAACAGTTGATTTTTACAATGAGCCAGCCACGGTTTTCTATCGTCAACTGGTTTTCGATAGAAACAGGAGTCCATACCTTTACAAAAAGGTAATGACCCATGGGCTCAACTATGCGTTGGAGGCATTTCTCGAAAGGAATTTTAACCAACAGAAAGCGGTTCCTTTCAAGTATCCTCTATTTCATGAATATTTCCATGGCACCTATTTTCTCTACTACACTGCAACGGAGGACGAATGGAGCTTTTTGTTTAATCGGTTCCTTATTGTGGCTGAGGGTAAGGATTCTAAAGCCATGCAATTAAAACCGATTACTGATCGTTTGCAAAAGTTGAAACATTTGACGAAGGAAAAATTTACAGAGGAATTAGTAAGGCGAATTAATCAAGGAAACCTTTACACTCAGGCTTCAATTAATGCATTGTTGAAGTTTGGTGTAGTTGAGATTTCTAACTTAAAAACCAACCATATTGCATCGATTTTGATCTACGGGGCCGTTTGCAATCATTTGGACTCAATTCTGGAAATATGGATTCGAGAGGGGATCCCGGAATCTGGAATCGTTCTAACGCGAAAAGAATTCCTTACGGAGTCGACTCCAATGCTATTTGAAACGGTCCACGATCTAATAGTTCAAATACTAAAAGCGGATAATGTTCTTATTATTAGTAAGTACGATGACGATCCTTATTCGGCACCACCCCTTACAGAAGCTAAATCAAAAGAATACCCTCGCTTTCTCAAAACCCTAGCCACTTACAACAGTTTGAAGCGGTCTCCACTACTGATGTTTCGGCAACGGTATTGGGAGGAGTATTGGAAGAAGGTGGAAGCGACGAAAGAGTAAATTGGCATTAAACAGGAAAATCGATCCTCGATAAAAGATGAGCGCGGGACTCAAGATTGGCAATTTCACGATTATTAACTTGAAGCCAGAAAGTCAACCCAAGGAAACATCTCCTCCGGTTCGAGTGGTAGTTGTGGAGGAAAAGGCAGTAGCTCCTCCAATAGTATCAAATCCCGCCTTCACTTTTCAGCATTTATATCGTAATCGTGATATTCGGGGTCGAAATCGGTAATTGTTAGAATAACATATTTCAACGTTGAAATATGTTATAGGAACATCGTTCCTTAGGCTGTCTCCACCTCCGCAATAGTGGTACCACCCGCCGCACCCAATGACCCCTCTCCTACCTCCTCATCGGTTCCCTCACAATCGGTATCAGATTCGTCACTCTCGTAACCGGAGAGATTGCGACCAAATACCTCCTTCTCCAAATCGGCCTGGTCGTGAATCTCTTTCAGCGTTCGCTTCCAGAGCCGCTCCAGATGCTTGCCATGGTCCTGAGTCTTATTCTTTCGAGTTGCAGTGTTATCGTTGGTAGCGAAAGGATTCTCACGACGGAGATTGCTACCGAAGGCATCCAGTACACGATCTAGCTCCGATGTGTCCTCGTCAACCTCCGGCTCCGATTCCTCCGCAAAGGCCTCACCCAAAAAGTTGGCCAACCGGTGAGCCTGTACCATCATTACCGGGTTCTTCTTGGCTGCCTCCTGTTCGATCAGAAACGGAAGGGCTGCAGCTTGCGCCGGTAGTGAATCTCCAATCGGCAGATTGATCACGTGCATGGCGGCATCCATCAGACGAGAATCAAAACCGTGCAACTGTAGGTTCAAAACCACAACACTGGCCTCCCAGTCATCCTTGATCTCGTCCTCCGGAAGATCGGAACCGACAATGTTAAGCACTGCCTCCCGCGTCTTCTCGTTGCAGCCGGCTGTCTCCAGTAGCTCTAGAATCTTGGCTCGGTTCTCCTTTGGAATCTCAAACTCCGGAATCTCGACGGTATCATCTCCGGAACCCAAAGTTACCGTTGAATCCTTCTCAACAGGATTCAGAAGTACCTTAATAGCGGTAATGATGTCATCGGACAGCTTGGGGTCATGCTCCTTCAGCAGTGCAAAATATCGGTTCTGGCTGGCCTCCATTCTGTTTTCTTAAATCTAAGTTTGGATTAAAAAGTCAAAATTTCTGACAACCAAAATGTCAGTTGATGGCCGTACGATCAATATCTTCTCTGCGCCAGTTAGTGGTTCAGCATTTCCTTGTCAATTGGCTTTTATTAGTGAGCTATACTTGGCCAATTTAAAACGGAAGGGAGGTCGCTTTGGTTCCACCGATGATTACAAACCGCATTTAGGTTGTGCTTCCTCCGGTGGTAATGTAGCGCTTTACGTTGGTATGGCGGCGGATTGGACCTACGAAGGAATTAAGCGAGTGGCCAAAGAACTGGAATCTGCTGTTTTTGTACGCTCCTGGTGGCCAGATGAAATGAAGATTTTTCCAACCTGGTTGTTGGGTGTTTTCAATGGTGCTGTTTATCGCGCCGGTTATGGTCCAGATCCACTCTTCAAAGCTATGTTTACCAAGAAGTCAATTCAACAAACCGAAATTTGGACCGGTACGTACAATGCAACCAATAAGTGTGCCGAAATCTTCTGTAATCGAGCTTTAGAAAAAACCTTGGTTTGGCCTTCAACTTTTGATGGCATGGCTTATCGATGCCCTGCTTTGACAGCTCATAATTTTATGGCTGGAGATTTAGAGAAAATTGGGAAAGTAACAATTGCCTCCGCTTCTATTCCGATTCTAGTTGGAGGTCAAACCATTGATGATATGAAATACGCTGATGGTGGTACCGTTTACGCGTCCCCTCTATCTATTTTACAGGATGAGTTTTTTCGAATTGTAATGGCGGAGAATGATATGTCGGCAACTAATCCTTCCGGTGAAGCTTTGGATGCTTATGATGGGTTGGATCGATCGGAACCTCGAAAGATGCACTTTTACTACTTTAACTCCTTCAATGCCGATTCTATGGATCCGGCCAGTAGCTCTCATGGCGCTTTAGGAGATAGTCCAATCACGCAAATTATTAATTCTGGTATTATTCAGGATCGAGCTGAGGCAATTGAGCTTTTAACTCGAATTGCGGGTGGAAAGAAGTCTTTTCTTCGGTATAAGAAGATTGAGGATATGTCAGTCACCAAGTTGGCTTCTGTGGTAGAAGCTCTGGATTCAACCCATTATGTACTTTACTTTTATCCGATTGGAGAATACTGTGTCAAAATGACAGATTTTACGGGAACTGATGTATTAGAGTGCATCGAACAGACACGGGCGGATTATGGAATTATGGTTTGGTACTACCATCCGGACTCGGAGGTTTTGGATACGGTGGCGGCGGGGTTAGATACCGTGTAGGTATCCGGGCTAAAAGCTTAGACGCTACATAAGCGTTGGGGCTAAAAGCGTTGCTTCAAAAGCTTTAATACATATCTCAGAGCTCTGAAATATGTTATTGGCTCTCCGTTAGAATTCCAAAAGCAAACGAATGCACTGGAATCTTACCGGTCAAGACTTCGTCGTACGGGATCCATTTTAATTGATTTCCGTACTCAACAGGACCTTCAATCTCTTTCTTGAGAAAGGTAAAATGCGTATGTAGGACGTACTTCCCGGGTGCATACCAGGTGACAACAGGAGGTCGATAGCTAATATCGGAAAGTAACTCCTGAAAGAAACTAATAACTTCCTTTCTTGGAGTTTTGCCGTACAATTCCTCCCGAAGCTCGCGAAGAGCGGTAACTAAGGGGGTTTCATACTCCGCATCTCGTTTTCCACCTGGAAGATTGTAAGCCCGCTTTCCCTCTCGTAGCTCTTCAATCATGAGAACATGCTTCCTTTCTAGATCAAAGATGGCAAAGCCGGCCGCACAGAAACCTAGTCGCTCAATTGGTCGAATACCTTTGACATCCTTTCGATCTCGACATTGATCCCGAAGGTAGCGCTTTCGGGGACATTTTACAGGAGTATGGCGGTCAATTCCACAAAAAAGACAAACCGGAGTTGGTTTGAAAGGTTCCTCCAAGCGTAAACCTCCAAAAGCCTTATTCAAAATAACTTGGAATGAATCCGACCCCAAAAGGGAAGTGTCAAGTGACCCCAAGGAGGTATCCGTTCGATCCAATAAGGAGGCCATCACCGGTTTGGTGGGACTTGTGTCCATTTCCTTTAGTTCAGTAGCCATTATAACTCGAATCGACGCTAAACGTTTCAATCAACGACAAAAAGATGGTTTCAAGTCGTCAACAAAAGAGTCGGAAAACTCAGTTTTGAACGCTTTTTCCAACCTCGCTTTACTCATCAGCATCCTTTAGGCCCAAGTAGGCATTTAAATCTTCCACTGTTATCATTCCCTGAATCTGTGCTGTTCGATAGAGTCGCTCTTGATGATCTTTCTCCAACAGCTCTTCTACGTGCCCTGCTAAGGCAATGACAGAGGAAGGTAAATACTCCTGTTTGGAAACTTCCGGCCCATCTTCCATCAATCGCTCCAGGTTGTAGGTTAATCGTTGAATAACGCTCCGATGCTGAAGAATGGTAATCCTTTTGGTTGCGGCTTCCAATTGGAGCCACTTAGCATCCAAAGCTTCTTGTTCTTGCTTTTCAGCATCTAGGTCTCTAACTGCTTCCTGGTATAGAGTTTCCAAAATTGTTTCAGATCGGTCTTGACTGTACATTTCCTCCATAATAGTAGATGCATAATCAAAGTCCTTCAATACCAAAGTTCCACTCTTTACCTCCTTTGGAATCAGATACACCCGAGGATCAAATGTCATGTAGAATTCGTATCTGGAACTAAGGGAAACTGTGGCAAAGCGAATAAAATCGACCAAATAGATTCGAATCAGTTGTCGAATGGTTTCGTAGTTTTCACTTGAAAGTTTTAGCCCTTGCATTCCTGCCAACGTTAAACGCTGTAACATAGACTCTGAAATACTATTAATCTCTTCCATTACGACGGGACCACCCTTGAAAATTGGAATTGTTTCACTCATAGGCTCAAATTTACGATAAACCTTGGCTCCTCGTTTAACCGGTTCCTCATATTCCTCGATCAAAGGAAAGTCTTCCAATTTGATAGTTTTTGGTACCGTAAGAAGATCTAAGGCCTCTAAAACCGAAAGGGGGTTTGCGGCATCCGGATACATTTCATCCTCCAATCGATCATCTACCTTTAATCGTAGATTAAAAGCTTGCCACGATTTAACCCGAAGAAAAGTCTCCATTTGTTGCTGAAGCGAAGTCGCAAATTCTGGACTCCAATGGAGATTTTGGGTGTAATTGTTGACAATTTCGGTTAGAATGCGCTGAAAATGCGCTTTGGGTAAGATTGGGTCCACCATTTAGGATTTGGAGAACTCCACATTTCAAAATCAGAAATGTGTTATGTGTGCTCGCTCATAAAGATGTTAGCCTTTTGGAGAGCTCGACGATCAAGAGCTAAATTCTCAGGCTTTTGGAGCTCCTTCAATTGTTCATCGGTTAGTAATTGCTCCGGAATCATAAAGAGACTAATCAATCGAATCAAATGTCCGGTGTTTATGGTTGGATATTGATACTTCCTGAAATCTTCCGGTACCAAATACTCCAATGCCGAGAGATGTTGTCGTTTGATATGTTCCACAATTCGTCGATCTTCCGATTTCTCGGGCACTGAAATTAAATTCCCTCGAAGGCTCCAGAAGAGATTGGTTCCATGACCGAAAATAGCGTTTAGTAGATCGTCAGTAATAAAGTGACCTTTCTCGGAACCAAGATCCAGATGTTGATATTTGACATACATGTGGAGTAACTCCAAAAGAAGGGATGGGCTACCCAAATTCTTATTTGCCAAAAGTTGAATAAATTCGGCGGGTGTGTCGTAATAGGTGGAATCAAAAACGCAGCGGTTGAGAAAATCAACCAGCTGATCGCTAACGTAAACCAGTTTCTGCTGTGAGGACATTTTACAAGCGCCAAATAGACTTCTAAAAATTCAACTCCGCCGAACGAAAGAATTAAATTCTACTGCAACGAAAACTTCATCACGACTTTTTCTTATTGGTGACTTTTCGCACGAACTATTGCGATTGAAGCGTCAGGATGTAAAAATTGGTTTCTGACTCCAAGGAGGGATCTGAAAATTCTGATTTTTAATTTTTTCTTGTTGCTGTTGTCAACCGATCAACTGAAAATGTCAACTGCCACAGGAGCTGCACGACGCGTTCGCACCACTCGAGGAGCCGGAGATTACAAGGCTCTTTCCGATGTGGAGCACGTTTACCAGGTTCCCGACACTTATGTCGGCTCCATTGCACCGGATCCACGGGAAGAGTTCATTTTCGATTTGGAATCCATGAAGCAGGTCTACGCTTCGATTTCCATTTCTCGAGCTATCGAACGTCTGTTTCTGGAAGTTCTTTCCAACGCCGGTGACAACACGATTCAATCTCTGTATATGGGAATGGATCCGGGGTCCATCGAGATTGCGATGGACGCTCACTGGGTGACGATTCGCAATGGCGGAGCTCCGATTCCGATCGAGAAACACAAGGACTTTCCAACCGAGTGGACTCCGGTGATCATCTTCGGTCGACTCCGTGTCTCTTCCAACTACGAAGTGGAGATTGACCGAGTTGGTGCCGGTCGTAACGGTTTTGGCGCCAAGTTGGCCAACATTTTCTCCAAGGTTTTCCGGGTTACTTGTGCCAATGCGGAGCAAGGCCTTAAGTTGGAGGCGGAGTGGACGGAGAACATGTCGAAACCGCCCACCGTGACGGTCGAGAAGTGGATTCCGACGAAGGATTACCCGCTCGGTTTCACGGAGGTCGCTTGGAAGTTGGACTTCAAGCGCTTTAGCTTTCCCGATTACAAGTTGGAGGAGTACCCCGATGAAGCCTTCTGTCTCTTCGCTCGACATGCAGCAGCCTTCTCTCTAACCTGTAAGGTGATTGTTTACTTCAACGGAATCAAGTTTGATTTTCGGAGTATTCGCAATTACGCTCTGACCTATTGGGATGTGGAGGCAGTCAAGAAGGCGGTCGTTCACTACGAGTGGGAGGGTGGCAAAGCTCCGAAGGAAATCGAGGATTTGAAGACCGCCGGTCAGAAGGAGAAGATGATTGCTCACCCTCCGAATCCAAGTTGTTTTCCCACGGTGGAAATGATTATTTTCGATACTCCGGATGAGGGAACTTGTCTTTCCTTCGTTAACGGCCTGATGACCGCCGAGGGTGGCGCTCACGTCAGTGAGGGTTACAAGGCCGTTTCCGACGTCGCCATCGATGCACTGGGAAAGATTCTTGGTATGTCGATGCGAAAGGGGCGGGCAAAGAAGGGAAAGGTTGGAGGTCGTTTGAAGGTCAAGGAATCCACTTCCAAGAAGGAGGAGGTACCCGCAATGCCGAAGATCACGGCCAACGATGTCAAGCGCCACGTTTCCATGGTTATCAGCTGCCGTTTGAAGAATCCGACTTACGAGTCGCAATCCAAAACGCAGCTGAAGACGCCGAAGCCGAAGATCATTATCGGGGAGAAACTGGAGCAGGCCATCGTTAACTGGAAGCTGGTGGATCGCCTGTATCGCGACGTGGAGGCAAAGATTGAGAAGGCGAATAGCAAGGGTCTTGGCAAAGGAAACTCTCGTGTCATCATGCCAAAGGGGGCCGGTGCCAACGATGCTGGAACGGATCGATCCCAGGATTGCGTTCTCTACTTGGTGGAGGGCCAATCCGCCTCTTCTTACCCGAAAAAGCGCATTGACCAGACGCCGCATGGTCGCGATCTTTGTGGATTCTATCCGCTAAAGGGGAAGTTTATGAATGTCTCCCGTTTTTCTTCCGTCAAGGCATCTATGAACGAGGAAATCGTCAATCTGCGAAAGATTGGAGGCCTCCAGGAGAATCTGGATTATCGAAAGGAGGAGAACGTAAAGGGGCTTCGCTACGGTCTCTTTCTAATCAACACCGACTCCGATACGGACGGTTATCATATCGCCGCCCTGCTCTTCAACTTCTTCCACACCTTCTATCCAACCCTGATTCAGACGGGTCGAGTTGGTTACCTCCGGACCCCGGTGATTCGAGTCTTCGAGAAGGATAAGGTGACGGTGGCAAAGCGCTTTTACACGGTGAAGGAGTTTACCACTTGGAGCGCGGAAAATCCCGATTGGAAAAAGAGGTACCATTCGGATCCAAAGTACTACAAGGGTCTGGGAACATCTCGCGATAGCGACATCGTGGACGATATGGATACGGCTCCGGTTGTGACCATCTTTTATGATCCTCATGCAGTGGATAACCTGGAGATGGCCTTCAATCCGAAATTGACCGATACTCGAAAGAACTGGATGGCTCGGTGGAGGGAGTCAACCGGAGTGGAGGATCTCCATCTGATTCCCATCGAAGGAATCGTTCACCAACAGGCAATCTCCGATTTCATTAATGGAGAGTTGATTGAGTACACGAAAGAAGCTCTCCGGCGTGCGATTCCCTCCATCTTTGATGGCTTAAAGGACAGTCAGCGAAAGGCTCTTTACGCTGCGTTACAGTATTGGAACTTTGGAAAGAAAAGCACCAAGAAGGAGATGAAGGTGGGTCGCTTCGCTAATGCTGCTTCGGAAAAGACTCTTTATCACCACGGTGAGAAGTCGATGGCCATGACTATTATCAAGATGGCACAGGATTTTACCGGTAGCAACAATCTTCCCTTCTTTACTCGAGACGGACAGTTCGGAACTCGTTCGGATGGTGGTGCTGATGCGGCCGATGCCCGTTATTCAGAGACACGCTTGGATTGGTGGATTTCCTACGTTTACGATGAGGAGATGCTGAATGTAATTCCTCGACTCGTAGATGAGGGGGAGGAGATTGAAACGGAGTGGATTCCAGCCATTATTCCAATGCTACTGGTCAACGGTTCTACAGGTGTCGCCACCGGTCATAACACTTTCATTCCTTCCCACAACCCCATCGACCTGATCAATTACATTCGAAACAAGTGCCATGGCATTGAGAACACCAAGCGACTGCAACCCTGGTACCGAGGATTTATTGGTGATATCAAGGTTCGAGAGAAACCCACCGAAGATGCTTTGGAGGATGCTACTATTACAACGGCAACGGCAACCCCATCTACCAATGGTTTGGTCGATGAGGAAGAGCCGGAGAATGATTTGGTCGATGACACTATCTACAAGATGGACGACGGGGAGGAAGAGGAGGCGGAAGAGGAAGATGAGGAGGATATCTATTCGGAGGAGAAGGCGGCTCGAAGAATCGCCATGAAGGGTCACAAGAAGGGTCGCTCCGTTAAGACTTACGGTAAGTTCTCCGCAACAAAGGAGTCGAATGGAAAGTGGACGGTTAAGATCACGGAGCTTCCGATTGCTCTCTGGGCTCAACGCTACTACATGTGGCTACAGGAGCTAATGGAGGAGAAGAAGATCAGCAACTTCAAGGATCATTCTAACTTCACCACCGGTCAAGTTAGCTTCACGATTCTAGGGATGGTGGAGAAGCCAACCATTAAGACTCTGAAGTTGACCACCTCTTTCGGTCTCTCCAATATGACGGTGATTGATAATGATGGAATTCCGTACACCTATAGTTATGCGGAAGACATCATGAATGTCTATTATGATGCAATGATTGAGGTCTTCACTGCCGTTCGGCAGCAACGGATTGACAAAGTGGAAGCGGAGATCTTAAAGCTAACGGAGATGAAGCGCTTCATTGGTTTGGTCCGCAAAGGTGACATTGTTATCATTACCAAGGATGGTCGTCATGTGAGCGAAATTCACGCCGAAATGGATGCTCACAAGGTTCCTCGCGAAATGTTGGAAATTGTCAAGAGTTACGACTTTACGCTGAACCGACAAGATGAAATCGACAAGAAGATTGTTCTTCTAACGGAAAAGAAGCTACAGCACGAGGCTCTAACGCCGGAGTTTATGTGGTGTGAGCGCTTGGATGAACTGGAGAGGGCTCTTAAGAGCCGTAAGTATTGAACATATTCCATTACCAATGGAATCTGAATTATCTGCTGTAACAAAACTGATTCCTCAAAATTAACCCCCAATTTCAACAACTAAAATGGAGGAGATTATTACCCCCGGTAACTGCCCTTGCTGCAATGTCAAGTTCGATGTCACTGGTGAGATGAGTATTGCGGAGCACGTCTGCGATCCGAAGATTGTACTTCAGCTTCCCATTATCAAGAACGACAGTGGAGTTTGCCGCAATTGTGGCAAGCATGACGAGTACTCCCGTTACAATCTGGGTACTTACTGCCATGATTGCGCCACTTACAAGGCTTGTTCCTGCTGCCGGCGCAAGGTTCCGGTTCTCCTACCATGGGAGACACGGCACCAGCGGCGGGCTCAGGCAATCTTCTCCTACATGGAGAATCCTTACAGTGGTTGGCAGTTTGAGTCTTTTGCTCTCCTCCGTCAAGGTCAACTGGTTCCTGCTTGCAAGTGGGAGTTTATCATTTGCAATCGGTGTGCCGGTAACAAGGTTGGTCTCAAGATCAAGGAGATTGCAATGGAGCGGATGAAGGCCATCGAGTCCTTAACCATTGACTACATGACCAATCTAACCAAGGCTGCGAACCAGATGCAACTGGTTTCCACGGTCTAAAACTGAATCTCTTTACATCCTTTACCGGAGAGAAAAGTTACCATGGCTGCTGTAACGAAGGATATCACCTCCGGTCTAACGCATGAGATCTTCGAGTATCGGATTCGTTTGAGTCACATGGTCGCCAATGACTCCGTCATCAATTCCTATTTTGTCGTTGGACCTATTGTAGAGCTTCCGGGTGGATTTAACGAGCTTCGACAGGAAGGTGACAAGGCCATCTTCCTTCTCGCCTTCAAGGGATCGGAGTCGGCAGATCCGATGAATCCAACAGAGACAGACATTCTTCGCCACCGGTACGTCTTTCTGGATTATAACTCCTTCTTTGTCCTTCGAGGTCTAGATCGGATTACTACCGATAAGGTCAACGAGGATCTGTACACTAAGGTGGGAGCAGCCAATTACATAGTCGGTAACTACGTCGATTGGTAACAGATTAACAGAACTAAAGTAAAGTGGAGGGTTAGGAGTTACATATCAAATTTGAGCTAGGCTCAAGTTTGTATTAAAAAGGTCAAACTGCCGGGATTGGGATTAAAGGTGGTAATTCATCGTCATCCACATCCTCCTTCACCGAAAAGAAGTCCGCTATCGTCATTCCGAGGGTTTCTTCCAATCCGGGTACTAAAGCGGCACCCGCTCCCTCTGCACCATGTCCAGCGTCCGTGTAGATGAGAATCAATTCCTGATTTAAGAGTTGGTAGCCGCGATTGACGTAATTGGAGGTATCCAGAATGAAGTCGCCAAATTCATTTTGACACCAGAAACACCCGTCGATCGCCTTTTGAATCAAAACGGGTAAATATTGATTGTCCTGAAACGACTCCTCCATATGATCCACAAAAAGCTCTCGGGCCCGATCCAAACGATAGCTTTCCAACGCCCCAATAGCTATCTCCGTGTCGAAGATTTCTAGTGGAAAGGGGCCAAAGCCTCTGTAATCAGGATGGGCGACCCCTTCTTGGAAGCATTTTACCAAGGGAGAAAACTGCGGCTGCAAGCGGAGGAATCCATCCAGGTAAAAATCCAGATAGTAAGCAAAGCGGAGTAGCTGTCGAAAGTTGAGATCTCGCTCATAGTATCGAAGATCGTACTCAGCGTAGTAGCTACCATCGGCGAACCCGATCAAAAGACCAGTTCCTCGAAAGAATGCACAGAAGACCTCTTGATCGTACCCACTGGTGTCGACAATTTCCATGTGTTCAACCATCGACGCATGCAGCTCTGGCTCTACCGTCGCCAAATAACTGAGAATTAGCTCCTGGAGTGTAATCTCGACCATTTTGGGTTCCAATGTTTGGACCCGCTTTAAAGGCTTTCAGTTTTGATTTCGCCGCCATTGTTGATAGATTCCAATCAACATGAGAAGAACCCCAACTGCTGCAATAACAGTTCCAACATTAATCAGCGCCTGCCACAGGGTGTTATCACTAGTATCAATAGTCTCAGTTTTATACTCCTTTAAGTAACCAATCGTAATCATCACAACGGCTCCGACCAGAAGTAGAAGACCAACAATTACTGTTGAAAAGGGTTTCATACTCCAACCTTTTTAACGGGTGAAATTAAGCAACCAAGTGCGGTACAAATCTTCTTCTCCGGTGAAATCATTAGATAGATACAAAAGGCGAAAAGAATGATGATAACGATTGCAATTAGCATCATATTACTAGAGTTGGTAGTCTTTTGAGTTAGCTTTTGCTCCGGATTGGTCAAAATAGCCACCATTTTAGGTTTTGAACTGAGACTATTGGACAGTAGAGTTGAGGTTAACTCTTTTAGGCTTACCTCCTGTTTACCAAGCAAATTCTCCATACTTGGTGACTCGAAGTAGAACTTTTGGAAGCTAAAACCCTTTAGTTGGTATCGATTTGTCAAAACCTGCTGCAGAGGAACCAAAACACCGGTCTTAAGATTCTGTTTTTCACTAACGCTAATTGGAATCGAGTAGAGAAGTCGATTATCGTGCCGTTTAACATCTACAGTAATGATTACCTTGGAGTCGGCCATTGTTGTTTAAATAAATGAATGAAAAACAAAACGGAGTTGACGACAAAAAGAATCCACGATCTGCTTGTTTCTGACTCTCTAAAATGGGAATTCTTCGATTCTACGGCGATTATGTTCGCCATCTCCCGTACCCAGGTCTAATTAATCGGCGAATTCCGCAACCAGTCGACAATCTAATTTTAGATGCCAACGGGGTGGGACATGACGCAGCCGCTGAGAATTGGGCTTACGGTGAATATGCTAATGTCGAGTTGGCAGAGAAGATTGCAGAAACCGATCCTGAGGAGATGTTGGATAGCTTTTTTGAGAAGCTTGGTGCTCGGATTTTGGCTATGGTTCAGGAGTTTCGACCTCGAAAGAGTTTGGTTATTGCTATTGACGGTGTCGCCCCCATTGCTAAGATCGTACAGCAACGGTCTCGTCGCTACAAGGCCTCTAAAACACATACTCTGAACTTAGACACGAAGGGCGCGGAAATGGTGGAAGAGGAACATCAAGCCGCATCCGGAAGCTTTGATACTTCCAGTATTACTCCGGGAACCGAACTAATGTTAAGTTTGGATGCCTATCTACGGCAGTTGATTGAGAACAATCAAGCTATCCTACCTCCACATGTAATCTATTCATCCCATTTGGTTCGAGGTGAAGGAGAGCACAAGATTTTTGAACTCTTCCGAGAGGGACGAATTGAAGTGGGACAGGGAGATGCTGCTGGAGCTAGCATTGTTCACGGTCTGGATGCGGATTTGGTTATGCTGACCCTTCTTTCGCCGGTACCGAAGCTGTATCTGTGCCGAGAAAACAAGGATCGCCGCAGCTTCGTTTCCATTGATGCTCTTCGACAGGGAATCATCCAAGATATGGAGACAGAGCTTCGACTGGTAGATGAAGAGGTTATTGAGGAATTGACTCTAGAGTGGGAGGAGGCGGAGGAAAAGCGTCAAGCGTTGGAGGACAAGGTGACAACTGCTGCCAGCAAAAAGGCGCTAGAAGAGAAGCGAGTTAAACGGCATCGCTCGTTTGAGGCATCGATTCAAGTTCGAATTCAGGAGCTGGAGTCAATTCGGCATCAACAGGTCATTCGAGATTTTGTCGTTATGGTCTACCTAATTGGTAACGATTTTCTCCCTCACATGATTTGCTTTGACAATGTCGGAGTTGCCATTAAAGATCACATGATTCCGGCCTACAAGGCGACCAAGAGTTATTTTACGACCGCAGAAGGGGAGATTATTTGGGAATCGTTCGCTGCGTTTCTAGCTTTTCTCGTGGAGGATGAGGAAAGGATGATGAAGGTGGTAGCGGCAAAGAATTTCAAATACCCGGCCAAGGCCATCGAAGCTGCAACAAAGAGGAAGACTCTACCGCCAGAGGAGGGAGAAGTTGAAGGTCGCTACGAGGTGACATTCAATTTTAACCGTTTCCGAAATAAATGGTATGAGGGCTGTTTACTTCCCCGCACTAAGGGTGGTAATAAGCTGTACCAACAATTAATCCCGGATGGAATCGAGGAGAATCACATTGTAGATATGTGTAAGTCCTACATGGAAGGAATTCAATGGATTCTCCTCTACTATTTGAAGGGGACTAAGGGTGTTTCGCAAAAGTATATGTATAAGTACTACTACGCTCCACTATTGAGCGATTTACTAGCAGTGGTAGATCAATGTGTGGCGGAGGAGAATTTTCCTACACTAGCTGACGTTAGACCTCGAAATTCAGATCCAAAGTTTACCCCTGTACATCAACTACTTTCGGTTATTCCACCAAAGTCCTTTGATTTAATTCCAGACAATTTTCGACCTCTGGTGGATGGTGGTGAGCTGGCCGATATGTGCCCAATCGATTTTATCGTCGAATTAGAGGGTAAGGAGTACGATTGGCAAGGAGTTGCAATCATTCCCTTTTTGGACGCTAATCGAGTTATGAAGGCAGTTGAGTCCCTTCGGATTAAGATTCCGGATGTGTATAAGGAGGCAGAAACTCAATTCTATCGGTTTGATCCTAAAATTCGCATTGCTCGACAAAATCCTCGAGTTCGGGAGCTAATGAGCAATAGACCCGCAAAGGGAGAGTCAGAGGTGAAGAAGGCAGAAGAGGTATTGGGTCGCATTTCACATTTGGGCGGCAAGAAAGTGGAAAATTCTAAGGATGAAAAGGTTCGCGCTTCAAAGAAGAATTTAGATTCGCAGTACGTATGGAGCTCAGAGCTACTGATGTAAAACATATACCTTACAAAAAGGTATATGTTCTTTTCTTGGGGAGATGAAATGGCCGAAAATTACCTTTTTGGAGCAATTCAAAGGGATAAAATCGGAGTTTCAAAACCGAGCTCTTTCTTTCATCACCTTTAAATTCGAAGGAAATTTAGTGTACATAAACCATTAGGATCAAAATTTAGCTCCTTAATTCCAAAAATGGGGGAAAAATCGGCGAAAAGCAGAATCGACTAGCAGCGGAAAAACTGAAACATTATTGGATGTCTGGCGGAAATCTAACCCTTTCATCAGAAGCTAGCAAAAGAGTTGAAATGCCCTACATTGCACGCGTTGCTTACGGCAGCTACTACCACGAGGTAGTGGTCGCGTTGGATGATGAGCGTTTTGCGGCTCTGGAGAAGCGCTTGAAGAAGTCCACTGAACTCCCTTTCTCGATGTTCATCGAAATGTATTCCGAGGAACCCGTCGAGACCGACGGTGAGCTGAAGCTTGTTCAGTCGCTGGAAGTCTCCGACGAGACCTACAGCGAGCTGAAGGGAATCCTCAATGGAGCCTTCTACGCCTCTCGAGTTGTCGAACTTGCTAAGCTACTGCTCTCCGGTAAGGAGAAGCTGCCGAAGGTGAACCACGCCATGCAGAAGAAGAAAGTCGACTCCAAGACCAAGGAGGCAGCCGATTCCGAGGAGGAGTCGGTGAGGACTACTTCAACTGCCCGTCTGGTTACTAAGACACCTGTGGTCAAGAAGCCTGCAGCCCCAGTTCGCCCCAGTGCCAAGGTCGCTAAGGCGGCTAAGGTTGAGGAGTCGGAAGAGGAGGTAGAGGTGGAGGTGGAGGTTCAGAAGCCGAAGAAGCCCGCAGTCCGCCCTGGAACTGTGACTGGACTGCGGGCGAAGACTACTGCCAAGGTGACCAAGCCTGTTGAGGAGCCAGAGGAGGAGTCGGAAGAGGAGAAGCCAAAGCGGCCCACTGCTCGCCCTGTCACCCGTCCCGGTCAGAAGGCGCCTGTAGCCAAGGCCTCTACTACCAAGGCTGCTAAGCCCGCTGAGGAGTCGGAGGAGGTCTCAGAGGAGGAGAAGCCGAAGGCGGTGGTCAAGCGGATTGGGGCCAAGGCTGCTAAGCCTGTTGAGGAGTCGGAGGAGGTTTCGGAGGAGGAAAAGCCGAAGAAGCCCGCCACAACTCGGTCCCCCATTAAGACTGCTGTTCGCCCCGGTGTCAAGTCGGTCTCTGCCACTAAGGTGGTAAAGTCCGTTGAAGACTCCGAGTCGGAGGAGGAGAAGCCGAAGAAGACTCCGGTCAAGGCTCCTATTCGCCCTGGTGTCAAGTCGATTTCTGCCACTAAGGTGGTTAAGCCTGTTGAGGATTCCGAGTCGGAGGAGGAGGAGGAGAAGCCGAAGACTGTAGCCGCTAAGTCCCCTCAGCGAAAGCAGCCGGGCTCTCTCAGTAAGGTGAACGGTGTTATCCGCCCCAACAAGGCATCCCCTGCAAAGGTGGAGCCAGAGGTCGAGGAGGAGAAGCCGAAGGAGGACGAGGATGCACCTGCTACAGAGGCAGAGGAGGAGGCAGAGAAGCCGAAGGAGGACGAGGAGGCACCTGCTACAGAGGCAGAGGAGGAGGCAGAGAAGCCGAAGGAGGACGAGGAGGCACCTGCTACAGAGGCAGAGGAGGAGGCCGAGAAGCCGAAGGAGGAGGAGGCACCTGCTGCAGAGGAAAAGGTAGAGGAGGAGGTAGAGAAGCCAAAGGAGGAGGAGGTAGCGGAGAAGCCGAAGAGTCCCCTTGCGGGTAAGAAGTCGCCGGCATTTCTTGCCCGCTCTCCCATCCGCCCAAATAGCGGTGTTCGGGGTCTTAGGACTCTACAGACACCCGCTACTCCCGCCAAGGACGAGTAAAAACCTATAACATACATTCGAGCAAAAGCTCGGATGTGTTCAAAATTGATTCATTGGATTCTATTCTGTCAACGATTAACCGTTGTTTCCATTTCGCTCAACTCGCTTCGTTCGATATGCCTGCCAATAAGCATCTAATTACATGGGACGATTTCTACCCTCACGTAGATTCGCTTCGAGAACTATACCCAGAGTTGGACTTCTTCGTTAGGAAAGACCAAAAGCCGCTCTTTAATCGTTTCAAGTACTCAAGCGATGAAGAGACGGCTGAGAAGCTAAGTTTGCTAACCGAGAAGCTTCTTTACTTTTCACAGGATTTCACTCGAGAGTACACTCGAATCCTGTGGGATCGAAAGGATAAGCTACTACCAGCCGACATTATCAAGGTGCGGCTGGACTTCTTTGATTGGGAAACCATCTTTTTCTGGGATGGACAGAAGGTGATCCCAGCAGAGTACTGCAAAGATACGGTAATACCAATTTACCCCCGCGTTTTCCGCATCTTTGAGGAAATTCCACCAGGTTATTGGGAATCGTGTCTAAACGAAGAGATCTTTCCAATCTACACGGTTTACATCGACGCTGTTGCTGACCAGATTACGGAAAAGAAGATGGTTCAGTCCGAGAAAAAGAAGAATCTCTTCCATTGCCCCGTCGAGTGGAACGACTTCACCTTCTACCTGTGCGTTGTTTTTGCCAACGAAGAAGAGGCAACTCCTAAACGTGCAGCGGAGGAGCTTCGGAAACTGAAATACGCTTCTTCATTGTGTTCTCGTCGTCGCGGTTTATATACCGATGACATTTTGAATGCAATTCCGGCTTTAAGCGAGGTAGGTACGGAATACCTGGAAGACTACGGTCTTATCGCTTGGATTGGATTCAACGACAAAGAGGAAAATGGCGCTGAAGAGGAAGATCTCAACGACGAAGAGTTCGAATTGGAACAACCAATTCCAGGACCGGATGGTTACGATATGCGCTGCTGGACTATGAGGATGGCGCAAAAGTACACCCGAAGTGGGTTTGTTGAATATCCAATCGACATCAACAAGAAGCCGTGTGATGTCAACAATTCGTAAACATATCTGAGCGATTGCTCAAATATGGAAAATCATAGGAATAAGACTGGAATTACAAAATAGAAAGGAGCTGGCTAGAGCTGGGGCAATTAGAACCAATTTTTCTCGAGTGGTATGGTCAAATGCGAAAGTAAAACAACAGCGAAAGGTTTGGTCAAAAATCGAAAATTGGTGAAAAATGAGTCCTGAACCACACGTCAGTTAATGCAGAAAAAGGCGTAAAAATGGAATCGGAGTAGCGTTGTGGGTAGAGATCTGAGAAGAAAATTTACAACAGCAACAGTTGTAATTTGTCACGACGGCAGCAATTGTGGCAACCGTTGCAATCCCTCTTTTTTCTTTTTCCATGGGTGGAAGAGCAAAAACCGGCAGTATGTAAAAGCAAAAGGGTGCCACAATTGGTTGAATTCCAAACATTTGGCATCAAAGAGTCATTTCTCCTATGAAACGGAAAATAGAGATTTTAGCCGTTATTGTAGTTTTCTGTCTTTTCCATGGTTGAAGAACAACAACAAAGTTGCAATTGGTATTACAAAAGGGAAACAAGAAACCCAAAAACCGGAATCTATTTTCTAATTTTCAATACTCCCGCGATAGACACAAAATCAAGATGTATGATTGATTACCGAGTTTCGATTATCAAGGAAAGAAAGCACTCCTGTTAATAACAAGAGTGTAAATAAGTGCTATGGAGTGTTTCACATATTAGTATTGACCCCGCCAACGAGAGAGGAGTCTTTTCATTTTGGTGTCTTTTCGCACGAAATTGTTGGATTTCAAAATCGAAAAAGGGAAATTGAAAAGTGGAAACTTGCAAGAAACGTAGACTTTTTCGCATGTCAGTTAATGCGAAAATCGGTAAAAAATCAGCATCGGAGTGGGTTTGTGGGTAGAGATCTGAGAACTTTTGTTTTACATCGGCAGTTGCAACCGTAGCAATTGTAATTCCTGATATCCGTTAAAATGACCACTTATTTCGTGTGGGAAGCTAATGAGACCGAGGTTTCTGAATCCTCATTCCGCTTGCTCCCATTTCTGATTCATCGATCAAGCGCTGCATTACAGTTTCGTAAATTCCGTTAATTCGAGAACCAAAGTCCAAAAGGCTACGCTCTAGTGAACGTAATGCCGACTGATGGTCAGCGCCTTCCAATCGGTAATAACAGTAGAGATAGGTCATTTCCTGCCGGAAACTGTTAGAATGGCTAGGAATTCCGTCGTAGGTAAATCGTTGATTATATAGTAGAATGTTAAATTTTTCGACATGATAGGTGTAGTTGTTGGCCACAAACTTAAAAAATCCCTGTAAAGCGGTATTGACACAATCTCGACTTGCCGTCTCGATTTCAGCATCCTCCTTTCGCTCTAAGCGGAAAGGATCAAACAAATTAATATTGCGCTGTCGATCAATAAAGATAATACCGGTTTCAAAGCCTTGAACATTGTACGGAATAATGCAAGCCCCATTGGTTGCTCGCATCGTGTCCATTCGTTTAATAGGTGCATCTTTGGTAATTCTGGGATTTGGGTCAATTACCTTAACCCGAGCACCCTTAAGAACATCGCCATACCAAGAACCCTCTTTAGTACTTTGATTTAGACCACCTATTGGTGGATTTAAAATGTTGATCTCAATTCGAAAATCGGCAAAAATCTTCCAGTCATGATCATTGAGAAAGGAGCATAGCCAATCTCTTTGTAAGTATTTATTGAATAGCTCTGTCTGCATCTTAATTCGATGTTCTGTGTTCAACCCGGCCATTAGCATCTCCTCCACCAATTCCGGAATTCGCTCCTGGAAATCTTCCGGTGGCATTGGAATTGGGGTTTTTGGTTTAGGATCCAGCATTGGTAATGGTTCAAACACAAGGGGTTTGATGGCTTTAATTTGAGGGGCTGCAATAGCCCCGGCACCACCAGCAGCGGGTAGCTCTCGCTCCGGACTGCAAGGTTTCGGGGGAAAGATTTCAGTTCCGCTCATCAAATAGGGACTGGTGATTCGAAACAGAATATCAACCTCACAAGGGGATTTGATGGTTTGCTCATCCTTTCCGAATCGCTTATGAGCATACTTTTTACCATCGATTCCCACAATTTCATCCACAGTGCCAAAAGCACCTTCACCAATCTTTTCTCGAATTAGAGTGTACGGACAATCCATTTTTACTCTATTGTAAAAATGGCATCAAAAGCTGGAAAAATGGAAAGCAGTCCGCTAATTCAAAAATTACCCTCCCCACCGGCGACCTACAAGATAGATTCGTCAGCAAAGGGTAATAGTCCTCGGGATTATCCTGAAATTTCATTGGTAATGCCAATCATGGATAATTCCTTACGCGAGGTTAAGATTTGGAATCTATCCACCGCGGCAAAACTTCGAATTATGTTAAAGGTGGCTCTAGGATTGGAATGTCTTCACGCTCACAACTACTTGCATCTAGATATTAAAGCGGACAATTGTCTCTATCGTGGAGATCTAGAATCGGAAGATTCCGTTGTCTGTCTTTCCGATTTTGGTCTTTCGCTTCCTTGCGACGATGTTTCAATTCCTGTCACTACCAAGCTAAATCGGATCACTTATGATCATCGCCCTCCGGAGTGTTTTACAGACCCAACTAAGTATAGCGGTGCTGCCGACATTTGGTCTCTAGCTATTTTCTTTTTGCGTTTAACGGTTGGTGACTGGGGTCCTTATCCTTATGAAAGGTACAACGAGGGCCTAGTAGCTAAACATTCTAAGATTTTGTTTACCGATTGTTGGGGTCAGATTAAGAAACACATTGCCAGTTACTTTGATGATGTAAAAAGTAATTCGTTGGCCGATTTGCTAGAGCGAATGTTTAATACGGAGCCAGAATCTAGACCTACTATTTCACAAGTGGTTGGCGATAAGGTTTTTGACGGTTTGCGGGAAAAGGTGTTTGCTCGTTTTGGTACTGTTTGTCGACCAAAGGATGATCCACAGTATAGTATTACCTCGTATCAGGAGAAACACCATCGAATTTTAAATCGAATGGTGGAAATCTATTTGGATACATATCGAATGGAGTCTATTTTCACCATGTTTATGGGGATTGACATCTACTTTCGATGTTTGCCCGCTTTAGAACCGGAGGTTAAACCGGAATTCCTGGAGCAGATGATGCAAGCATCAATGGCGATTGCAATGCGTTTCGCTGCTTTCCGTCAGAATCGTAGTTTAATTACCAACCCATTTGTAGAAGGTCAAATTCTAAAGCTGTTAGGAGGAAAGATTCGACGCTACAGCAGTCCCTATGAAAGTGCTAAGAATATGGATGAACTGATGCACTTTTACAAAACGGTTCTAACTCGACCCGAAATGGCAAAGTACTACTTCGAAATTAAGAAAGAGAAATTCTTCTCCAGCAAAGGTGCAATGACCGACAAATTTAACCTAACAATTGAGGAGTTCGCGTCTCGAATCTAAAAATGAAACCAACATTAAGATTCCCTTTTTCTAAAAATGGTCGTTAACTTGGCCTTTCTAACCTCCAAGTATGATTATCTCTTCGAGCCAACACGCTTTGAAGTTCTCTTCTCTTTTTTGAATTTGGAGCTTGCGAGTTTGGAGAATCAGACCACCTTTGCGCTATCGCAAATTAATGGTGTCAACTTTCAATTGGCAATGGATATTTTGCTTCATTATTGGGAAGAGAAACCAGGAGAGATTAGTAACAGTTTGAAGAAGGGGTGTAGCAAAGGAAATACGATCTATTACTTAGTTCATGTCAGCGACGAGAATGTAGTCTTGAACACAGAGTTGATTAATTTGGAGTCCTTTATGGGACATATTGTCTACGATCGGCATGACACAACAGCGAATTGGTTAATGAATGAATCCGAAATTCGAATTTCTCGTTATACCTTCCGACCACCTTATGTACGGGAGTGGATTAAGGAACAACAAGAAGAGGATGAGTTTCCCATGATATCTAGCAATGACACGAAAATTATGCTAGGAAGTCCACTTCTAGCAACAGAAACCTATTTTCTCCCGAATGCCGATTGGCAACAGTTTCTACTATGATACATTTGAGCCTAGCTCAAATGTATTTATATGTGTCTTACACCTCCACCTCCGATTCCGACATCTCATCTAGATCCTCCAAACCCTCGATCAGGTTTAACAGTGTTTCCGGGTGATGCTGTTTCTGTGAAATTAGATACTCAGCTAATAGCGGATGTGGAATTCGGACTTTCAGCTTAGAGATCATGGGTGACCATGTTTCCTTAGCATTGATTCCGGCCGTGATCAGAGTTTGAACTATCAGTTCACATTCCGGGTGCTTGGTGACCATTCGCTCTTTCATTCCAAAATCGTAACTCTGAAGGCTCGGCTTTAAAAGTAAAACTTCAAACCAACTTTCCTCCCGAAAGACGGCAACCAGAGCGTAATTGGCGTGAGCCGTTGTATAACCGACCAGTTGAGGAAGGCCCTGATGAAAGAGAACACAGGTTTGCAACCAGACCATAAACGCCTTCCAACTACACTTTGGCGGCATCAAACCTACTAAGACCGGATGTAATTCACTAACCTGAAACCGGGCCATGTTTACGAATCTAAATTGACAGGAAGGATACTTTTCCAAAGTAATGGAAACCCGAAATCAATTTCCCAGAAAACTGAAGTCCCTTCTAGCTTCGGTGAAGATTGGAACCCCAATGAGCCTTTATCGCGATCTTCAAGCTGTTCCTTCCGATGAATTACGAGAAGAACTAGAGCAATTGTTGAATCTGGGCTATACTTTACTCGTTTCCGGTCTCGCCGCTGACTTTTATAAGAAGACGGGTACAATTACGATTCAGGTCATGACTGGTAACAAGTTGCTTTGCTCCTCTTTAACGCGAAGTAAGGGAAAATTGAGCTCTGTTAATGAGCTCCTGTATCAGATCATGAACGATCAACTTTCCGAGTACGGAGTCTTTCTGCAAAATAGTAAGCCTTAGAGCCTGGTTCAATGTTGTAAATGGAGGCCCTGATGCTCTTTGACTACCAAAATCGCCCTTGTCATTTGGAAAATGGTTCCTGGTGGAATCCGGACGGTCGAGTCTGTCTTTACCCTTTTGACTCTTACCCCATTCTACAGTACTTCTACAGTGATTGGGAATTGAACTTCGATCTGACCGGAATTGTTCGGTGGATGAAGGATTACTACGTGCTCTCCTACTTGATTCCACTCGGCTACATTCTTTTTATTCACCAAATTTGGCCTCGAATCACGAGGCAACCCTTTCAACCCATGCAATACAAGGGTTTGTTGGCGGTTTGGAATCTATTCCTCTCCGTTTTCAGTCTGGTTGGCTTCTTCACCTTGGGTCTCTATTTGTTTCCGGCACTTGCCCAGCGAGGCTACTACGAAACTGTTTGTTGGACCACCCAAGCAAAGGTTGGATACGGAGTTTACGGTTTCTGGACCGCCGCTTTTGCTCTCTCCAAGGTTGCTGAATTGATCGATACACTGTTCCTTCTCCTGCAGAAGAAGCCAGTCAACTTTCTCCATTGGTATCATCATGCCACTGTTTTGTGGTACTGCTGGGATGGTTATGTAAACCAGGCATCCAGCGGAATCTACTTCGCCGTCATCAATTACGGAGTTCACGCTTTGATGTACTTCTATTACTTTTTGACAGCGATGGGTTATCGACCCACCTGGGCTCAGGTGGTAACCAATCTCCAGATCACTCAGATGTTCGTGGGAATTGGGATTTGTTTGAGCACCTTCTACTACAAGTTCTACTTTACCGGTTGCTCTGTTACAGATCGCTCCCTGTACGCAGGATTGGTAATTTACGGTTCTTATTTGGTTCTCTTTATGAACTTTGCCGCTCAAAGATACTCGAAAGCTAAAACCGCATAACTCACTTTTGTTAACACAAAAGTGTTTTCGGCTCTGGAAAATGATTGATCGACGAGCTTTAATTTTCTCCTTGATCATTGTGGCCGTCATTCTATTGGCTCTATTGATTGCCTTTCTGACCACCACCGAGTACGATCGACAGCAACGCAAGAGCTCCTTTACCGATTACTACACTAATCATGCACCAACGGCAGCCATTAATTTGGGTTTGAAGGCTAATTCCAAATTTAACGGTCCCATTTTTACACCTTCGGCGGATATTTTCCCCAATCTACTCCAGGTTCGAACGGCTTATCCAATCATTCGACAGGAAGCGGAGAATGCCATGCAATTCGCCACCAGTATCACAAAGGATCAGTTCTTTCAGGGTTTATCCACTTCCAATGATTGGAAGAAGCTTTACATCAAGTGGTATGGTCCTACCGATCCATTAGCTGCACAACTAATGCCGGAAACCTGTCGCTTAATTGAATCAATTCCCGAGGTTCACCTGGCGATGCTTTCCATTTTGGAACCATGGGCCAAGATTCGTCCCCATGCAGGTCCTTTTGCCGGCTGTCTTCGTTACCACTTGGGATTAGTGACCCCTAACAGTGACGATTGTTTCATCAATATCGCGGGCCGTAAGTACTCTTGGCGCGATGGAGAGGATATTATTTTCGATGATACCTACGTCCACTCGGTTGAGAATCGAACCAACAAGCCTCGAATGATTCTCTTTTTAGATGTTGAGCGTCCGATGACGAACACAACCGCCACCAATCTGAATCACTGGATTATTAAGAACTTCGCCGCCAAGACAACGAGGCAAAACGATCAGATTGAGCTGGCGGCGAAGGTGAAGGCTCCCATTGATTTGGCTGCTCCAGCTGAGAATCCGGTGGAGGTGGTTGAGGAGATTAAGTTGTTGGAGACGGAGTAAACACACATTTGAACTAAGTTTAAATGTGTTGTAAGATGAGATTGAAATTACATCTGCCGAATTATAAGATCATCGTATGCCATTCCCATAACTGCGGCCTTAGCGACTATCATTTCGAATTTTTTCGGTATACAATCCGTAAATGTTAGGATTGCCATATTTACTTTTAGGCCTTTTACCCGTTGTAGAACAGTTACAACAACGGGTAAAACACTAGTGTCAGAAAAGTCGCCAATATCTAGGTATTCAACGAAAAAACATTCTTCATCAGAGTATATCTCTTCAATTTTAGAAACGACACTTTTTATACTGTGAATAGAACCATAGAAGTGAAGTTTGAGATACTGGGGTTGAGCTGTCATTTTGCAAAAGTCAAAAGGTTTTTAACAATCTTTACCGAAACGTCCCGAATCAGTTTTAGGGCTAAAATAGAAAACCCAAATTTTTAAAGGTTAAAGCATTCAAGTTCAAACACATCTAAACTTAGTTAAGATGTGTCATGTGTTGTAAGTTGAGATTGAAGACTCATAGAATCTCCAATCGCAGAGACGAATACTTGATAGCCTCCACCTGCATGGCATCAATCATGGATTGAGCCTGTGCATGAGTACAACCCTTCATATTGTCGAAGGAGATGATGGCTACATGGAGTGCATTCTTCTTTACCTGTTTCTCAAGACCGTCCAGAATTGCCAACAAGTCGACATCCGTCTCCAATTTGGGATCTACAGTTTGAATATTAACGTATTCACCATCCGGGTGATAATCGGCAATCTCGTAGAAGACGCTTTCAATCTGAAAGGTCATTCCGATCAGACATACTTTGGGAAGGAGTGCCATTGTGAAATCGAAAAGAGTTACCATTGCCGGAGTTAAAAGATTTGAAATCAATTTTCCTTCTATCAACTCCTCTAAATGGCAAGTGTCTCTCTGTTGGAGGAGTTGGTTTATGAGATTATGGAGTCCCGACGAAAGGAGCGACATCGACAATTGGAACAACGCCATAACTATCAAATTCTGAAGGAGCGTCAGCAGTACGGTGGTTTTGGGATTCCGGAGCGAAAGTGGACCTCCGTTGAATTAAATGCCGCCAGGCAGGTAATTCAGATTGTAGCCGCTACTCGAGGTGTTGCTTATATTCCATGCCATCACCCCTATTATCGTTTACTCTTACGACAGTACTTAGAACAGCATTATCCGATGCTTCGGTGTAAGAGTTTGGTTAATGAAGAGCTCCAACATCAGAATGATAGCGATCTCTCCTTTCATTCTCGGTGTAATCGAGTCATTCCCACCTTGTTAATGGAAGGTAATTGTTGTGATCGCTGTGGTGGCAAAATCGACTACCAGGATGATTTTCTTCTTTTGAAGGGGAAGAACCTGTTGAAGGTCTTTTGGAAGGAGTCGAGGAGTTAATCACATTTCACAAAGGTGAAATGTGGGTTTTGGTGGCAGTTTAGCTGAACATCGGTTTGGTGGGATCGTACTCGGAAATCGGTTTACCACTGCAATTGTGAGAAAAGAACTTGTCCATCAATAAAAGTTGTTGATAGATGCAGATGATGTCAGTTTGAAATTCGAAGCTTTTCAAGTAGGCCTCGTAGTTGGAGATATTGAGACCCTCACGACGAATGTTCTTTTGAATGGAGGTCACCAATTTGGCAATGATGTTGAGTAAACAAATTTCGCTATGCTTTAGGAGTTTGGTCATGGCTTCGAACTTTTCCACTACGTAGCTATCGTTTTTCAAAATGAGAGATCGATAACAGTGATTTAGATACTCAACTGTCGGCTCTCGAAAGATGATAGCGGTTGTAGGTACCTTAAGAACCGCTAGTTCAACACCAGGAAGTTTTCCAGCGGCAATGGATTTGTAAAAGCCAGACTCCGTTCCGAGAACGGTGCTAACGGCAAAATTGGTTAGCAATGTGGCCAACTGCTTTTTAGGGGTCGCCATATCGAATTGAGTTGCGAACAAAGCGGTTCCAGTCTTTCTTTGGCGGCTGCTAAAATCAGTTTTACTCTAGCTGTTCATTCAGCTCCCGAAGGTGATTCCGAACTGCGATAAACTCCTTCATTGCTTCCATTGTTCGAACTGTTTCCGCTTGATAGCGAAGACCCGTTAACAAGGACTTGTACTGTTCTCGATACAAAGTTGCCACAGATTGATGTCCGTAAACAGCATCCATTCGGGCTCCACGGTGTCGCATCTCCGTTAAATTAATGAGATAGAAGTCCAAATGGGGAGGAGCCACCAACGGTTTCAAAGTATTGATCGCCAAGTTCAAATCGTAGAGATGAAACTGAAGAATGGAGCCGAAGAAAGTACTCTGATTGATCGGCAGCCCATAGTAAAATTCAACCCACACCGGTAGATTGGGACATAGAGTATAGGAAGCAGTCGTGATAAAGGGTAGTGACTGCCGATAAAAATCACGTTGATACTGAGCCACCGGAATCAAGTCCTCCGTTTGAATCTCCTCTCGATACAATTGACGATTAATCTGTTCTAAGAGCTCCTTGGTATTAGTTGCCGTTGGAGCGTACTTCATGCGAAAAAGATTCCATGCCTGTGCAATCCGAGTGGGGGAGGTATGGAGGTGCATTTTGAGCTCTCTTCGTCGGCTTTATTCGAATTCAATTCTTTAGATCGAGAGGGACCTGGTTTCGAAGTAGAATGGTGGAAGAGTGAATCGTATTTCCAAAAATTTCGGCAGTGGAAATGGCAGCCGTTCCCGCCTTTTCGATCGGTTTGACAATTCTTCTAGCGTTGATTAATGTATTAACGAAAACATATCCACCTCCCGATGATGATGGAGGTGGCGAGGAGGAACCCCCGCCAGATCCAGAGCCAGAACCCACTGCAGTAGATCCGGCGGAATCGGTGGATCCGAATCGAACTCGAAACATCATCTTCGCTCAGCACGCCGATATGCCGACCACCTACACAGTTTACAGTGGAAAGCAGACGGATGGAGTCTTTAATAGTATTACGATTAGTCCGGTCGACATTACAAATGTGAAATTCCCCGCTTCCTACAGGAACTCATTCTATGTACCCAACTCTGGAGATACCAGTGGTAAGTTGTACTGGTTGGGGACGGATGGCGATTGGAGTGAGGACAATATGCTGGAGTGTTTAGACTTTACTGCCACCGAGTTTAGCTATGATGGAAATGCTCTCTATGGAATTAAGGTTTCGACCGGGGACCCAGTTCTTATTCCTCGTTCCTCCAGTGGAAGCTGGAATGAAGAGGATCGAATGACAATCACAACGGGGGAAAATGTGGTCTTCGATCCTTTAGTACCGAACATCTACTATGTCGACTACGGAAGTAATCAACACGCGGTCTTTTGGCGGAACACCACCACTTGGGGACTTTTCCCAGTTGGAATCTCCGATTCGGAATCGGTCTACACCGGTGGCAATGGAAAGGTCTTTATTATTAAACTTCCAGCGTCGGCGATCCATGCTGTTTATTGGCGAGATGCGAGTAGCAACTTCCAGTCCAGTAACAGTGTCAGTATTGGGAGCATGACCAGCTACGTCCTCAACAAGGAGAACAACATTATCATTACTACCAATGACACTCTTCGAACCATCTACTGGGCGGCGGAGGATGGCAGTTGGTCCGCTGATAACTCTCGAGCCTTTTCCGTCGAGGAGTTGGTTGCACTAAAGGAGGGAAACAGCTATTACACCTACGGAGCCAATACTCTAACCATCTATTGGAAGAATGAGTTGGGGAATTTCGATAACGTCAACAAGTTGGTTCTGAGTAACGCGGCAGATGTTGATTCTTACGGAAAGGACACGATCACCTATTACGATTCGACCAGTTCCAGTACTATTCGAAAGGTCATTGGAATGCAATCTGATGGTAGTTGGAGTTTAGCCGGTTTGGTCACTTTAACCAACATTGCCAATTTTACCCCCTCCGAGAGCGGTAAAGCCTTTACCTACAAGTCGACGGCGGATACCAGCGGTTATCTGTATTGGAATGATGGTGACGGTTACAACTCAACGGATCGAATGGCCTTCATTTATGGGACTCTCAACTTTTCACCAACGATTGTGGATGACGATCCCGATTACGGAGCCGTGGATACCAACGTTCTTCGCTCCACCGCCAGTGGGACGATGAATTTCTACACTCGAGGCAATGGGGATAGCTGGCTCAGTGACACCTCTACCAGTTATCTTTATAGTGCGGCGAGTACCTACACTCCGGATCTATCCCCGGATGCTCGAACGCTGGTTCTAATCTCCGGGACTACCATCAAGTTACTTCCACGAGCTAATGGGAAATTCCACACCTTTGGCAGTCTGGAGATTACGGGTGTAGATCTAACTGCTCCGGGTCCACAGTTTGGAATCAGCACCTCCGATATCTACATTGTGAAAACCTCCGCAGAGGATACATATGACATCTACTGGGAAACGTCAACCGGATGGTCGAGCACTAATAAATTGACACTGACCAATACATCGAAAATCTACACTCGGGCCGATTTCGAATAAAAGGAATTCCGCTGTTTAGAAATGGGGACATCGGAATTTCGGATTACGATTCTGAACTCTCTAACGCGAGAGGATATTCTAGGAACTTTCAATCAAATCCACTTTCACAATGAAACCGATCTTTACCCACAAACGTACGTTCAGATGTTGGAGTATTTAAGATGGCAACCGATTGTTAGTGTTCATGTTGTTGACCCAGATACAAGGGAGAAGGAGCAATTCCTCTGTTGGTATCATCATGCTTATCGTCACATGAAAATTCGGACCCCGGGTGTTGATTTACCAACCGAGTGGTCTCTCCGATTGGGTTTACTGGAGAATGAACCGGAATTTGAAGCCAGTTCGGACCTGGTGGATTGGATTCACGAACAACTAGATCTGACTCTCTTTCGGACCCTTTGAAGAACTGATTTGGAGTTAAATAGCTTCGATTTTCATAACCGTCCTAAAGAAAGTTGCAGGATGACGAAGATTCGAAGTGAAGAGGATGCACCGATTGCACCGGCTTTAGTATCGGATCGAACGACACCAATTACAGAGGAGGAAATGCTGAATATGTTGCAGCGAACCCCAGCTGTTGTCAGTAGTGGTAGATTAACAGGAGCGGCTTTGAACGAGTTTCATCACCCTCCTCCGAGGCCCCATTTGCCACCGATGACGGATGGAGCTATGCGCCTTTTTATCCGGAGTATACCAAGGTTTGATTTTACCACTGCCACATTCGAACCTTCTCCGCCATTACCCGAACAGGTAATGTTTGGCGGATGTCGGACTCCGGTTCAACACATTGTTTTTCAAGTCCCATCTCGACCACCCTCGGTTATTCCGATGCTAGATTTGGATGATACAGAGGAGGTAAAGTAATACATATTCGAGCAAAGCTCAAATATGTTTAAAGTTCATTAAGTTCCAACATCCTCTCCATGTAATCGGGAATTGGCCATTCGGACGAATCCCAATTGTTTGGTAGGGTGGGAGTACCGCCAACTTTTCGCCAAGCTACGTAAGCCGCAATCAAGCCAAACTCCATGTAACAAAATGTTTTGGCTCGTTGTAGTTTGTAGGGTTCGATTTTGATGCCCCGACGGTCCAGGTAAAGGAAGAAGAAAAGAAGGACAGGTGGCTTGGCTATCTTGATGAACGGAAGTCGCATCAACTGGTTTTCGTAAGCCTCTTTCATCTTTGTGTAGAATTCCTCTTCCGACATATTAAGTTGATCAAGAGCGTTTACTCCCAGTTTGTCCAATCCTTTCTCGGTAATCCCGGTGGACCTATCAAAGTATTCACCGTAATAGATTCGAGGAAAAACAGTGTCCCGTGGCTGTAGGTCATCGGGAACCGAAGGAACGCGACGAATGCCACGCAACATTGGAACGATAAGCGATACTGTGGGCGGGTTACAGCTATTGGGAACCAGAGTAAAAAATCAATTTTTGGTATTGTCGGATTTAACCCATCTCACATTTGAGCTGGGCTCAAATGTGTTTGTGTTTGTGTAACCTTTAGTCCACCTCCTCCATGTCGGGAACTGAAGGCGGGGTAAAGATAATGGGGTCAAAGTGGTGTCCGGGGCAGTCGTACAGATGACGCTCACACTTGGGACAGGTGTAGGTGTACCGATCCCACGGGATGGCAGATCCAGGGCCATTCATTTCCACCATTCGAGATGGGTGAAGATCGAAGCCAATGACTTGCCCGGTTGCGTTCTTGACAAAGGGGAATGCTGTAAAGAATGCAGTAGGTTCCATCGAATTAGCGCGACCGGATTCCACGATGACCGACTTCCCCAAGCGCTTCTCGATGATGGAACGGGTGTAAGGGTTTAAGGAGGCCGTGGGACGGAGAACCAACACTGAGTAGGTCTCGGTGTTGGGACCATCCTGTTGTCCAAGAACCTGAATGTACTTGGTACCCGCGACTAGTTCTAGCAGGTGTCCCCAGGTCAAAGATGGTACAAACTTGCGAACCATCTCTCGAACCTGTATGTCTGAAGGCAGTTGGCGCTCGTCCTCACAGCTACAAATCCGGCCAAAGATACCTTCCTTAACCTTCAGCATAGGAACTGCAGGAATCGGGGTTCGCGGCATCATCTGAAAAATGGTCATGGAGCCCAGATCCTTCAGATTTGCCTGCATCTTGGGTGACTCTCGCACGGCTCGCTGAACAGCAGGTGTCGACAGGAGGACTTCTACAATGTCCATTTGCTCCGCTGCTACTGCATTGCAAAAGTGCTTGACAATTGCGGGATCGTAGATGAGAGAAGGGGTGATTACCATGGCGGCAATTACACCCTCTGGATCACCGGAAACGATGGCAGTGCGAAAGGTCTCCATAGTCGATTTTCAAGTTGGGGTTCTGAGTCTTGAAGGGCTAAATGTAAAATCAGTTTTATAGAGTTTCTTCGAGAAATTGGACTCGAATTGACTAGACATTACGATCACTTCAAATAGGGTAGAATTTGCTGCTTCCAGTCCTTGAAGTAATGATCAGTGTCTGTTAGAATTAAATTTTTACTTAAAGAGGAGCAGGCTTCGTACAGTCGTTTACTATGCTCGGGTTTAATAACTTTGTCTTGTTTACCGTGAAAAATAAATAATGGACCCATGTAAGAGGAAATTCTGTTAATATTGTTACACTGTTCTACCGAAAGATGCTTGTTAAGAACCTCTTCAGTGAACAAACCTATATCTCTCACTAACTGTCTAAATGATGTAAAGGCGGCGATCAGAATTAAACGGTTGATAGGATATTGGTTAGCTAACCAAGTTGCAGATAATGAACCCATTGAATAACCGAAAACATCTATTGATGTATATCCGTCCTCTAATACTTGTTGTATTGTTTCATGTGCAGCCCTATAGCAGCCATCTTCACTAGGTTCCTCTTTTGGATCGTTAAACCCTGGATATTCTGGAGCATAAATTCGATAGCCAAAATCAAGCATGGACTCAATTTGTTCCATACAATTACTTAAATTGGATCTGGATCCATGCAAGAAAATGGCAGCTTTGGAAGAGGATCCTTGGGTACAGATATAGATTCCATTTCTTTTAATGTGAGGAAATGTACCCGGATCATATTGAGATCCTGAAGGAGTAAAAAGAAAACTGGTAAAATCCGCCATTTTGGATGTTTGATATGTCTGTAGACGTATCAAATTATTCGAATTACTCTTGTCTAACATTCGTCATCGAACAACTAAAGAGTAAATCCGAGCGAAAGACCTTGAGTCGGGAGATAAATCCCTCTACTACCGTGTCCAATTCTGCTTTTGAATGAAGTTCGCTGTATCGAATAGCAATTTGACCACCCCGAAGTTTAAAATGAATGGCTGTATCCGTTTCCGGATCGTTCATTTTGGTCCACTCTAAGTTCTGGGTTAGAATCGTAAAGAAACGCTGAAAATCAGCACCTTCTAGATCCACAGAGAATGCACGGGGTGCTGGAAGGGTCACCTTTAGCTTCAATTTGGTATGTGGCATTTGTTGGTGAGTTTAATTGTTATTGGGGTTCCAATAGGAATTTCAGTTACATTGTACCCATTTGGAGGTCAATTTGAATTAAAAAGCCTTAAACTTGTACCGTAAAAGACAAATTGGTACAATGTCGGAACAATTACAGTTACAGTGCCAAATTCAACAAATGCGATGTTTTGTGATAGAACCTATAGGTATTTCCGATACCGGTGTTGTTATGTACAACATTACTTTTAAATTTGTTGATATGATACCAGGGAACAGTATGTTGGAAAATTTAAAAGCTGCAAGACTTTCCACTTCATCGGAGTATGGTATCCTAACAGAAACTAATGATTACTACGAGTATACTACTGTAACTGGTGTATATAAGGTAGATCATGAAAATCATTATTACTCCCAAATGGATCTTCCTCTGGGTGAAAATGGAATTATAATAGACGGAGTAAAAAGAATATACAGCGATATCGAAAGATTAGTTCTTGGCATAAATAGTGTTCACAACTTTCCTACGATGAAAGTTTTCATAGACGGATTCGAAAAAATGTTCAACATAATGCAAAATGGTGGATATGATGCAGTTGATGTAATTACTAGAAATTGCATTGGTATTCCTGGTTTTGACTAACAAAGTTATATATTTGAGTATTTGCTCAAATATGTTGTAGATTTTCAATCTAATATCCTACCAAGCTTCGTCCTAGAGGTGTTAATACCGGTAACTCAAAGAGAGATTCCATTCGTTCGAAACCGGCATCAAAGGTGTGATTTCCGTACAAATACGGACGCTTGGGAAAGACATGAACATGATGTGGATAGTGATTGGTGACTCGACCTTCCTCGAAGTAACGAATTCGCTTCTTTATCATTGCCTTGGTGGCCCATTCTCGAGGAGTCATACAAGTATAAACTACCATTCGAAACGGTGGTAATCCTTTGTAATCGCGTTCCGGTTGAGCGGAAGAGTTGGTGTGAACCGTTCGGCTATCCCAAAGAACTAAGCTACCAGCTGGAGCTTCTACTCGAACAGTTTCACAAGCACCCACTTCTGTATTTTCACTCCCTTTTGGCAGTTCTCGGTCGGAATTATCAAACCAATCCAGGTGTTTCCTGTCTAGTTTGACCCAGTCCTTGTCGTCAAAGTCCTCATCAAAGACTTCTAAAAACTCTTCATGAAGTAAATGAGATCGAGGCCGAACCACCAAACAACCATCATCAGGGCCAGTGTCAATCAAATTGACAAATCCTTGCACGGTATGAAGTCCTGGTTTTCGCTTTCCTTGATCGATGTGCTGCCAGTTTTCACTAAAGGGTGAAGCATATTTACCGGTAATTTCAGGAGGACGCTGAATGTTAATTCCATCAAAGCTGGTTAAGAGTTCGTCAGTTCCCCAAATGCGAGCAAAACAGTCTACCACTCGAGGATCCTGTCGAATATTCCAACTGAAATTAGTGTGAGCGCAATGATACCATTGGATGATTCCCTTCACACCCATTGTGTAAGGCCACAATTTCTCATCTTTCCAGGTTTCTGGATCGTCGCGATCAATGTAACCATCGGAGAAGAGGGAGAGCCAATCCCAAATTTCACTTACTCGTTCTTCCACGGTTTCCGGATCCAAAACATTGGGAATCACAACATAACCTTCCTCTTTCAAGAGGCGCTTCTTTTGACGAGTGAGAGACATTCTTAAAGATGGGTTCCTCCGGTGAACTTACCAAAAAGGAGATTCACTTTTCGGTTAAAGTCCTGGTTGAAAAGTGAATTCCATTCGTTGAAGTATTTCTGTCCAACTTGAAATGGACATCGACGCTTACATTTTGAAGAAATTTCGGAAATCATTGGACTCTGAGTTCGACAACTGGGTTTATGAAACCACCCAAAAGTTGATTGAACAAGATTACACTACTGGTTCCGCCATTCGACGTATTGGTCAGGTGGTATTTAACAATTTTGATACTATTTGGGAACAATGGCTAAAGCGGCATCCAACTGAAAATGGAGATGAGTTTCAGGAGATTATTCTACCCGTCATTAGTCGGGTTCTATTCATGGACTTTGATACAATGGATACCGTTAATCCAAAACTAACGATTAAGTTTCTTAAGAGCGTTAGTTGGTACGACCAAATTTATATTTGGAAGGCGCTATTTGAGTCATATCCTTCAATTCGAAACTATCTGGAGCGATTGTACTCGTTTGATCGTAACATTCTGAGTATGGCGGCAAATATTATCGATCCAGATGACGACGATGAAAATACGAAACTAGCGGAGAAAATTCGAAAGAAGGCAATCAACATTGCAATCAATCTTCGCGATTACGAACAGATGGGTCAAATTTTGAAAATCCATCATCTAAGTGACACTAAGGCGGAAACTTGGGAGAAAATTAGTAGTTGGTTTAATGAGTGTACAGTTGAAGAGCTCAAATTGGTGCTAAAGGAATTGACGCTAGAAGATGTTGCTTCAATTTTCGGATTGGAGTTTGTATCCGCGTGTCTGGATTGTTTCATTTTAGCTTGTGCAGAGCTTTTTGGTGGGAAAGAGATTGCCAACATGGTTTTCATCACAAGTTATGGTATCAAATATTTTAAGCGTCGTACACTACTAGCTTATGCCATTGAAGATAGAGACGTTGGTTTAGTTAAGCTTTTAATTCGTTTGGGTGCCGATCCTAGATATGTTGGGGATGTACCCGTAGAAACACCAATCCCGGTATGGAAAAGACCACAACCAGAAATGCCATCATTGAGACAAAATGCGCTAGAGCTTATTGCCGAAGAGGAAGCCAAACGGGAAACGAATCCTGATGATCCAATGGTAATTATTCGAAGAAAAAGGTTAGCAAAAATTAAGCGGTATTTGGAGTCGGTAATGACTCGGCACCTTATGATTTACGGCCGAAATCGGATCCAAGACGAATTACACGGAGGTAGCGAATGGCGGGCCTTTAAGCGGGAAGGTGGCAGTGGTGGAGCTGCTTCCGGCCATTGAAAATCTTTAAAAACACATGTGTTCAATCGAACATATGTCTATATTGAACAACTGTGAAAATGAAATTATTAGTATAGGGAATTGTTGGTTAACATAAAATGGACATCGACGCCTACATTCTGAAGGAATTTCAGAAGGCTTGGGAAGGGGATTACGATAAATGGGCATTCAAGATAGGACTAAAATTGTGTGATTATGGTCTTACCGAGAGCAAAGCTAAAGCGCGAATTCACAAAGTTGTTACAGACAACATTAGCGATGTATGGGATGAATGGTCTCGACTTCATGGTACTGGCAGTGGCGAAAGTTTTGAACGCGTTGAACTTCCTATGCTTGAGTATATCTTGAAGGAATTTGAAAATGAGGATTTAACTTACCTTAAATGCATGATGATTTTCCTTCGATACACCAGCGAATATGACACCGTTTACTTGTGGAATAGGATTTTCAAGAAGAACTCCTATTGGAACATTAAATCGTGCATTGAGAAATTCTTCTTTGTCGACCGAAAGACCCTTTCGGTGGCATTTGGTGTTATTGATCGTGAAGATAGCGAGGAAAATACAAAAATGATCAAGGAAATGGACAAGGCGGTATTTGACATTCTCATTACCGTAAGGGACTACGAGCAAATGGGTATAATCTTATCCGAAAGTCATCCTACTCTTAGTAAGGGTGAAGTGTGGAATGAAATTAGTTCTTGTTTGGTGGACTGTACTTCCGAGCAAATGAAACTGGTTCTTCGCTATTTGAACGTATCGGACATTCAAGAAATTTTGAAGGAACATTACACAATGAATTATGAATCGTTTGTTATAGCATGCGCTGAGCTTTTGGGTCCAGAAACCATTGCCAATCTTATTTACGATGGATCGGTTAATGAAGATGAATTAAGCTATGAAACATTACTTCGCATTGCCATTATTAGGACCGATTTAGGATTGGTAAGGTTACTGGTTAAACTAGGTTCTGATCCTTATCATGTTCGCGGAAATATGTCCAAATCTAAAACTAAGAAATTTAAGGGAATGAAAGTAACTGCGAAAACAGCCGATCTAACCTTAACAGCACTTGATGTCGTTGAAGAAGTCGCCAATGAAAATCTCTCCGATCGTGATACGGATGAAATCGAACGAATTCGATATGATACCCTAATGAAGATTAAAAAGTACTTGGAATCGGTAATGACCCGACACCTTATGATTTATGGTCGGAATCGGATCCAAGATGAGCTTCACGATGGCAGCGAGTGGAGAGCTTTTAAGCGGGAAGGTGGCGGTAGTGGCGGAGCAGCTTCGGGACATTAAACATGTAGTTATTTACATATACATCCATTGGATGTACATGTTTATCGAAACAATGAAAAATGAAGTTAAGCCTTTTAATAAAAGCCACTCAACCACAAAAATGGACACTGACACCTACATTCTGAAGGAATTCCAAAAATCCTGGGATGAAGAAAACAACGAATGGGTGGACGATTTAAAGGCGAAATTAGTTGAACGTGGTTTTAGCCATAATGGTGCTAGAAAGAGAATCCATGAAGTTATCGTGTCAAACATTAAGAAGGTATGGGGTCAGTGGTCACGTCTGCACGGTACTGCTTCAGGCGAAGACTTTGAAGATGTAGAACTTCCAGCAATTGTGCGAGCCTTGAATGTTTTTGACAATGAAGACTTGACCTATCTCAAGCTTACAACTTTCTTCCTCCGACATGTTAGTGAAAATGATCGAATCTATTTTTGGAAAATGACAATTAAGCGAAATGATCACTTGGACATAAAGCTTTGTCTCCTAAAGTTTTATTACTTTGACCACGACGTGCTTTCTTTAGCGTTTAATGTTATTGATCCTGAAGATGACGAAGAATGTACAGAAATGATTGCGAGCTTGCACGAAGCGGTTTTTGATATTCTCGATGTTGTCAGGGATTACGAACAAATGGCTGTGATTTTATGGCAAAATCATCGAACTGTGAGCAGAGGCGAAGTGTGGTCACGACTTAACATTTGTAATGAAGAGTGTACACCCGAGCAAATGAAGACAATCTTTCATCGACTAAATCTATCGGAAATTAAGGAAATTCTCAATGCTGATCATTCTATAAATCGTGAGTCATTTGTTTTGGCGTGTGCTGAACTCTTTGGTCCAGAGGTAATTAGTAATCTTTTTTATGATGGAGTGTTTGGCCGAGATTTACATATTGAACAACAAACATTACTTTGCCAAGCAATCAGAAGTGTCGATTATGGATTGGTAATGTTACTTATTAAGTTAGGTGCAGACCCTTACCACGTTGTGGATATATCAACAGCTTCAAAGCCCTTTAAACAAAAACAGAAATCGCTGGTAGTAGAAGGAATTGATCAACCTCGTGGACCGAGTGCACTTGACATAATCGAATATGTCAAACGAGATGGTGAACGTTATCCAGGGCTTGGAAACTTTGATAAAGTGAGCCTGAGTACGTTGCTAAAGATTGAAAAGTACTTGGAGTCGGTGATGACCAGACGCTTAATGATCTACGGGCGAAATCGAATTCAAGACGAACTTCATGGTGGCAGCGAATGGCGCGCTTTTAAGCGGGAAGGTGGCGGTAGCGGTGGAGCTGCCTCGGGACATTAAACATATACATCCAATCGGACGTATATGGCGAAATATCTAAAACTACATAACCATGTGGTAACAGGGTTGAAAATTCAATTAATACTGAAATTGATCCTTGGTCTCCTAAATGTGAGTAAAACAAATGACCGAGAAAATCACCGATATACCCAACCTTTTGAAAGCCTCCGTGGAGGAAATCCAAAAGGAGATTGTTGAACTGACGAGTAAGTTGAAGCGTAATATTAACCTTGTGCGGGAAGAAATTCGTATTCGAGAACAAGAAAGACAAACTATCAAACTGGTCCAGATCAAACGCGAAGATTTAGTCGATCAAACAGAATTCCATTGTTCCAAAGCGAAAAAGATACAATTAACCTTAAAGCGAGCCAATGAGTACAGTCGAGATAAGATTTATTTGAAGGAGCTTCAAGATACATATGATGCTGAAATGGCAATTGTTGCGAAATTGGAGGAGGAATTTTCGTCCTTGTGCACTAGGATAATTCAACTCTATTTGAACATACAAAAGTACGATCAGACGGAGTTGGATATCGTCGAAAAGATTGACATGTTAGAGGCAACCGTCGATTTCATTCCGGATTACATTGAGTATGCCAATTTCCATCGAATTCCAATCCGATATTGTGTCTGGAATTTAATTCGCCAGTGCAATATTCACCGGCAAAAGGATTTACAACGAAGTCTCCAACTAAAGTACCATCGTTGTGAATGGATCACGGAAAAAGACAAATGTACGGAACGGCAACAATTGCAATGGAAATGGGTAACCACTAGCTTTGACGAAGCCTCTGAACGGGTTGATGTCTTCAACATTCGTTCGAAAGAAGCCTTTGGTATCTTTATTTCAATGGGTAAGAGGAATGCGATTATTGATCTTTAAAACGCATTCACTCGGGAAACCAAATGAAAATCTTTATTTCTTACAAATTTAGCGGTTTAACCGCGGACGCCATCCAAGTAGTATTGGATCCGTTGATAGCTGCTTTGAAGGATAAAGGGATTGAGCATTTCTGCAACTTTTACCACAATTATGATGATATGTCAACAAAGGACATTATGCAGCATGCCTTAGATGAGTTGAAAAAGTGTGACACTGTACTCTTTGTTGTCAACCATGGAATGAGTGAAGGTATGTTGATAGAGTACGGTTATGCTCACTGCTTAGGCAAGCAAATTTGGGTTTTACTAAAGGAAGATATAAAGGCTCCAACTACTATTGCATTAGCCTCTAGAGTTATCGATTGGAAAGATGGTGATTACAATTGCTTATGGTCACTATTAGCCATAGAGAACTGAAATTCCAATTTAACCCCAACAAGAACAAAATGGAGAAGTGGTTGCAAGAGCAAGGGATCCTAGTTCAAACGGAAGAGTGGCAAATTCCGTTTTGGCGTTTTACGGCTAATACGGAGGTGAAGACTCCACTCTTTGAACTTTTCAATCAGGGTTGGACCGAGTTCTCCGTTGATCATTTTCCCGCTGACGTGCTTCCGATTACAGAGCATTCTCTAAAAGAATTACTAATGACTTATGAGATTGTAGGAACGGAGCAAGGAACTCGAATCTATTTACACGGGAATAAGGCACTCGGTATATCAATTGAAGCGGTCCGAACTATGTGTGTTCAAGACATTGTAGAAATGGCATATAGTCAAAGGCAACGTTACTTTCCAATGCCAGTTTACGGTGATTTTGCTACCACTTTACGTTTTACGAAGGGAATTTACGATCATTTGGGCAAGACCTACCATTTTTGTTATTCACCTTCTATTGGTAAGTTGGCGGTTCGAATGGAGTAAGATCGAAAATGATTCCTTTTACCAACTTAAAGATCCTCAAAGTCGATCGAGAAATGGCTCAAATTGGCGTTATTTTTCACTGGGGTTTGTACTCCGTTCCCGGATTTGCAACGAAAAACAAAAGAACCAAGGAAGGGAACGGGGCCGAATGGTACTTAAAGCGTTTGACGGAAAAAGGAAACTTTCGTCCTATTTCCGGTTGGAAAGAAACTCAAAAGTATCACAAGGAAACCTTTGGCGATAGCTCTTACGAAGATTTTGCGGACGCTTTTCTCTGTGAGAACTGGGATCCAAAGGAATGGATGAAACTTTGTAAGAAGGCGGGGGCCGAATACGTCATTTTAACAACAAAGCATCATGATGGTTTCTGTCTTTGGCCCACTAAAACTACTAAGTACAATAGTTTTAAGCGAGGTCCTAAACGGGATTTAGTTTTGGAGTTCAAGGAAGCTGCTGAGGAGGTAGGGCTTATCTTTGGTGTTTACTACTCTTGGGGCGAATTTGGAAAGGGAATTACCAAGGAATACTTGAAGGAGATAGTAGAGCCACAAATTCGAGAATTGATCAAGTACGAACCGGCTGTTTGGTGGTTCGATATGCATTGGGAGTTGAAGACGAAAATTGCCAATCAAAAGGTGGGTGAGTTGGTTGATTTGATCAAAAGGAAGCTTCCTGGAGTTTGTATCAATGATCGAATCTACGGTCCTGGTTCGGAGGAAAAAGTCAGTTATGAAGCGGACATCAACTACCTGGGGAAGGCCACCTATCGTGTTTATGGGGATCGAGGAATGCCAAGCGAAACACCGGAGGTTGACTGGGAATTTATTGGTACCATTGGAAGCAGTTGGGGTATCAATCATCAAACTCCAGTGGAGGATTACAAATCGGGCAAGCAACTGTTGGCGCTCTATCAGCGGGTGACGGAGCTCAATGGTCGCTTTTTGATCAATTTGGGTCCGGATAGTGATGGTTCTCTTCTGGAAGCGGAAGTTAATTCTCTTCTCGATTTCGGTCGTCGAGCGAAAAAGTATCGCGCTGAACTTGACGAGTAAAAGTGATAATTTAAGTTTCGGCGAACGAATAAGAAATTGGAAATGAACGCGAAGGAATTTGTTGGCCATGAACTTTGGCTTTTGGTGGAGCAATTGTTTACCTATCAACAGACACCAGAGGAAAGACGGGTTGCAGTTCGAGGTATTATCAGGCGATTACGAAATGAGTATGGGTATACCAAGCTAGCGGCTATTGAGTTGGTGGATTTGGTGACAACAACGGTTCACTGCCGAATCACACTATTGAAATTGCAGCAACGAATGGCACGATTGGACTGGGAGTAAGGTGTACGGACGAAAACAAAACACATAGGACCTTAGGTCTTATGTGGTATCATTATTAGTGTCTATACTTGTATGTTGTTTTGTATCTCGACACTTTCTATTATTTGAAGGTAACGATGGGCAATTTCCAGTGCAGTTTTCAGATCTGCATTTCTATCCGTATAGAAGCCAATTTCGGAGGTACCATCACCGTAATGATAGTTGTAGGTAATCGGAGTGTTTTCCAAATGAATGTGCTCTCGGATATCGGGGTAAACGTCAAATTGATGTGGTATATGATAGTAAACGCAATAACCCCTTCCATCTTCCCATTTGTAAATGATAAATCGCCGACCCATCGGATAATCGGTAATTAGCCGCATTGTATTGATTTGTATGGACTAACTACGGTTTATGAAATTGATTTTACCTTCCAACTAAAAGAGCCGCAAACAGAATGGCAAAATTTGTTCTCTCTGACACAGCGGTTGCCGATGCATTAGAAATCTACCCGGGTACCGAGGCTTTTTCGGTACCCAAAATGAGTGTCATTATCTTTCTTCTGGATAATTTTCCAGAGTTAAGAACGAAGAGATTGTTTCGAATTGCTCTTCATTACCCGAAGCTTTTGGAGAAATTCGAAGAATACGGTTTCAGTCCTACCAAAAAGGACTTCCGTTCCATTCTTGAATTGGAGGGTAAGAAACCGGCTACTTGGTACTACGCTCTATGGGTGTCAAAGCTAAAGCTAAAGCCTGAGGAGGTGGCAGAAGCATTTTTGGCTTTGAGCGATGAAGCGGCCAACAGGTATGAGGATCATGAGTGGGTCAAGATTATCAAAGATATCTGCCGGGATTTGCACTGGGGTCCAATTAAGAACAAAGATCATCCTTTTGTACAAGCACTCCTTGAGAAATGGGGCGATCCCGAGGATACTGAAAATTACCGAATGCGGGGAATCTTTATTACCAAATTGGGAGTTCCATTACCGGAAGTAGCGGCAAGTCTTTTGAAACAGGAATTTGACAATCTGGAAGAAGAGGAAGAGGCATTTCGAAGTGAGAATAATGCTTTTGATCGAATGGAATTATATGCTAAAATTCTTCCCAATGTAAATGCAATCCTTCATCGGTACCAAACAATTAGGAACCTCTTGAAGGAAGAAAAGTATAGGCTCCAAATTGATAACGACAGAGGTCTCGTTGAAATTATGTTAGGCGATATGCAAAAGGCGTTGGAGCTTGAAAAGGTCGATCTGTCGAACAATTACCCGGCTAAATTTTACTTAGTAACCGACGATTTTGAAATGGCACTTAAAATAGGTGAAGATTGTGACATGAATTACAGTGAAGTGGTAACTCAAATCCTTCAAGAATGGGGTCATTTGAAAAAGGTATACAGTTACTTGACCGTTCGAAAATTAGACATTTTCTTTAACAATTTACCCGATATTGAGCCAGTGTTAGAAATACTGGATAAATTGGATCCGATAATACGTAAATATCTTCGTGATCACAGGGGTATTAAAATGAAATTGACAAATGTAGATCGAGAGCTGAATTCTTCAGCAAAACTGGATACTATAGAGATTCGAAATTTAGCGTACGATCGAAACATTATTCTTCAAAATGTACCCCAAAAGTTTACCATCGCTCGAGCGATGAAAGCAATTCGGGAAAAATTAGATTTGCCATTAACCGAGCTGGAAATCTCGGGTCATAAAACAAAGTATTCTCGAACGGTTTCATCCTCAATAATTTCTCGGCGTATTGGTGGAAAAATTGTTCATCCTGTTCAAAAGAAGGAACAGGAGGAAATTCTTGAACATGAAAATTTGACTTATGATGGAATTTCCGACGAAGAGGCGGAAAAGATTAAATGGCCGTTGGTGATTAGTTGCCAGTAAATAAATATAGGACTTAAGGTCTTATATGTGTAATTCAACGTAAGATTGAAAAATTTTATGAAACTGATTTTACCTTTCAACTAAAAGAAGCCCAAACAGAATGCCAAAGGTTACACTTTCGTCCGAGGTGGTAGACTCTCTACTGAAGGTTTATGATGAAAGCGGTTACTTTGTTGAACCCAATTTGGAGGTCGTCAGCTTTTTAGTGGACCATTGTCCGGAGCTGAGAACGGAGAAGCTTTTTCAAACGGCTCTCCATTACCCGAAGCTTTTGGAGAAATTTGTGGAACATGGATTTGAGCCAAAGAAGGGCGATTTCCTTTCCATTCTTCAATCCGCAGGGCCTCATCCAAAGATTGGATACTATGCCGATTGGGCTTGGAAGTTAAATCTTTCGCCGGAGGATGTGGCAGAGTCTCTTTTAGCATTGGACGACGAGTTCTTCGATGATTATGACGAGGAAGAGTGGGTTGATATCATTAACACCATTTGCGAGAAATTGGCTTTGGGTAAAATCAGGAGTGTGGATCATCCTTTCTTAGACGCACTTACTAAAAAGTGGGGTGATTCGGAGGAGGTTTCCAATATGCGGACATTTCTAATCCTGAAGTACAAGATTTCAGTTCCTGGGGCATTGACTAGTGCTATCAACACCGATATTCAACGAGTTTTGGCGAATGGCGGACGTTCATACGATGTTTACAAATACGCTTTTGAATATCTGGACAAGTATGTAACGGTTGCGCCAAACGTAAAGCAATTTCTTAACAGGTATCGAACGGTTCGCCGTTTAGCTTTGGATTATAAGTACGAGAGATCCTTGTACGAGGTACTGAATGACGATTTTTGGGAGGATGCCGAACGCTCTGCAGAAAGTGGTCCCATTAAATTCAATGACAATTACCTACCCCGATTTTACAATCACATTCGTGACTTCGACTTAACATTGAAAGTTGGTCGTGATCTTGAAATGAGCCACGCGGAGGTGGTAATTAGTCTATTGGAGACGTACGTAGATTTGGAGCCTCATTATGATCGAGTAACCATTTCCGAACTGAGTGTTTTCTTTGACGGACTAAAGGATTTGAGCCCAATTCTGAAAGTCTGGGATGATATGATTCCTGTAGTCCGGAAGTATCTTCGTGACTATAGAAATGTAAAGATGGTGTTGAGCGACGAGGATCGAGAATTGGAAGAGACTGCCAATCCAAATTCGGCTCACATTAGCAGTTACTATCGATTGGAGGATGAATTTCCACTAATTAGCATTGAGAATCCACCAAAGGTTCTAACTGGGAATCAAGTGGTTTCTTTAATTCGAAAGGCTACTGGACTACCGCTCAAGGATCTGACAATTCATGGGAGTAAAATGTGGACCATTCTCGATCGCGACTACAATACAAGGATTACTAATGACGATATTTTCGGCTACAACGGTTTACTTTTCAAGGGTATTTCCGACGGAGAGGCAGAGAAGATTGAATGGCCGTTGGTGATTGAGTACAAGTAAAATTAGAACACATAGGACCTAAGGTCTTATGTGTGTAGTGCAGAAGAATTACCGGAGTTCATCCTCCAAGGCTTCAACTTCTGCGGTGAAAGCGTCAACTGCTTCCGGATTCGAGTGACGTTTGATTTTGGCTTCTAGCTTTCCAATCTCCTTCAATCGGCCACTATCCTTGTAGACACCCATCGCCGTGTAAGCCGCGTAAAGGCCGGCGCTAGCAGCAATCACTGGCTGATGGTGAGTAAAGGAGATGTCGCTGAGGACAACATAGAGAAGGACACTGGCCGTGTCAATATTGGAGCGTTTCTCGCAAGCTGCGTGAAGGCGCTTCAACGTCTGGAGTAGCTCTTGTTGCGAAGGCATTTGAAAGAGGAAAGAAGAGCGGGTATTCGGTTTCGCTGGTGAATTTTGAAGGATCAGTTTTTTTCAGTGAAGTGGAATTTTCCTGATGTTTGGATACACATTTGACCCGAAAGTCAAATGTGCTTTGAGAAAATTCAGAGTCGGTCCTGCAAGTAACGGGCGATGGCCAGAATTCGAATCCGAGGGCTATTGGAAGGCTGCAGATCCTTCTGAATTCCCTCGGGAATGTCGGCGAAAGTGAACTGGAACTGGGTTAAAATTTGCCGAAGGAACTGAATCGCCTGCAGCTTTCGGTCGGTTGACCTGATCGACTTAAGCCCTGGCATCTCCTTCAGAATCATGTACTCCAATGCGTGCATGTTGTGAATGCCACCTTCACCGCGATTGCAAGCTGTGCAACCGACGCGAACGTTGGAGAGTTCGTTCTGACCACCGTGCGCTCGAGGCAGTAAGTGGCACATCTCCCACTTATTGTCCTTCTTTAGTGGTGTCTGACAGCAGAAGCAGACCACTTCCACCTTTGCCGCCTTCGCCAGTCGAGCATCTCGCTCCCAGCACTCGTTTCGAAGGGAACTAGCACCGGAGCGATTCGTATCTAGACCTTCAATTGGAGCCACGTTCTCGTGCTCCAGAATGTAGACCAGGAAGTCCAAATCCGTCTTCTTAGGACCGAAGATTCGGTACTTGTTGTTGACCACCTGTCGAGGATCCGCCTCCGCATTCCATTTTTTACTAATGACGTTCAGCCACCGTTGTTCCCCTCGAGTCACACCTTGAGTGTAGATTCGGAGCAGATCGAAGTCTTCTGTGTTCGGCTTCCAGCCGAGAAAGCGACCGTAGAAGGTCTCCAGTTCCTGGAAGTTAGGAGACTTTAGGTTACGAACAATCGGAATCGCCACCGCGGGAGCAATCGGAGTTATAGCTTCTCGCGGATCCGGGGTTCCGGGAGTTTGAACAACCTCTTCGCGCTCTTCATCTGGGTCGAAATCCAGTGTCACCGTTGGGATTTGTTGTGGTGGGCGGTGAATGGGTGCCTGTAAAAGAGGGCGTCGGACAGGCGTCACTATTGCGTGGTTCAGAACCGAATGTCTTTCATCCTCTTCATCGTCAGTACCCTCATCAATGTCATTGACGCGATACTCAAGAACCTGCCGACGCAATTCCAGAATGAGATTCCTGAGTTTTCGGATCTTTTTTTGGTGTTTATCGAGGAGTTGCTGATTTTTAACGATCTCTCGAATTTGGAACCCGGTTGTGAATTCGTACTGTCTTACCTTCTCTTGGTAGTCAGCAATAATTTGTTGCTGTCCCTGCAACCATTCCTGTTGTCGCTTTTGATGTTTGGCTTCCGCACGAGTAAAATTCTGCGTTGCAACAATTGTCTGTTGTTGAACGCGCTCCAATCGTGCTTGCTCGCTATTGGCCAGTTGTGCAATGCTATACAGGTGAATGTTTGTTTCCTGAATTTCCGCATTGCGTTTCTCCTGCTCCGCCTTCCAAGCTAACCGTTCATCTTGTAGTGCTACAAAAGCACTCACAAGACAGAACAAAAGAATGAGAGTGGAAAGAAAACCGAGAACGATGAAAAACAGAGTCCACATGCTGACAAGGTGTATCCGGGTTAAGGGATGCCTAATTCAAGTTTGCGATTTCAGTTAACCACCATTTTTCATCAGCTTCAATTGAAATTCCAATCTTTCGTGCGAAAAGGAAAAATCGGAACTTACAGACACATCCATCAAATTGATAGATATGTTGTCTTTTGTGTTTAATAGCAAACTAGGTCCGAGAAGCCGTAAGTTAGGTGCACAAACTTCTCCTCTGAGATACACCCTCGGAAAACGGCAACCACCAGTTTTTCATTCTCCAACCAGCCTGCCACGTGGTAACGGGAGATGTCAAAGTGACTGCTGATAATGGACCGAATTTGATCCGCTCGAACTACCGCCTGAGAGCTCCAACCCTCCAACGGCTTCAAATCCGAACGCCAGAAGGTGCAGTAATCCTTCAGCTCCGTTTCGCTGAGGCGAGGTACCCCTTCAATCGGAGTGGCACCTCGGCAGTCGTAACCCGGCATGAAACCGTGAAACCTCTCCACTTGGAAACGGAGATCCATCAGCGGCTCTTCAAAATGTCCGTGAATGGTAACAATCGTCAGAATCCCCTCTGGGGCTCCCGGTAACGGTGTCGGATCAATCCAAGCAGCTCCTTGACGACCTAGCTCTGCCAACTGCATCTTCTGTACCTCCGGAAACTCACTCAGAATGCTTCGGTCCACAATTTGCTGGGTGTAATAAAGAGTGTGATCCCACTTTGCATCTGCTAACAGTCGAGCCTCCGCCGTCTCCGGTAGCTCCTGGAGAAAGATTCGGCAGTAGTTCGGTAGGCTTTGAGCCATCGTCTTCAGGCGCTGCCACGGGGAGTTGGTTGGTAACCATTCAAAAGGGATGGTCGCATCTTGAAGCCGATCGATGAAGTGCTGTGGCTTGACTCCCTTCTGGTCGTCATCCAGTACTAGCATCCAGGCTTTCCCATTCAGAGTAAAAGAGGTGAAATAGGCCTCGGCGCCGTCGATATCACCGAAATCGATGTTGCCAACCGCCTCCTCTCGAATCTCTTTCGAGGGCCACCAGAAACGATCGAAGGAGTCCAAACCATCTAACAGTCCATGCCAGTAGGTCGGGCTAAAGTTCTCCTCATCCACAATGTAAGTGGAGGGAATGACAAAAGGACCCCTTGGCAGTAGTTGCAGTGGTTCCACTACCTCGCCAGAGTAGATGTGAGTGTAACCCTCAATGGCGATGATGTCACCGCGCTTCGCCACCGGTAGATACTTCCGGACGTACTGTGTGGCATGAGCTAGAATGATCTGCTCCGTTAGTCCGGACTCCATTGGTACATCCGGCAACTGGTAAACCTTAGCACGGGGTTCGGGGACTGCCATCATAACTTGAACGGAAAACGGAATGAAAGGGTTCTACTTTCCCTCGGAAAGGGGTTGAAATCAGTTTTCGAAATTGGGGTCATCCGCAGTGAATCCCTGAAATCGACGGCCGGTGAGAAAGTAGGCGGAATAAAGAACTGATTTAGAATTCGGGTTCCTTGGAAGTCGAAACCCGAAGTTCGGCCCGTTTTTAAAGATGGAACCTCGACCCAACGATCTACGTACTATTTTTGGTTTAGAAGAAGTCGAACGATCGATAACTCTTCGAGCTTCCATCATCGCCATTCTCGAATTGGGAGAGGATTACGATCACAACTTTCGCGCTCAAAAGCGTACCATTTGGGACATCGTCCACACCTCGGAAGCGCTTGGGATTCGATGGCAGGCTTTGTTTTTGGAGGCGACAATTATCTGCGATGTTCCCGCCTTCTCCGTTCTGGATATCTTTTCAACCATTTATTACGGTGGCACTCACAAAGTTCAAATGGATTATATCACCGGAATTCAAGATTTGATGCGGAGCAATCCGGTACGACTGCCGGATCTGATTGCCAACTACGCCAAACATGCGGATCAAAGCATGCACATCGAACTGTTGGTTCGACAGGTGCAGCAAAATTCCTTTTTATTACGGGATATCGTGGAGAAGATCCATGTGGATAACTTCTTCTATCTGTCGTCAATTGACCTTCAACTGTTGATCCCTTACCTGAGCCACGAACAGAAGTTAGCGATGGTTCGGCGACAAATTGGGGAATTAGGAGTTGTTCAAGGTCGCTATTATTTCTCGGAATTCACGAGTCTTCTAGGAAAATACGTGAAACAGTGCCATCAGACGCAGGTGATTGTGGAGAAACTTCAGGTTCTCGACGTTATTCCGGAGGATTTGGAGGATCGGAAGAAGCTACTTCAGCATTGCCTTCTGACTCGAAATCTCCGGCTTGTTCACTACGCCATCAATTGGAAACCAATTGAGCCGGAGGATTTGGAAATTCTGAACCAACTCCCGGCGATTCCGGAATTGGAGGGAGCCAAAGAGGCGTTCATCGCTAAACTGCCGCTAGGTTCCAGTTAACACATAAGATCCAAGGATCGTATGTGATTTACGCATTTTCAGTCATAATCGCGGTTAAACGTTGAGAGGTGTCAGGACGTTGCCTCCAGGCTCGCGCGGCTTCTACCATTCGGTTCTGGAGCTCCAACAATCGCTCTCGAGTCAGGAGTTGTCCCGATACTACCTCCAGATGAATCGCCTTAACGGTGGTTCCCGTCTCCACGATGAATGCTTCATATCGCTCTAGTTCTTGCTGAACGGCGAGAGCCTTCGCCGGACTGAGACCTTGGGCTTGCTGTTGTAGCGTTTGGAGTTCCTGTCGGGTTTGTGTGTGATGATTTAGCACTTCGGTATACAGTGCTTTGAAGTCGGCCGTCAAGCGAGCTAGGTCGATTTGAATAGCGTTCATTCTAACTTCAGTTACCGAACTGAATGCCTCAATGAGGAAATCAGTTTTGAAGCACATTTGACTCTGCAGCCAAATGTGTGTTAGGTTGGTGCCCATCGCTGCGCCTCCAGTTCTTGGACCAGAATGTTCACCTTCTTGAAGGCATCCATCAGTTGGTGCCAGGAGATGTGGATTTTGACCATCATCAGGGAGAACTCCGAGAGGTTCTCACGAGGGATGACGTTGTTGCACAATCGATGGAGTGCCTCCTCTAGCAAGAATTTGGAGTTGGAGGACTTGTCGCGGTAGTTGGTCAGGAGCTGTTGCACGGTCAGCACCTTTTCCACATTCTCCTGGATCGCCATGTGTGGAGGTAAAGAGGTCAAGAATGACAACTCCGTGTATCGCGCGTACATTTCGTCCGGTGCCTGAAACTTCTCCTTCAGGTAGTAAACCGCCATCATGGTGTCGAGCTGAGTCGGCATACTGGAGTTGGTGTCGGATGATTGAAGGGTGGATTCGGCCTTCTTTCGGGGCTATAGAGGAATCAGTTTTTGGAGTCCGACGTTTAGCATCATGAAGCATCTAAAAACGGGGATCTAAGTTTAAGAAAGGGAATAGTAGAGGTTGAAAGGGAAGTGATAGGGGAGATTTGAGGATGCTAAAGTAGAGTGGTATTAAGAAATCGGAAACATCTGCGTTGAAGAATGTAAGAATGTAAAAGCGTAAAAGTGTAAAAATCGAAAACACCGTGAATTGACGTTCGTAAAATAATAAATAAATTAGTGAAAACGCTTAAAGGCTTGGTATCAATTCTCTTAAAGATGGATGTCAACAACTTTGAAGAAGGTGGATTTCCAGCAATGTATCTGGAAGCCATAACGAGACACGGCGTTAAGTATTCATGCCGGTTTCAAGAGAATTGTGCTAATACCCAGGAGTTGTTCTCGGCAGAGTCACAAGAAACCGACAACGTTTTCGAGTACATAGTTGGGGAGTATCTGGGATCGTTTAACACTATTGAGATCCCTCCAATTCAATTTATGAGAGAGCTTCTACATATGTTGGAAGGAATCCTTTATTATAAGGATCGAGATTGTATCAATCTTTCCTTTCGAGCTGGAAACGCTACTATGCTTCGTTATCTGTATGTTTTCCGGCCTCCAACAGACGACGAATGTGAGATGATTAAGGCGACAATTACTATGGCGAAACAGCGAATTGCCAGGTTTGAGGTGGATCTTAGTAGGAAGTATGAAGAGACCAAGAAACAAATTGAGGAGTGTCTCAAGAATCCTAGTAGTTTTACCGAAGAAGAGCAACACCGTTTGATAATGGCGGATGCGATTGGACCCGGTCTTGGGTTAGAAGCCTTTTTGCACAACTTCAATCGGTCCTCCCATCACTAATTCCCCGCACTCAGCCTTCACCACTAGCAACTGATTTTAAATTCCTTTCGATCCGGGCTCCCAACCTCTTCCAACTGGGACTTCATTTTCATGGCTTCCAGTCAGACTACCAGTACTACCTATACCGGTTCCGTTACCGCAGCTAGGTCCATCTATCAATCGACCACGACGCCACTTCCTTCCATTGATGAAAACTCCATTGAGTATCGACAACAATTAGAATTGGTTCCGGAGGAGGATCGCAAAGATGTCAGACTCATCTGTCGGTTTGTCGATCGTCTCCCAACCACCGTCTACACGATCTACTTGGAATACCAAAAGGATCTAATTGACACCATCTATCGACTTAATCGCCAACTTGACTAAGTTAGCGATCGGGTCTCTTTTAGAGACTTAATCTTGAAAGACCATGAACTTCCTTAACACATTACCTCTCGTTAATGTGTAAAAGTGATTTCTGAAATTCCCCTTCAGAACTCATAACTTCGACTCTCAAACTAGAATGGACGAAGCTCGACTGGCTGCATTGAACCAAGGATTTTTGGGCCTCCTTCGGGCAAAGAATCACGATGGACTTCGAGCCAATGCTCCCCGAATGTCGGAAGTGGCCAAAGTGATTCTGGGCACTGACTACATTTACGAGGCGGCATCTGTAGGAGATCTGGAGGCGGTGGAGATTCTACTGGAGCACAAGTTTCCGATTCGCACTCATTTTGGACCCATCTTCTTCAACTGTTTGACAGAGGCGGATGCCATTCGAATCTTCCAGAAGTACTGGAAGTCGATGTCACAGAAGATGATCAAGAATCAGTGGTACCATTGGTTGGAACGAACTGTGCAAGAGTCGATTCCACTTCAGCGGTTGGATCTTGTCAAGGTCATCGCCGAGGCAGTTCCGGAGTTGGCCTTCGATTTTCTTCCGTTGGCTTGCCACTTCGGCAATCTGAAGTTGATGGAGTACCTTTTCTCTGTTCGACCTTCTCTGGAGGAGTATGAGACTTGGCATCTGTCGGCCATCATGAGAGCGGGTCTTGAATCCCATCAGCCAGGTGTTGTCAACTTCCTCTTCGACCGAGGCTTCTATGCCGATCTCAAAGGTTACTGGACTCCCGAGGTAACCTTGGTTGCCGCTCAGGAAATCCTTCCTCGTTGGAAAGCGCTGGACACGCACGACTTCCTGATTTTTATTCAGAAAATGGCTCAGAAGAAAGAGATTACTCCAGAGCATTTGGAGATTCTGAAGTTAGCCGCCAGTTACTACACGATTCGAAATGATGAGGATCCGGAGAGGTGGCGCTTGGTTCTAGTCATAGTGACCATCTTCCGTCACTGTCCCATCTCGCTTCTGACTAAAGAGATCGTCGAGCTCCTGATCTCACTTCTGTTGGAACCGGAAGTTCTCTACAGTGGAATTTTGGCTTTACCGGTGGTAGCAGACGTCAAAGAGCGGGTATCTCGATTGATGGAGCTGGGAGTCTTCTTTCAGGAAACGGATCTCGCGAAACGAGTTGCCAATCAGTTATCACCCCATCCTTTGCTCGGTCAGCCTCCGAATCCACTGCAAACAGAAGAAGCGAAAGCTCTAATCGAGGTTTGGCGGGAGGAGGAGTCTTGGTACCGGCGTCGACACCTTTTGACCTTTCGTTACGATCCCTCGCAACACCGTGCGGAAGGTGGTTTCTATCCACGGCAGTTTTCGGAGGGTGGCTCCGGTGGTGCGACTGATGGTGATGGTAGTGCGAATGGTGGAGCTGGAAAGGAGTAATCAACACATAAGACCTTTGGTCGTATGTGTATCGGAAGGTTGGGTTTTAACCGTTAGGTCCGATTCAATCTTCGGTTGAATTTGATCTTTTAATTCCTCCTCAAAAGGACCTTAACTGTTTTCTAGAATGGCATCCAACCCCAACTCTTCGCAGATCAATCGACCTTTGACGGTGCTCGCCTTTTTGGAGCAACAGTCAATTCTGAAGTCACCCAAAACCGCCGTTCAAGACGTAGCTATTAACAATCCTTCGGAGCGGCTAGAGGCAATTGCGGATGTTGCCAAGTCTCTGAATCGTTGCCGTCGAAAGGCGGTTATCTCGGTTCCAATTCAACGGCAGGAGTACCTGAAGTGAGTGTAAGAACAAATTTGAGCTATGACACATACGACCAAAGGTCATATGTGGTTAAATGTGTTACGGCTTACGTGAAAGACCCGGATCGCTAGTACTCCATCACCACGAATCGATCCGTGTGGATTCGTGCAACGTAAGGGTGAATACTCTGACACCTTGATGACAAGGCGACCAAAAAGTAACCGTTGACGATCCACTGAACGTCATCCAAAGCCAATCGGACTCTCGTTCCGGTTGATTGTTCAATCGTCCGCTTTCGTTCCTTCAAGAGTTCCAGTGTGGTATTTCCGACTCTGATACATTCGAGCGCCAACGCTAGATTGGAGTTGGTCTCCAACATTCGTTCACGGAGACCCTCTGTTTGGCCCATTCTCTCCGCCTCCTGGAGAATGTTCTTGTAGGACTCTAGCATCATCTTGGCCATCAGAAACTTCCGATGTAGCTTTTCCACCTCATAATTCAACTCCCGCCAGCGGTCTAGAGGTGAGATGAGGACGGTTGCAGGAAGAGGTTCAACTCGCCGGAAACACTGACGTAGGGAGGATCTCGTTTGCGCCAAAAACATACGAATTCGCAGCGACATGGTGGCCGGGGTTAAAATTGGTACTAATGGGATTGAAGAATCAGTTGCGGGTCAAATTTGAGCATAGCTCAAATGTGTTAAGGCTTCAACGGGATAACTGACAGCAAACCGGGAACCGCGGCGGGGGCTGCTGCAGCTGGCATCGTTCCCCAGTAGAAGCGGGAGCCCTTGTTGGCGTTAACCACTTTGAAGAACTCCTCCGTCGGACCCATCATGGATGTCATGGACTTGTGAATGTCCAACGTTTTCCGCATCGAGACAATGTCTTTCGCCGCTTCTCGGCGAGTCATTCTGCTAATGACGCTCTCGTGAGAGATCATGAAGGTGACTGTTGATTCACAGGTTCGGATCTGTCTCTTCGTTTTTGTCAACTCGTCGTCGGTGTACGCTATCCGAGCGTAGGCGAGATCAAGCCCGTACAAGCGAACACCATTGTCCACCAGCTCTTGCCTGTACTCCTCCATCTGAGCTAGTAGGGCTTGGAACCGATTTCGGATCTTCTCTACTTCCACACGAATCTCCCGCCAAGGCGTCAAAGCCGAACTGGGCATCTTGCGAGGCATGTCTACTAGTAGTTTGCAGCAAGAGAAAAGGAGAGTAGAGAGGGTTAGTAGTCCTAGATCGCGATTTTGGGACTCAGTTTTTTTAGCGCAGGGACATTTGGTGAAAATGCTGTTTAGAAGGGTCAAAAGGTACAAATTAATGTTTACAAACAAGGTACCAAAGATTCCGTGTAGTGAGTAAAATGTAATAAAGAGGGACTCGTTTCGAGATTGATTTCCAATTGGCACAATTTAAAAACCGAAACGGAAATTGTAAATGGAGTTCGATCCCAAAATCTTTACTCCTGCGGATATCGTTAATTACCCAATTGGGACGAAATTTATAGTTTGTTCGTCAAACCCCGAGTTGAACACTAGGGATGACGTTGCTGCTTTTTACATCCTTCAGATGTTGCTCCGTCAAGAACGATCTCCGCTCATCCGATTTAAACTCTACGATCGTTACATTGCTGGATTTCGCCGAAAAGAAAATCCGTTCGTACAATCTTTATCTCTGGATTGTCTAGTGCACGAGACTTCACTCCAATGGAAATCTAGGACGAAAAACCAGATCTGTTCTAAGTCCATCCGAATGGTGCCACATTTAAGGGACCGGAAATTGGATTCAACCTTTATTCGGTACAAGGCTCCCGATTATTGGTTCCTTCTACCCTTGGAGTGGAAACTTCGGTTTCTACAGTGGTGGTTTTGGATCGAGAATTCAAGACTTCGATCAAAACTTCGTCTGAAAGATGTCGAAGGTAAAGTTGTCAAGTCAGAACTTGTGCTTCAAGCAGAAACTCTTCAGATTGAAAACTGATTTTTGACCTTCACTTCCAAAAAGTTGGAACCAATCCTCCAATGGATTTCAAACATATCCCTCTTCCCACTGTGTATTTGGCGGATGGTACGATCAACAATCGAACTATAATTTACCGTACTCCCCCTGGTGCAGAGGATATGGAAGTTTCCTGTATTCGCTATTCTCCTGCGCCTGAGCGCGATCGCGGGATAATGAAAAGGATCAAAATTTGGCCTTTCGTGTCCGAATTTACGGACAAAGTGCCCAACCGTTCCCCATCGCGAAACAAACTACCCGCTTTACCGTCTCTCAGCCGTGAGTCTAATTGGAACCGTTGGATTCTATCGGCTGGAAATTCGAGGTCAACGTTTATTCTCTACAAATCCCCCAATTACTGGGCTTCGCTACCAATGGAGCTGAAAGTTCGATTTCTACAGTGGCGGTTTCTGGCGGAGAAGGCGAATTCGGTACCGCTTCTGGAAGATGTAAAATGCCCATATACCTTTTTGCACAAGGGTACACAAAAAATAGCGAAAATGGAAATGCCCGAGCAAACTCCGTGTCCTGACATAGAAAACAATCCTCGATTTATTGCGGAGATGATGACCATTCCAGTTACCGACCGAGCTAGTGTCTTGGTAATCTGCCGCTATTTCTCCGATTTCCCAGTAAGGGCATATCGAGTTTTCTCCTTTCACGAAAAGGATTTGAAGGCATCGCTTGATGACCTTTCGTTGGTTGATTAGAGTTGTCGTAAACCACATTTGGTCTTAGGCTGAATGTGGATTCAGAACAAAATGGAAAACTGATTCTTGACCCTTCCCTGTTGAAAATCAGAACTATCGCTTTATTCTTCGATCACGATGGCTTCCGCGCCCAGTCCTTTCGTAAAACTGGAACCACTCTTTACCGAATATGGAATCCGATGGAAAGATCTAACCACTGAAATCAAAGTGGTGGAGGATCTGGAGCCCTACTTGAAGTCTCTGACAGATGATTCGGAGGGAGTCAATTGGGATCTTCTCTATTTGATCTGTGACACACCGGAGAACCCGGACCTCTTCAAGGGCTTGCAGCAACACTTGCAAGCCCTTGACTTACTTTGGTCTGTGTGCATGTGCAAGAATCCAGGAGCACGAAATTTTATTTTTCTCGCCCAATCGGAATTCAGCGTTTCGACACCACATTCCGATCGGAAGAATATTGCCGGTTTTCTGATTGACGCCTTTGGTCGCAAGGGAACACCGGAAGAGGCAACCACCGACTGTGCAATCTGCTTGGAGCCGCTAAAACTCCATGTAGCAGAGGAGATTCATTGTCATAAGCTTCATAAGCACTGTCTTAATCGTCTTCTAGAGAATAATACAAAGAAGGCTCCCGGCTCGGTAGAGGAGGTTGGTGGTTATACTTGTGTTCCACTGGCTTGGATCTTCAAGTGTCCCACTTGCCGCAAGCAATATGATCCCTGCACATTAACTCCAATTAATGGGATCATTCAAGTTGCCAACGACGACGGGATTCTCTTTCATGACACCGAGTACACCATGGGTCCATTAGCCAAGTTTTGCTTTTCTTTTTTCTGGGCGGACGCATGGAGCCTGGATTGTCTTCTTCTGACGATCGCTGCTTACATTGATATGATGGAGACCAAGAGTTTTGTCACCTTCAATCTCTACGAGAAATTTGGTAAGATTGCCTTTCTCCCGGTTCTCGGAGAAAGAAGAACGGGAGTACTGGGAGAATTCGATGATGCTCTAAACGATATCACGAATGAAGTTGAGGATAGAGAGTTCACGTTGGTGAGTCATAGGAGACTCTATCGTGATTTTCTTCGTGATTCCAACGACGGAACTTGCAGGGATCTTCGGCGCATGTGCAAATTGGCTCTATCGCAAGGAAAGAGCCAATTCTTGAAGCCGGGATCAGGTCACCCAGATCTAACGGACATGATTCAGAAGTTTCTCTTGTTGACAAAGGGTCAGTAATGGAATCGGAAGAAAAACATAAAACACATTCGGTTTTCGGACTAAGTGTGTGAAAAATGGCTAAGGGGGTGAAAAGGCTTCGATCGAAAACTGATTCTTGTTTCCGTTTTCAAAGCATTACAACCCGCATTTATCTTTCATCAATCGTTGAAATGGGCACTCGTGGTTTCATCGTCTTTGTCCGGAAGGGGAAGTGGTACGCCATGTACCAGCACTACGACGCCTATGACATGTGGCATAACCTCTCCAATCAGATCGCGGATCTGATGGAAAAGCATACTATCGATGAACTCTTGGCTCTCTTCGACAAGGTTCAGTGGCATGATGGAACGGTGCCACCCACACCGGAGGAGATTGAGCTACTGAAGGAATCCACCGATTTGAGCGTTTCCTATCAGAGTGAAGACGACTGGTACTGCCTTCTTCGCGGAAACCAGGGGTCCTTGACCAAGACACTAGATTGCGGTCATGCTATGGGGGATTCTGGTGAGGGTGAGATTCCCAACTTCGGCTACATGACCTGCGTTGTTGACTTCGATCGGCGACTGGTGGGCAAAAACCCCTTCGGTAAGCGGCAGCGTCGTGCCTGGGATTGCCCAGGAAGCGATGAGGAAGTCGACGAGGTGGAGGTGGCAGCAAAGGGAATGGCGATCGCCGGTGAAAGTGGTGCCGCGGAGGCGGGTGTGGCAGCACCGACGTAAGAGGAAATAGAAACAAGAATGAGAAAAGACAGATTTCAAGGTAATTGGAATGTGTCAGTTGTATGCTATAATCATGGGAGTAATCAAACTAGCTTAAAAATGAATTACCATAAGTCCCAAATCAACACCTTAACCGGAATGGATCAAATTGCCGAACTCGCCAACGATCTTGTTAGACCGGAAACCAAAGGTATTGCGGATAAATTCAAAGATCTCCGTTGTACCTATGAAAAGGATTACTCCTTTGTTGTTGGACTCCTGAAATATATCTTTACCCATAATGAACTTGATTGGTATCTGGTTTCTCGGGTAAGTTATAGAGCATGTTCTCTATTTTCCATTTATAGTACCGAAAGTAATTTGTGCATTCTAGACGCACTAATGAAGGCTTTTACTTTGAATTTCTATGATGCGTTCAGAAAATACGTTGAAGTTGCCGAGCTTGAGAATTTCGAGGCATTTGACTTCTTAAGGAAATGCTTTGTTGCCTTGCGGGAGACTCAACAAAGACAAATGTTTGACCATATTTGTCCATTTGTGGGTAAGCTTTTGGAAGGAGCCAATGCAAAAGAAAGATTCGATATGATTGGAACTCTAGCAGTTCATGGCTCTTACAGTGACAATTTCATGACTTTTGCTTGTGGCGATTCCGATTTTGGAAAACCTTATCCCTTAGCTCCGGAAATCATCCACATTGCGATTAAGGATGGAATAACGGTTGTCATGGGATGGTACTCATCTGAAATACTTACCATCGAAATGGATTGTATTCACGCAGAAATTGCTAATGCCGTTGATTCCATCATTCAACTCATGCAATTAGTTGATGAACCTCCGATCATTCCGGAATTTGGTAAAATAGCATTACTCTCGGGTTACTCCTCTAACATCGAGTTTCTCATCGAAAAAGGATACGACTTCAATGAGGATCCTCGAATTCTCTTCTCTTACATTCATCCTTACTATTTTAAAGGAGAATATGGGAATCGAGAGGATCAGAAGCGACTTCTTCAAGTATTGGCTCGGCATCGGCGCGGATTTCTACAGTTACGCCGTTTAGCTCACCGAGCTGAAGAAGGGTGGTATAACGAGGATCCCAAATGGAAGGAGTATTTGGAACGGACTCGAAAGTAAAACACATATGACTTCAAGTCGTATGTGTTAAAGAATTAATTCCTTGACTGAAGTATTGTCAGAACCTTTAATCGGTAATATTGGAGGCTAAATCAGCCACTATTTCACTCAAACGCTTGACACGACTAGGATCCGCACTGTCACGCGGTAAATTTTGGCATCGCTCAAGTTCTCGTACTGTTTCTCCCCATATCTCCCGAGTGATTCCTGGTAGTTGAATTATTTGTAAAGCTCTCTGAAATGCACGTTCAGTAAAAAGGCGGGGTAAAATACCTCGAACGGCTAAACTTCTTTCGCGGCCAACACTGCTCAAAAATCCGGGTAGCGTCATCATTAGTTCAAAGTTTTGATCCCGTTGATTCTCTATTTCCTCCGGAACTAATCCGTCTGAAAACCTATAACCAATTTGACCAATAACCGCGTCAATGATTGGACAAAAGACAGATTCCTCAAATTTCCACATTTCTGGGATTGTACTCAGTTTTCGAAGAATGGCAGTATCAGAGTTAATCAAAGCCGAAGTAAACACTTGTTGTTTCTTCCAAGGCGTTAGATTTTGAACAAACGCACTGACAAATGCAGGTTCGTCCAAAAGTCTGATAGTATTTTCCGAACCCCATGCAAGAAGACTTTGTATAGTGTCTATTGGATCCTTCAATGCATTACCAAACGTCACCGTCAAATAGTGCTCCATCAAAATTGTACTGGGATCCATTGGGTAGGTTACATTTCGTCAAATCGAAATGTAATTTTCAGATTTGGGCAAAGCTGAAATGGGTCTCAAACTGTTGATTTATGCTACAAGTAACGCAACGCGATAGTGTATTTTTCCAAAGCTTTCTTTTCATCCGAATATGTATATTTGTACCAAGAACTATTCTTAAGGCTTATGGTAACTTCCGTTTCGCGGAGTGAGATCATATTTATTTCACTAATTCTCACCGAAGTGGCATTGTTTCGCTCGATATCACCTATAGTAAGAAAAGTAGGTGTGCACGTTAAATAAAGTACATATACACCAGAGATACCAATTGCAGCAAACACGCTTATTTTGGTGAAAGTGTCCATTTCAATTGTGATTGTATTGAGTCGGGGTTACATTCCGCTCTATCGAAATGTAATTTTCAGTTTTACATCATCCAATCGCGCTAAAGATCAAGAACTTGATATATCAACCGGATTACTGATTGGATTTTTGCTAATGTAAATGACGGGTCCACCGTTGAACATATAAATCATAAGCAGTTTATCGGATGTTGTCCGGATTGAACAACCATTGGAACCGAAATGAATATGGAGACCAAATGGCGACTCCGAAAGTGCATTATGAATGATTTTGTAATCCAAACGATTACTGGTTACCATTTCTAATTCGCGAGTGTAATCAACAAAATACTCATACTTCCAATCCAACGTAACTCTTCGATCATAGTGATGTAGAAAACTGTAATAGTGGCAATGTAATGCCGCACCGACATATTTGCATCGAGGAATTTCAACTAGTAATTCCCAATCAGTTGAACTGGGCTCTTTTGGCGGTGGCATTTTAGTGTGATTGAATGGCTTTGAAGCGTATATCAAAATATTAATCACATATAACTTTAGGTTGTATATGGTGAAGGAAGATAAAAGCGTAATTAGCTGTGAGATTGATGCCATGCAGTTACCATTTCATTGTACTTCTTTTCTGCCAATTTTGCATTCTCAAACGAACAAACAAATGAACGCCCACTTTTGAGAATGATGTCTATTTCGCAACCATTATTGTGAAAGATAGCAACTTCTCGAATATCCATGAAGGTGTTTCCGTCAAATGAAAGATCTGAAGCAGAATATAAAAGATCACTAATCAATCGAGAACCAACAAAGCCACAGAGGAGACTAACGATGACAATACCAACCAAGTTTTCCGACGGATTGAGCATTTGACAATTGTGCTGGTTTGGTTATTGGAGTAAGCGTTGAATTTAAGGGATTCATTTTAAAGTTGAGGAATGGAATTGAACGGGGAGAAGTCGATGAAAATGACTAAAGGTAGTCTATGGTAGATATAAAAATGGGTTACGTTGTTACTCATTGGCAAGGAAGCGTTCAGAGAGTCCAAATGATGAAGGTCTTTGCTTCATTACTCCTTTTCCTTTTACCGGTGGTTTCCGATATTCTGGTGGACTATGATTTCGAAAATGGGACCATTACAGTTATTTCAATGCTAATGAGTGCACCCGCATTTTGCCTATATCTTGTAAGTGTATTCCCACCACCAAGAACAAGGATTCGAGGTGATCGATTATGGACATTTATTGGGTGTTATGCAAGACCGTTACGAGGAAAAATAGAAACACCAACTGTCGAACAAATGGTCGAGACAAACGCATTAGCCGAGTATATTATACCGGATAGTAATGTTCGTAACATTCAATACCTAATTGACCCTGTTGTATAAGACCATATTCCAATTCTCTTGGAATATGTTTAAAGTCCCATTTCAATGTAGCGAGCTATGGCTAACATCCTAACTCGGACGGATTTGTTGGGTTCCAAATCCTTTACTATTTCTTCCGGTAGATCCGGTGACCTTGATTTGACAAATTCGACCACGTCTTTCAACAGACGAGCACTTTCCATTCTTTTGTCAGCGCATGTAATCTTTTCGAGCCCCTTCATCTTTTTGGTTAGCATGTATTCATAGGCGTGAATACTATGCATACCACCCTTACCTCGGTTACATTTGACACAACCTATGGCTAAATTCTCGAGATTGTTTTGGCCACCATGGGATTTTGGTCGGATATGACAGACTTCCCAGGGTCCTTCTGGTAAAAGAGAAATACCACAGCAGAAACAAGAAACCTTTTCGGAGTCATCCTTCTGTCGATTCCAGCATTTCGCTTTTATACTTTGACATAGTGTTTCTGGTGCATCAATACCTTTGATCCGATCCGTTTCTCGTTCGTCCAAGACATCGACAATTTTCTCAAGAAAGCTCCTAGAGGTTCCAAACAGTCGATACTTTTCATTCCTGATTCCGGTCGTGGGTTTTGAATTCCATCTCTTAGTCTTTAGATTCAACCAGCCGTGTTCCCCTCGTTCCGCACCCTTAAGATATAAGCCAACAATATAATCTTGTTCGGGCTTGGTAGGTAGAGTTTCTTCACTGGTTTCGGAGAGTTTGAAAGATTCTACTTCTTCGGCAGCTTCAACAAGAGCTGAAAGATAAGGTGAGGTAGGGATAGGTTTGTCAGAACTTGGAGAAGATGGTAACCAAGGGATTCTTGGGAATTGATTCCCTTTGATAATTTCTTCTTTGGTTTTACCTGAACGAATATCCGCCATGATTTTGTCTTCAAAAGAACCGCCAAATTCATCATGAGCGAATAATAAGTCCAAAGATCTTGCAAATGGTTCATAGAATGTGTCGAAACGGATATCATCAGTTTCCTCGACGTTGGAAATGAAATTGTCCAAACATATCAGACGTCCGTTCACTTCCCTAATTCGCAACCAGGTTGGTTTGAAAACGGTGAAAACTCCGTCACAAAGACATGCCATATGACTGATAATGACTTCTTCTTCTGACTTTAGTTCCAGCAACATTTCAGTTAATCCCACCCGGTCATCTATATTTAATTTGTATGGTTCTGCCTCTACGTATATACGCCTTAGATTTTTACCCCGTTTCTTAGCGTATTTCATGATATCCTTAATTTGTTGATCGATTGATATCTTCTTCGTTTGATATTCGTAAAAATTGACGTAGCCAATCGAAGAACGGCCGTCGTCCGGAATATCGCTTTTGAGGTCGATCCAGTAGTTAATATTGTCTATGTAGCGAATATTGTCACCTACGGCTGACATTCGTGCGTTTTGTGTGTTTTCGAACAATTGCAAGCTTTTTGGTTATAATCCTACAACTGTGGCTCTTGGAAATCAGTTGCCGACTTGTTGTCGAGCAATTGTAATTGGTTTGATGTTCATTCTCGTTAGATAGTATGTGCGAGATTAGAAATAATGCTGAAGGAACTGTCACTGTTGTTGTTTCTGTATTGCAAGGTCAAAAATGAGTTTCTAAGCTTGCGAATTCGGATTATTTTCAACCTTTTTGTGCAAGTTTCAAAAGCAAGCCACACCGAGAGTTCTCTGAAATTTGAACAAGTTCTATGTCAACTGGCGGAATGGCAAGGGTAATTTCCAAGAAAGACTTGGAAAAAGCAGAGCTCTCGAAGCTAGCGGCCAGTAATGACGCAGAGATTATTGGCGAGTACGTCAGTAAACTCAACATTATTGAAGTTAAGTGCAAATGCGGGAACAAATGGAAGGTTTTAGCCAAAAAGCTTTTTGACGGCGTTTGGTGCCCACATTGCGCACTAAAATTTGACACCAACATCGTTAAAGCTCTCACCAAACTCAAATTGGAATACAGCGAGAAATTTCGAATCACGGAGGATGGACCTATTTACGATTATGCGATCAACCTTGAAGATCAGATTATAATCGTCGAAAGTGACAACAAACGCCTTTTTGAGGGTGCAACGGCAGCATTCAATCAAAGATGTGTAATTGACAAGATTATGACGGTAATTGAGAATGGGTTTCGTCTTCTACGGATTCATCCGGACGATGTCAAATCGATGTCAACCGTTGAAGAGCTGATTCAGACGTCAATTACTAGTACAAGATCGGTAATTCTTTCTAAGCCGGAAGCATATGAATGGCTCATAACCGATAAGAAAATAAATCCCAAAAAGGGTGAGTATCCACTACTCGAATCAGAATCCAAAGAAGCGAAGGGAGAAACTGGAGATGAAGATGACGGGGATGATCTAGAAGAGGAAGTTGAAGATGATGAAGTGGATGAAGAACAAGAACATTTCCGAATGAGTGTCAAGCATTTGGAACCTGTTGGGGAACCTGGAACCGATGGTAAAATTCTCTCTTATGTCAGTAAGGATGTGATCCGAACCGACGGTAAAGTTGCGATTTACGGTTATTGTCGTGTTTCTACACAAATGCAGGCGGCGGATGGTGTGTCGATGGAGGCGCAAGAGGCCAAGATTCACCATTACGCAGATTTCAAGGGTTACTATGTCAAACGGATCTACTATGACTTCGGTATTTCCGCCAAAGACACTAAGGGTCGACCCGCTCTCCTGAAACTTCTTGACGATATTGGGCCTCGACAGCGTCTAGTTGTTTACAGTATCAGCCGTCTGGCTCGTAACGTTGAGAATGCATTAGAAATCCATCGCATTCTAACGGATAAGAATGCCGCCCTTGTCACGCTGGATATGGATATTGACACTAGTACCGCTGTCGGAAAGGTAGTGTTCACCTTAATTGGTGCCTTTGCAGAATTTGAACGCGCCCAAACTGCGGAACGTGTTTCGATGTCGCTAACACAATTGCGTAATCAAGGAAAACTGCGCAGTAAGCCTCCGTTCGGTTGGAAGTTCGTATCCAAGAAACTTCCTTTCGAAAGATTGGAAGAGGAGCAAGCGATAATTGAGAGGATACGAGCGCACAAAATGGCAAATCCAAATGCTACGGTTGCCATGATTACTCGTTTTCTCAACAAAGAGGTCGATGTGCCTAAGACTCGTAAAGCCAAGAAATGGTACGACAATATAGTAAAGAAAATCATGATCGATAACGACATCCCGATTTCGGGGATGAAACCATAAGAACATATCCGAGTCATACTCGAATCTGTGCAAAAGTGAAAGTTAGTAACAGCCCAATTACGGATGGAAATGGCTGCTCAAAATTCCATTCAATTTGGCGATCTACAAACGCACGTTCAAGACAGGTTTACCATACCTGAATTCGAAATACTCAAACAAGTCCTGGATTGTCACGGATATACTATTTCGGATCCTCGGGCTTTTATTCGCAAAGAGCCGGATTGCGACGATGGTCACATGATTTGGAATTCGGCACTCGCAGGATGCGTGAGCTATGGCGGTGTTTTTCACGTCAACACCGACGGTGTTCACCATTTCCCCTGTGTTATTGCCAATGGAAAATTGTATCGTCAATATCTGTGGCATGAAAACGATCGTAAGGAGTGGTTCGAATTCCTTTTCAGAATTCCTGGGATTTCATCGTCGGATTCATCCGACGATTTTTTCGACATTAGGTGATTCCAATTCGCCCTCCAGCACCATAAAAACATATCCGAGTATGACTCGAATCTGTTGTCTCAGCGCTCAACATCTCGATGCTGCTTTTGACATTTCAACTCCGTGGCTAAGGCTTCCACCACTGCCACTGACCGATGGCGACCATACTCACAACCAATATAAATCTGAGTGACCCCAGTCTTCATTAACTCCTCCACTCGTTGTTGAAGTCGAATGTAAAACTCTTCATTATCGGCTAGAATTTCCTTTTGGAGCCGTTTTGAGCGACCATCCAGTTTCCTAGCCGCCTTCGGAGGTCCCTCAAAGTGGCGAACAGAAAGAACTTCACCTACTGGTTTCCCATATCGATACCCAAAAGAGTAGAGTGTAAGGGTCGACATTGGTTCTTAACTCTAAAACTGATTCTATTTGTTCGTTTGTCACAGCTTTACAACTTCCCTCGTTTGCTCACTTCGTCACTCACTCCGTTCGTATGCCATCGGAAACTATTACCTGTAGCTACGAGCAGTTTTTAGTTTCACCCCCGGAAGGTAAATTTGTCTTTTGCTTTCGTGAGACAGAGCTAAATGTGGTAGATACAACTTTGGATCCAACGACTGCAACTGCTGTGGTTCTAATTGTGCAAAGACTTCAAAAGTCACCGTTCAATTGGGCATCGAAAAACATCCAAATTTCATGGATTAACGGGGAACCACTTGATTACTCAGTTGATTACGAGGAAGATATCTACAATTACATTAGTCTAGCAACCACATTTTCCGAATGGAATCCCGCTAGCGTTGGCGGTTACGGACTCACATGCTTCTACTTTTACCAAAATGGAAGGTCTTGGTGGGAAAATGCTGACGGAAAGAGACTTAAGTTTACTTCTAAAGAACTTGAAACCAGCTCCTGATTCTTTTTATGCGAGTTACGGATGCGGCCTACAAAGATGATACCGCTGACATTGACACTCATGTTACGGCGCTACGTTTACCAAAAGAATGGATGAATTCCGAAATCGACATTCTAACAATGGAAATGTTCACCGACCTATTGAAGCAATTGGTTGAAAATTATCCCGCCGCGGTCGAAGATGACCTTTTGACCATTGGGGAGGAACAATTCCGATACGTGGAACAGCGAATGACGGCTTGGATCTAAGGATCCGGACTCTTTGAGTTTGGATCTAAGCATCCGGATTTTACACAACATCTCTTCAATGAAGGAATGTTGTTTTCTCACCGCTCAAAGTTACTTATAGTAACCTGTACACTTGCTCTTCATAGGCCGCCACCAATCGCTCCCAATCGAAGCGAAGGCCGTACTCCCGAATTTGACTCCGGCATCCCAATGAAACCTCCCGATTCTTCCGAAGAGCGGCTTCCACCAAACTCAAATCCTTCAGTTGCTCCTCGTTGAGAACCGTAATGAAGGGTTGACTCAAGTCGAGACCGGCGGTAGAAACCTCCGACAGAACCACTCCCAAACCAGCGATCAATGCCTCCTTTACCACCAGAGGATCTGCCTCTCCATTTGAAAGAAGGGCCAGATTGCCGTAGTCGGTCAGGTTTTGATACAAAGTCTCCTTCTTCCACTCACCGAGATACCGAGGGGATGATAGATCAAACTTGGGTTCAATACAGTTACCCGCAAAGTAAAGAGAGGGAATGGTTTGGAAATTGGCCTGCCGCTTGCGGTAGTCAATCTTAGCCAAGTAGAGAGACCGATCGGCGTACATCGGTGTCTCCGTGTAACGAAAGAGACTCGCATTGGCTCCATTGGGGGTAACTAACAGCTTCTCGGGGGCAATTCCGTGCTCTAGGTAGATCTTTCGAATTCCCTCCGAAAGGGCAAAAATGTGAGTATTCGGAGGTAAGGAGAGAAACTGGCGAAAAACCCGATCGTAACCACCCCATTTGTCTTTCTGCTCCAGATACCCGTAATGGGAGGTAATCGCCACAACGGGAACGGAGGCGGCAAAGCGAGGAATGACAGCGGCAAAGTCATCATACTGAACATGGACGAAATGGGGTTTGAAATTCAGAATCTGTTGCACAATCTCCTCCGGTTTCGGCGTGTTGACGATCTGGACCTGATGGCCTCGCTTCCGAAGTAGAACGGCATAATCCCAAACTAGAATCTCAACGGCGCCCCAGCCCGGAGGAGGAATGGATAGAATTCCGGGTCCCACCAATGCAATTCGAAGACTCCGAGAGAAGTGAAGATGGAGGTGAAACCATCGGTCGTAAGTTTCTCCTGGAATTGGCTCCAAAAGGTGAAAGAGGGCTGGCTCCTGCAGAACGGCGAAGTTGTAAAGAGTTTGATCCTTCCCGGCAAAGAGTCCCTTCGCCTTAAAAGTAGAAAGGATTTCTTGGTGCAGTTGAGCGAAACGAATTAAAGCGGCAATGGAACCCCCGAACATGGTGCCACCAATCCGATTCAGCTTCTGAAAACGGGTATCGATGACTAGATTCTGTTTTTCCTTCTCCAGAAAGGGGTAGACTTGCAGAAAGGTGACTTTGTCTTTTAAGAACCTCTCCGTGACAGGGAAATCCTTGAACAGAGGTAATTGCTCGTGCTCTCGAAAGCAACCGATGTCAACCCACATAAAGTGCGTTGTATTGTAGGGATTCATGGTGATGGCACGTTGCACCAGAAACGGTTTCTCATTCCAGACTTGGTACAGTTTCGGAGAATGACCAATTCCAACTTCCAGGTCTTTTCTGAGCTCTGATTCCCACTCCCAACGAGAGGTCGTGAACTCAGAAAATTCGAGAAGGGAGTACCGACGTCGCTCGGTCTCCGGATACTTGACCGAAAGGTAATCATGGGACTCCCGGTCAACGAAAATGAGAGACTCAAACGGCATCTGCATAAAGTTCTCTATCCATTTAGCATACTCCAGACGAGAATGCTTGGAAGCAATCAAATAATAGGCGGCAACAACAGTCGTCATTTGGAAAAGCGGAAAAAGTTGGATTTAGAAGATACAGCGAAAGGCTTAAAGCTGATTTAAACCGACAAAAGCCTCTCGCTTTCACGCCAAAGATTCGAATGCTGGCCTATCTCCGTTCCAAGTTCGTCCCCAAACCTTCACCCTTAGTTTCATTTTTTGATGATTCAACAGCAAAGGTTCGTTTAGTGCTATCTACTACGGGTCAGTTTGTGGTTATCTTTTCTTTTCACGGCTTAACTCCCATGACCAAGTATGATTACTATAACCGATTGTGTGAAATTTGTCGAGGATTAGGTATCGAGGTTCCAGATCTATTGGACGACAAAGAGTGCCGAATTCGAAATCTAAGACGAGACTTACTCTTACAATTGTACGCCAATACCAAGAATCTGGATTGGGTCTACTGGTTCTCGGATCCGGAGGCAACTTCAAATTTGATTTCCATTTCTTCTTCCTTACCATCAGAACCCGATCGCATTGAGTTCGCTCGTCCACTCACTTCACCCGTTACTCCGTCACTCGCTCCGTCAATCGCTCCGTCACTCACTTCGTTCGTTACTCCGTCACTCACTCCGCTCGTATGCCCACCCGAACCAAACACTATTCCTCTGTGATTGAGGCATCTAATGCAAAAGCCATTTATCTTCAGTTGAAGAAGGGAATTCCATGGAAGGACGGAATTTATTCGGCTCGAGCGCGAAGAGTGTCTCGAAAGGCCCATATGATGGAAGGGAATGGCTCCGAGGAGGAAACTTTGATCGAAGAACTTGTAGCTAGTGTCATATCGGCGTTGGAATTGGATTACAACATACTTGGAATTTACGTTAACTATTACCGGGATGGAAACGATTGGGCACCTTCTCATGCGCATGCTGGCTGTGTTCAATTAGTCATTAGTCTAGGTGCGACTCGTGTATTAAAGGTGGGAACTAAAGTCTACAACATGGCGTCAGGAGATGTCATTCTCTTTGGAGGAAGCACTCATGAATTACTTCAAGATCCCTCTATCAAACGAGGTCGAATTAGTATTGCAACTTTCATGGAACCTCTCTCCTAATCAATCTTAACATTTTTCACCACAGGTGAAAAACGCGACTTTCAGCTCTCAAAAATGCAAAATCCGGATCTTATAACTGATTTTCCAATTCGCCCTTCTTAGTGAATAACCCTACTTCGATTAGCTCACTCTTGCACCGATTTCCCATGGACAACATTATTGCTAGTGGTTCTGGTGCCCGGATGTACCTGCTGGATCTGAAGGGCTACGAGGTGATGGAGACATCGGAGTTTTTGCCGGAGGTTCTAGAGCATCTGACGCAGTTGGTGAAGGAGCAGTGCCACGACATCCGCCGCGGTGATCTGGTCACCATTTTTCCCAACGAGGAGCGCTACCGCAACGACGGGACTGGGATCTGGGACGGGGAGCGACTTCGGAACCTCTCCGGCAATCCGGATGACTACGGGACAATTCCGGAGGAGTTCATGGTGGACGAGGAGAACTTTGCTCCCGACTGGTGGGTCAACGTCATCGCTCACAACAACTTGTGGTGGCCTTCCGGTCAAATTCGGGATGAGTGTATCGCCCATGTCGAGTACGGCAAGCTGGAGGGCGTTGATCAGGAGTGCTGGCACACGCACTTCACCTGGAAGGGTGAGAAGATGCCGGTAGTGATGGACCGAGAGGAAAAGGTGACGCAGAAGTTCTTCGTTCGGGCCCTCAATCAGGAGTGCTTCGAGTACACTGGAAAGGACATGGACTTCTCCTCCTTTACAGGGGCGGAGGACTTCATCTGCTGCACGGTTTCCGGCTCCCAGTTGGAGTGGATCGAGGCAATGGAGGCGCAAATGGAAGAGGAAGAGCAGGAAGAGCTGGATGCGGCGACCGAGCGCGAAAGGATGGAGCGGCGGCTACGGTGGACGAACGCGTAAACACACATTAGACGTAAAGTCTAATGTGGAATTTCCAACCGATCTTAATTCTTAAGATCCAAAGATGGATCCGCTAAGCCTCTGTTTAGCACTCTTGTTGGTGCTATTGCTCTGCTGCCTGTTGACTCCCGCTCCAACTCCCAATTTAGTTGAAGAGTTACCCCCGGGAGAGGATGAAGCGCCGCCGGAGGAAGAGGAACCACCTCCCGATGAAGAACCGCCGCCGGATTCAATGGCCCTGGTCCCATCAACAACGTTGAATCTACCCCGAGATTTTACCGCCACTTTGACCGCCTATGCCACTTCCGGAGAGGAGGTAACGGATGTTACCACGGAGGCGACTTGGAGTAGCACTAATTCTAGTGTCGCCACCGTTAGTAACGGTCTTGTAACCGCCGTTGGAGCCGGAATGACCCAAATCTCCGTCACCTATCGAGGTGTCACCGCGCAGATTACGTGTATGGTGAATACGGCAACTCTAATTTCCATCGCTATCTCCCCTCTCAATCCGGCTGTTGCAAGGGAGAGTACAATGCAATTAACCGCCACCGGGACCTTCAGTAACAGTGCCAGTATGAATCTGACAACGCAGGTGACGTGGAGCTCTCAAAATACCAACATCGTCTCCGTTTCTTCCACTGGTCTCATTACGGGGGTAAATGGAGGCTCAACGCAAATTCAAGCCCAATCCGGGTCCATTCAAGGAGTTACTACCGTCTTTGCGGGTAGCTAAAGTCCAATCTGAGGCTTCCGTTTTTGATTTCACTATTGGACCCCAATAAAGACTCAACCCCGACTTCACTAAATTACTTCATGACCAGCATCAATTACTCCAGCTTTGAGTGTCGGCATTCTGTTCTTCTCCTACTGAAGGAGGGTGGTTCACATCGTTTTAGTTGCGACAAGCTAAGCCGTCATTCGGGACCTCATGTAGCCAGCACTTGTCTTCAGAGCGATTGCTACGGAAACCGAAAGTTGCAGAAGAAGGGAGTCAAGCACATTTGGCAGGCGGATTATCTAACCAACGGAAAGTCGGTCCTAATTCAGAATGGAGAGCGTTGGGAGAGTGACAAGGTCCTGGTTCCACTGGCCGCGGATCTGAAGTTTGCGGCCGCCATTCCAGCCGGAGTGGTATACTGGCTTTAGTGGCGAAGCGGCTTTAGCGACGGAGTGGCTTTAAATCTGATTTCTCAATTCCTAACCATCCGGAGCAGAACCATAATGGCGGTCTCGATTCCCGAACCAGACTCTGATTCCCAGGGTATCACTCAAACTTACACGGATCGAATTATGCACCTGTACACCGGCCCACTGAAACCATGGCAAAGTAAGGGCTTCGATCAAACGGACCCCAACATCCGTGCTTCGATGAAGATGGTTCTGGAAGTCGATCGACTCGAAATCCTAGTTCTCTTTCGTTTAACTGGATTGGACCCAATCGAGATTTACGAAGTCTACCTTCAGAACAACAAGAATTCGAACATGACTCACGAAAGGCTACTACCTTTGATACCAGGGGTCGTGGCTATTAGGCTTCGGTGAAGACTTCCATTCGAGTCCACACGCCCCATAACAAGGATTCTTCCCCGTTAACACAAATTTCACAAACGTGAAATTTGATTCTCTCAATTCACCTTCGGGGCCAACAACTCTCTCATCACTTTTAGAATGAGCTTTCCCAATCGCGACGAAATTGCAGAGGATCTTCGAATCCTTTCCATCGAAAGCGAGGAGAAGGTTCTGAAGCGGTTCCGATACTACGTGAATTTAGCCTTAAGTCGAGTTGACTTTAGCGAACCGGTCGAGGGTCGAGAAGAAGAAGATCGAGAAAATGAGGAATACTTGAGACAGAGTTATTGGGCTCTAAATGTTGTAGCCAATGACTTTCATTTACCTCTGGCCACCATGATCTTCGATGCATACCATGAAATGCATCACTACGATTATGCATCCTTGGAAGGTTGTGTTCCAGAAAGGTACTACCCGGAGTTTCTGCAACAGTTAGTCCTCCAACTTCACGAAAAAGGGCGGGAAAAAGAGCTGATGTCATTACAATATGCACTTTGTAACACAATCTCCCAACTGGCTCTTATACTGCAACATCGACCCCTAATGCGGGAATTCGCAAATGCGATTCTCAACTTCGGAAGATGGGTGAGACTTGGGAATGACCTTCAAGACCCACAGACCCTACTCCTTTTGCTAAAGTACGCCGATGCGGAAGCAACCGACCAATACTTTCGAGACACTTGCAGTAATGGCTGGTACTATTATACATTAAAGGATCGGTTGAAGGCGCCGGAGACAATGGAAACGGTAACACGTTGGAGTCAAAGCCGTTTCGCTATGATTAAGAAGATTCGACGGGACTTAATCATTACCAAGTACCGATATCCCCCTGGGGGTCGACCTCTAGCCAAGGATTCCAAGCTGAAGAAGGAGGATTTTGAGTGTCGGAAGGAGTTTCGAAAGCGCATGATCATCTGTAGTATCTACACATTGGACGCGGATTTAACGAAGTTTTTACTTCAGTTTGGAATTCACCCGACAGTCGACGAAGTTGTGGAGGCAATGAAGTTGCTACCCACCCATCCGATTCTGAATCCCCGAAAGGAGATTTTGATGCGACTCTTCGCCATCGACCGTCGAGGTCCCCTACTGGCGCTTCGACAGCTAGCCAGAATCGAGGACGGTGTTCAAGACGAAAAATGGAAGCCGTACGCGGAACGAATCGGGATCTCGACGGCGGATTGGTAATACACAAGGATTCTCCCAGCGCGTAAACACGCTTTAGTACATTACCTGCACCCGGGCGCGTAAACACGCTTTAGTACATTACCTGCACCCGGGCGCGTAAACACGCTTTAACACAAATCTCAGGCAACTGAAATTTGTATCTCACTGCATTCTTTTTCAACCTTTAGAAAGATGAGTCTCCCGGAACCCGATGATCTCCTGAACGAAATTATGTTACTAGCTCTTGAAAGCGATACCAAAGCTTTGGATCGGTTTCGACACTATGTTCACGAATTTATGGAACGAATCTATTTTCCAAGAGGAAGAAGGGAGGCGGATGAAGAGGTTGAGGACGATGAAGAGGTTGAGGTGGATAATAGTGAGATTTTAGACGATCAATATGCAACCCTTCGATATGTTGCCGCACGCTGTAATTTACCTCTCGCGTATCTAATTTTTGACCATTACCGAAGCGATAACGGTGAGTCTTCGTTTTTCATCACCGATTTCGTCAGTAACTACTATTTTTCCGATTTTTTCCAGCAATTGGTGACCCAAATGTACGAGTTAGGACAGGAAAAACGATTACTAGATTTGGGGTATGAACGTGTCAGAGTTATATCGGAATTAGTCTTGTTGTTACAGAATCGCCCCCTTATGAAAGATTTTGCGGATAACGTTCTTGTTCACGGAAGTGTCTTTCGAGATCTAATAGAACCCCACATTCTGGATCTGCTGCTAACTCATGCTAGCGATCTAACCGTCAATATTTACTTCTCTGAGGAACGCGGTGGAGACCAATTTTACAAACATTTTCCATTGCCCACTTTTGCGGATCCAAGGAGTATGAGAGCGGTAACCCACTGGAACAATGAACGGTTTATGATTGCTCGAGAGATTCGAAAACATATTGCAATTTGGAATCATCGTTATCCTCCAGGTGGACGTCCTTCAAGAGGTAAAGCTTACCCGCGTTTCAAACCACGGGAGGAGATTGAGGGACTGTTAGCCAAGTACACAGTTTACACTCTGGATCCGGAGTTGATGAAGAAATTGTTCACTATTGGGATTCACCCAAGACCGGAGGAAATAATTGAGTATATGAAGGTACTTCCCACTCACCCTATTCTTAAGGCCCGAAAGGCAACAATATTGAGAATGGTGGCGATGGATCGTCGAGGTCCGCTACTTGCTCTACGTCGAGTAGTTCGGAAAGAAACGGAGAACGAAGAGGAAGGGTGGGCTGTTTATGCTAAACTTCTTCGAGACTTAGGAGAAGAAGACGAAGCTCCCCGTCGAACCATTTCGCCTCCTCGGGGTGGCGCTGGTGCCTCTCCTAGAGCCCGTTCTCCTCGGAAGTGATTCCCGCCAAAACAAATCTCAGGCAACTGAAATTTGTATCTCACTACATCCTTTTCCAACCTTCAGAAAGATGAGTTTACCTGATTACAGAGTTTTAGTCGAAGAGCTTTCGGAGCTGGCGATTGAAAGCGATGCCAAAGCCTACAAACGCTTTCAGTATTACGTCGAATTGCTTTTGAAAACTAACGCAGGTTCCGAGCGAACATATGACCATAACTTTCGAACTCTCCGGATCGTGGGACATGAAACTGGTTTACCTTTCGCTTTGGCTATTCACGAATATTTACTGTCGATGAAGGAAACCGATTACGAATTCGATCTGGATTTTGATAGATCCATTCCCGGCCATGACCAATTCAGTCTTATTGCACAATTGGTTGAACAGCTCCACGATCGAGGCCGAGAGCAAGAGCTTTTAAAGCTATTGAACTCAAATTCGATCCTTGTTCAACACTTGGTCGTTCTTCTTCAAAACCATCCTTTGATGGTCGAGTTTTGCAGCCGTATTATTCAAACCGAAGATGAGATTTTGCGCGACCTCCCGAACTCAATTTTAGAGTTAGTCCTTCAACATGCGGATGCCAAATCCTCTGATACCTTCTTTTACAACGCTTACGCTGACGATTTTCAGGATCGATATTTGTTACCAACATATCGAGACCCTAAAAGTTCAGAGGCGGTAAATCGGTGGAAAGAGTATCGAGTTGGAATTATTCACATGGTCCAGCGAAACATGCTAACTTGGAAGTACCATTTTCCGACTAAAGGTCGACCCCTAGCCAAGGATTCCGAGTATACGAAAGACGATTTTGTGTCAGAGGCTGCCTGGGCGAAAAATTTGGTTAAGTACACCGTTGTCAGTTTGGATCCAGTGTTGGCCAAGAAACTAGTTCAGATGAATTTGGAGCCAACTTCCAACGAATTGATTGAGTACATGAAACTGGTACCCACCCATCCCAGTTTGAACCCCCGAAAGAAGGAGTTTCTGAAGGTGCTAACCATGGGGCGACGAGGCTCTATGTTGGCGCTTCGAAGGGCGGTTCGGAAAGAAACGGAGAACGAAGAGGAAGGATGGGCTGTTTACGCCAAGTTGCTCCGGGACTTAGGTGAAGAGGACGAAGCTCCCCGCCGAGCCATTTCTCCCCATCGAGCTGCGTCACCTCGTCGAGCCGCTTCTCCTCCTCGAGGTGGAGCCGGCGCCTCTCCTAGAGCCCGTTCTCCTCGAAAGTGAAATTCGTTTTTTTCGTTTTCCTTTTTCCAACCTTTAGAAAGAACTCGAAGAAATGGACCACCCTGAAGGTTACGATAAGAGCGATTTGATTCAGGCTGCCGCTCAGGGAATGGAGCAAGGCCAGCAGCAGTTGGGTCGAATCCTGGAGCGCGTGTTTCGTCCAGACCCCGACTCCGAGGTCGATGTTGAGAGTCTCAGTTATACCGCCTCCGCTCTCGGTCTTTCTCTACCGGTCGCCCTCTTTCATCGTTACCATCGGGACCTCGAGCAAACACTAGAGGGTCTCGATTATCTGGACAATCACACCACATCAACAGATTCGAAGCGCTTTCTGCAGCGTCTGGTTGATGATCTGGATCGGATGGGTGATTTGGAGTCACTCAACATGCTTCATCACAATGTCCCCTATATTCAGGAGCAGCTCTTCTACCTGATGCAGGGGCGTCCCACTTTCAGTCATTACGTGCTCGAAATGCTGTACTTCAACGACAAGACTCTGGATGCTATCCGGAATCCGGCTCTTCTGAAGGCGGCTATTGCAACACTGGATGATGCAGCTCGTGCCTACTACTTCTCCACTCACGAGGTTAAGACGCCACCTTACTTCCTGGAGCAAATCTACCCCTTTTACCTTAACAACGACGCTGCTAACGGTGCAAATTACATGCAGAGTCAGCATGCCTTTGAGGAGTACTTTCAGATCATGGGCCCGCTTAACGAGCAGATTGAGTTGGTCTTGGCCACCTGGGAGTATCGCTTTCCGGCCAAGGGTCTACCACCCGTAGAGGGTGAGCCAATCTCGACATTGGCGCGTCGAAAGGATTCCGAGAGCGAGCTACTGAATCTGGTCATCGTCTCTCTGAATCTGGATTACGCCCAACAGCTGAAGCGAATGGGAATTGAGCCTTCGGTGGCTCAGCTGCGAGAGTTCCTGGATATGGTTCCCACCCATGGTTTCCTTCAGATCCGGAGGGAGGCGATGGAGCGGTACTGGGCATAAGCCAACGCAGTGAATGTAATGAACGTAGTGGGCGTAAGCGAACGTAGTGGATGTAATGAACGTAGTGGGCGTAAGCGAACGTAGTGGATGTAATGAACGTAGTGAGCGTAATGGTCAAGGATTCTCCCGGCGAGTAAACTCGCTTTAACACAAGGATTCTTCCCCGTCAAGACAAATCTCACCCCGAGTGAAATTTGAATTCTCAAATTGGTCCCCTTGATCATTAACTCACTTCCATCACCCTTTATGGAGACCACCTGCCAGCACACCGTTCTTCTCCGGTATCCAAGTGGGCGGTACCGGAAGTATCGATGTGGCCAACCTCGAAAGCATCTAACACCTCACATGTGTCTGGGCTCCGTTGTGGCGAATAGCATCGGAGAGGAGAGTTACAATTTTCTAGATGATCACTACCTCTGGGAGATTCAGAAGAATCCGGCCGGACTCTCAACTCTAACCTTCAATGGAAAAGAGTGGGTTCAAGATTCGACTCTAACCCCGGAAGCCGGCGCTTTTCGCTTTGGAGCCCGAGTTCCCGCAGGCCTGCTATTTTGGAGCTAAAAATGATTTTCTCCTTCCATTCTAAAGAGACCAGAACCTGAGAAATGGCAGCTATTACACAAGACATGAAATGTGTGGTAATTTGTTCTCGGATTCGGACTTTGAAGGAATTGAAGGCGTGGGTTCACTGGAGTGAAAAATATGGTGTTAAACTCGAAACGGTGGATGAAGATGAGGATGCATGCGGTAACCTAAGTGATACCATAGAGGATTTGCTTGCGGCCGGACAACTAAAACCTTCTATGTATTCATTTTTGGAACCTGGCGTCGAGAAATACCTGGGACATATAAAAATGTATCAAGATGAAGGCAGTTGGGATCCAACACAGAAGCAGGTCCTTCAATTACAAAAATTCCTAGAGGGTACCGAGTTTGAAGAGATGTTCAAAGAGATATTAAAAGTTCCGATCCAATTTGCCAAAAGTTCACCACTTGCTCCATTGGACAAAATCCAATCTGCACCGCTCTTTACCTTTACTTTGAATATTGTAGATGCGGCGGAACTTTTCTTTGAAATGGACGAGTACGATATTGCTGTGGAGCGAATTGAAGACGAATATTTGGAAGCCGCCATCAAAAATAGGTGGCTTCGACTTTGGATGGTTCGGTTTTTCGCTGACGCTTTTGAAGAGTACTTGACGGGGATACTGGTTCCAATCAGACATCTAAATGAAGAACCACCCCTTCTTGAAGGAGATTGGAACTACCTGAAAGAAATTGCTGGTGAGACAATTTTGTCGGAAACCATTGACAAGGTCCACAAGGAAATCAATGAAATTTTACAAAAGAGACTGGAAAAGAAGCGAGAGAATTGGAAGATCAAACCACCAAAGGGGTTCAAGTAAAATGAAAGACACATTTCAACCAGGTTGAAATGTGCTATGAAGGACGGCGAGTAAATCCGTTCTTACTGTATTCGGCTCTAAAACAGGTTTGGATCTAAGTGTGAAACCGGTGGTCAACTTCCTAATGGAATATGAAGAAGCGTTAGAAAATCATCGAAAGCGTCGCCGACTTAATTCAGAGAAGGATGATTTGGAGAGGAAGCAGTGTTACTATACTAGTATGGAGGAGCTAAAACGGAAGCATAAGAAAGAGGTTTGAAACAAGCGTCGAGGGAACCACCATTGACAACATTCAATTTACTCTATCCGAAGCAAATTGATTTTTCGAAGAGTGAAAATGCAATAAATAACCCACAGTTAGAATGATCGATTATTATGTTGGCAATCTTTTCTTTTTCCGCAACTGTAGCGGTTGCGATCTTACAAAAATTCTCAATGAAGAAATAGTACATGGTGGTGTACGCCGTGAAACCGGACCCGATTTTGTTAACTATTGGCCGTACAAATCGGGAATCGGACTACTAGTAAACGACGAGATTATTCATCCAGAGCATCATAGTAGTGGCCCGATAAAGCTTTTCGAAACGGAGAAACCCTATCTCACTCTTGACGAAATTCTCACACTTCCCAAGTTTGAGGGCAACTATTTTGCTGTGGTTTTCCCGTCGAAGGAAATGGATCTCAAGGGATCCTATATTCTTCTTGTAGGTGAAGACCTTGGGGATCTTCATGATCCCTGTTATAGAATACAGCATTACATTCCTGGGTGGGAAGATCTTGTGTTTGCAACAATTCTTACCAAAGAAATGAGGGACGAATTTGGAAAGGTCAAAAAAATCTCCAAGGATAGGGTTCTTCTCGAAGTACTTGAAGAGAATTCACATGAAAATTTCGACACTATCTATCAAAAATACAAAAATAAGTGCCATGAATGCGGGATGGAAAAGTCAATGCTCTCCCGAGGAAAAGTCAGGTTATTTATTGCTGGGTGGAGGTAAACATATACGCTATTATAACGTATATGAAGGAAGAAATGGAGAACTTAGGTGAACGTTTCGATTTTCGGCAAAGTTTTGGGTTGGTGTGATTTGGTGTTTACTTGCTTTCCGGAGTAAAACTCAGAAGGAGCGTTATTTGTATGTATGATGTTGCAATAATGTGATAGCCTTGGATACTCGGGTTCATTTTAGATCGTACTTGGTTAAGCTTCCACCATGACCAATTCCGGGAAGAAAACTACAGTAAATCCGCTAACGCTCTGGGAACGGGCGCGTTATACAACGATTTATCCGCGTGGAGAACCGTAATCTCCTTTCGAAGAAGTCTCTCCTTAAAATCGGGGTACCAGACTTCAGTAAATCCCTTATACATTCCAATCGTGCCTCCGTGGCGGTAACAGATCAGTGATAGAACTTCATCGGCTCCCAGAGGTCGTACAAGAAGAGAGAAGACTTGCTTGAAGGAGTCCCTATCCATGGTGCTAAAGATTGATTGAAAGAACTTCTTATCAAAGATACATCCACCACAACCACCATAAATAGGCGACGCCTTCGAACCTAACCAGGAAGTTAGTAACGGATGTAACTTCTCTCCTGGATTACATCCGTTAATGGTGTAATTGAGAAAGGATACATCAACGGGTTTGTAAACGTGAGTATCATCCTCTAGAAGTAGAACGTAATCCTCTTTCATGAGAGAGAACGCCCTTTGCCATAAATCCAGGTATTGATCCAGTGTCAAAGAATTCAAATGGGCACTGTAATTCTGTGTACCGATCTTCTTCTCCGCTAAAAGGTAGTGACACTTGTATTTCTCGGCTAGTTTGGAATAATCGTAACATCCAAGATCCCCAATAAGAACAATCGTACTCTCAGGATACTGTTGACGAAAGGACCGAAGGGAAGCTTCAAAAGCGACCGGTTGCCGGTAAAAGAAATAGATAGCGTCAAGCATTTCACGGGTTTGCGTTTTAATAGGGTATGATGATTTTGCGACGGATTTGATTTGGGAGGATTCAGCAACCCCACCTTGACCTCTTTTAAAAGGACCAGTTTCCTACCCGCACACATAATTACATTTTAACGAAAGTTGAGACGTACTAGAAAATTGATTCTTGGATCTGAGCTGGAGGGACCAGAACCCATTTACATTCGAACTAGCACTACCGACAGAATGTCCAAGATTGACGAGTTTGGTTTCTCCGAGCTGTACTTGGCCGTTAAGGCGGGTAACATTGAGCTGGTTCGGGAGTTGGTAGAGAAGGAGCCCGCTGCTGGTCTACACCAGTTACCCCAGATCGACGACGAGTACAAGACGCCAGAGTCGAAGTGGGAGGCAGAGTGGGAGAAGTACGCCGCGGAGACCGACGAAAGTGAGAACGATCGAGGTGGTGATGGTTACTATCCCAAGGCCGGTCGTTACGCTGAGGGTTGGAAGGGTGGTCCGCCGCACCCTGCTCGGGTCGTTCCCAAAACCTTTAAGGAGTACGTCAAGTGGGACAGTCGGACCTGGATCCCTCTGGATTTGGCCATCTCCACCGGCAACCGGGAGATTGTCAACATCCTACTGTCTCGGGCGGAGAACTTCTCCAACAAAGAGAACTCCATAGCCACCAACCAGAACACGATGCAGTTGTTGGCAGTCTGTGACATGGAGGATCTCTACCCCGTCATCTGGGAGAGCGAGGCCTGGAAGAGAACGGTTACCGTCAAAGGTGTCGATACTCGTTGCAAACGGGAGGCCATCGAGTCGCTAGTCAAGTGCGACAAGTTCGAGGCTTTTACTCGGGTGACCTTCTTCCTTGCAGACAACCCAGTTTCCGCCTACACAGCGGTTCTGTCGGCAGGTTCTCCGATGGAGAAGACGAAACTCTACCTGCAGTACCTGGTGGATCACGGTTTTGACATCAACCAGGTGGAGAGCGAGGAGGAGGACTACTTGACTGTATTGACTCACGTCCTGATGGGGTGGGACATGTCTGATGCATCGGACAACGATCTGGCGACGGTCAAGATGCTCCTGGATTTGGGCGCCGATCCCAATGTGCGAGGATTCTTTGGTCATTACCCATTGGATCAAACCTCCAACGCCCGAATGATCAAGTTATTCTTAGACTACGGTGCTAATCCCAACCTACCGCGCGACAAGAAGGTTGGTTCGCCTTCCATTTGGAAGTGGTACCTGACCTCATTGGCTCCTTGTCTTGAGGAATGCGTTGATGGACTCAAGGTCTACCTCGAAGCCGGTTGTAAGCCCGAAGTACCCTGCAGTTTGGAGTCACTCCTAACCGAAGGTGGTTATGGGGATCACCTGGAGAAGTTGGATTTGATCAAGGAGACTGGCTTACTCCTGATCAAGCACGGTTTCAACTACACCGAGGTCAGGAAGTCTGAGTTTCGTTACCATTTCTACCCCGAAATGGGTAACGAGGAGGAGTACGTCGCCAAGGTGGAACAGAAGCAGGAGGAGGTGACTCAGGCTTGGCTGGCAGCCTCTTCCAGCCGCTAAAGCTAGGAATAAGAAAACAAAACACATACGAACTTACGTTCGTATATGCCCCAAGATTATAACAAATAGCCTTCCGATTTTTCATCCATTTAGACTTCTATACACTCAAACATCGGGCCCTCAATCTCAAATTTCACTATTCTCAGGAATCATACCTATTATATGTAGATGACCAGCATCTGTAAAAATGCCCGTCAATAACCCACCGACTATAAAACTGATTTTTATATGTGGATCTTGGAAGAAAGTAACCCTTTATTTCAGCTTCTTTCGCTCCTGAATTTCGAGATGGAGATTTTTGAGTCGGAAGAGAGTTTGAAGTATCACCTCTCCGTTTTTAGCGTCGCGAAAACGGAAGAGAAGATCTACCAAGAGATTCGGCATCTCTGTGAGCCTCTAGCTTCCCTCGAGGTAGAAAATGAGGAAAAGAATCGGATCTTTCGCATTTTTCTCTCCCTGCATGAGGATCAGAAGGAGATCTACAAGCTCTTTACCGCCGCCTACTGTGACGCAGTAACGGCAATGGATCCGCTAACCGACATCTTTCAGGACATCGTTCAGCGCTTTGGGGATTTAGTGGAGGATAATGAAGATGCTTTCGACCAGGCGAAGACGTTTCTAAAGACAGCGATTCAGAAGTTGCAACAGCTGCTGAAGGAGGAGGTTCTGTATCAAATGGTACAGGTTTACCACCACCAATCCTTTACTCCGTCGGACGTAGTCACCTTCTTCTTCAATCAACTCCGAACGAAGGCGATTTTCCCAGATCTAGTTCAACTCTTCGTCGAAAAGGATGGCGAATTGGGTGAAAATGACGACATCATTCGATTTTCGCTGCTTTTGATCGAAGAGCCAAGTTTGCGCAAGCAGATGATGTACTACATTCCCGAACTTCTGTTGACGATCTACGCCAACATCCCCGAAATCATGACCGGGGATTACGGCGCTGACGACATCTTCGATCAGTACATCGATCGGGATCTTTCAGCTCTAAGTGAGAGAGTTGTTCACATGAAGGAGATCGGCATCTATGAACCGGAAGCGGAAGAGCTACAGGAGCTGGAGCCAGAAGCGGAGGTTTCTGTAGCCGATTGGCTCTACATGGATCCCAATGCAAATCCCGAAAAGAAGGAGGAACGGGAGCTAGAAAACGTCAGCCGCTACTACGAAAGTGTCACAGCGGTGGAGAAGAATTTCTTTTTCACTTTGGCCATTTGGAATCGAGTTCTTCCGGTTTCCAAGAAGTTGTTCCGAACCTTTACCCGAATGGCCATCTTTACGGGAAATGAGGAGCTGATTGAAGCCGCTTTTGAATTCGACCTCGAGATCGAGGAGCAACTGATCTTCAACGCCATTGAAGGAATCTACGAACATCCGACGCTCAAGGATCGAAAGCAGCAAACGTTCCAGTTTGTTAAGGGCTTCTGTCCCGAAATTCTGGAGGAGGATTGGGAGGAATTCGCTACACGCATGCGAAACGGGGCCTCCAACTTCGGGCTGGAGTAAGAAGAAAATACATATCTCAACATAGTTGGGATGTGTATATGTCGTAACATAAAACCGTATTCACTACAAGAATCTGCCGTCAATCATCCTTCAAAAGTTGGAAAACTGAATTCCGCTTCTTCCCGAAATCCAAAAGAACCCTTTCAGAACCTGACAAAATGGAAGACACTCAGATCCTGAAATCCACCAAGAACATTCGGCACCATTTGTCGATGATTCGAGCTACGAAGTCGGAGGAAGAGCTCTATCAGGAGCTAAAGCGCCTTTGTGGCCTCTTCGTCTCTCTAGGGGATGACCTAATCCCAAAAATGGGACAGACACTGGATCATTTCCTCGATCTTTACCAGGATAACGCCACCTACATCTATCGGATGTTTGTGGCCGCACTGTGTGATCATATGTCAACCAGTCCATACTTTTTTGCTCTTGTACTTAACGTTTTCCAGTCCCTTCCGACGAAGAAGTTTCAAAAGAAGGAGCGGACGATGGAGTTCTTTCTTCAATCCGGATGCAGCCAGTTGGTGATCTTGGGGAAGGAGAAGGTCTTCGAACAGATGATTGATAGTATCTACCTAAGCGGTGGTCCGGAGCAGTACCTGATTACGGAATTCTTCCAGTTGTTGCAGGAACAACCCTGCTTTCCGAAGCTGGTCGAAATCTTTCTCAGTAAGGACGGAATTGTCGACGAAGCAGATGCAATGACCTGTTTCTCTCTCCTCCTGATTAAGGACCCGGAGGTACTGAATCGAATTCTGGATCATGTACCCGATGTTACACTTCAACTCTACGCCAACCTACCGGAAACCCTTGTGGGTCTCTACGAAGAGGTTGACTTTTGGCGGGAGTATGAGGATCGGGATCAGGATACACTTTCGGCCCGAGTTCTTCGGATTAAGGATTCGAAGGTTTATGAGCCGGAGGAGGGTGAAGATGTTGATGTCAAGGAGCCACTTCGAAAGTATCCACAGACAATCTACAACGACGAATTTATGATTGAAGATCCGGTAGAACGGCACCTGGGAAATGTCACCGCCTATTTCGGTCATGTGGATCACGTTCGGGAGCATCTTCTGACGGCGTTAACCATCTGGAAGCGAAAGGAGCCGACTCACAAAGGGCTCCTTCTCACCTTTGCCCGTTTGGCGATTTTCACCGGGAATCAAGAAATGATTCAAGCCGCTCTAGAACTGGGCATCGAATTCAGTCCCAATCTGATTGCCAACGCTATCGATGCCATCTACAAGCATGAAGACATGAAGGAGCGAAAGTACGAAATCTTTCATCTGGTCAACTACTTGAAGCGAAAGCCTCTTCTAAAGCTGCGTCGGCTGGCTCGAACTCTGGATGGTGCCGAGGATGAGGGTTGGGAGGAGTTCGCCAAGCGAGTTCGGAAGGCGGCGAAAAAGGAATGAAGAAGGCAAGGGAATAAACCAAAACAAAACATATAAGAACGTAAGTTCGTATATGTCCGAGTAAAAGTTCGTATATGTCACTACCGACTCTCAAATTGATTTTCGATTCTCCACTTTAAGATCCACAACCCTCCATTTCAGTATGGCTTCGGAAATCTCCCCACAAGAGCGCGGGCTCCAGGTTTTGGAGTCGCTGTTGAATCATCTCCTGGCCTCCAACAAAGAGCAACTCTGGCGAGAAATGGGTCCCATTTTAACCACCATTAGCCTGAATCCAGATGTCTATGCCACTCACAGTCAGAACGTGATCGAGGGCTTGCGGGCGGAGATTGGAACTCGAGAATTCCCCATTGATTACACACTTCGAGGTATTAGTTGGCGCTTTCTCTACTCCAATGGCAACTACGCTCTGAATGCCATTTGGGAGCAATGGGTGGTGTTGGAGGACGCCAGGGGACCTTTTTGGGCCTCCGAGTTGGAGCTGGGAACCCTCTACACCAACAGTCCAAATGTTGTCACGGAACCCTGGTTTAAGTATTATCCACTACCTCTGAAGATTGGAAGCTTCAAGACGGTCACACTACCGCCGTTGGAGACTCTGTAATTGAAAAATGACTCCGTTCATTCCAATCTCCAAATCGATTGAATGACAACCCCAATTCAACTGCCGGCTATTGAGGCCATTGGACTTCAGAGAAAGGTTCGGAAACAACTCTCGGATGGAGAACTTCACTCTGTTTCGATTGAAGTTGGACCTTTTCACACTCCGTATTTAGCTCGCGTTCGACTAGTGGAGACCAATCTACAAGTTCGAGTTCAAATCGAGAGCTATTCGACTTTCGCCGGCTTTCACCACGCTAAAGTGCTCCGCTTTACCGCGAGCTCCAACCCGGAATTCTTCCTCCATCGATATCCAACTGGGGATGTTGCCGTCATCCTTTCCTCCTTTCCATTGGAAGTTGACACCATCTACAACCTTCAATGCGATCTTTGGCAAATGGGTGTCAAAGGCCGAGGAGATGTTTGGGGTCGATTGGTAGTGAATCGGATTTGGGTTTAAAACACATCGGAACTAGGTTCTGATGTGAATAGGTTCTGATGTGAATAGGTTCTGATGTGAATAGGTTCTGATGTGAATAGGTTCTGATGTGCATAAGCGCTTAAACACGCGTCTCCTCCATCACCTGGGCAATGGTTTGAATCTGATTTGTAACGATAGCGCTAATCGCTTCCGCAATCAAACCTCGACGCTTCGGATTCAGATTGTCTCTAACGATCAAAGCCCCTCGATAGAGAATCTCCTGAAAGAGGTCTTGGTGCTGTTTCAAACACTGTCGCCACTCCTCAATAGAATTCGATTCCGGTAACTGAACCGGTTGGTAGCAACATTTGCCAATCGCTCCTGCCAATCGGCTAGTATGTAAACGGAAGATTCGAATCTGCATCTCCAGACAAGCAACGGTCTCCATCATTCCTTTCTACTGGAACAATTTATTCTTCCGGCGAATCTTCTTTCGAAGACAATTCACCCCTTTGAGCAAAAATGATAATTCCAAATCTGCGAAGGAACTCATAACTTCGAAGACAATTTTTTCATGGCACTCTCTAGAAACGAATGGCGAAACCTTTTCTTACAAACGGATCCAGATTCAAGAGCTCAACTACGAATTCTTCTGGATACCGTGAATCCTCCGTACGATCGAGACGGTCAGTCCTGTGTCATTTTAGCCGCATTACAGGGTGCCTTTCAATTGGTACGGGATCTCTGTCGGGACGGAAAAGATCCACGAGATCTTTTCTTTCGAGAGCCGGAGACGGGGCAATTGGTTCGAACGAAAAGACACCTCTTTGAGTTTTTACCCGTGGAGGAGTTTCAGAAGTTGTTCAGAGATCCCGGGGTGACAGCCGCTTTGCAACGAATTGAGCACTTTGGCTTCTGGATTGCGGATGGTCTTGAAGTTCTAATTCGAGATGATCGGGCGGAGAACATTAACCAGTTATTAGTGTTCCATCATCGTGAAATTTCCAATTTCATCTACGAAGGTTTTGACCGATCTGCCCATCTCGGCAACCGTAAGTGGATGCAGTACTTCTTCGAAATGTACCGACGTTGGAATATAGGAATGCATCCAATTTTAGCTTCTGCCTTCATGGTAGAGAATGCTGCTGCGGTAACTTTTTTGCACGAAAAGGTATCGCTTCAAATTGACAATAGTTTCCCTCCTGTGATCCCTTTTCCAGTATCTCTTGTCGCGGTAGAAAAGTATCTGGAATTGGGATATTCGCTGGGTTCCGGCATGGTACAAAGAATTCTTCAAAGTATCTGTCGAGATACAAACCACATTAATGCTAAGACGCTAACAGTTGCCTTCTTCGCTCTTCAAAATCATCGACTGGGCAATATTCGCTTGATAAATCAGAATATCGATTCTGCCATTGCGAAGATCTACGTTGCTGCTCCAGCCAAGAGTTTTACAAGGAAGGATATTAGCTTTCTAATTGAATCGATGCAGGAACCCGACATCATGTTTGAACATCTGCTTGGAGCCGCGGAATTGGAAACAACACCTCGTCGTGCGGATGTATTAATAGAATTGGAAATTTTTCCAAAAGATCTCGTTCACTCCAAAGCGCAAGGCCTTAAAATAAGGCGTCCTTCCAATGAAACTACCGGTCCGTTTGAAGTCGCTCAAAAACAACTTATGGATCGAATTCTTCGACAGGAAGCTTGGTTCCGGCGCCGGGATCTACTGATGCTCCGCTACAATCCAAAGGATCCACACCCAGAGGGTGGTTTCTATCCCCGAGGTCCCGAGTAAAACAGATTTCATCGATCGATGGAATCCGTATTTTTGCCGTTGATGCGACTTATCACCTTGTTTCACTCCCTCATTACCACTTCGGGTAGAGGGTCTTGTGGTGCAACTCCGTTTCAGCGAAGCCGTTGCAACAACAACAACCGTTGTAATTTCGAAATCTCAGGTCCCTCCCTGCAATTACAGCTTTTGCATCTGGCTCTGAAATCCCAATTTCTCCCTTCCTTTTTCGAAATCAACAACCAAGTCTAAGTTGTTGATTTCGAATGGACCCAATTTTTACCTGAATCTCTCGACAAAGAGTCAAAATCCGGATTTGAGTTTGTCTCGAATCTGTTCACGCAATTCCGGAGCCTCGCCGAGCTAGCAAATCCGCCCGTTCATTGTGCAGATCTCCCTGGTGTCCCAGAACGTGTTCGAAGGAGACCCGATACTTTTCCATCAGTCGAAGAGTGGGCTTAATGATGTCCACATTGAGCACCGGTTGCCCCTTTGCATTCCGCCAACCATTCCGCTTCCAATTGGGAACCCACTCTGTCAGACATCCGATCGTGTACTTACTGTCGGTATAGATCAGAACCTCAACTTCCACCGGCTTGAAATTGGCGGCAATAACATCCAAACTGCGATAGACGGCGTAGAGCTCCGCTCGCTGATTGGTGTGATTATCATAGGGAAATGCCTCCGAGAGCTCATAATCGTGAGCCGGAATCACAATACCAACACCGGCCTTCTTGGTTCGACTCGAATAGGAGCCATCGGTGTAAATCTTAACCACTTCCATTTTTGGAAGCGCTCGGGAGGAGTAAAAGAGGAATCAGTTTTTCATAAAGAGTAACCCTCGGCTCCAAAACTGAAGTCTCGTTCTCGCGGTAAAGTTGGTTAACTGCATTCACCAAAATGCCTCGACGACGCTTCGAAACTTGGGATTCTCTAGATCTCGGGATGGAAAATTTGGACCGTGCCTTCGATCGAATGGATTTCGCGGCGGAAAGCTTAACCAGATCCAATGGTCGACTGAATCTAGGAATGGAAACAATTAAGCTCCAATTGACCAAATTGGCCGAAATTAACAAAAACCGGTACCCACCCACCATTAACACTGAGAATCGAATTCCTTCCACCTCCTGGGGATATTGGCTCCTCCAGTTTGCATTTTCCACTTACGTTCTATATCGGTACTATTGGTTCATGGTGTATTTGGTCCACCCGTAATACCGCAAGTTTGAATCGGGCCCCGTGAATACTATCGCATATTAAAGTCTAGACTTTAATATGTTTACTTTTGCGTAAAAACGGCTGGAACTACTGGAGGTTCCTCCGCAGCGAGAGCGTTCACAGGAAGTTGTAACCGCCTTAATTCAATATCGCTTAACGTCATAACCCCTGTCGTTGCTCGAAAATAGTCCAACCAATTTGATGCATATCCTGCTAATGCAGAAACGAAGCCTCTGTAAATCCAATGCTCCAAAGGATCTTTGCATTTCTCTCTGGCCAGAATGACCAAGTCTACCAGTTTCTTGTATTCACCGTGTAGCGGGCGAATGCGACCAAAATGGTAACGGGGGTCGTCCTGGTTGTATCCAATCCGAACGGTAACGTTCTGTAGGATACAGCCTAAAGTTATTTCGGTAACCGGCATTTCGTCGTTGAAGATCTTCTGCCAAAGCTCTTCTGTCTTCTCTGGTGTCTGATCGAAATCTTGAGGAGGAAACTGTGCCTCTTCGTCAGCATTAGGATAAACGTTCTCCATGTTACTTGAAATAAAGGTTACGTTCAACCTACTCAACCGTTAAAAATCAGTATTTATTGATTGCAATGAAGTATTACTCCACCTTCACTACTGTGACACCCGGAAAGTAGTAGCCTTCCGTTACCATTTTAGCGTTCGGATACCACCGACTCGGCATAAAAATGGTTCGATCGGTGTTCAGATAGGCACCCCAGTAACTAAAGGATGAATTAGCGCAAATACCACCCAACTTACATTGTCCCATCAGATAGAGGGAATCCAACTCGTTCTCATCGACTAGGGTCCACTCCACCTCCTTTAGATAGGGAGCCGACTTCACATACTTGGCATCATTGGTGAAGACATACAGATGTGCTCCCTTCGTGGCGGCGATACATTCTGCATAGTACCGGTCCAGATCGATGTAGTGAAATTTGTTTCCCACGTAATCTCCCCGTCGAATGTGAATGAAGAAACTAGACTCTAACTTTGGGTACTTATCCGCAATCTTCGTATTCCAGGAGAGTAGTTGTAGAAAGGCATCCTTGTACTCCCCGAGATACTTATAGGATTGGAAGTAACCCTTCAGGCCTAAATGGACCTGATCCTTAATTTTGGATGCCAGCTCCTCATTCGGAATATAGGTCAGATCCTGTGCCTCTTTGATAAACGAAGTCGGAGAACTAGTCGTCATATATTTAACGAATTTGCTTAGAACATTACTTTCATACTTGATTGGACTGTGAGCGCTCCGAACACTACTGTAATTGTAGTTAACGGCTAAAATGCAGTTGTTCCGTTCAGCAACCCCGTAAGCTGCTGCCATAATAAAGAGAATGTTTCCTAGGCCTCCGGAGAAGATTGGATAGATAACGGGCCACTTGCGGTTATCCCACTGGCCCCAAGTGGCTTTGACGGTAAGAGTTCGAGTTACAGTTGGGTTCCGATTGGCAACAATCCCGGAGGCGATATCCTCGTAAACAATAGCCGAGTAATCGGACTCCTTCAGGGTTACTAGAAGACTCTTCGACATATAGTAAAAGGGTCCACCGTAGTAAGCAATGGCCGGAACCCAGAACATTCCCTTATCGATAATCGGATCCTTACACTTACCCTTGTGATAATCGGACCAAATACCAGGACATCTGGACATATGCGTACCACCATACTCAACTTCCTGAATATCGGTTAGATTCATGGAGGTGATAATGGTATCGTCATCCATCTTGAACATTCCAACTTGAACCTTCTCCCGAAAGAATTCAAAACCCTTCCATACCTTCAAAGGTAGATTCTCGTAAGTTTCCGGTACATCGACGATTAAAGTATCTTCCTTCACATATGTAGTCTCTCCACCTCCGACCAGATAGAAGGGGGTGATTCCATTCTTACGAAGAACATTTAGCGTCGATTCTTGCAATCGACGCCGACATCTGTACTTGGGAATGTCACATGTAATAATAATCGCCACAAACATGTAATTGCTCTCCATAGCAGCCATTTGCATTTAATAGTAACGGCGAAAAGATTACAAAATCCAAACTGCATTCTTGACGGTTACGGGATTAGTGTAAATTTGACTCACAAACTCCGAGAATCGGTTAGCATCATTATAAAGTGCCTCAATTAGCATTTGTGCTACCGGTTTACTGTGAAGATGGACAATAAGACCGGTTTCCTGGGGTAAAATCTTTCCAATTCGCTTCGGGTTAATCTTCGCCAATCCGGAAAGATCTTCAATTAAACGAGCTACAGAGGTCTTAAAATGGACAAGTTCGGGTGCAGAAGTTGTCAATTGAACAAAAATCTTAATTGGAAATTCCTTTTGATCACTACTTGCGGTCTGCGTTGTAGAACTAACGGTTGCAGTTGGTGCCATCAAAAAGATGACCACAATAACGAGAACGACAATTAGAGCTAGGATTTGATACGACATTTAAGGAAGTTACGAAAAAGCATTGGCAAGATTCGAATTTGGCATCAACATTTTTCTTCTGACTTTGGCATTTGGTTTCGAGATTTGATTTTCGAATTTAAGTTTACTCGAATCCAGTAAATGTCCGAAACTGAAGCACCCACTAAGAAGATCTTCGACTTCCTGTTGAAGAACAATCCTCCCGTTCGAACTCTCAATCTAGCTCGTTGTGCTTTCGGAGCTGGTAGTAGCTGTAAGACGGTAAATCCGATTCTCCACAAGCTTCAGAAGGAGGGTTTCCTGGAAAAACAAACAAAGCCAGATGGTACCGATCCTCAATGGCAACTAACGGAGAAGGGAAAAGCAGAGGCCGCCAAAATGAGTACCGAGGAAGGAACCGGATAAGTTCTATTTCGTAAATCCATAGCATATTTTACTCGGAAGAGTAAAATGTCAAAGTCGCTCCCTTCTCGTCATAAGTCCAATTCTTGACTGGGAGTTAGAAATAACAAGGCGGGACTTCTGTTTCCCGGATTCGAAGTTAATTTTCTCGGTTGTAACCGCCGAATAGAGAAAAACAACAGTTACCAAAATCGGAGTTGAAAACCGAAAATCGGTGGAAAATGAGGCGTGAAGCGCATGTCGCGACGTGTGGAAAAAGACATAAAATCGACATCGGAGTAGCGTTGTGGGTAGAGATCTGAGAAGAATTTTTGCAACAACGGCGATTGTAACAGCAATTGTCAATCCGGCACTTTCGCTCCTAAAATGTGGACCTAATGTGTAAAATGTAAACATCGAGCTCCCTTTGTTGTCAATCCTCAATTTGGCGGTAAAACGATTGTAACTATCCTTGCAAAAATGAATCTCAATTAAAAAGCCCCGAAATGGCTAACTTGTCACTGAAACTAAACGGAATGCAGGCAGGTCACGGAGTTGAAGAGCTGGAGATGTCAGCCAGCAAGATTCTAAAGATGCTGGAACAGGTTCGCGATTCCATGGATCGAACACTGAAGAATGGCAACAGCCGCTATCGCCATTATCCCATGCATGAGAAGATTACACAGATTTTTAACCTTCCGCAGGTGCCAGCCTCTTTTCCGCACACCATGCGGCTGAAGAACGATCTGGAGCGCCTGTTGTTCGAGATTGTGGACTTTGTTCGTGTGCGAAACAATCTGATCAACTTCAAATCGATCTCCAGAATGGAATCAGAGGATTTGACCCTCCGATTTCAGGGGGACATCGCCCTTTGCCTGACGCAGATTCCAGGGGAACAGACTCCGGATTACTACTTCGGAGGGCGACGGTTTCCAGGATCTCCAATCGCTCACTAATACACCATTACATATATTTCATCTTGGATGAAATCTATTTCACAAACTTTAAAACCCGTTGGTTTACATGTTTTGGTTTCTCCAATCCCTTAAGACGAACCTCTTCGTTCTCAATTAAAATTTTCAATAGGCGATTCTGGCTTCGAAGGTAATAGAGATATTGATTAGTCAAGTCCAACGTTAGTTTAGATGGTAAACGAGGAAGTACTTCAATTCGTTCAATCAAACCCTTTTGGTTCCGATAAATCCCCAACAAACAGTCCTTTGTGTTGGTTGGATTGTCCAACCGGTTGTTAATTAGGTGTGGTTCCGTTCCCAAACTCTCCAACATTAAATCTAGAAAGTCCTCAATTTTCATTTCCACTGCCTCTTCCAGTATGAGAAGAACCTCTTCCTTTCGGGCGAGTCCGTCGTAGTTAAAGTGCAATGTAATTAAGTGAACCCATTCCTCAAAACCTATCTCTTCCGTCTTCACAAACAAACAGATATTGGTTTTGGTACCCATTGGATTCGTCAAAATTGTGGTTATGGCGCTCCAATGGGCTGATAATTTTTCATTTTCGGCGGAGTGAAATCTCGGTCTTAATTGGAAAGACCAACCGGGATTTAGGTGCAGATTCCTAGTACTAATACTTCAAATAGTGTTCCTTTGTCTTGACCTCTATTTTGTCCCTCAATCTCAATATTCGGTTGTTGAAAATCTGATTCTTCCAAACCACCGCCACGTCTTTTAACTCTTGTTAGTATCAACATCAAATGGGTTACTTCGATCACATCAACTTCGTGGTGGGTGTCTGCGTTTCTCGAAAGGACTTCTTTGAAATCTTCAAGGAGTCATTGAAGACCACTCACCCTGCACTCTACGACGAAACTTCCGACAGCGATGGTACATCTTTGATGGACGCACGAATGGATTTCATCTATAAGAATTACAAGCCCTTCTTCAAGCAACTGTGGCCGGGGCAGAAGATCAAAATCTACACCGCGTGGAACTCCGATGATACTTCCCTCTACGTCGGTCGTCGGTTTCTCAAATCTTACAATCGAACTTGGAATCCGATCAATCCGGAAGATGTAATTCTGGTGAAAGATCAGATCGAGGGTGCATTGAGCGTTTTCAAAGAGCCGGTGGAGCTGCACGTTATCGTCAATTTCGGGTAAAGACACATTTCTCACGAGAGAAATTTGATTTTCTTTGTTAAGAGTCCCGGGATTCCAACTTCACTAGCAATGACTCACTTCTGCCATGTCAACGTTGTAGTAAGTGTTTGTGTTACTCGAGACACCTTCTGGCGGCTGTTTGAGGAGCCACTAAAAGCGTTAAACCCAAAGCTTTACGATTTGACGACCGGGGAGAATAGCCTGGAATTGGCTAGAACTATTTTCCTTTGTCGGAATTACAAAGCCTTCTTTCAGCAGCTTTGGCCGGGAAAGGAGATTCGAATCTACATGTCCATGTACCCGGAGGATATGAATCTCTACATTGGACAACAATACATGGAATTTTACAATCGGACTCACAATCCAATTGACCCGGCCAAAGTGATCGAAATTTGGAATGACATTAAGGATTCCCTAACGGTTTTTCAAGAGCCGGTGGAGTTAAACCTTATCGTTAGTACAATGTAGTAGAATGTGAAGACAGATTTCTTCCAAGAAGAAATACGTTAAAAGTCGATCGTTTGGTGTCGGCGCCACGGGTAATCCTTCGGCTTCAATAGGAGCATGGCGGCTAAGCAGCGTTCATGACCAAAGGGCTCCGATGGATCCAAGTAGGAGGTTTCAAAGTCCTCCGCAATATCATACGCGTCATAACCGTAAATTGCCAGGTTGTAGCCCTCCTTCAACAGCTCCTTCAGGTACTTGAAGTCGGGAGACTTTTTAATTCCAAGTTCGTAGAAGTGACCGTAAATTTGCCGTGATTCCACGTAATTGAGCCGGAGTTCAGTCCCATCTTTCTGTATCCATCGCGAGTAGAGCACCTTCTCCCCTTTGTACTTGTGTCGATGAGGTTCAGCATCCCGATAGAGACGAAGTTGGTTCTCGTGAAAGAGCTCTGTTGGATTCCCCTTCTTATCCGCCTCTTTGACGGTGACCTTGTTGCTCTGCCAGAAGTTCTCCAAGTTCCTAGCCTTTGGCAGTCCTGGTTGTCCATGATCGATGGGTCCAATTGTCATTGGACTTAAACTTGGGCATCCATAGCCATCCTCTCGATCTCCATCCCAGTAGTTAGGAAAGATCGGAAACCAACCCTCCGGAAATTCAATCCGTTTTCGCATCCGCATCCGAACTAGAGCCACGTCCCCGGGTATTTTGGCTTTTCGGTTGGACTCTGCTGCGTCTTCAACGGTTTCCATATGCGCCTCATAGCTCGCCTTTTTGCTAGCTGCTTTCTCTTTTGCGCTTCGTTTTGGTAGTGGATTTCGATCACCAGAGCGACAATGAACACCACAAAGATAACTACCGCGATACTCATAATAAGCCCCATTAGTACATGGACCGGCTCGGGTGCTGGATTCGCATTTGATCTCTCCATAGTAGACAATCTCTGCCATTCGTTACTTTGGAAACGGTGGAAGTATGAAGTTTCAGTTTTCAAATTCCTTCTGCGAAGAAATTTGTTTTACTGGCGACCAATTTTGGCACCAGGACGGCTGATGCTTGGGCGAATGGGTACCATTCCGGGGCGCTTTGGTGCCACTCCGGGGCGTTCATCATCTGGAGAAGATGATGGTGAACGGGAAGAAGCGGGAGATGCGGCACCTGCGCCACCGCGAGGAGATGAAACACGAACAGCGCCGGCTCCTCCTCGGGGTGGTGAAATCGTACGATTCTTATTTTCAGTCATTGCTAAACGATGGGGAGATACTGGTGAGACAGGTCTTCCATGTCTTAGGAGTGGCCGACCCCGTGGAGCCGGTATTAAGGGACTTACGGGTCGACCCCGCGGAGAAGCAACAGGTGCTGCAATTCGGTTGATGTTTAATAGTGCGGGATCTCTTAAGACCAGGTGGTAGTTGGTAATATCTTCATCTGCGTCCGACATCGCCGTTACCATTGATCGAGGAGAATCAGAATCAGCTTCATCAGTACCAATCTCCAGGGAAACTACTTCGTATCCGAAGGGATTTTCTGAGGATCGCTCAAATGGAAGATACTTATCCGGATAGTGACCGTAAAAGGGTCGGAGGTAAAGACCGGGACCAAATGATCCCTCCCGCTGATTGGAGTAAGTGATAGAGAAGGTTTCAAAATCCGCCTTTAAAGTGGTCACTCCGTAATGTGTCTCAATATTTTCAATGTGAGGAATTCGGTACTGACTTGACACAAGAGTAACTACAATCTTATCTACTCGCAGGATTTCAGCGTTGAAGAAAACGCGTCCCCTAAAATCCGTTTCAAACTCGGATGGACTAATGGAAATTGAAAGCCCAAATCCCAGAGTAGCCGAAGTGCAAAGAAGTTCAATTAGTTCAATGAAATCGAAAATGGTGTACTTGGCTTTCTGCTGTTGAACTTGATCGGCAAAGGAAGCCATTGCAGGTGATAAAGACTTCTTTAGAATCTTCGATTTCGGAAATCGAGGAAAGAAAGTATTTTCATCACCAAGGTCGCGCGCGCTCCGAGGACTGCGAGAGTAATCCTCGTCTAAATCCTCATTTCCGTCCTTGGAAACAGCGGTTACTCGGAAGTGGTATTCCATCTCTTTTTCGGTTGCTTGAGGTACCCAAAAGATACCTTTAGCGGTAGCCCAAACAAACCAAAATCCATCTTCCGCAGTTTTCATTACGTAACGGTGTTGATGGTGAGTCTGTCGGATATCAGCTAGGGTCAGAATCAAGGGTCGTCCGTGTCGAGTCTCATCATACTCGTCAAAGGTAAACTTCATGCGCTCCCGAAAATGGAAGTCCAAAGGCTTGGTGCGATACTGTTCGTAAAGTGCCATTTTGTGCAACGGGTTACTCTTTCGAGTAACGAAATAAAAGAAAACAGTTTTCCTTGTTCTATGAAATTTCGGTGTACGGTATTATGCATTGATCCGAAAACAGTGAAAGTATAAAGTTCGAATTCCTTCTGGGAAGAAATCTGTCTTATTTGCTACGGGTTAAAACCTTTGGTTCCTTTAATGTAGTTGTTGGGCGAATGATGGGTCGCCTTGGCGAGGGAGAAGGAGGTGGACGAATAACACCCGCACAACTACGTGGAGTTTCACAAGATGAGTCACTATCGTTACTTTTTGGGGAAGTGGAGCGACCAGCGCCGCCGTGTGGAGAAGTGGAACGACCAGCGCCACCGCGAGGTCGAACGGGTACTCTAATGCCTGGACGTACAGGGGAAATAGGACGACCAGCGCCACCACGAGGGGAAGCGGGACGACCAGCACCGCCGTGAGGGGAAGCGGGTGATTCTGGAGAATGATCACTATCATCCGAAGTTATCGGGAGACGTCCCGCTCCCGCACCAACCCCAGTATCAAAATTCTGGAAGTGATCGCTAATATCCTCCTCCGTATTAGTAATAGGCGCCATAGTTGATATAGGTGCACCACTAGGACGACTAAAGGACTCGATTTTGAGTACCTGATATGACAGCGCTGAATCCACCAAATTTTCCGGATAGTAACCGGGAAAGGGTGTCAAAATAAGTCCGTCCTGACGTTCATCCGTCCACAAATTAGTGTAGGTGATTGAAAAGGTCTCAAAATCAGCTCGTAATGTGGCTAAATCGGTGTCACCTCCCAGGCTGATATGAGGTAGTCGAGCTGGTTCTGTCGATAATACCAAATTCACGGCTTGAATTTCCAAAACGTCTGTATTTCGTAGTGGTTGCCTTGAAGTGGCCGGAAAATTAGCCTGTTGAGGAAGAACCGATATATGGAACTTAATCTCACGTCCACATAGTTGATCGATTAGAGCTACGTAGTCAAAAATCGTGTACTCATCTCTCCTTTCTTCCGGATCCATAATTTCTTCCATGATTTCCATTGAGACATCCTCTTTCACAATCTCATAGTCTGGAAATGTTGGAAACGATCGATTCGGGCGATCAACACCCTTAACTTTGGTGATACCACTAACATAAAAGTGATGTTCGAGACCGTAATCCCGATCTTCCGGAATCCAGTAGATTCCTTTTGCGGTAGCCCAAATAAACCAAAAATCATCCTCCAAGGTCTTAACAACATAGCGATGCCCCAACGGGTTCTTTTTGAGTGACCCAATAGTCAAAACCAAAGGTTTTTCCCTTCTAGTTTCTTTTGTTTCGTCAAATGTAAAGCGTTGTCCGGTTTTGAATTCGAACCTCAGTGGGTCCGTTCGATATTGCTCAAAAAGCGCCATTTTGCTCAACGGGTTACTCTTTCGAGTAACAGAATAAAAGAAAACAGTTTTCCTTATTCCATCCAGTCCAAGCACACGATAGAAGACCGAATTCAATCGGCGCGACCTACACAACTGATTTTCTTTTTCAACCCTCGAAAGCTGGAACCCAACCTTCAATTCTCCCTTCCATTTGGTATGGCCTCTCCTGCTACGAAACCCGCCTTCTGTGATTCCATTATTGAGACTCCGACCGACACCTACACCTGCAGAAAGGGGGAAAAGTGCGACGGTAATCATCGGACCCTTCATCCTTACTGCAAAATTAGTAGGGAGATTACCTTTGACATCACTGAGTGGATGATTACGGAAGGTAAAAAGGACATCATGCAGCCCGATCGCTGTAGTTCCATTTTGGGTCGTTTTTACAGCTCCCACCGCTGCTGCAACCAAAAGGGACACAAGGGTGATCACTTCGCCGATGGGATTTCGTGGCGGTAAACACAAAACATATTTGAGTTGAACTCAAATATGGTGCATAAATTGCTTTACACCTTCTTCAAGCTTTGCCACAAGTAATCTAGCGCGTTGCAGCGTAGATTCAAAGGTGCCAGAAAGTTGAGAATCTCCTTACTAGAGGCGATCTTTCGATCATCAGCGTGACGTAGCTCCATCAACTTTGCCTCCACCAACTCGTACTCCGAATGAAACCAAAGATCGCTCCAAATGGTCTTTAAGCGGAGATCATTGTGCACGGCTCGGTAAAATGAGGGTTCCATCATCAAACTAACCATAAACGCATAAACGTCAAAGGAGAGATGAAAGAGCGGAACTCCCGAATTTTGAACATAACTGGCAAAAACGTCCTTGAAGTCACCAATTCGATAACCCATAACCTGATGTTGCTTAATCTCCTCCATACAAGGAGAACGAAAGCCAGAACCCGCCATTACGGGAGAACTAGGCTTCTGACACCGCTCACTGGTTCCAGCACCCCCACTAACACCAGTCTTAGTAGTTAAGAAGGCTCGGGATTCAATGACTGGAATCTTCATACTGGTAATCTCTCGCATGTGAGGCGAAATTCGATTAATAAGGCGGTGGTGACCATCTGCTCGCTTCAAGTTAATGGATGATTTGGGAGAAGGAATTAAATGCATTGTAACTGGCGATTCGATTTTAACTCCATCATACTCAAAGTAGCTCTTCTTAGCTGAAAAACCAAGAAATGATAGAGAAGGCTCCCCGTGAACAAAACCATGACCTGCTAAAAGGTGAAGAATGGCAATTAGCTGGGTCAAAATTCCACCCGCCACATTTCGGGTTAATGGAATTACAGGACTGGAGCGTGCCATTGGGGTTCGAGGAGAATCTACATACTCCGGAACGGAGATCACCGACTCCAAATTACCAATACCAAGCGAGAACTTCTCATCTACCACAAAGGTCTCATTGGCACAACCGTAAGCCCAACGGAAAGGTGGAATGGATGGGATTCCTCGCTCTAACATAATCTGTTGGAGAATCGAGGAGATTGCAATATAGTGAGTTACATTGGAGCCGGCGGACCAAATTTTGGATTTGGAAATGGTTGCCAAAAATCCAGGATCGCAAGAATCTACTGCCCGCAGCTTTTGGGTTAGAATTTCCATCATCGAAGCCGAGTAAGGATCGTGCTGATAAGCCACCATTTCAGTTGCAGAACTCCGAATCTGCAACTCGGAGCCAGCGTAACTACCAACCAAAATCTTAACCAAACCGGTCTCTGGAATTCGGGTCTTCGGTACCAATCGAAGAAGAACGCTACAACCAACACAAATCTGTGAACTGGAAAAGGGAGCCGCACCCCAACCACCATGACACATACAACGGTTGTCACAACTGAGTGTTGCACCCAAAAGATTGGAACTTAGATCTTCGGTTTGAAATGTTGTTGCCAGACGGTTTCGATCCTCACTCCAGCGGTCCAAAATTTGATTGGCCGAGATCAACTGCTTCAGAACCTGGACATTGTTGTATTTAATTGGCGCTTCCATACTTGGTGTCGCACTTTTTCTCGCATCAATGATTCCCACAGAAGATGCCTTCTTTAAGGGAACCTTGGGTAATCCAAAAGACAAATTCGACATTTACTTAGTTGTTAAAAAAGCGGCAGAATATTATTGTTCACCCATTCGTCGATCCGATCGAGGAAATTTCGACACATAATGGTTTGAATGTATTCCTTGTTTTTAATCACGTAGTAAGAGTATCTTGTTTTACCAACCTTAATCTCACCCTCAGAAACCTGGGACCGAGGAATTGTGTAAACAATCCCCGCCTTGGAGATTATCTTAATAACGGAGGTATAGACAAGATCTGGCTCTCCGGTTGTTTCATCAGTAATCACCTTACAATCGCTGATAACAGCGTAAACGGTTTTGAAGTGGATGGCAAAAAAGGTGTTTGGCGGTCGGTAGGTCTCAGCCGCCGTTTCCCACCGTTTTTCAACATTTGGTATCACTCTGGCGGTGGCTCGAATAATCTCTTCCATTTCTTATGGTAGAAAAACACATTCTAGTTTCCTAAAATGTGAAAAGGTCTTATTCCTCGTCGGAATCATCCGGAATATACGCATTAATGGTGTTAGGCACAATTCCATAGCTAACACCATGGGCATATGCATCAACATCGGTAATCATTGACTTCAAAGAGCTAGGAATCGAACTTAAATAGGTCATTCTATCGTAATCAGGAATTGAGGTAGAAAAAATGTTCCTCTTATCCACCGTTCGAATATCGGAAGCGTTGATTACTGAAGGTAACTCCAACCACTTCATCAGTTGCAACAAGGCAATATCGTCAGTCATAATTCCGTCCGGTGTCATTCTTGGCTCGTAGGGTGGAATCTTAATTCCATTACGTGGATTCTTGGAAAATGTATCCTCTCGATCATCTAGAGTTAATGTTTCCTTTGGATTAACGTAAGCCTTAACCGCGTTATCATTCATCAACTTAGCAATTGGTTTGTAAACATAATCGGCACCCATTTCGCAATCATCATAAGTGTAGATAATCAACGGTTGAAAGTCTGGATCAATGAAAATTTTGCGGCAAATCTCGTGAACATACTTTGTTTGTCCTGCCGACCAAACAATTACACCAGCAAAGTAGTACTTGGCAAAACTTAAAAACTGTCGAAGGTGAGGGCGAAAGGCTCCCCACATATGACTAACATTACCGGTCCCCTCTCGATTGACTACATCAATCATTTCGATTTTGTACAGCCGACTCCGAAGATGTACGTTATTCGGATTCTCCGAATCAAAGAGACGAAGTTTCCGATATCCCTCCATCTCTTCGACGGAATGAATCAGAGTGGAGTCTAAATCTAAAACGATAACTCGATCTGTACGACTTCTCCGTTCTGCCATTTATTTTACAATAGAAATCCGGAATTAATAATCGTAGCAATCTAACCTCTTGGAGACTATTTCGCAAAATATTGGATTCGAAAGCCCAAAAAAGTGAGAAAAGCATTGCAGACTGAATCGGAAAGTAAAAATTGATTTCCGGATCCGGTGATTGAAGCAAGAACAACAAATTAGAGGGTTTAATAAATGTGGGCGGGAACTAGGCTCGTGAGAGATGCAAAGTTAGGATCGGGAACTTACGGAACGGTTTACAAGGCGAAACTTGAAGGGTTGACCGTGGTGACATCACCTACTTCGGAGTCATCACAATCCTTTTCTGAACGGGAAATTTTGGATTTGGAGGAACCAAAAGCGAAGGAAGGTGTCTCCGAGGTGGCGGTGAAGAGAAATTTTACGGATCCAACCGCCACCTGGTTTGGAAATGTCCGAGAGTTAGACATTTTGAGCCGGGTTCGAGAACACCCGCTCTTTGTCAAATTGTGTTGTGTTACCTTCGGTGATCCCTTTACCGGAGAAGGAATGATGTCCCCTAAGCAAGGTGAAAAACTCGACATGCGAGATGATAGTACTCACTTCATTCTCGAATTGGCGGAGATGACAACGGAAACTTATGTCTCAGGGGAAGTGAAGGAATGTTCCTTCTTTCATCGAAAGCTAATGATGTGTCAGCTCTTCCTAGCGCTGGAATTTCTTCACGCAATGGGAATTTGTCATCGAGATTTGAAGCCAGCCAACACCTTGGTAACCTTTGATGAACAAGGATTTCCGGTTCTAAAGATTTGCGACTTTGGTCTCTCAATGCCCCACAGTAAGGTTAAACCATCAACTCCTCGTATGGTGACTATGTGGTTTCGAGCGCCAGAGGTTTGTTGTGCTTGCAAGGATTACGATATGAAATCGGATATCTGGTCCGCAGCTTGCATTCTTTTCGAGTTTATTTCCGGGGATGCATTTATGGCAAATGTACGTCCTCCTGGGGATGATTCTATCGAAGACTTGAAAATGTTTAACGGGTTACTACGAAACTTACCAGTCCAACCCAAAACCTCTACCATCGATAAGCTTTTGAAGAAGTCAACCAACGGAATGCGTCTGGAAAGACAGATTGGACCCACTATTCGAAATAGTATTGAAGCCAAGTTGGCGTTGTCACCAGCCCAGATCGAAGATTTTAATCGCACTGGGGGCTCTTACACAGAGTTTTGCGATCTGTTACTAAAATTGCTGGTGGTAGATCCCGATGAACGCCTTTCGGCTACCGAAGCACTCGCGCATCCCTTCTTTCATAGTTTTATGCCCTACATTACAGAAACTCGTCGGGAATATCCTCCAGTTCCAGATCCTCTTCCCATCGTTAAGATTGTTAATTGTAAGGAACGGCGGTGGATGATTGCGGAGGCGATTGATATCTTCAATCACAATTTGAAGACCCATTCAGTAGGATATTCGCATTCGACCCTTTTTCACACCATTGAAATCTTTGATCGCTATTTGGCATGGGCCTTTAACGGCAATATGGAGCTAATGCCAGATGAACGAAGCTCGCGGGGTCGTCTCCACAATCATGTGGGAACTCGTCTCCGTTTCTACGTTTGCTACTACCTCATGTACAAATATCATAGCTCCGCCGAAAGTCCCTACGATTGGGAAAAGGTATTCCCAAAAGATCTCTGCAGTACGAATCAGTACAATGAAGCTGAAAAGTTCGAAATTACCCTCATTCACGATATCCTCAAAAGTCGTTTGTACAATCAAACTCTCCTGGAAAGAATTCCGGAGCACGGTTTCTCACTGTCAACCAAAATTATTCGTAATCTCTTTGAACAGTATTGCATAGTTCCCGAGTTCAACGGCACCGTCGATGAGCTCTTCTTGATGGCCAAGCCACATCTAAACAAAGACTAGAACCACATTCTTGGAAGCAGGAATGTGTTAAAGCGTAGCCGAAGTTAAACCTTTGTTTGTTGTTTGGCATCCTTCTGCCATGCGTTGAAGATAATGGCTTGAAAGAAATTGGTTTCAAAGAGAAGACGTACAACAACTAGTGCGATTAGCATGATTGCCATGTAAATAATTACCATTTCAAGAAAGCTACCCTGATAATGCTTCACAATGTAGGAGCTTGCTACCAACGACTTAGCTCCTTCGTGTTGAGACTCCTCCGTCATCACCAAACGAACAAGCTCCTTCTTAAGAGCAGTAGCTGTAGTCTCTGACATTAAAATAGCCTCGACTAATTGATAATAGTAGTTCTTAGGCTCCATATCGTAATTTAACTCCCTGTACAACTCTGGGTGATGCCAATAGAGAGCTTTGTAGGTTTCCAATCCCACTAAACTGGCGATTTGTAGATCGTTAACGGATCGATCATTAAAATAGGAGACACCGGTCCCAACAATAATGGTGTCGGACATTTTTAGAAGCCTAAAAGACTGGAAACTTAATTTTGTCCCCGAAAAAGCAGATTCCCAATGGTAGAAACAAAGAACATTGAAAGACTGGTTCTTGATCGACCATGACGAAGGTAGTATTGCTGCTCTGCTACTTCGAATTGATCTTCCCAATCCAAAAGAGGATTAGTATTGGGACAGCCACCAACTGCTGTTAGAAAAAGAAAGGTTAACCAGTAACGAAATGGTGACATTAGATTTGGAAGGTGAAAATGGTTTTATGCAAATGTGTGAAGCTTATACAAATGTGTGAAGCTTATGCAAAACCACTAAAGTGTTGTAAACGTCAACAAGTGATATGATAGACAGATACGATTGTAATCGTCTCTGTTGTAATAGGAGTCTTTGTCACACAAGTAGTACTCGCATAATAATCCGATCTCGGTACTCTTGAGTGTAAGTCTTCTTAACAATACATTTTTTCTCAGGATCCATCTCTTCCGTAGTAGTAACCAATACGATTTTATCGGTCACAAATTCTGCCAATCCTTGACGTTCCAGTTCTTTTTGGATTAGAAGAGCTTGCTTTCGATCCTCCTCTGACTTGATGAACATTTTCAGATTGGTACGCCGAATTTTTAGTTCCTCTTCGCTTATTCCATCCTCTTTTGAATTTGGACGGGAAAAGGAATCCACCTTCAAAATAGCTCTCATCGCAGTACAAGCTGCGGCCAACTCCACTTGTCGCTCACATTCGAAAAATGTGTATACTTCCATAGCCTATTTTTCTTACGAGTTATTTGAACGATTTACTATCACTGAAAAGTCAATTTCCAACAAAATTGTTCCTTCATTTAACCTTTGACAAAGTAGAAAGCGGATGAATACTGAACGTCTGCATTTGGAAATCTTTCTACTTCAACACAACATCCACTACTGGCGCTTATACAAAACTCATAATGGCTTCAAACTATTACTCAAACTTCGTTCGGATCAACTTAAAGGTTTGATTGACAATCCCGTACCCTACACAGAGACCACTAAAGTTACCGTTTACCGAAGCGGATTGGTAACGTATAAAGTGGTTAACGATCGACTTCTTGAATACAAAGATCACCTTCGTTCTAACAGCGAATGGCAAATGATACGAAATTGGCTTTAATTTCCTACATACATCTAACCCTTAGATTAGATGTGTTTTAAATCCCTATAACTCACAAATAATTAGATGTAGATCGGGGTTGGCAGTAGCAATCGATTTAAGAATTGATTCGTAATCTTTCCAATTACCACCCGCTAGACCACATCCAATTCGATAGGGAATGGCAATACTACCAGCTCCAATCTCCTCCACAATGGCTTCCATTCCTTCTCGAAACCATTCCAAACGTTGCTCCTTAGAGTCGCTACCGTATTTAGCCTTTCCTGGGTACTGTTGACCGTAAAGGTTGATAATGGAACCGTGGATCGAAATAGTTCCTGGGATTCGACGAATTTCCTTTTTGTAGGTGTTAGCCTCCGGATAAAGTCGAAAGATCTCTGCTGCCAAACCAGCCGCCGGACCAACAGTGACACAGTTGCATTGGTGGACGAAGTAGTCCGCCTCCGCCTTCAAAAGGTCAATGTGTTGATGGTGATAATTCTTCATTCGGTTATTTTCGTTAACCTTGAGCCTAGAAAATCAGTTTCCTCACTTTCAGCTAGATTCCTCACTTTCAGCTAGATTCCTCACTTTCAGCTAGATTCCTCACTTTCAGCAAAGAAGTCCGCAGTGCATTAGTTGAAGGGTAATTTTTACAGCAGTATCTCGATGAATTGTTGCTCCTAGATCTTCGGCAATTACTTGAACGGCAGTAGCAAATGAGTCCACTTCCGCTAAAGTACCATCCAACCGCTTCCACACTTGTAGTAGTTCTTCCGGCTTCAATTCATAGCTGTCCATGGGTTTTAAATGTGCTGGAATGGAGAATGCAAATCGATGTTCTCTTGGATGCAATTGCAATCGTTTCAGTTTGTGAAGTTCCAAAATTCGAGCCGGTAGTAAAGCTTGATATTGAAGAAGCTGGGGATGAAAACGGCCCAACTGTGAAACTACTGTTTCAATTCGTTTTCCTTCATAATCGGTAGGGGATACTGTTTGTAGGTAGGTTAGAATTCTTGTTTCCAATTCCCTAAAAAGAAGATAGTCTGGTCGAGCAACAGTTAAGGTTTGTAGTGCGGTGCGGGTTCCGGCGTCAAAACTAATGCCAGCTCCACCAATGGGTGGTTTGATTCCTTTAGCTGGAACCACGGGCTCTTCTAATTTAATGAGTTGGGGCCGACTAAAATCAAAGATTGGCTCTTTTTGTGATACTGGTTCTTTCCACATTCGAAGAATTTGCATCCAACGATCTGTTAATTGACGATTCCGTTCCCTCGGATCTTTGCTTAAGGAAGGTACAGATGGCATTCCTAGTGCAATCCAAAGCGTCATTACTGGAATTGGTCCTTCTATCGTGAGAGCATTAAATGCTTCTTGGGGAGGGGTCGTAATTCGGGTTTTCGCTTCCGAGCTTAACACCCCGGAAAAGGCAATTTCGGAGCGTTGTTGTTGGCGCTCCATTCGGTAGTCTCAATTTTGAAAGTAAGTGATGAATTTTATAGCTTTGGCAATCGTTAAAAGGATACTTGATTCTTAATAACGGTTCTTGAAACAGTAAGAAATGGATCCCCCACTAAGGCCCTCGACAATGGTTCTTTTGGCCCCATTGTTCGGACATGTTAATCGTTCGGCCGCATCGGAGCTTTTACCTATTGTCCATCCTCAAACTCAAGATGGTAAAAAGATTTATTTGCAATCGGGTAAGTTTCGGAAAGTACCCTTTTACGGAGAAGACGGAATTTTGATCACCGTTCGTTACGACGGAGTTGAAAGGGGGGTTCGTCGAGGCGGGAAACTAATGCGACATGTGGTTTCTCTGGACTTACAGTGTTCGGAGAAAAACATTCACGTCTTTCTCTCCGAAGATAACATTCATCTCTCTGGCGTTTTAAATCCGGAAATGGGAATGCAGGCATTTGCTTACGTTTGTGATTTTTTGAACATGGTACAACGAAATTTAGAGTATTTTCAATCCATTCCCCCAGAGCTTCAAGAACGAACTGTAAAGTGGGTAATTCAAGTAACGGCTGATGATTTATCGTCAACAGGTTCAGCCACTACAGATGACACTTGTATGTGTCGAGGATTTGATGATTTTACATTGGACAGCATACCCGCCGATGTTGACGAAAGGGCGGCATCATTTCTTCTTTGTTATGCTCATGAATTCTCCCTTCATGCAGATTTCGTCAAGAAGATCAAAACCATTTGTGGTATCAAAAGTCTTTGCAGTAGTAACATTCGAATCGGCAACTTCCGAATTGTCAACACTATTTACAATTACAAGATTCGAATCAATACATCCCTAATTGAACTCACTCAATTTTTAATTGGTCAGGGAATCACCGCTGCTTTTCAGAATTGGAAAGGTCGCAACATTAAAATCACAATTCCAACCTTAGCCACAATTAATCGCATTGGTGCCTCCTTGGAAAGCTTTGGTCTTAATGATGGACTTCTGAGCTTGGTTGACGATGTAGAAGAGGATGATGAAGAAAGTTTCGTCACCAAAAGCGAAAAAGTTGCAGCTCATCAATTTATGATTCATGGTGAAGGTGCAGTTCGTCAGTGTTCACCTACCAGCCATGCAGAAGCCTTAATCTTCTGCGATTTGGTAATGCGGAAGATTAACGAGTTTTTAGCCGAGAACGGGAGTCAACCGGTTAAAATCATCACCAAAGTGAAAGCTATCAGCGACATTTAAAACCAAATCCACACATTTCCGAATGAAAATGTGTTACCGGAATTTCTTTCGTTCTACAAAAATGGCCGGTTGGAACCAACATGAAACGGTGTACTTGTACACTCCTGCAACAGAACTAAAAGTCGATATTCGAGGCCGTTCTAGTTTTGCAATCTTCGATGTAGAAGGTACTTTAGTTTGGAGTGACCGCTATGAGCCCCGATTGATTTCTCGGGGTGGATGGGTTTTCTCTAATGAGAACGTACCTTCTACACTGGAGAGCCTTCAGCAAAAAGGTTATACAATTATCTTCTACATTAGTGAACCCGGAATCTCTAGAAATAAGATCCGACGGTTCAAAAACTTGACGCAGGAGATCTTTAGTCACCTAACCTTTGAGCCCTGGGTTGTTTTGGCCACCGTCAATGATCAATATGCCAAACCCAAAGGTGGTATTTTGGATTTCCTCATTGCAAAAATGGGAATTCTAGCTGTTACCAATCTTTCATTTTATATTGGAGATGAGGTTTCACCCATTGCTAAGTTTCCTTGGTATCGTCGGAGTAGCCTAGATTCTCAAATGGCGACCAGTATGGGGATCAAATTCTATGAACCACGACAGATTTTTGGAGACTACACACAACCTAATGTTGATGAAAGTACTTCTCTCATTATTACCACTGGACAAATGGGCTCCGGATGGGAAATTGCAGAGGTTACTTACAAAGGAAAGTTGGGTTTGACGGTTGGAGATCGAAATATTGTCTTTATTGGGATTGAGGATCTTCGTTCAATGGAAAGTCCGATTGTAATTCCAGAGACAGAGATTTATATGGTTTTTGGTAGTAACCCCAAAAAGGTAGATCGGGACCTAATTCGGGCTAAATTCGAACTCCCAAAGCGGGCACCTGAGTACAAGGTTTACTGGTACTCCAGGTTTTCCTACACTTTAGGTCGAAATGATCGTTCTTTTACGGAGATTTTTGAGGATCCTCGAGTATCTGGCGAGCCTTGGGTACGTGTAGCATAAGACTGTGAAATTATTTTGTCGACTGTGAGTGCGTTAAAAACTTTAAAAACTTTGTTTTTTTGTGCAATTTTGCCATATAGGTTGTTGGACCTATATGATATAAGATCAGTAAGTAAAATTACTTTTAACCATTGCTGAAAATTACAGGGTAACTACCAAAAATAGAGACGACGAAGGTAAGAAATAGACCAAACAGTACCGAAAGTAATCATCGTTATTAGGGAGGGATCCATTATACCCAAGGCAATAGAACCTCCAATACTAGATCCGGCAGCCGCCATAATTACCGTAACTTGTAAAAGCTCCTTTCGATTCTGTTGACTGCAGGTATGACAATAATGATCATGGGCTTCCATTACTGCAAAGCAAAGATCACAATGCCACTTTTGTTCTGTTTCCGCCTGTTTTTGATTTAGCTCTTGGTGTCGATCTTCAATGGATTCAATCTCCAATTGAGGTTCAGCGACTTCTTGTTGGTGGCGATTAACATCCATATTTTCCATGGGCGATACCGTTTTAAGCGGGAAGAGAATTTTGAACTCGTTTTTGGTCTCTTTTGGATTTCTAACCCTCACTAAAAAGAATCCCGAATGGCCACCACAACCCCCGTTTACCTCGGCTTCACTCGAGAGCAGCCAACCCGGCTTCAAGTTCGCCCCCAAGCGGACGGCTTTCGCGGAGAGTGTTTTCAGCTACCGGACGAATGGGATCGGATGGTCTCCACGCTCGGCAATCAGCCTTTCAATCCGGGAACCACGGATGGGCAGCAGAACTGGGAGCTGCTGAAGCGGTTGGCGGTCCAGTATCGTCGTTCCGATGCTACTTGGGCTGACAAGATTGTGAACGAGAGCCTTCGTTCCACTAGTTCGACCTATCTGCACGAGTACCAGACCCTAATGCTGACGTTGGGGTTTCGAGCTCTAGCGGATCGTTTCGAGGCTCGAAAGCGCGAGATTGAGTCGGAGAAAACCGGCAAGGTTTTGGCAACATTGACCTCTTCGGTGACAACGGAGGAGCTGCGGACGAAAGCAACTCACGGCTTCAGTGGTCGGGAGGAGGTTCCACAGCCGATTCTCTCTTCCGTTCAACTTTCTTCCGACCGCCTCAGCTTGGTAATGCGGGATTTGGGTGAGAAATCGGCTATTTTCGATGCGGTCTCTACCGATGACTCCGAGTCCAATGCTGAGAAGTACAAGACCTACTTGGAGGTAAACAACTTTTTGAAGCAGTGGTTAGGGAAGGAGCCGGGTTCCAAGAACGACATCTTGGCAGCCTTGAAGACTCCCAAGTTCACTCTACCGAAGGACAAGAAGGGTCGTGAGACACTGACTTTCAAAGAGTACTACGCTCAGGAGCTGACTCGACTGCGGGATGCAATTCCTTTGGGAAAGAAGGAGCTGACAGCGGTCATCAACAAGCCGCTGGAGAAGCCGTTGGAGAAGAAGGAGAAGGAATCGAAGGAGCTGGTCGAGCTCTCCAAGTTCCTTTTCGATTACGTTCTCAGCAAGGGGGAGGCCGCCAAACTGAAGATCGACTACGACAACTACCAAAGGGCGGGGGAGCGAATTCGGATCGAGTTGGACGGATGGCAGGCCACTTTTGTGACGGCAATTGCAGCTGGACAGTCAATTCTGGTGGTGGGTCCAACCTCCGGTGGTAAGACCTTTGCCTCCATGTCGGCCATCAACAACTTGCTGTCGGACAAGGAGACCTCGATTCTGTACTCGGCCCCGACCTTTCACTTGGCCCAGCAGACCTACGCCAACCTCTGCAAGACTTTCCCGGAGAAGGCGATCAATCTGGTGACCGGCGTTATCAACAGTTTGTCCCCACCGAAGAAGGGTGGGCAAATCTGGGTTGGAACCCCGATTGATCTCTGGTCCTACCTGTCGGCGGTGGAGGAGAGCTACAACATTGGTATTTTCGACGAGGTACACACCATGTCGACCAGTTTTGGGGAGGGGAAGGAGGCGGAAATGACGGCCTATGCTACTGCTAACCTGATGACCAAGTGCCAGGAGCAAATCATTCTGTTAAGCGCCACTATTGCGGATGCCGATGTGGAACGACTCTCCGCTTTCGCTACCAAGCAAACCGGCATTCAGAAGATCGACCTAATCAAGTACCGAGAGCGAACGGTGCCTCTCTACACTCGTTCCCTGACTCCGGATTTCAAGTATGGACCAGCAGTGGATGGAATGGAGGCAATTCCGGTAACGGCGGAGAACACCTTCCATTTCGCCACCTTTCTTCGCGACTACGCCCCTAGTTTGGATGGAATCACGATGACGAAGGCGACCAAGAGCTCCGAGAACCACTTTCCAGCTATCATCTTCGACGACGACGAGAATAGCTCCTTTCAGGACTACCAGGAGTTTGTGGAGTGGTTGTATCGGGAGAACCAGAAGAGCTACCTGGTCTGGCAGAAGCTGCACGACGACTGGTCGCTGAAACTGGATGCCATCAACGATTCCATCGGCGGTCCCGGTGGGGAGTCGGTCTTCATCAAGACGACCAACAGCATTGTGGAGGCGCTCAAGGCCGCGGTCACGAAGGTCCTCAGCAACAAGGACTACGAGGGGATTCTGATTTCGACGACGGATAAGATTCGCCGCTTCTTTCGGGACGTACTAAAGCTAACCAGTAGCTACGAAAAGGTTCCGATTGTCGTCAAGGACTTGATCGAGCAGTACGAGCGATACTTCGAGATGACCAACCACACGAAGGGTCGAATTCCGGCTCCTTGTTCGGGTCCGGGTCCCTTCTTCTCCTTTGGTGACTACAAGTCGGAGTTCGGTGATGTTCAACTGATGATCGCTCAAGATGGTTCCGAGAAGGCACGGCGGCTCCGAGATCTGATGCAAGAGTTTTTGGCTGCAGAGGCCATTACCAGCAAGGAGGCGGAGAAGATTCTGAAAGTCATCGATCAGGGGCTTCAGTTCGGTATTGGTATCATTTTACCCAACATGCCCTTCATTATCCAGTATGAGATGCTAAATCTACTCAACAGTCGCAGTCTCTACTTGGTTTTCGCTTCTCGTTCGATGTCGATGGGTGTCAATTACGCCATTCGAACAGCGGTCATTCGAGCCAAGGTTCCTCGCAGCATCAACGTCAGTGAAATTCTGCAGATGCAAGGTCGTGCAGGACGTCGTAACAAGGATACAATTGGTGTCAGTGTCATGTGGAACGTTGCCAACGCAGCTTCCGCTAAGATTGAGACTCTCCCGGAGATCGTCTTTCCGGAGACCACACCGGAGATGGGATCCATGATTCGACACCCACTAGAGGTAGCGGTTCGAATTGAGGTTTGGCGGCTCCAAACAGCTGCTGGGAAGATTGTCGCCGATCGAGTGTCTCAGCTTCGGCGGGATCTACCTTCAACGGCAGCGGCTGCAAAGGGTGGAGCCGGTGGATCTAGTTCCGACGGAAAGATTCCGATTAAGAGCGCGGCTTCCACTCTTCGAATCTCAGCCGATTTTCTCCGAACGGGAATTGAGAACGGTTTCAGCAATCTGGCGACAGAGATCGGCTTCGATTCAACGGAGACTTTGGAGTTGGTAGAGAAAGTGTGCCGCTTGGCAACTGGAGAAATCATTCCCCGGGATCGAGACAATGTTTACTACTACGCCGAGCAGTTAACTCAGGTCAAGCGTGCAGTCCAGGAGCTTCACACTCGTTTCCACCGCTCCAAAAACGTAGATTGGTTGAAGTACCTGCAATCCATCTTTGAGATTCTTCACACTTGCACTTACAAACAACTTAACCTTTAAAATCCAAAACATATTCCTTTCCGAAGGAATCTGATTTCTAGCTCCAAAGTGGAAAAAATGAAAGTTTAGAGCTATTACTGGCGGTCGATAACCATTTTAACATGAACTCTGTCGGTGAATACGCAACCTATAACAGTCGGTTGGTTCCGATTCCAACGGAATCTCAGATCGAAAAGATCGCGAAGAACGCGGGAATCGGTTTGGAGACTCACTTCTTCAATATCCTGATTAACACCCGTTATCCTCCCTTACTCCAATTCCTGACAAATGAGAAGAAGGTAATTGTTTACACCATTAATCTGGATACGCTTTCGCCAACCCACGAATCGGGGATAACAATTCCAATTCCTTACGAAATCTCTGCATCCCTGGCGGAAAAGCGTTTCTCACAACTACCAACAGAACCCAAACTGCACGGTTGTATTGCAGCAGGGCACGCCTTCTATCAAAAAGAGATTGGTAAGGTTCGGGAGATGACGGAGAAGGGAAAATTTGTAGTTCATGTTGTCAGGGAAGAGGAAAATCCGGTAGATCCACACGCTCTCAAGGTTCTGTTCGAGTACGGAATTGACGATCAACTCACATTGGGTTATATTCCGTGGCACCTATCGGCTCGCTTCGAAACCGGTTACTACGAAGCCATCACAGTGGACGGAAAAACCAACCTTTTCATACAAATCATAACTAAATTCACGGAGGATTAACACATACATTACTCACGGAGATGTATGTTGTATACAACTAATGGCTGCGATACTGATTTTTACAATTTGATTTGACGAGGCAAAACAACAAAAATGGAGCATCAAGAATATCGTCAGTACAGTTCCTTTGAGGAAGTTCGAGGCAGACTTGCCAAACTTTCCTATCAAAGGGGTATTATTGAAGAACAGGTGGGTCATATTCTGGCGGGTATCGAAAATTCAATCACCAAAGGGCGAGAACCGGCACTTGGGGCCATCGAACTGGCTCATTTCAAAGATAAGTTTTATGTTATTGACGGTCAACATCGGTTATTGGCTCTAAAAAGATACTACGAAAAAACCGGTATTGGCGTACCCTTTCATAGCATTATTTATCGCGTTGACAATCTAGAAGAAATGAAAGAGCTTTTTCTAGATCGCAATCGGGGAATCCCACTTCCGGATTACATGAAAAAGTTGGACAATTCAAAACGATCATTACTACTAGAGATTAGAGACTATCTCTCGGCTAACTTTGACCGATTCTTTGTTACGACAAGTAAAGGTGCAAGGGTGAACAGGCCACGGAAGAATATTGACATCTTCATCGATGATTTGGACCACTCCGAAATTTTCCACCTTATTAACAGTATCGATGACTTTGAAACCATGCTTTACATGATAAACGACGATTTAACTGAAATAGTCGGTGGAATTTTGGATGGATCTCGTCATTCAGTATACGGTATTACAAAAACTATGATCAACGGATGTAAACTGGTGGGTGGGTATTTTGTTGTTTCACTATTCCCATTTACCACTATCGATACGGAAACATATCGCGACAAATTACAAACAATATTGACCTCAAAAAATACTGGGTAACACAGGTACGTTCATTGAACATATCTGTTAATAACCTGCTCCACCTCGAGCCGGTGCATCCTCAAACTCACGGCGCCGCATCCGGTCCTCACCCTCGACCAGTGGAATCTGAGGATCGTAACGCAATTGCAGAAGGAAGGCGCGCTTGTTCCAAGTGGAATCCCGGAGCCACTTCTTCAAAATAGTCTTGTACTTCTTCTGCTTGATCTTTGCGATTTTGGAATACTCCTTCTTGGTGAAGGGAACACCAATCGAGACCAATGTATCACCAATCACTTGAATGAAGGTGGGACCATTGCCAGGAGCTTCCTGTCGGCGACGTGCATCGTTCATTTCCTGTCGCTCCCGAATTAGAAGTTGGATTGGATGTTCTAACTCCTCCGCTTCTTCATCTGCCTCCTCTGCCTCCTCTGCCTCCTCACCCGCCTCTACCTCCACCTCTCCATCCGCCTCATCCGCCTCTTCCTCACCCGCCTCCGAACGAACATCATCCATTTCTGGCATTCGATCCGATTGATTCCATCGACCATCAAAGAAAGATTTGGAAACGATTCGAAGGTAGATAGCGCTGGGATTTTCCATTAGCTCAGATACTTGAACAAGGTAGTTCAAAAAATTCTCCGGCGTAAGAGTTCCACGGTGCACATAGTACATGGGCGCCTCTAAGCCGGCGAGAATCTCCTTGTCGATCATCTTTGGGGTAACACTCTTAGGTAGATTCGCCTTGATCAAACGGATAGTCTCTACATTTCGGCTTCGTATCGCCTGCTGTAAATGGGTTTTCGTAATCTTCGATCCCATCTTAATACTAAGTTCCAATTTCTCCAATTGATTCCAATCAATCATACGGGTAATCACATTTTGAGGCGGTTTCATTCCCGACAGCTCACCGAACAGCATAAATGCCTCCGCACTGATACCCTCACCCCAAATGTATTGGTAAATTGAGCGAACGTTAATATGCTTTCGAAGAGTTCCCATAAAGTAGCGGACCCACTCCAGCTTTCCCTCCTTGATACTACTAATCAGGGCTTGGGTTGTAAGTTTTGGCATCAGCTCAATCATCGTGTGAATAGCCTCAATATGCTCATGAATAACAGCTAGCTTCATAACTTGATTCATTGACCAATAATTTTCTCGCCCTTTGGGAATCAGCTTAATAAATCGTTCCAAGACCTCCATATTCTCCGTTTGTAGGAGTACACCCATGGCGGATTGATTGTAAAGAATATCGTCATCCACATTGTATACACCGTATCCCACCGTCCGCTCGAGATGAGGACGAAGAGGACTATACCAATCATCTAGAAAGTCCTGGAAATTGTCATCCAGTGTTGCTATGTAAAAGAACGTTTCCCAATCCTCCTTTTTGGCAGCTAGATAGCACATATTGTAATAGTAATTGATATGCTCGTTAGTCTCTGGCTCCATGTAGTGTCCTTGACCTGCATGAACAATTTTCAAAGCTAGCTCCTTATCATTTGCCTCCCGAGCCGCCACCAATTGCTCGTAAATCTCATCTGCAGTGGGAATCGAATCCATTTTATTAGAAGCAACAAAAAGAGTGAAACATTAAGACTTCGTCCTAATGTGTTTTAAACTAGAGGGATTTCGACATAGCCATTCTTCTTCTTTTGTCGGCGCTCCTTAAACTTTTGCCAAAAACCGGTTACGGTTAACCACACAATGCAACACCCAATCAAGGAGGCAACCACAACTAGGAACATGATGATTGGATTCTGATACCACGGTGGATAAACGACCACTACACAGGAGTCATTGTTTTCTCCAACCATCAATGTGAAATTGCCAAGTCCACTAACCGTAAAGGTATACTGATCGTTACCAGAGCCGTAAAGGATGTCCTCGTTGTAAAACGGACTAAATGAAACGGTCCAGTGCTCGGTCGTATTAGTGCAAGAAGCTCCAATATCGGAATTGTGCCCGCAAGAAGTTACAACCGACAAGGTCCGACCGGAACCGTCAACAGTACTAACCTCCAATGCCAAACCTGGCGTTCCGGTTATTCCAACCGCAAAGTTGTTGTTAATGTCGGCCCCGTAACCGTCGTAGTAATCACCATCTTGGTAGGAATAGGAAAGACTACCGTTAATGGCGGCCACAATCGCAACGCAATCAATAATGGTCTGCATTTCGGTTTGCCCCTTCGGCAGAGATTAAGGAAAATCAATTTCTTGAATTTCCAATCGGTCGTTGACCGAAGGGGCAATAACCATCCCTAACAACTGATTTTCACTCGAATTTGCTAAAGGTTTTAACTCCCGCTTCGAAATGTCTACCTACATTGTCGGCGACAACTTTTTCCTGTGCGATCACAATAGTCACTATTCCACTCCTAAATTGAAGGAACACGTAGCTTCGCAATTCGGAGTTTTCACAGATGTGACTCGACCAATCAACGTTTGGCCTTATTCCTTTATGACTCGGACTCAATTGAACTATCTCCATATTGATGATCGGGATAGTTCCGTTAGTGGCGACTTAAAACTCTATCCAACGGTGTACAATGAACAACATTACCTGAACCTAGAAGAATTCATTGAAGTTAACTGTCTACCTGAACTGCCCGATTTAAAACGACCGCTAGGATTAGTCTTTCCAAATCAATCTGTGGATGCAAGTGATTCCTATCTCCTTCTATTTGGCACCATGGAACAAAATATTCATCTTTTCACTCGATTTCAGAGCCATGTTCCAGGTTGGAGCGAAGCCGTTTTTGGTACCATTTTTCCGCGAGCACTTCGCACCAGATTTAGTAAAGTCAGAATTATCAACAAAGACAAAATTGCCCTTCAGGTAATGGATTTAGCGGAATCTCAACGACCTTTAGCACTTTATGATACATACCTAGAAAAATGTAAGAAGGAAGGAATTGAGAAGCGGCTGAGCTACGATTTATTTCGAGCTCTGGTTTGTAATTCGAGATTAACAAGTGACGACATTTAGACAACTGATTTTCCAAACTTACCTTTCAAAAGGTCAACTCCCTCTTCAAAATGCCCACCTATTACGTTGGTGACAGCTTTTTCTTCTGCGATTGTGGCGAGACTGACAACTCTTTACCTATAAGAAATGAGGTATCTCCCAACTTTTCTCGTTTTGAGAATCCCACCGGTCCCATCAACATTTGGCCTTATTCCTTTCCTGTAATGACCACGTTGGCAACTATGCCAACCGACGACTCTACAACCCATGAAATTGGCAATCTGAAGCTGTATCCGGCAATGGATGACAATCAACGCTATTTGACAGAGGATGACTTTCTTAGTATTAACTTTTCAAGAGCAAGTCCTCCCCCATTAGTAATCGCTTTAGTTCTTCCGTCCCCGGCAATGGATCTAGGAGGATCTTACTTACTACTGATGGGAACCGTGGAACGAATTAGTTACATCTATCACCATTTTCTATACTATATTCCGGGTTGGGATCGAGCCGTCTTTTCTCCATTTTTCCAACGAGAACTTCGGGTTCGCTTCGGTCAAGTAAAGATTTTTAACAAGGACAAGATTGTACTTGAGGTAATAGCTGAAAATCCGGATACTCGCAAGGTTGGAAAGCTATATGGTTTATATATTGTGAAATGCAAAATGGAACATTTTACCAATCCGCTCACTTTGAATCAATTTAGTAGGCTATTGAACGAAGAAGGTGTTATTTAGACACATTCGAGCTAAAACATACTTAAGCTGAGCTTAAGTATGTCCTAATGTGTCACAACTCTTAGAACTGATTCCCGAATTTTAGCCAACTACAATTTTAACTTCCATGACGACCTATTACATTGGTGATGATTTCCTTCTCTGCGATAGAACCGGGCAAATTACAAGATTTACCTTAGAAGAGCATATGGTTCCAGGTCTCAACTCGTACTTGAATCCAGTGGGTCCGATTAACATTTACCCCTACAAATTCCGTTTGGTAACACCCGTGGTGTCCGAACATGGTCCTGTGATTACCAGAGAGATTCCAAGAGGAGCACAACTACCAACAGATTCCAACCAACGATTTCTAACACCAGAAGAATTTCTCCATTTACATCCGCGTAGTGGTAGATTTTCCGTCGCCATCTTTCCCGACCGACGTCTTTCAACCGAAGGCTCATATTTGATTCTAATCGGAAGCCACGAACGAATTCAGGACGTGTTTCTTCGAATGCGACTTTCCTTTCCCGAATGGCGAAACGCTGTTGTTGCGGCGTCTGTTTCCAGTGAGGTCCAGAAAGTGCTGATCAACTTGCGAATGTATCGGGAAGCTTCCATTATAAGAGATGAATAACGGTAGTTAAACACATTTGAGCTCAGCTCAGATGTGTCGAAATGTCTTCTACCGATCGATGTCTTCTGTTTCCTCCTGACAAATAGGACACTTACCGGTATCGTTGAAAACGAAACGCTCACATTTTCTGCAATAGCGCACCTTTTCGTAATCAAATTCGTCAGCCTTGGGTGTGGTCTTAAACTTCTCTTTTGGTGGAAGCTCCGGATCATCACTAGAGCTTTCCCAAAGTAACTCGGTTTCATTGAATGTACAAGTTGTGTGTAAGTCATGCGTGTATTTTCGTAGAACGAAACTCCGTTCTGAAAGCCAACCTTTCCATTCCTTGTGGATCATATTGATTAGCTCCATTGGATCGTCGTTAAGCCAATACTCGATGGAGTAGTCGTTATGCTCAACCTCCAGAACGTAAATAAATTTAATTCTTTCTTCCTTGGGAATCTCCTTCTCTGGAATTGGATCTCGAATTACGACCAATGGTTGCTTTTTAGCTCCGGGGCGAACTACATCTGGTTTCTCCACTTTAGGATCCCCCGGTTTTGCAACACCAGGACGAACCAGATTCGGTTTCTTTGGTGTAACTACTACCTCCTCGTCAGAATTGACCTCTACCCCGTCTGGCATATAGTTCTTAACAATACGGGGAGCCAATGGTTTTAGCACAGGTTTCTTCTTTTCTCGCATACCAGCAAAAATAGTTGATTTTGTTCCTGGCATTCCCGGAATGTCAATAGATTCGAAAGTCCAAGCCGCATTTGGTGCTTCGTTGATGACCTCCTGAGTGAGACGAATCTTTTTCTCCTTCTTCACCTTCATAATCTCGTCAATGTGACTGAAGACGGATTGAATTCCAGAGTGAACAAAGCGCCAAACATGAACCTTTGACTCTTGTCCGATACGATGAGTACGACGAAGAGCTTGTTCCTCCAAAGCGGGATTCCAATCCTGACTCCCAAAGATGACGTTGGAGATGAATTGAAGGTTGATTCCTTCACCACAAGAGGCGATGTTGGCGATGATAACAGTGGGTTGATCCCGCTTGACATACTTCTCCGCCTTTCGGGTTACTGCATCTCGATCTTCCGCACTGAGACGACCGTTCAACTCTAGTACCTTGAAACCAATCTTTTTGGCTTCAACTTGGTACCAAAAGGCTTCCTCATAGAAGTGAACGAAGAGAACGACACTTTGACAGACTCCATAAAGTTCCGCCAACAGATCCTTGATCATGTCGATTTTGGAGTTGGTTCCATCCCACCGAGGAATCGGTTCCTCTGGCTGATACCGCTTGTTGTAAGCGTTAATGTAGAGATTGGCATTGGCGGAAAGGAAGCGAAGGAAGTTCAGAATCAAGAGAATATTGTCCCTCTCCTCTCCGAGACCGATACTGAAGGGAGAGAGCATCAATGTCTCCAATTTCTCTAGCATCTCGCCCGCGGCGGCCTCATAAAACTCCCTCTCCTTTTGGCTCTTGTAGATTACCGTTATCAGCTCCTGCTCGTAATCTTCGGCCGGATATCGAATTGCCTCCCGAATGATGGGGTGGAGATTGTCAGCCGTTCGACGAAAAACCTTCTTCATTACCATATCACTAAATTCGTCAGTGTCATCGGCTCTGTTAATAGGAATTCCAATCCACTGTAGAAGGCTGGCTAGATCAGAAAGTCGATTTTGAATCGGAGTTCCCGTTAAGCCCCAACGAGTTCCTTTTTCCTTCATCTGAAGGCGAGACATTCGGTAGTAACGAAGAATCTTCTTCGGCTTGAAGGCTGGTTCCGTTGTCAAACGGAAACCATTCCGAAGGTGATGGGCTTCATCTGCGACGACCCGATCCCAAACAACTTCGACGAAAGGAACCAAATCTGGAGTCACGGTGTCGGTAAAGTTACCCTTTAGTTCCTCCTCGTGAATTGGCTCTGGGTAGGCGTGAACTTGGTGATATGTTGTTACTGCCACAAAGGGTGGAATCATCTTCTTGTGCCGAATTTCGTCTCCGGTAGTCAGATTTCCTTCCTCGTCATAATCAATTTCCACTGCATGGCGAGGACGAATTTGATAAACTCGATGACCTTGCACCAATAATTCCCGAACCCACTGAAAGAAAACGGATTTGGGACAAACTACCAGAACTCGCTTTCGAGGTGCTGCAGCAAGAAAGGTGGCAGTGGTTCGGGTTTTACCGAGTCCCATATCATCGGCTAGAACGCCACCGTAAACTCTTTTACCGCGAAAACGAGCCCCTGTCTTCTCTTCCTGTAACATCCACTTAATGGCGTCCACTTGATGCGGAAACAGTTGAATTTCCGAATCCTCCGGTAAATCGGGAAAAAGTTCCCGAGCTAGAAGTCGAATCTCCGCCATTTGAGATCAAGTATTAGGTTATAGAACGGTTTTAAAAGCTAAAGCGGAATTCATTTTCTTCTGCCATTGGCACAATTCGCTACTTTCTCTGGGTATTGTAGTTTCAAGTTTCACATTCCAAAAATGAATCTTTGGAATGTGAAGAAGCGGGTCCTAACCGTTTGTAGAATGGCTTCCGTTTCTAACTCTTGGTTACCAGAATCCGAGCTTTTGACCAAGTTGGAAGCCGGTGAAGTTATATGCCTTTTTGCACCCAGAAATGGAACCTACGCTGGGTTTTTCTGTGGCGCCGATATTTCAACGGATTATAACGTTTACCGATGCCCACAACATTTGTGTCGACGAGGAATTGGACATAGGATAATACACGGATGGAGAAAGGAGTGCAAAAAGTATATTCGGGTTGCAGCTCCGATAACACATCCTTTAAGCGCCGATTATGGCACCGATGAGGGATCCTATTACAATTACCCAAGTCTTCCACTATTACCGACAATTCCTGGATTACCGACAATTCCTGGATTACCGACAATTCCCACGACCTCTACACAACAACCAAATGACGTATTGGATCGATCTCTCCGTTTTAATCTTCCCGGTTACAGAGCTTCTTCTCCTCGAAGTTCTGCAGACGCTAGTGTTCGAAATCGAACGAATGCAATCCCTTTCACATCGGCGTTTATTTCTGGGCCACCGATTCCGCCTCTACTACCTTCATCTGCATTTCCTTTACCGTTACCATTACCACCTGGTGGAATTTAGCCTACCAATCACTAAAATACATACCTTCAGTGAAGATATGCGTACTAAGAAATTGATTTTTCCCAATTGGCCGAAACTAAAACAATCCCACCTAGCTCAGTCAATCTTCGTAGCAATGATTCCAACACAACGCCTCAAACTGCCAAAATCGATACTGACAGACGCTCAAAATCTATTAGCAACTCGAGTTAGCGAGTCCATCAAGGAGTACGAGAAACGCGTAGACTTTGAAACTTCGCCAACGGAGGATTCCTTTTGTTTACTTTTGGATTCTCTTAATAATTGGCTTTTGGAGAATGTCAAAATTCCCGAGGATGTTTTCCAAGTAACCAAACACTTTAGCATTCCAAACTTTGATGTTGACGCGGTTAAAGATTCCATTTTCCGACAGCGCAAAGACAAATGGGAAGAAAGACTAATAGTTGACAACATGATTAATCACACCATCAACTACGCGGTAGTTCTTTTGTTGGATCAAATTACTGCATCAATTAACTCGGACGAAGATGGCCAATACATCATTCAAATGAACGACGTACCCCGCCATTTTTAATAATTGCAGATTTGAACGTAAGTTCAAATCCTCTTTACTCTCTAAGAAATTGATTCCTAATCAAAAGAACTCCGCCGACCAACCCACAATCAGTGAATCAAATGGCCACTCCCAAAATCAACCTTAAATCCAAGCTGACCGAGCAACAGCGGGATCTCTGTTCTCTCATTGGGGAAGGATTGAATGGTTACTCCGACAAGATTTTCGATTATGCCAATCCAGAATCGGAGATTGCATTCTGCCTACTTTTTGAGCCCCTTTACGATTGGCTTCTGAAAAACGTCAAGGTACCGCAAGACATCTTTGAAGCGCCCGATCACTTCAAATTGCCCAACTTCAATCGCAACAACCTTGTTCAAACCATTAAGATGCAGCGAACTCTAAAATTAGAGGAAGGGCTGATTGTCAGCAATGTTCAAGGACAAGTTTTGGGCTTGGCCGCGGAATTGGTGCTTGAGAAAATTGCGGCTACCACTAAGCCAACCAAGGGGAACGTTTACATCATTGATGGCAAAAACCTACCCGCTCACCTATAAAACATGTTTGAGTTTTGACTCAAACATGTCATCGAAATTTACAACAGCGGAAATTGAGCAACGGTGGTTGTCACAATGTAACCTCGTGACTGTGACCTTGTGATCTTGTGACAATCACCACTGCAACAACGAAATTACAATCGCCTCCACTGTTGCGACAAATTACCACTTGCTGTTGTAAATTTTCTTCTCAGATCTCTACCCACAACCCTACTCCGATTCCATTTTTACGCCTTTTTCTGCACGTCAGTTAATGTGGGTTCCAGTCTCTTTTCCACCGATTTTCGTTTTTCGGATTCGGCTCTCTCGCTGTTCATTTTCTACTTCCAATATCCAATCCCGCCATTTTCGGCGTGAAATAAAAGAGTCCGACTTAGACCGCTTAAGAGATCGTACACGTGTTTATTAAGGATTCCAACAATACCAAAGGACTCTCGTCGAACATACTGTGGAACCCATTCACTTTCAATTTCCATCACCAAGTGTAAAAGTTGAACTTGTGTCACCGGATGAACTCCCTCCGTTGTAGCCAAAAGTTGAAGCTGATCCACTAAGTGACTGTAATCCCCTTTAATCTCCGCTTCTGTGTGAAGTTTAATAAAGTCTTGCTGTTGACGATCTGTTAGTTGCAGGAGCTCCCAACTTACCGGATGAATTTGGAGTTGATAGAGAGCCAGTTGCTGTTGCAGCTCCAATCCTAACTGTTGCATCTCCCGCTCCGTGTAATAGTTCAAATACCAAAGAGCAGTTCGAAAAGAGCGTGGAACCTCCTGAAACATCGATTTGGATCGAACCAAATAGACACAATCTCCCTCGTTATTGTAGATCCGAAATTCCATTCGGCTCATACTCTCGTTTTGTAAATTCCGAAAGAAGTTTAAACTCCAATAAATGCCAAAAATCTACGATACCTTCATTTTCTTTGAGGAGTTTGATCTACTTCGGGTTCGATTGGAATCCTGTTATCCCTATGTTCACAAATTCGTAATTTGTGAGGCTGGACAGACGCATTTCGGGCTTAAAAAGGATTTTGTAATTCAACGCCGATGGGAAGAGCTCAGTAAGTACAATGATAAAATCATTTACCTTCAGCTCTCCGAATTCCCACTGACTAAAGAGGAGTATCCCAAGTATTTGCGAGAGTATGTGAGAAAATTACGAAGTGATTCTAACGAGGAACGACAGTTGGGTTGGCTTCGAGAGGGCTTTCAGCGACATCAAATCATGAAATGGTTACAAGGACAGCCGACGAAGGATGCTTACGCTTTTGTTAGTGATCTAGATGAGATTCCCTTCTACGAAACGATTCTGGAGCACTTAAAAACCAATCATCAGCGAATTCGAACCCAACGGTGCCACTTCTATTTACACACCTTCTACTACAATATTTACAATTTCGTTCCCGGTTACGTTGGAGGTCATGCTTATTTGGTTCCCCTATCAAAGCTGGATCTAGAGAAGTCGATCCTGTGGCGTTTCGGAAACCATCACGGTTACCACATCAATCTGATAGCGGAATGTGTTCGACATCTAACCTACTTCTATGCACCCTCTAAACAGTACCGAAAGGGTTCCGCCATTGTGGAGGGAATCCCTCACGATTGCAACCTGGATGTTCTAACCGCATGGTTTCGACGTTTCATGACTCATACCTCCACCGATCGCTTTCTGAGTGAGGAGTTTGAACCGATAGAGAAACCTCGAATGCCCATCGCCATTGATCTCCTTCCTTACATCTTTCGACAACCATTAGCCGAAAAGCTAAAGATTTACGATCTATTCCTGAAAACGGCAACCACTCCAGACAAGATCATCGCCTTTATTGAACGGTATGAGGCATTGGACGGTCGGTTACCGGAGGTGTGCAAATAGCTTATCGGAGGTAGGATTGTAATCGGGAATGAATTAGAACACATCTGAGATATACTCAGATATGTTTCACTCGTTCTCGTCACCGATCATAAACTCAACTTCTCCATCGCGAATTTGATGAAGAATAATCCTTCGCTTTTCCGTTTTGGCTATTAGTAATTCCCTGACGATTTTGTCTATTGCTTCTTTGGAAGATCTTATATCGCAAGTCGTAGTAGTAAAGTAAATTTTCACTGTGGTGGCCGTTCGCCGATATCCGATCAAATGATCGGGAAAATATACGGTTTCGCTCAAAATCTCCATTTGTAGTTATCATTTTCCCAGGAATGGGAAAGAATTCAGTTTCTATTCGGCTTTGGGATTGCAAAGATTCGGAGCTCCAATGTAGTCTTTACATTTGCAAAGATCCGAAGCCCCAATGTGGGCTTTAAAGTTGTTCCCGCCTGTTAAAATGGTTTTTGTCACGGTGGATCGGATCACCTTCAATCAACGGTTGGAAACGGATGTCATTGAACTCCCGAAATCGATCGCCGCTGTCGGCATCACTCTGGATCGAGAGATTCTTGTTTACCATTGGACGGAGACTGATTGTCTCTGGCGATTAAAGGTTTGGTTGGAGTATTTTCAAACCTCTATTCTTCCCCATCTGAAGTTGAAATCCAAGTACGCCTTTCTTTTCTGTCTCAACGATGGGTTTCGAGAGCGAATTCCGTTTAGTGATTCTCGAGTTTTGTGTGATTGGATGCTACCGGAGGCAATGGCGTTTGCCGGAAAGGGAGAGGTGGATTCGGGTCTCGGTCTTATTCCGAAACTCGCCTCTCAATTACAACTCTTCGCCTTCGATCGACATGACAACGACCCTTTTACACAATTAGTTGTAGATACCGGCATGATTTGGGGCTATTTCGCTCACGAGGCCAAGTTAACCTTGATGGCACCACCTTTCGATCGGCGAATTCCCAAAATCGCCTATGGATGCCGATTGGGAAACGGACTTCCACAGCGTTTCGGTGACTTTAATGGAACTCCGCGAGAGTATCTCTGTTATCGAATGCACCAACAGAAAGATTCTCGCTTAACCTCCATTCTTCGATTAGAGATAGATGGGAAACTGGCAACGGAGGAGATGCTGAAGTATCGCTATCTTCTAGATGTGGATGGTTACACCAACTCTTGGGGTCTTCCTTGGAAACTGAGAAGCGGCTCCGTCGTCATCAAACAACAGACCCGGTGGACTCAATGGTACTACGATCGGTTGAAACCCTGGGTTCATTACGCTCCCTGTGCTCCCGATTTTAGTGATTTACACGAGGTTTACGCCAAATTAGAAGCAAACCCGGAATTGGTCGCCTTTATTCGCCGCAACACCCAACTCTTCATGGATCAATATTTAACGACAGAGGCAATTCGGAAGGAGATGGTGGTTCTCTTTCAGAGCGATATCTGTCGCCGATGGTAATTGATCTCCATAAGACGGTGTTGAGTGTTCAAAAGCGACAACTTCTAGCTCGCAAAGATGCCATATTTTGAGGTTGTCATTGATCTTCGCGACGTTAGTCGGTTTGATCTCGAAAATCAGAATCTCTTGGTTTACAAGAAGGATGGGAATCTTGTTCGTCATTACTGTGGATGGAGAACTCGTGCAGCTCACAAAGAATGCGATCGGTTGTGGGATTTGTGGCTCCAGGGCAAAATTTACACTCCCTATGTCACGGTCATTACGGGTTCCTATTGCACCATCGTTTAGAAATTGATCTCTTATTAACTCTCCAAAGAAGCTGGAACCCGCAGCAAAACAGGATCCAATGGCGACATTTGCTCACAACTACGTGGATCTGCTACTTCCCCATTGTGGTGGCAGGCTTGAGTTCTTCAACCGAGATTTTCTGGTGGAGCTCGTTGGAAGCAACATTGCGGTAGTGGAGGCCAACGGTAGCATCAGAAATATCTTCGAGTCTGCAGCCCAGACAATGGTTGATGAGTACGATCCGTACCCGTATCCGCGCTCCAAGGAGCTCTTAACCTACACCATCAAGGATGAGTTTTCTCGTTTGTTGGCAACCTTCTTTGCCAAAAATGTTTCTCCCGACTTAGTTAGAATGATACAATGTTTCAAATTCGAAATTGCAGACAATGTGGCAGAATTGTTGAGCAAGCACTACTGGCCCCAGTACGAGGAAGAGGCACTGAAGATCGCGGAAAGGTACATGCAGACTCTATAAAACATCATCTGAACTAAGTTCAGATGACTATAAGATTCGAACGTTATTTGGAGGTCGACTACTTCGAGTATCTGGGTTCGAATGTCGAGAGCTGAGCATCGGCTCTCCAATCTCCGAATCCCAATAATGTTCACGTGGTTTTGTTCGATACCACATCCAAAAATAGTAAGCGCTGATTCCAACCAGTGGGCTAAAAATGACCCCCATACACCAGGCGAAGCCAAAAGGATTTTGAATAGCAAGATTGTAGAGGAACTCAACAACGGAGAGAACGGTCAAAGCACCAAAAATACTACCGAAAACAATCTTCGCGGTTCGTCGGGTTTCCAAAACTAGCTGTTCATAATCGGTTGCGGCGGACATATTTTCGGATGTTCAAAATGGTTGTATGGATTATTGTCATACTGACGTTTTCCATCATTTTTCTGGTCTTGGCCGGAATTGCTGGAACAACAACTTCCGGTTTACTGATTCCACTGGAGGATCACAGTTTGGTCGGACCCAAGGAAACCACTCCCTCAGCAGATCCTCGGTGTCTGTCCGATTTTGCATTCGAACCGATTCTAACCCCAGAGGAGATCGAAAGAGCTCATAAGCAAATTTTGGCCGACAAATCCAAATGGGTGCATCGAAGTGGACCCATGTATACGCTGGGAGTTCCCTCTTACATTGAAGGGGCTCAAAATCGACAGGGTTACGTTAAGAAAGCCAAGGATATGAATCCGGAGATGATGCAGAAGTATGGTTGGCTTTTGGAGAAGGTTCAGGATTACTTTCAGAAGCGAAGTCCCAATGCTCGAGTTACCTTTCGGGATCGGGCCGCTCTACCAGGATTTCACATCTTTGAGAGCAATTCTATTTTTGCTTTACCAGTGGCCTCCGTTCACAAAGATTTACAACACCAGTTCTTGCAAACTAACAAACAGGAGAAGCTGGATCTAGTCAATACGCTCTCTTTTACATTAACTATTGCTCTCCCTCAAACCGGTGGTGGTCTTTATATGTTCGAAGTGGATCCAGCTTACGACCTCTATCCACCCATCGTCCAGCTTCGAAAGGCGAAAAAGAAACGAATTAATTACAAAGCCGGTTGGATGGTAGCTCATAACGGAAATGATTGGCATATGATTGCTCCTTCAGCGGACCCTAAAACTCGTTCAGAACGGGGAAAGTACCGAATTACTCTGCAAGGCCACGGTGTTTATGACATTAAGACAATGACCTGGTATTTGTACTGGTGAAGAATCGCAACTAAAAGCCATAAAGCCTTCAGTGGTAAAGAAAAATGCCACTGGTGGATCTAATTCAGAATAAGCAGGGTCTGGAGCTGAAGATGGCACTCAATGAGTATGTTCGCGATGCATTTGAGAAGGTAGAGTTTAAGGGTGAGAGTATGGAGATGATAGCGCCAATGGCTCGCCTTTTGGCATCGGCTTCTGCGGAGACCTACCATGCTTTCCGTCAAATTATTGCCGTACATCTAGCTAAGCCACTGGAGGGTTATTCTGCCGAGCGGCAGGCAGAGATCATGGAGGCCTCAATAGATGCTTTCAAGAACAACCTTTGTCTTCTTTTGAACAAGGTGGTTGCTAGCATCGATTCAAAGCAGCTATTGGCTTGTTTTCTGAATGCATTTGAGGTGGAGATAACACCCGCTGGTATTAAGTTGGGACCGAGCGAGATTCCAAATCCACTGGCTCCCGCTTCATAAAAAGGTAAGATTCTATTACCAGTGGATATTAAGTGGAACTGCTCAATTCTAAAGGTAAAAACTTACAAGCGTGAATCACATTTGAGTTAACTCAAATGCGCCAAAGCTAACGTTAAAAGGCTAAAATCGAATAATAGATGGGTAAGCTATGTTTGCTAATTTTTCGCTACAAAATATATTCAAAAAAGGTGAAAATGAAACATAACGCTCTTTCACACTAAACTACGTGTGAAAAAAGAGATAAAATAAACGGCTAAAAGCGGCAAAACCGAGAACTGAATTAGAGTTTACTTTTTATTCTCTTCTTAACCCATATAGAAAGCACCTTGAGACTTCGGAATGTCGGACAAAAAGGTCATCAAGGGCGTTGTCGCACGTACTCCTCTGAAGAAGAAGTTCGAGAAAATCGTACTTTCCGATGCACAGCGGGTGCTCGTAGATAAATCAAAGGAAGTACTAAGCCAGTTTATCGCTTGCTTTAACTTGTCCATCATGGGCTCCGGTAAAACCTACACTACATCGGTAACGGGAATGGAGCTCGACTATGAGAACATGGTCGTGTTTTGCCCTTCGGCAGTGGAGAAGAAGTGGAAGCAAATGGCGAGTGACTACGGTGTCCCCTTGACGGTGGTTACGAGTTACGAGTCTCTGCGCTCTAAAAAGGGATCTCAGCCGACGCACGGTCTCCTGAAGCGCGACGACAGCGAGAAGAAACCTGTCTTCACCGTCACCAAGAAGTTCAAGCGGATGGTGGAAGAGGGAGTGCTGTTGGTCTGCGATGAGTCGCAGAAGATCAAGAACAAGAGCTCCGCCATGTACGACGCAGTTCGGGCTCTGACGACGCACGTCATCCTTTCGGGTGGGGCTTCTCGCATCATGCTGTTGTCGGGAACTCCTTTTGACAAGGAGGAGCAAGTCATTAGCATGATGCGACTCCTGGGCTTCATTCGGAGTGACATTTTGAAGATCTACAACAAGGAGACCAACGAGCTGCGACTTCTTGGCGCTCAGGAGTTAATCGACTTCTGCATGGACATCGACGAGGAGACGACGAGTGAGATGGTAGACTCCTACCGCTTTACCGACAAGAATGTCCCCACCTTCTGCTACAAGCTTTTCCAGGACGTGATCAAGCCTAACATCGCCGTCGAAATGCCTCCGCCGGAAATGCGGGAAAACATCGACTGCATGGATGGTTACTACAACCTACCTCAGGATGACTCCGTGGCACTGAAGTCGGCGATCACCAATTTGCGTTCGGCAGCACAGTTCAACGTGAAGACGGGGAAGACCAATTACGACGGCAAGAGTTTTGGTGCCATTACCAAGTCGCTGATTGCGGCAGAGGGTGCCAAGCTGAACACGATTGCGCGTTTGGCCTACTTCGACTTGGAGGAGAACCCCAAGTGTAAGGTAGTGATCGGTGTTAACTACGTTCGCAGCATCGAGGAGTTGTCGCGAGTGCTGGCATTTGCCAATCCCTTGGTGTTGCATGGTCGCATTCACAAGGACAAGCGGTTTGCGACGATTCAGAAGTTCCAGGAGGCCAACTCGAAGCACCGACTCTTGATCACCAACATTCGTGTTTCATCGTCGGGTATTGACCTTGACGACAAGAACGGGAACTTCCCACGGAAGGTCTATGTAGTGCCTAACTACAGCATTCAGGATCTGCAGCAGTTCACAGGTCGTTTCGTTCGTATGGACACTCGATCTTCTGCTAGCATTCGCTTTGTCTACGGTCGTTGTGGCGTTTTGGAGTCGTCGATTCTCAACGCGCTAGCTCGCAAGAACAAGGTTATGTCGGAGACCTTGAACAACCAAGTCGAGGCTGGAATTCGGTTCCCAGGTGGCTACGATAGGGAGGAGGAGGCCGACTTGGAGGGCTATCCTTCTGGCATTTACCCCACCGAGGATGCGTTCAATGTGGATTTGGATCTCTTCCACGATGTGATCGACGATGAAGAGGAGGAGGTTCTGGAGGACATTGAGTCAGAGGAAGAGGAAGAGGAGAAACCGAAGAAGGCGGCGAACGGCGGTGCAGGTCGAATCTCACCTCCGAAGGCGGCCAAGGCTTCCCCCGCCAAAACCGCGAAGGTGACCCCCGCAAAGGCAGCCAAGACTGTTAAGGGAAAGAAGGTCGACGATGAGAAGCTGGAGCAGCTGTTGGTTGCCGCCTTCAAGAAAGCCAATCTTGGAGTCAAGAAGCGAGTGGAGGAGTTTGAGGAAGAGGAGGAAGAGGAGGTGGAGGAGTTTGAGGATGAAGAGGAGGAAGAGGAGGTGGATGAGGAAGAGGAGGACGATTAAGACATACATACGAGTTTATCTCGTATGTGTAGAGAATTTCGTGTGGATTTTATCATTAAGACATGACCGCAAATGGTGAAAATGATTCCGAATCCAGAATTGCAGAGCTCTCAACCCTCGAATTCATTCACGATGGCGGTTGTTTTCACCATTAACGTGGAGCTTCCTTTGAAACGAAATCTCGACTTCCTACTAGAGATTGACTGGGATCTACTTTTAGAGGCTTTAGAACCGCTAAAGAATGACACTAATTCCCTCGCTTACTATCCCACGGTCAACGATAAGAAGGAGGTGCAAATCTATCGAACCGACCTTGGAGATCTGTTCTGTTGTTACGTCGATGCATTGGGGCACCCGCAAGAGGAATCACTCGATCGGAACCCCGAACTCGCCTCCGTTTACGCTGCTCTTGGAACTGAAATGGTGACCTTTTCTATCGGTGTCACCACCGCCGACATCATTAGTGTTGAACTTTTAAGTTTTTTACGGCGACTTCTGAATCAAAACTATGTGATGGAATTTCCTGGACTCCATCAGCGCCTGATCATACTCAAGTACTTTTTGAAACCTCGTCAAGTTATTTGGTATCATCGTCCAAGTGACCAATATGGAATTGTGGTCTGCTTCAAGAAGGCGGTTTCTTTCTTCCATGTGACAGAGGATGGAACCATTGTTGAAATAGAGGATCCAAATCCTCAAGAGTTCGAAGAAACCGGGCTTCCATCGTTGTACAATGATGAAGATGAAGACGAGGAGGCCGAGCGTCTACGAGAGGAAGAAGAGGAGGAAGCTAAGGAGATGGAGGAAGCGGACGAAGAGTTGAATTCCGACGGAGAAGCGGAAATTGACTCAGATGAGGAATTAGATGAAGACGACGAAGAAAACGGTGCGGATTAAACATATTTCTACGCGTAGAAATATGGGAATTGTAAGAAAACAACAACTTACACACCGGTCGCCACCAACCACTGGATGTTGGGCTGCGTGGGAGTACCCTCCGTCCGATCGGTACCGGCCAGGAAGATGGTAACGCTATCACCGGGCGCCATGGTGACAACGACATCCTCCCGAGGATCCACAGCCGCCACGTCATCCATAATGATATCCATCGAGTAGGCGGAAGTATTGATGAACCGGTACGAGATACCCACCGCAGCGGCCGCCAACGTAGAGGAATCGTAATCGATGGCCAAGGTGCTCACATCGTCGTTGGCCGTCAGCAGCATGATCTTGCCAGCGCTGGCACCAGCGGCAGTCTTGGTAATCAGGTTGTCGGTCGTGATGTTGAAGAGACCCGTTACCACACCCACCTTCGGCCTATTAACGGCCGCTGCCTCGGCAGACTGAGCCGTCGTCAGGGCTGTTGCTGCATCGGTAGCTGCATCCGCGGCATCCGACTGCGCCGTTGCCACATCCGCCGCCAGTCCATCTGCTGTTGTCTGAGCGGCCTCCGCTGTGGTCTGGGCCGTGTTGGCTGTAGAAAGCGCCGTTGCTGCATCCGCCGCTGCATCGTCAGCTGTTGTTGTCGCCGCGTTGACGGCGGTTGTTAGAGTTGAAACATCACTGGTTACGGAGGTAACTGACTGAAGAAGACGAGCTGCCGCTGTCAAATAAGTAGGCATTTTCAGTCACCGGAAAGAAAGAAAAGAAAAACGAAAACTGCTTAAAGCAAAAAATTAGATTCCGGTCATCACGACCCAAGTTTCTCCAGACCATGAAAGAGTGATGGATTCAGCTGGACCCATTATAATGGCTTGACTTCCAGCGGTAAAAGTGAGTAAATGTTCACTTTCGTTGTTAATTCGAATAATCTTGTACTGGTCCTCCGATTCATCGGTCAATGTGGGAAGGGTGATCGTTTGGGCCGAGGTACTAGTTAATCGGATGACAGTACCGTCAAAAACCGCCATTGCGTCCAAAGCCTGATTTTTCGAACTGGTGTTGTTTAAATTATAAAGGGAGGAGACCGGAATTCGATTGGAGGTCAGAATCGGTGTAATACTAACGCTGTTAAATTTGGTGTAGTAATGTTGACAGATAGTAACAATTGCTAGAACGGAAGCTAAACAAAGAACAATAACAGCAATCAAACCGGTTCTAATGTTGGTTTTCTTAGCAATCGAGATATAGAAAGTAAAAGCAACGCTAAGAACCACCGCCACCACTAAGACGATGGCGACGTTCATCAATTTTTGTTCATGCGACGCTGTCGTAATAGACGAAACAGGCATTCATTTTATACGGTCAGATTATCCAGAAAAAACGTGATTCTGAACAGTGGCAAAAATGAAAAATTAATAGCCACTTGGGAAGGAAAGCCTAAATGGCGGCAACATCGGAACAACGAGAAGTGAAGGGTGTGGTGACGGATGTCCCTTTTGCCCCTTACGGATCTAAAGAGGTTAACTTCAAAATCCAAACCAAAAAGGGAAACATCTACAAGGTTCGATATTTTGGTTTCTTCCCCGTTAACGTTGATGATGACGTAACCATGCGAGTTATCATGGAAAATAATGGGGATTTAACGGCGGTTTCGCGACCTTTCGTGCAAATGCCAATGAACCGCGACAACATCCAAAAGTGCTTCATTCGAGCACTGCGAGGTACCGGTTTTGGCGATCGCTCAGCGGAAAAGCTCTACAATAACCTTTTGGATCTTGCTAAAGTGGCGGGTTATGGGCAAAGCAACAAACCGACTTTTGTCGGTCCGGTCGTTGTTGGTCCGGCCGCCGGGGTATCTGGTGGTAGTGGTGGTGCAGCATCTGGTGGAGCAGCCGGTGGTGCAGGTCGAGAATCTCCACCGAAACCTTTTGACTCGGATTTAAAGACACAAACCGTTAACTCGACGACCAAGTACGAAGGAGACGGTGTTATCGCATTTTTAAGTGAAATCTCTTCCAGTTTTCACAAAACGCGAGATCCAGCGATTGTTAAGTCGATTGTTGGCAGTACCCCGCTGAAGGAGGAACAGATTATGAAGCTACTGATCTGGTGGCATCAGCATCGTTCCCTGCGCCGTTTGCACTTGATTGAGCTAACGGATACGGAGATTAACAACTGCAATCTGCCATTGGACGATATCTACCAAATCTGTGCTAATAACCCATACCGACTTCCCTCCATCGCCTACGAGAAATGCGATCGGATTATGATGCTCCTCAGTAAGAAGAAGCCAACCGTTAATCAGAAGCTTTGCGGTCTGATTGTGCGAAAGATCTACGATCTAGTTCAGAACAACGGTTGGACCTGTGTTCCCCTCTGGCTACTGAAGAAGCAGTTTCCCGATTTTGAGGAGATGCAGGAGGTACTCGCAGCGGAGTACGGTGTCATCTACGAGCACAAGATGGCTTACCTTCAGTTTCAACACAAGGTGGAAACAGAGGTAGCGGAGTATCTGAATCAGAAAATTCGAGAGACCGCCATCAAGGAGATGACTCCCGCTGTAGAAACACCAGGCTTCGAGACCGCTCACTACGACTGCAAGTCGTTGACCGAGGAGCAGAAGGGTGCGATTCAGGCCGCCCTCCGAATGCCGATCAGCATCGTTACCGGTGGAGGTGGTAGTGGTAAATCACTGTGTGCCAAGGAGATTGTTCGGAATCTGGAGCTACTCGGCATTCCGTACGTCACCTCCGCTTTTACCGGGAAGGCAGTTTCGCGTCTGAAGCAAATCCTCCAAAGTAACGATCCGGTGACGCTGGATCGAATGATTGCTCGGAGTAACGAGTACGCCGGATTCCAGCACATCATCATTGATGAGGTTTCCATGGTCACAACGGAACTCTTTTGGCGTTTAATTCGGACTTTCGGAAAGGGCTTTAAGATTACCTTCCTCGGCGACAGTAACCAGCTCCCTCCCATTTCTTGGGGCTCTCTGATGCGACAGATGCTGGATTGCCACCGAATTCCGGTCTTTTACCTGACGGTTAACCATCGAATTACTCCTTTTCTACCGGAAGGAGAGGTCGTGGATGGTCCCTCTCCGGGGGAGATGAAGTACGATCGAACGATTCTCTCCAACGCCAACGCTTTGGTGGAGCCGGGCCGGTCCTTCAGTCGGGCTGTTGAGTTCTTTGAAGGACCTGGCTTCTACATGCATGATGGCAATATGGAAGCGATTGGTGATATTGTCACTGCCCTTCGAGATGCGGGAATTGACGCTAGCGACCTAGCCATCATCACTCCCCAGAACAAGGATCTGAAGGATCTAAACGGAATTGTACAAGCTGCTTATTTGGAAAAAGAGGAGAAGTACATAGATCAATTGGGTCGGCTTTGGTGTGTGGGAGATCGAGTCATGATGATTAAGAACAACTACAAGATCAATATCATGAACGGCGATGAAGGAATCATTACCCGAATCGAGGATACCGGGGTTCGGGTTCGCTTCAAGGATGGTGGGGAGCAACTGTTTCTCTTCTACAATACCGGTGGTGACAAGAAAAAGAAGAACGAACATGCGGATTACGAGATTGACAATTTGACTTGTGACATGATCCAAACCTCCTTCTCGATTACGATTCACAAATCGCAGGGTTCGGAGATGGATTTCGTTATTCTCTACATTCCGAAGAGAGAGGGTCGCTCCAAGATCAACTCCTTTCTCAATGTCAACCTGATCTACACGGCAATTACTCGAACCAAGAAGCGAATCTGGATCGTTGGCTGCATGGAGACTTTGAAGCTGGCCTCCAAGACGATTCTTCCGGTTCGATACGAAATGCTAGCCTACCGGCTGGAAAAGATGAAGGATGAGGGTTTGGAGGAGAGTCTGAAGCCCTACATCAAGGTTCCGGAAATTGCACCCAAAACCGATTCTGGAAGCTCCTATTGTTCGGTTCCGGGCAACAGCGATGAAATGTATGGGCTGTCAGAGGAGGATTACGAGGCCTTCTACGCCGATATGGAGTAAAAAGAAAAGAAAAAGAAAACACATTCAAGCAATTTGAACGTGTTCTAAAATAATGTCACTAAGTTGCTTCATTGAGCAAATCGAAAAGTTGAAAACTACAGCTTCCCCGTTGTTAACGACCATTGGCCCATACCATGGATATTTGGTGACGGCACTTCGAGAGTTAGATAGTTTAGTTGGAATGAAGGAACTAAAACATATGGCGGTACTGCAAGTTCAATTTCTAATGGTTCGCAAATGGAGAGAGTCGATGGGATTAGCGGTAGGAACAGATCTTTTTGATCGACATGAACTTCACACAGTTATTTCCGGGAGTCCAGGTAGCGGTAAGACAACAGTGGCTCGAATCTTTTGCAAAATTTGGAGCGCTCTCAATATTCTAAAGAAACCGAGCACTCCAAAGGCTCCTTCAGTACCTTCTCTGGCCGGTAATGAGTTTGTCAATAATCCCGTCTATAAGATGCAAAAGTTAATCATCGAGTCACTTAGCAATCGCTGTTCAGAGTTAGAGGGTCAGTTGTATGAATCTAACCGCCGTTTTACCGATTTGAGCTCCACTTTGGCCGATAGTCAAAGTCGAATCTCCAACGCCCAAAATCAACTCTCCGTCGTCAAGGATTCCCTCGCTTCAGTTGAAGATCGAAGTCGAGTGGAGGATCTCTCCACCCTACTTCGCGAAACCCAATATCGCTTCGATTCCATCATTCTTTCCAATCTTCCGGCCGATATCTATATTCCACCGGCTGTCTCCCTCACCTCTCCAACCGCCTCCGTTGGAAGTCCAGTGGCTAATGGTGGAGCCGGGAGTAGTAATCCGATTACGATTGAGACTTCTAGTCAAACTCCGCCGGAAATTCCTTTTGTGGAAGGAAATCGCTGCAATTTGGTGGCGGAGTATGTGGGTCACACCGCACCCAAGGCAATGAAGGTCCTGAATTCCGCTCTTGGAGGGGTTCTCTTTCTGGATGAGGCCTATCAATTTGGAACGGATCAGTTTGGTATTGAGTTCCTGAATCTTCTTAATACCTTTATGTCGGATCATTCCGGTGAGATTATTGTTATTATGGCCGGATACACGGAAGATATTGAGAAAAAGGTTTACAGTGCACAAAAAGGTCTGAAGCGCCGTTTTGGTTGGACCTTTGAAATGTCCGAATACAGTTGGGAGGAGTTATCAAAGATTTTTCTCTACCAATTACAGCAAAGTCAGTGGTCTATTGAGAAAACACCCAAATTGGAAGAATTCTTCCGTCGAAATCGGCAACATTTTAAGCATTCGGGTGGAGATACCAACTTTTTGGCCTATCACGCCAAGTTGGCCTATTCGGAGATTGTTTTTAAAGCCTTGACCAAAGGAGAGGATCCACCGAAGGAATTGAGCTTGGAAATGTTGGAAACAGCTATGGTGGTTCTAAAGAAGAAGAACGAGGAGAAATCTACAAATCCGTACACCGGAATGCCATATTTCATATAATTTTCCGTTCAAAATTGATTCCCACTAAAGACATAGAACAAAAATGAAAGTCGAATGTGGCCGCTGATAACGCTTTTAGTGGAATTTATCATGATGGTGGGTCGAGGAATAAAGGAATTTCTTCAGTTTTTCTACTTTCGACCTTTGAATGAGCTACAAATCGACAATATCGTCTCGGTCATCGATTTAGCCCGATATCGTTCAGGCCACTTTCTAGTTGCGGTTCCCTACAATCGGCCATTGAGTATGTTTTACCATTTGGAAACGACTTTGGACTGTTTACCAGGTGAAACCGAGCTTTCAGTTCGCGCCTATTTGGAAACTACAAATCGGAAGCTGGAATGGAATTTTTCCAGGGACAGTTATTTAAATTGCGATTTAGCGGGACTCTTTCCAGATCCGGTTTCTACCATCGAGATGCAAGTTGTCACTTCCAATCGTATCGAACCTCGATACGAGTTTCATTTTCAAGGCAACCATCGAAGAGTCCGAGTCGTTCAAACCATCGGTTACGAACTCCATCCAAGCACCGTCTACGTTTATGGTAAATTATTAAATTTTGGCTTTGTCATTAAGTATCTAACGGACGATGCCAAATACCTACTGGATGCTTATCGAAAGGGGAAGATTCAAAGTGTGGTAAATATAGCACGACCTTAAATCAGACTTCAAGCAATTGAAATCTGAATTCCAGCTTCTAATGGTGAAAATTGAATGGAAGCCTTTTATCGTGCAGAACTGGATGGAGTTTTTCTTCATTACAGTTTTCTAGAGGAGTCAATTCGGCAAAGTTTGAAGGTAACGAAGGAGATTCAGAACGGAAAATCAATTGAAACTCTGCATGGCTTTGGTCACTCCATTTCTCCAATTCGATCCCCCGCCTCGGAATTAGAACTGGAAGGCGTTTCAACAGCACGCCGTAATCTCCGTTACGATTGGTGGATTCTGGGTGTTGGAAAGAATTACCTAATCAATCTTTCCGTTGCGACGGAGGTTCAAAGTGGAGGTCAAACTCGAATTTCCAACATTGTGACTAAGCTTTACAGTAACTTTGTTCAAACCAATATGTATCTTCTTTTTCTTCGAGCTTACGATGTTTATCGTGGGGATGGATTTCCTAACTTTATCTTGAATCCTTTTGGTCCCATCTTTCACTCATTTGAATGGCCAGAGTGCGGTTGGCAATATCTAACCCGGGATTTCTTTCAACCACTCCAAGTCTACAGTCCTTATTTACATTTAAACTCGAAACGAGGAAGAATTCTTTTCGTGGACGGATTGGAGTACTTTTTGGTTCCTCCATTGCAGCGAATTCTATTAGCTTTTCAGGGTTTGCTTCAGAAGGAGCAGTTACATTCTAAAAGAATTGTTCGCTTTTATCGGTCGAATTCAGATCTCAATTGCTGTTGGGATTTAATCGAGGGTTTGGTTCAGAAAGTGTCTCCCAGTGGAGAGATTTACAGTTAATGGATTTGCGAGCTATAACCGAGCAACAACTTCGAAAATATCAGAATTTAGCTCAAGTTTTTCTACTTTTTAGTGTGTTTACCGGTACCCTTACCGTTACAACGGTTGTAACTCGTTGTCAACCAAATGTGGATTTATGCCTTCCAAAGACTTACTTTTACGAAATTCCTCAGCAGTATCAGCACAAAGGTCAAGAGTTAATCTTTATTACTAGTCGAGGAGATTGTTATCCGATGGAGGTAATTCCGAGGAATCAAACTTTGTTTTTGGCCCAGCAATTGATCAACCAAACGAAGTTACTCTTCCTTCAGACTAAATCCGGTTGTTTTTGGTCTCAAACTTGGGATCCAAGCTCGGAAAACCTTTTGCCCATCTACGGTCTTTTTCTTCTAACCATCGCCTTTTTAATGGGGCTCTTGATAACAACGAGCCTGTATAAAATTACCTACCGCCAGTACTATCGTCAAGTTAGAAGAGTTCAACCGTTAGATGACATTTTGACTCTTCAGTGAACAGAATTGATATTTACCACCAAAAAAGGTACGTTGAAGAAGATATTCATTCCGCTAAATTCCAATGAAAAGATTGGGAACCCGAAAATAAAAAGGGAGGTTGAAAAGTGGAAACCCGCGGGAAGCTTAAACTTTTTCCCACGTCAGTATGTGGGAAAAAGAACAAAAAATCGACATCGGAGTGGGGTTGTGGGTAGAGATCTGAGAAAAAATTTTACAACGGCAGTAAACCGCAACCTCGTTGCAGTGGTAATCTATTACAATTGGAGTGTTTCCCGTTTTTCGTGGATAAGGAAGCAAAATTAACAAAATACAAAAGCAAAAGGAAGCCACGATTGGTCAAATGGTAGATTTTTACCGTTTCTCGTGTAAGGTTTGACAACAGTAATAACAGTAAAGCGGTGGGTGACTTCTGAAATTGCAACTGCTTACGATTGAGTTTTTCTCTTTCCTTCTTGGCGGATAACTAAATGGAGATTTATGTTCGTCCCACCATCAAACAGATGAATACCGCTCGAAAGGAGGATAATAGCTCCTTTGAGAACCTTCGAAAGCAGTCACAGGTAGTTGCAACCCGAATTAACGATCTACATCATTCCCTGATTCAACCTATTACTGCTGCCTACTTTATTGATATTCTTTACGAGTACCCCCTAGCGGAAGTGAAGTATGCTACGAAGGTGCAAGACGCAGAGCTATTGCGGGCACTGGGTCCCTATTACACGGTTCGAATTCGATCTTCGGTTCCGGACGCTATCTACAATCTAATTCAGACAAAGATGACCTCTATGGGAATTCATTCGTCTTTTGCGGCACTGGAGAAGGTTTCTCTCTCGTAATAATAAAGCACATTTAACCAAAGTTAAATGTGAGCAAAACGTATTAAAGGGTAATTACACCGCCATTGAAGCCTTAATAGCAGGAGCCGGCTGATAGTTAACGAGTTCGAAATCTTCAATTCGGAAGTCGTCAATCGATGCCACCAATCGTAGAATCTTTAAAGTCGGTGGAGTCGATGGTAGACGAGTTAGTTGCGTTTGAACGGCTTCGATGTGATTCCTGTAGATATGAGCGTCTCCGAAGGTGAGACTCAGAGAAATCGGAACCAAACCGGTTAAATGTGCCACCATATAGGTTAGTAGTGCATAGGAGGCAATATTCATGGGAACGCCGAGAAACAAATCCGCTGAGCGTTGGTACATTTGACAGCAAAGACCGTATGGCTTTCCATCGGGGCTGAGGGTAACATAAAACTGGTATAGCATGTGACAAGGTGGAAGTGCCATTGCATCCAATTGTGCCGGATTCCAAGCCGAAACTAACAGCCGACGATCCATCGGATTCTTTCGAATCATATCGATGACGCCTTGAACTTGATCCACTCCCCCTCGTTCCTCTCGAGGTAGATTGAAGTTGTAAGCGGCACCGAAATTTCGCCACTGCCAACCGTAACCGGGACCGATCTCCCCTTCCGTGTAATTCTTCAAACCTCGAGCATCCAGAAACTGGCGACTGCTATTGCCATCCCAAATGGTAACCTTCTTCTCCGTCAGTTCCTTCGTGTTCACAGAGCCCCTGAGGAACCAAAGTAGCTCCTCCACGACTCCGCGCCAGAAGACCTTTTTCGTCGTTAGAAGCGGAAAGGAGTGCTCCAAATTAAAATCCAAATGTTGACCGAAGAGACCGATCGTCCCCACTCCAGTTCGATCCTCTCGCATCTGGCCGGTTTTCAGAACTCGGCGACACAGCTTCAGATAGCGTTCCTCCTCCGGAACTCGCGTATAAATCTGAAAGCTTCGAAGAGCTTGCTCGGTATCTGTCATAGCGGCACTATAGAAGGAGGATTGGTTCAATTCGAAATTACCCTCAATTACCTTCAGTTCGTCCGACATATCATCCGCATCCTTAAAAACCTGCATAAAACGGGTAATATTGACCCGAGTTGTGAGCGGGTTCAGCAGAAGACGATCAATCTCTGCACTCTTGCAGGTAGTGATCCGGAGCTCCTGAATTCCGAGCTCCTTTGCCTTCAGGAGGGCGGGTTCCAAAAACTCAAATTCCAGTCGCTCCGTTTCCGTTACCAAAGCAATACTTCCCATCTCCGAGAACAGGTGGGCGACCAAGGGTCCCTTTCGAAACTCCCAACTCTCAAACCGAATAAAATGCGCTCGTTCGGAGACTAGATAATCTCCGTCTCGACCTACATGACCGACCAAATCGGTCAAAACAAAAAGGTGGTACTGCAACATTTTCACCCTTTAGCCCATTTTCAAGTAGAATCAATTTTCGGAGTTCGCGATTAAAATCCGTTGTAATCTTTTTGCTTTAGCCTTCAAATATGAGTGGTACCGAAAGGTCGCCAATGCGGATTTAAAATTTGGTCTTTGTGCTCCAAAATCAGATAGATCACCAACAAGGAAACAAAAATTGCCGCTAGAGCAATAACTAGGCGGTCACCACTGGCTTGTGTCGATACCTTTCGATTATAGGCAGCTTGGTAGTCACTCATTTTTGAATATCCTTATTTTATTTCCGGAATTACAAACCAGTTCCAAATGGCAACGGTCGATTACTCGCAACTGCTTAAAATTAAGCAGGAGACCCTCAGTATTTTGCTTCGTCGCGGGTACGACATCGGTGACGAGGAAACACTGTTGGAAATGACACCGGAGGAGTTTGCGTCAGAGTATATCGAGAGAATTGAGACCGAAGGTGGTATTTCGGAGCTTCAGCAATCCATTCTACAGGAGAGCAAGGACTCCAAAAAGGAGAAAAAGCGGATCAAGGAGGTAGAAACCAAGATTGATCCTCGTTTCGCCATGACCAACGCCTACCGGCTGATCGCCAATCCGGCCAATATGATTTTGGTTTATTTTGCTCCCATTCCCAGTGGAACAAAAAGCATGGGATCGGCGGAATTTGAGTCTTTCTCGCAGTTGATGGTAAAGCTACGAAATGAAGACGAAGATAGCACCGATTACTACGTTTGTAATGCCGGCATCTTCGTCACCCCGCTCCCGTTTTCCTCCGATGCCAATAACAAATTCTCTCACGTTCACGTTCCTAGCTATCGCTGGAACACATTGGAAGAGTACCCGCTCAACGGTTATTTCATTCAGTGGTATCTGGATGACGATTTGATGTACGATCCCTTCCTTCACAATCTGACGCCGAAGAGCTTCCGAATTTTATCTCCAAAGGAGGCGGCCAAGTTCAAGGCCGAGAATCACCTACAAGCGCACAAACTGCCTCAACGATCCGCCACCGATGCCATTATGAAGCGACTGGGGGCATGCGTGGATGACATCGTGGAGATCGAGAATGAACTTCCCTTGGAGGGAACCATGATGCGAGTCGAGAAGTACTACGTAGCAGTTTTCCACCCACCCACAGAGAAGAAGAAGTGAGGAAGAAAGGAAAGAAACGACAAAAACACATAAAAGCAAATCGCTTTTATGTGTCGAGTTATGCGTCCATTTTTTACACCCTCTAGAAATGGAGTTCGAAAGCGCTTTCATTCTCGGAGTTCTACTCCTAGTTTTCTTCCTGCTTTTTCTCCTACTCACCTCGACTGGGGATCTAGCGGATACTTCCGACTACACAGGAAGCGCTTCCGCCGGTGACATGTGGGAGATTCAATTGAATCGAACGGCAAAGACGCTAACCTACACTAACTTGGCTAATGATTCCACCGGTACTGTTTCTTACACGGAGAATGTGGATGGAACTTTGGAGTTTGAGGATCCGGATAACAATTTGATTCGGGGTCTGGAGGTAAAAGATTACTTCATCATGCTTCAGGTCAACAAGGCCGGTGCTAGTGGGAACACGAAAGCCCTAGTTTTGGGCGTCAGTCCTCAACAGGTAGAGGTTTCCGATCTTTTCACTGAGCGCTCCATGAACTACATGCAGTTCCGAACTTCTAGCGGTGGAGTGGAGATTGGTTTCGTCACCACCAGCAACGATGGTCTCATTCATTCCGGTTTCTGGCCCTTTGGTCAGGGAACCGGAAGCGATGAGTTTGTAACCACTTCGCAACCAATTACGACCGATATGGTTACCACCAGTGCGAAGAAGGATTACCTACTTCTAACAGATAACGAGGAGGATGGAACCAATTACGTTTTTAAGAGTGAGGCCGGTCATTTCGTGGTGGATACCACTAACGGTTCTATTTTCGCCATGCAGCAGGCGACCACTTCCGCTTTCAATCCCTCTTCAGCAGGGACTTATAAGTCACTCGCTTACCGCAAGGAGAACGCTCATACGGATGAGGGTAACGTCGAATCCGGCGACATCTTTATGGTGAAGCTAACCATTGTGATTGATGCCGACGGCGGTATTACCATCACCAATACAGAGGATTCGACAGAGTATCTAAACAATACCCTGGTTCCTTTCGCCTCTATGACGGATTTAACCGGTACAGGAAAGGTGGATAACGAATGCAAAGGGCTTTTTAGCATTCCAGCCGATAGTGGAGAGCATTTGTTTGTCTCCTTCCTGGGTGATTCCCTTATCTTCTCCTCTTTTGTGATGGGTGACGGCCCCTACAATTACATGTATGGTGCTGCCCTCAAACAGTAAGAAGCAACATATTTCACGTCAGAATGAAATATGTATTTTTATGGGCTAGAGATCGAAAACTCACAATCTCCACTTTCATTGAAAGTGCCGAACCCAGGTCAAACGAAAAGAGAACCACAAAGTAAAAATGAATCTCTAATTAGCAGTTCTGAAGACAGTATCCCTACTTCCACCTTGTGCCCTTTTTCACCATGAGTCAGACTTCAGTTCGCTTTCGAGTGCGAAAACCGAAAACCAAGAACCGACAGGAGTCAGTTCGCAACTTTCGCTCCAAGCAGCGAGATCGGGCGAAATCGAAACGCTGGTGGAAAGAGGCTAAGGTCCGCGATCTCTCCACCTTTGAGATGCCAGAGGAGAAGAGTGAGCCGATGGAGGAGCCAGTCGCGCTTGACTTCGATGTTTTCACCTTTCTGGCCTCACAGAAGTTGGTTCGAGCGACGGTTCCGGAACCGTTTGGCTCTTTGGTTGGAGCTCCAGACAAGTGGCATTTGGTACGTCATACCGACGGAATTCCATACTACCAGCCACCTCCCGGTTTCTGTGCTTACGAGCATGACGACAAGACCTACCACGAACAGCTCTATCCTAACGGAGCGGTCCTTCGCTTAATGACGACAAAGCTTTGGAATGCCATGGTCGGGAATCTGGAGGATCACCACTACAGTCGCTGCAACCGATTGGGTTGTCGGTTTTGCCGAGACGCGCGGCGAGAAATGGGATCCTTCGCTGATCACTGGCGTAATGCATACCAGATGGCTCGAGTTCACCCGGTTAATCCGGAAGCAGAAGCGCTCCTGTCAGTTATTTTCGCTCAGAAGGAGGAGGTGGCGATCGGGTTGGCGGTCAGGATTCTGGAAGAGCGTCCAGAATTGGCCCGGTATTATGACGTTCAGGGCTACTGTGCCTACTCTATGGCAGTGGCTAACTACTGGACCAGTACCAACCTGGCTCGCCTGATTGGTGTTGGGGCACATGCGGGTCTCGAGTGCTCTTTCAACGCCACCGTCTGTGGGGTTGATTCCTCCACCTATTGCGATTGCAGTGATTGCCGAGGGACCTTTCAAGACGCACAGAAAGCCCGCGATCTCTACGACCAGGAGCTCGCCATTGCCATCTTCAACTCCTCGGTGCCACTGCCGAAAGGAATGGTTTATACCTTGTCGCCCAACTACAGCTACGCCAAACAGCTGGAGTTGGGATTGAGCCTGAACGAGGATACCGCCTTCAAGGTGATGGACCAAATTTCGGACCTAGACCTGCCGACCTTCCTGAGTAAGAACTCGATTGGGTACTACTACAGTTGTGATGAAATTCGGCGGTTCGAGGAACAACGAATCACACTGGAGGAATTGACCAAGTGTCTGTACCAGCGAGTTCGGTGGTGGATGGCGCTCGGCCGGGAGTACCGCAAACTAGAGACCATGTTTCTAAGTTATCGACCTCCGGCGATTGACTCCATTGTTCGGAACATCCTGAAGCGAGCCTGGAGCTACCAAAAGCGGCGGTCGCTGCTGCAGTTGCGCTTCCGTTGTCGCCAAGACTGGGAGCGCCAGTGCGATCTCTACATGGCCACCACCTCCCTAACCATTTAACATATGTCGGCAAAGCCGATATATGTCTTAGCGTTTTACTTCTTTTCACTTCGTCGAGAGCCAACCCCAGAAGTTGTCTTTCGTTTGGTAGCACCTGGAGTTGGGATTGATCGGCGGTGTCAACTTGACGATGAACCAGGCTACCAACAGAACAATAGCGAAGATGATCATGAACCAGAAGAAGGTCTGGTTGGCATCCTTCGTCTTCAACTTCTTCGCTGGCGCTGACTCTCGGCACTCATTGGTCTTGGAGTAATCACTCTTACTGGTCTTTCGAGTAATGTCGTAAACGAAGAGATTGGGAGTTGCCGCCTTAGCCCGAATCTCCGGATCCGTGCTATTCATAATCCAAGAGTTGATCAGAATGTTGAGTGGTGTTTCCGGAACCGCTCCATCTACCTTCGCTGCCTCCATCAAAGTTCGGAGACGAGTTCGACCCGTTTTGGAAAGGATCAAACATTGAATCCCAAAAGGACTCGGGGTATCTGCAATGGAATTAGCGTAACCGTTAACGTTGGCGGCGGCTGTCATGGAATCGCACTTATCCAGCCATCGAGAGAGATAGAACAGCTCCCAGGTATTGTCTCCACTGTTAACTAGACCAGCCGCGGCCAACATATCACCAACCACCTCTGCATTAGCGGTAGTGGTACTGGTGTCGTGGCAAATTAGTGTGTAAGTGTTCTCATCATCGGCAATTGGCTCTTGATCCAGAATTCCCTCCACCGTTTCAAACTCTGTTGATGCCATCTCTCGCATCGCTTTTACAGTAACCGTTAGATTGGCGCCATGAGGATCAATCCCAGAACCAGAAACCGATTCCAAACCGCTTCGACTGACAAACAATTCCGACAGTTTGTCATAATAAGGCTCCGAGATTGCATCACTCTGACCGTTGTCGTGAATAATATAGACGTTATAAGCATAGGTTGGAGTTGCCATTTAACTGAAAGTGAAATAAAATCTAATTGGTGAAGATTCTTCAACTCACAAATAAAGATCCAACTGAAATGGCGACGGATCCAGATGCACCCCGACGTTTGACTCGAAAAGAGATTGATGACATTACCGAAGCGGTTCCGGAGGTTGCTGCAGCCTGTCGATCAGTTCGGGAGCATATTCAGAAGGAGATTCGGAATGAAGTGGCAAAGATGTTGAAAGATGTTCGTGTTACTCCGAAAGGTTTCGATCTCCTGAAGGCAATGATCGTGGAGCAATTCCACCGATCAGTGGCAGAGCCTGGCTCGGCTATTGGAATCACCGCTGCCGAGTCGTTTGGTCAACCTCTAACTCAAGGAGCCTTGAACTCTTTCCACCAATCTGGTAGTGCGCAAGCTATTTCGCGAGGTGTAGAAGCATTTCGCGAGATGTTCAACATGTCCCAGGAGAAGAAGATTGAGACAACCAGCATCCACTTCAAAAACGTTTCCCGTTCCGGAAAAGAGAGCGGTTACACCTTTGAGGAGGTTTTGGATCTGCGCCGCAAGATTGTCGGTGTCTCTGTCAAGGATCTAATTATGAAGCAGGTTTTTGAAGTTCCCGTTGATTACAAGGAGGACGAAGAATCGGTTGACTACGACAAACTGGATTGGTGGTACAAGAACTATGTCACCATCTCGGATCGGCCGTTCATTCGATCTTCTGTCTATGTTCGTCTGTATCTGAATCGCTTCATGATGTACAATCACTACATCACCATTCACGACGTAATTCGGATTTTGGAGGACAAGATTGGAAAAATTAAGTGCTACGGTTACGGTGGTAAGCAACCGATGATTGACATTTACCCCAACGAAAACTTGATTCCGGCGGAGTTTGACAAAAGCATTGACCCAGAGCGAGCACCCATTATCTACCTTCAAAGCTTTGTTATTCCGGAGCTTCACAAGCTCACTGTTTCTGGTATCTCCGGTATCAAACAGATCTTTCCAACCAGTGTACCAACTGTTTCTATCTTCAAGTACGAAGAGCCCTATTTTAAGAATGAAGAGGAACGAGCTCTCCTCTTGCTCGATGTTCAAGGTGCCGGGGGCTCTGCAGATGAAGCGAAGCGCTTTGTTCGAAAGCGGGAAACAACTTGGCGCCTACATTTGGATCGGATTCAAATGCGGTTCAAGGGTGTCCCTTACGAAAAGTTTTACGAGCTATTGGATGCGCTAGGAATGGGAAAGGACTTGATTGGTGATTTTCACGCCGTTGACGACGATGGTTACCAAATTCCAACCTATGACCGATGGAACTTTGATGGACCTACTGACGATGTGGTACTTCTAAACCTCTCCATCACTCGGGAGGAGGCGATCGCTCAATTTGTTACTAAACTCTCGGAGATTGAGGAGGTAACAGGAGCTGAATCCAATCCGGAGAAAGCTCTTAATTTCAGCGAGTACACACATAGTCCTCTTAACTACTTTCGAACCCTAGTTCGTTTGGAAACGGATCTAGTTCGAAAGCGAGAGGAAAAGCTAATGAAGGATGCGGATAGCTCCAATTTCTTCCGCGCCAGTAGTGATCTCCATCGAGCTGGCTACTATGTCTACGCTGAGGCTAATGGTAGCAATCTCACCAAGGTATTGGCTCATCCGCTAGTAGAATCCAATCGAACCATGAGCAACAACGCTCACGCCATTGTTGCAGCGCTCGGGATCGACGCAGCTCGCAATTTCATTATGCGAGAGTACTACGAGATTATCAAGTACAATGGCTCCAGTATCAATCCAAAACACACCATTCTGACTGCCGACTTTCACACATCCATTGGAGTCCTTCTTTCCATCACCTCTCGAGGTGCAGCTCGTTCCAATCCAGGAGCGCTAGCTTTAGCCTCCTTTGAGCGCCCAGTAGATGCTTTCTTTAAGGCGGCCGTTTTCGGGGAGCGAAAGCCGATTAACAGTCTCTCCCCTGCCATCTTTGCCGGTAGCTTGGCTCCTGTTGGTACTGGTGCTATCGGTGTAGCATTGGATACTGCTGCCTTGGATAATGCCTACGCTCGAGTTGCGGCTCAACGAGAGGAGATGTCCAATTACACGGAGCTGCAAAAGGAGCTTAACAAGGGAGTTCGACGGGAGGACCTAGAACAGGTAAACGAGCAGTTGGTTCACAATGACAACGAGGAGGAGGTCGGAGTCGAAGCAGCTGTAGACTTGGAGGAAAAGAAAATGGCAACTCCACTACGACAGCCCGGAGTTGCTGTGGTAAGTAAACCAGTTTACAATAGTGGATTGGTACTTTGCCCTAAGCCTGAGTATCCAACAGTAAAGGTCAGTGAAATGCCGCTACCAAAGCTAATCTTGGACATTATCAGTCGAAAGGTCTTAGCAAAAGCAACTCCACAGAAGATTGGAATGCTAACGCCACTCCGAGGAACTCCAACTCCAGTCAAGGCCCCCGCCAAAACTCCAACACCCATCAAAACTCCAATTAAGCCGGTTAAGCCTGGCGCACAGAAACCCGCGGTCGCGAAACCACCTTCTCCGGTGCCAACTCCAGCTGTGGCCGGTGCAGCGCCTAAGCCACTAGGCCGGCGTCGTGGTATCAACTTGGCGGTTGAGGCTTCAACTGCGGAAGCTTTCCTCAAGGAGTAAATCATTTCATATTACAGTTCGCTGTAATATGTTTAATCCGTCATAGCAATCATCTTGTCACCCGTTGCGACGTAAATCTTAACCTGACTCATATCGACCTTCTTCTCCACCTTTTCAAAAGGGCCCATGACGATGTTATCGATTATCTTTAGCTTATCTACCTCGGACTCCATCTTCTCCAATAGAAGATTCATTAGATCCGGAATCGAAAGCTCCTCATGGGAACTTGCCCTGGAACCCCTACCAGGAATGGAAATTGGGGCCGTAGCGCGAACTCGTGCCGGACTTACAATGGCGGGAGAACGTTTACCGGGAGTTTTACGACCACTCTCTACATACTGAGGCTTTACCGTTCCATCCGCAATATCGTTTAGAAGTTCGTAAAGCGCATCCTCCTTCTTATGAGAGAATACCCATCCCTTCCCGATTGTAAGGCCCGGATTATAAGATCCCAGCTCTTTCAGCTTGTGGGCGTAAGCCTTTCCCACCTTCTCCGGTAGCAAAATGGCAACACTTTTAGACTCCGTTGCATTCTTGCCAACATAGTCGTAAATCTCGATGGTGTAGGTATGAGAAGGTGCACCCTGAGGGATACGAAGATCTAGCTCTACTGTTTGCCTGAGGCTGGTCATCGAAACTCTTTGTATAAAGCCAAAAAACGTAACGCAAAAAATCACTTATTCACCGGCTAGAAAACGGAAAAATCAAAATCTCGAGGTACAATTCGGAGTACTATGCAAATCCTAGTTATAGCCGATCGAATTCTGGTCGAGAACGAAATTCTGGAGACTGTGATTGCCAAGCTTTGCGGATCTCACGAATACTGTCTGATAACCTTGAAAGAGGCCAATTATTCCTTCTGTACCTCCAACATCGTTATTTATTATGGGTCTACCGAAAGTGTCAATTTCGAACGAGGGTTGGAGTTCTGCCGAGAATTAAACTCTCTCACTGTTGGTATTGTAAAGTTGGATCGTATGCTAACTCGAGATGAGATTGCGCCATTTGATCATCTTTACACTGATAATCTTGACCTACTTCTTCCACTGCAGAATTTAATGGGAACTGGTTATGCCCATTTCTTACCTCCGTTAGTTTATCTGCTTCCAAACCCGGCTAAACCAACGACACTCGCACTCACAGAAACAAAGGCCTTTATTAATTTTGGCTTTAATTTAGAAACGGACAAATGGAAACGGGCTCAGGTTGTTCATCCGATTGATGAAGTCTACGATTCTCTGGAAAATTTAACTCGAGAGCTTAGTGGTACCAAAGCTCTTATAACTGACAATCCGCTTGTTTTTCATCTGGCTCGTCACTTGGAACTACCGTTCATCGGAGCCTTTACCTCGAGTTCTCTAATTCCATTTTCAACCGAGCAACTTCGGTTAACTATTGATCGAAATTCCTTTTCGCAAGCGTTAACCTTTCTTCAAGCTCGCGATCGAAGTTTAGTATTAGATCCGGGAGTAATAGTGCAAAAAACAAGAGAGTACATTCGACGAAATCACAATCTGGAATTGGAAGAGGGGTTACCACTACCCGCAATTTCCACGGTTTCAGAAATTGTTGGTTATTTAATTACCAATACCTTTCGAAGCCGGTTTGTAGAACGAATTCGGAAGGTATTAAGGGAGCGTCCACAAACATTGGAACTTGTTGTTCGTTCCATCATTGTAGAACATGAACAGGAAACTAGACGACCCAGTATTAATCTTTCACATGCCAATGAATGCCGATTGGAGGCTTTTCACAGATGGGGATGGGAGGGAGTTCTAAATGAATTAAAGAAATTTACCTCTCCATTTGGGGTATTCGTAGATTCTTTTCTGGATAAAACCTTTTGTTGGGATATTAAATCGATTTTAGAATTAGGATTATTACCTTACAATATTCCATGGATCGGATTTATTCATCATCCATTTGGAATCACCTTCAGCCGAAATACGGCTGATGCAATTTTTGATAGTCCCTATTTTCTGGCATCATTACCTGTTTGTCGAGCTCTGATCTGTTTGAGCGATCATTTGCAAAAAGAGTGTCAAAAGCGAATTACAGCGGCTGGATATGAAGTACCAGTTATAAGTTTAAAACATCCGGCCGAAAGTTTTGGTCTTCCATTTTCTATAGATCGTTGGAAAACAACAGGACGTAAGGTGGTTCAGATTGGAGAGTGGCTTCGAAATACGTTTTCCATTTACGCGTTAGAGCTACCGACAGAATATACCAAATGTATTTTAAAGAGACCTGGGTTTCCTCAATATACGCCACCCAAAACCTTTACCATAACACAAACAGCTATAAGACGGTATCAAGAGGAAGAGAATAAATGGCTGATGTACTGTTATCGTTATCTTCTGGAGCACGATTTTTTACAGTCAACATTGGGAATTGCGGTTTCTGACGGGTTCAATTTTACTGTTAACCTAGAAGCCAAATTAATTCTAAATCCGATCACCTATGAAGAGAAACTTCAGAACTGGCTGGCTCAAAGATTTCAATCCGTTAAATGGATTTCCCGATTGGAGGATCCCGAGTATGATAACTTTTTAACCGAATCGGCCCTGTTTTTGGATTTTGTGGATTGTAGCGCTTCCAATGCTATAGTGGAAGCGATTATGAATGAAGTTCCACTTTTAACCCCTAAAATTCCGGCCGTTGTGGAGTATTTGGGGATCGATTATCCGCTCTATTTTAGCTCACTTTCTGAAATTGAAGGATTACTCCAAGAGGAGAAAATGGAGGCCGCCAAAATCGCCTTTCAAGCTCTCAAACCAGGCATTAGCGTCCAACAATTTTGCAAAAACTTCCAGCAAAAAGTCATTCCGCTGTTGAGTTGAAATTTTTTGCAAAACATTTCGCCAGTTAGAAAATGTCGGTTAATAATAGCTCTACCTGGCTTTTTGTGGTGGTCTTTCTCCTGATTGGAGCAGTAATTGTACTGGCTCTTTGCCTGAATAACGCCAATGCTACCACAGTTTCTGCAGCATCTGCCAATACTGAGGAGACAGTTGCCCTTCAGATTGGAACCAAGACCACTGCATTGGCAGCCCCTCGCGCTTACCTCTATGTACCTCCGATTGGTTGCCAGCCAGACACGATGACCAAGTTGCTGATCGATGATTCTAAGTTCTCTAAGCGGTTCGACGCGGATACCGACACGGTGAGCTACAATGTGACCGGCCTTCGCGGTGGTAAGGATGTCCGTATTGCAGAGCACGACATTCAGATTGTGGGTCGCTCGGGTCGCGTTTACGTGACAAAGGGTACGGTGACGATGGTGGGTACCGGAATGACGATCGAGATCGATGCCACGGATTTCTACGAGACTTCAACAACTTCCGGTTCAACAACAACCTACACCCAGGGTCTTCGCTCCGAGGCGACAGCCAAGGTTCATGTCGGAGTCCTGTTCCGCCGCCTGTTGGATACGGACAATGAGGAGACGGATGCCAACGTTGACGGTGACAGTGGTGCAGCTACCACTTGGGCGTAAACTTGATCTACAATCGAGTCGGCGCTAAGATACACAAATCAGAGCGTAAACTCGATCTACAATCGAGTCGGCTCCAAATTCCATACTTTTCTCGATTAGAGGCAAGTGTTGAAACTAAAAACTTGACTTTGGATATTTGACTAACAAAGCAATTAACCGCTTATTTGGAAATGGCAGCTGAGGACGATTTCTACCTGGATCCGGACGCTTTCCGTCAACAGTTCGAGTTAGCTTTTAGCTCGGAACTGAAGCTAACGGAAGAGGAGAAACTTTTTCAAGATCTCGTTCGAACGGACGGTTTCTCGAAGAACATCATTGGCGCTTTTAACCATTGGATTCGTAACATTCTTCCGCAACAAATCGAAGCCCGACGGTTTAAGATTACTATTGGCGAGGTGATGTTTACGGATGTAAAGGTCAACAATCCATCACAACCAGCCGGTACCAAGAATGAGTTGGTACCCCTACTCCCTAAGACTTGTCGTGATAAGCAGATGAGCTACAGTGGCGATCTGACTGCAACCGTGGTTTTTGTTCCTTCTATGGGTAAAAACAAAAAGGTGCAATCTAAGAATATCGTGCTCTGTAAGATCCCCATTATGCTGGGCTCCGAGGCTTGTTGGCTGTCCACGATGTCCGATAAGGAGAAGCTGGAGGTTGGTGAATGCTTTAACGATCCACTGGGCTACTACATCATCAAGGGAACGGAGCGCGTGGTTATGATTCAGGAGAAGCTGCGAACTTCGATTAACTTCGTCTTTGTTGCCGATACTAAGGGTCATGTAGAGGGCCGGATTACCAACTCAACGGTAAAGGGAACCACGATTGTCTCGGTTGCCATTAGTAAGCAGTGGCAATCGCTAAAAGTGGGCCTCCAACATTTGGGAAAGCAGAAGCACATTCCACTCTTCATGATCTACAGTTTGTTGGGTGTTCCTGACTACGATCAAGCGATGGATATGATTTTGGCCTACGTACAGCCGGAGCACATGCAGGCAGTCATCTTTATTCTACAATCTTCTATCGCTAAGGCCTCTAAAGCCCCCGACATTATCTCTTACATTGCCAAGAAGCGGAAGCAGGAAATCCAAAGCTCTTTAGTTATCGCTCAAAAGGTAGTCACCGACATTTTCAGTAAGATGGGAGAAATTCTGGAGGCCAGTGGCACCGGAGTCGAGATCAGCGATTATTTGGAGGGTCAGAGCCCGTATCAGGTCTATCGGATGCTGTCATCCAGTTTAATTTACTCCATCGTCAAGGATATTAAGAATGTGACCATTGAAAGTGTCCTGAAGGCGGCCATTGATCTGGTGATGAAGTATTTTGAGAATTTGGACTTCGGCGATAGCGACATAACTACCTTTTCTGAGGATTTGTACAAGACCATGAGTAAGGACGACCGCTTCGCCAACAACATTCGTACGATTACGGAGAAGCTGACCGGAAATGCCAACATCATCAACGACATCCGAAATGACCTTTTCGCTAACATCGAGGGGGATACGGAGAAGTTGCAGCATCTCTCTCATTTGGCGGCTCGCGTTTGCGAGTACCTGATTGGGGTTCGAGAGTTGGACAATCGTGACTCCTGGTCCAACAAGAGAGTAGAGTCAGCGGCGCGTTCGATGGAGCAGTTGATGAACGGGCTTTTCAACGTTTACATGCAGGAGGTGAAGGATAAGGTCAACGTTTCCAAGACCGCGGTGACTGATGTAGCCGACATCTGCCGCCACTTTGAGCATGGACGCTACACCGAATTCATTCTCAAATCCTTTGGTTCCAACTCCTGGGGTCCACCAAACTCCTTCTCGAAGGAGAATATTGTGGAGACATTGCGGCGTGAGACACCGTTGGCGGTCTACTCTCAGATCGCTCGTGTTAACACTCCGGCTTCTCGGCAAGCCAAGCAACCTTCCATCCGTATGAATCAGCCAAGCCAACAGGGTGGTATTGACAACTACGATACACCGGAGGGTGAGAACAACGGTTTGGTTAAGAGCTTGACCCTGACCGCCTATATCACCAATGAGGCTTCTGCGGAGGTTGTAATTCGGTTGATTCAGGATGAATGCAAGGAGGAACTGACTGAATCACAGGACGAGGATCATGTCCATCCACTTTTGGTCAATGGTCGTTTGATTGCCTGGTGTAACGGTTTGGAGGTCCGGAAGCAATTGATTGCCATGCGACGGAAGGATCATTTCCCAAAGGGAATTTGCATTCTTTTCAATGATAAGGATTTTACGCTGGAAGTCTACTGCGACGGAGCTCGCCTGACTCGTCCACTTTTGGTGGTAGATCCGGATGGACAACTGGTGATCGACAAGCTAAAGTTATGGGGACAGGATCTACCAACACTGATTCAGAATGGTTGTCTTGAGTACGTTGATCTTCGAGAGCAAGAGATGAACTATCTCTACGTGGCAAAGTCAACCGCTCACCAGCGTCGCGCAGCCGCTAAGATTCCAACACTGAAGGCTCAGATGGAGACCCTAAAGGCGGAGATCGATCGAGAGCTAGTGGAGGGGTATCCGGTTAAGGATAAGGAGGATCACTACAAAACGTTGGAGACTGAATACTTGGGATGCTTCCATACACATTGTGAGATTCACCCGGTGCAGACCTTTAGCATTGCGGCAGGTTTGGTTCCCTTGCCAAATCACGGCCAGGGTCCGCGACTGACATACCAATGCTCTATGTTCAAGCAAGCCCTGGGTCGCTATCACTCCAACCATCACCTCCGCTTTGATTCTAGCTTCAAGGTACACGAAAATCCAACTCGTAGTTTCTTTGAGACCATTGTCTCTTCACTCGCCGGTTTAGATCAGATGCCAACCGGGCGCAACTTTCTAGTCGCCTTTATGGCTCTAGACGAGAATGGAGAAGATGCGATTGTTGCCAACGAGGACGCCTTCAGTCTAAAGAAGGGAGAGCGATTTGCTTACACTAAGTATTTCACTCATAAGGCAGTTGCTCGAAAGGTTTCCCAGAAGTTTACCGAATACTTCGGACGTCCCAGTAAGGTTGACGGAGAGCCAGATGGTCGTTACGCTGCTATCGATGAGAATGGACTTCCTCGTCTGGGTTCCTTTATTCGTCCTGGTGATTGCGTTATTGGCATGTTCCGCCACAATGAGGTCACCGGTGAGACCACCAACGCTTGCCGTTTGGCCGGTATCGGTGAAGAGGGGTACGTTGATCGCGTTATGGCGATCTACGATGCTAACCACCAGCCAATGGTTAAGGTCAAATTGCGACAGGCTCGCGGTTACATGCCCGGTGACAAGATGGCCTCCCGTTACTCCCAAAAGGGTGTGCTCAACAAGTTGGTTTCCTCCAAGTACCTTCCTCGGATTGTTGGAGGTCCCAACGACGGTGTGGTTCCCGCTCTTTTCATTAATCCTCACGCCATTCCTTCTCGTATGACGATTGGCAAACTGATTGAGTTCATGGCTGGGAAAGCCTCCGCCATTACTGGTGAACGTTTCAATTCCACTGTCTTCTCCTGGACACCGGACAAGATGGCGGAGCTGGAGAAGACTCTGAAGGACAATGGATTTGCCCCGGATGGAACCGAGGAGATGGTGACACCCGACGGAAAGCCCCTTCGCGTGCGTCCCTTTGTGGGTCTTTGTACCTACAATGCACTTCGGCACCACGTTTTGGATAAGGAGCAGAAGCGAGCTCGAGGTCCCATTAAGCCGATGACGCACCAAGCTGTTGGAGGTCGCCAAAATGAGGGTGGTATTCGTTTGGGTGAGATGGAGCGCGATTGTATCGCCTCTCACGGTGCCGCTATGATTCTTCGGGAGCGCCTCTGCCGTTCCTCGGATCCCTACCGATTGACCCTCTGCACTCGTTGTGGCAATATCCCAATCTCGGATCACCACAACAATCAGCACAGTTGTCGTATTTGTGGTGGAGCCGCAGAGTTCGGAGTCGCTATCATTCCCTACCCTTTGAAGTTACTCCTGCATCTGATTCAGGGTCTGGGTATTAATATGACCTTCCAAACGGCTCGAATTGGAGGTAAGACGGAGTATGCGGAGGAGAAGTTCTGCGAATAGCGAAACGAAGTGATGCGAGTAGCGGAACGAAGTTTCTAGAATGGAAAGTCTATAACATATTTCAACTAAAGTTGAGATCTGTTCTGAGTGTATAATGTTAGTACCTACGTGTATAACGTTGGTGCCTAAGCGTGCAATTCCAACAAAGGTTTGTAGCTAGGATTTTCTCCATGAATTACCGTCCAACTAGGAAAGTTGATCAGACAACAGGCAAAAACCTCCTTTTCGCGTGTGTAGTAACCCCTAGGAGCAACGTCCCAGTCACCATAAGCAACATCATCCGGCTCTGTTTCCTCCATACTACCAGTAATCTCCTTGTCGTAAATTTTCAAAATCATCCGTTCCATATCACCTAGAAACTCTTGATAAACGGCTGCCTTCTTGGCTTCCTCTTCCGACAAATCATCTTTGATTTCTCGAACAATAGATTCGTTACCGTTAACATAATCCCAAACGGCAAGTTTGTCGAGACTGAGATCGTTGAGTTCGTCGTCCCATTCTACCTTTTTGTCAAAAAAGGATTTTGCCGTTACTTGTCCCAAGAAAGTCAAGTTCAGGTGAAATTTTAGTACTCGCTTTGCCTCGTCACCGGGAAAAACAATAGCAAGCTTTTGCTCCAAAAGCTTAAAAGTTGCCTCTGCTTCGGAATCAATGAAGACAACGGTACCGCTTAGCAAGCGACCAAGCATTGCGTCAACCTTGAGTGTCTCTTGTTCTTTTGTAATTTCTTTTTCCAATTGTTGAAGTCGTACATTTGTCTTTTGCTTTAGATCCCGGATTGTTCGGTCCAAATCATCGGCGAGATCGATTTTGAATTGTTCTAGAGCGGAAGACATTTCGAACTGGGTTATGTCAGCAATTGAGCCAATAAAAGAATCAAATTTCAACGGTGTTGAGATTTGTTATTTGAGTACTACGATCGGATTGTTGTCTTCATCCTCTTTTGGGTCTCCGCAGTAATATGCCGCAAATGTTACCCGCGTTTCACCAATATTACCATAAATCCACCGATTGTATTGTAGAATTTGATCAAAAGTTTTGTAATCACTTTCGTCCACATACAAATCGAAATAACGCTGTCCTTTACTAAAAGTTTCGAGCGTCCATAACTTTCTGGCCACATCCCGTAGCCACTCGAATTTTTCTCTATCGGACTCATTTATAGTAATTAGTACAGCAGAACGAGAGCGTGTAGTCGATTTAAAAGAATCTTCCACTTCGTAGGAAATACCAACAAGTATCGAACTAATGGCCTCTAAATTAACGACTGGGGCAGATCCGGATAGACCGTTCATGTTGCGGGCAAAAGTAAGAAATGGATCAAAGGTATTCTCCTTGTAGTTATCAGTAATCTCAGAAGATTTAAGAATACCCTCGATCAATCCTTTGGCAGCGAACTGTTTGTAAAGCGACATTTCGACGGTTGGAAGGTTCGGCGGAACACAACCCAATTTCATTTTTGCCAAAACTGATTTTTCGTCTTGCAAGTTGGAAGTAATAACCACTCGGAAACTTCATTATACAATGTTCGGGGAGACCTTTGACTTTCTGCTGGCTTGCTGGAGTTTGGTGGCTCTAGCCACTTATGGCATCCATCGTTACAACCGATCCAGGAATCGATTTCTGCACTTTGTTGGTCAGTTTGGAACCACTGTCATCGACACCCAAAAGATTAGCCGAATGGCAACAATGGATTCCAAGGTCATCATTGTGGTGGAGGGTGAGAAGGAGACTCTGCAGTGCAGTGATCCCCGATCGGCGATGGCGCAGTTCCAGCAAATTCTGACCCAGTGGAAGTACTAAGGAACTTTAGTCCCGACGGAGCTCCTTTTGGAAAAAATGAAATTAGATTGCTACCTACGGCAGGAATCTAACCTTCCCCACTTTTGTTTTAGGATGGACGCCACCACTCAACTTCTGACCGATTGCTTTCCGCGGACCTATGCCGAAGCCCTAACTAGTCCAGCACTTGCGTTGGAGCGACTTCTAGTTTCTAAACCAGAGACAGCTCTCTCCATTCTGGATCAAGTAGAGTTTCAAGAGGCACTACTGGAAGACCCACATTTTGGAACCGCCCGCGCGGATCCGATTGGCACCGCTGTGGATTACGCTAATATAGAGTTCTTGGAACGGATTCGTCAGATTCCTTCCCTTTGGACGGCGGAAAGGATTCTTCTCACCGTTTTAGTAGAGGAGGTGATCGGAAATCGAATCGACGGTCCCGAAAAAGATTTAGTATTAGAGCAATTGGAGGATCGGCGGGATCGGATCTTTGAACTGCTGAAAACGATGCCTGGATTTCTAGAGGCAATCGGTATTCGTCGCGAGTTCGCGCTTGAGGCTGTTCTTCCGGAGCGTTACACCGATCGCGGTTTTCGACGAGCTCTAGAGATTCTCCATCTGCCTGGAATTACACCGGAAGTCTTGGATCAGATAGAGCGAACGCTGGATGGCTACCGGGCACGACGGCAGCGACATGTGGATGTGGATCGCCTACGAACTTTTCAGGCGGCATTGGACCAGTTGAAGATTAACTACTAAATAGATTTCTAATTGAATTAGAGATCTGAATTCTTGAGCCCTAAGAATGTATTTTTCGATTGTAAAAACCTTCACGTCATTTTCAGCCCCAGGTCCAAAATCTCGAATCGAAGTCGACCCTAATAACTGATTTTCATATTCACGGTTAAGAAAGGTATAACCCACTGATCTTGCACCTTCATCAGCAAAGAATGTTCTCTATCAAGACAACAGTGAGCAACGTTCCGCTCTTTGCCTCTGATCTGATGGACTGGGACATTTCGGTGCAACAGTTCTACAATTGGGCCTCCTTTGTTCGTCACTACATTGACTACGATGACTGTGTCGTAGGAGCCAAATTTGACGTCGACCCATACGCTGCGGTCATGGTCATCCGATTTGTGCAAGATGATCATGACGATGTATCGATTCTGCTGCTGCGGGCAGACCTCAGCTTTTACGCTCTCTGTGATTTACAGCAGCTACCCCAATTGTACCCGGATGCCGCCAACATTGTGGAAGACATCCTGAACGGGGATCGCGACGAGTTTGATGCTGAGCTAGTGGAGGACTTAGAGGTAGATCTAGCAGTGGATCCCGATGAGGAGGCATTTCTCAACATTCTGGCTGGGGCGAAGAAATCCGCGGCCATCTTTGCTGATGAACTAGAGGCCACAGATCTTTTTCATCACTAAGGACTTTAGTCCCCGTCATACACCATATTTCAACAAGTGTTGAAATATGCTTCCGAAGAATTACTGATTCCAAACTACTTTTTTAACCGCTCAAAACCGCTCAAAATGGCAACCAAGTGGTACTGTATTCGAACGGAAACGTCAATTTGCAACATCGACTGCATTGTCCAAATGACGGAAAAGGAGCTTCGAATGCTAGCAGGATTTAACCCAATGGAGCACGATGTTTCAATCGGTAATAACGGTGGACACCTTTCAATTGAGACAATTCTGGAAATTGAAGAGTTGCCTGGCAAAGCATTTTCATTTGAGGTCAATTCCTGGGTTCGAGATTTACTTCTCTCTTCAGCCGAGGAAGATTATGTAAATACTTCAGAGGATTATGCAGAAATGAGCCTGAAAGATTTAAAGTCAGAATATGATGCATTTGAGCGGACATACTTGGAGACTCCCTACAATTACAGCGATGAAAATTTACGGCTAATTCGGGATTCTCGAACGATGTTGGCAATGATTGATGAAGAGATCAAAAAGCGAACTCGGCGCTATTATGGTAAAAAGGTGGATTACAAACGAACCGACGAGGAGGAGATGGAGATTCGATTGGCGGATCCAATGTTCAAACCCAAAGGCTTACGGTTGGTGGTTCAACGACCGGGTGGCAAGTAAATTGTTTTGGGCTAATAAATCCATATTTCAACACACGTTGAAATATGTTGGACGTTTTAGTCATTCGCGGAATTATATGGGTCAATCAATGGGCCACAAAGCTGTTGTAAATTGCTGCTGCAACGATAAATCTTCTCAGATCTCTACCCACAACCCTACTCCGATGCTAATTTTCTGTCCTTTTTCGCATTAACTGACGTGGAAGAAAGTCTTTGTTTCTTGCAAGTTTCCGGTTTCCAACTCCGATTTTTGCTTCTGTATTCATTCGTAAACCTCCAATTTGACCCTGTGGAAACCCGCCAACACCTCATAAGTCTCCCTCTTCCCTTTTACACCTTCTCTGCATTCTCAACTTCCAGTGGCTTATGGGAAGCCTTCAAAGCGGAAGCGTAGATTCCCGCATTCAATCGAACAGGATGGTCATACCAGAAACCGGGATTGGTGCTAAATTTGCCCCAAACTATATCCCCCGGAAAATAAGCCGAACTGGCGTAATCTTTTCGAACAACACCAACTGCCTTCAGAAGATTCAACGCCACCTCGTAACAAGTATAATGCTGAGACAGCATCTTTGGCTCCTGATACTTCTTTGTTAGTAGTAACCGATACCACTGCCAATTGAAACTATCCAACTTAATTTCCTCGTAGCGCTTAAACTCGGTTAGAAGTGCTTCTACATTTAGTTTGGCATCCCCAATCGTTCGGAGTCGTTTAACGCAAAGATAGGCGTTTTTGTTCCAACCAATCCAAACTGATAGCGGAACCTTCAAAATTCCATTTCGATCTGGATAATGACAGGCTTCCAAAACGAAAATGGCCCCGGTGGGATCTTTATAAGCCAATCCAACGTGGGTCCAAACTGAATGGGACCAGAGACGAACAAAATTACCAAAAATGGTGTTATACCCAACGCAAAGTATATCCCCGGTTTCAATGGTAGAAGGATCCAATTCTTCGGTCTCCATTTTAAAGTCATTGGAGGTGAAAATTCGAACCGTTCCCATTAAAAGAACAAAGCAAATGATAATAATTGCCAGAAAGGTACCAATTGCAACCAGAACATAGAGCATTTTAATCAACCGGGAAAACCGGCGGCAGTTCCTTCCAAATATACATTAAGTTTAGCCGGTTTTCCCGGTCTTACCAGTTTTACTAGTCTTACTTGTTTTACTGGTCTTGCTGGTCTTACTTGTTTTCTCGGATTTGCTGGTTTTACTAGTTTTACTGGTCTTGGATTTACCCTTGCTGGCTTTACTTGTCGATATTTTTCGACACCCAAAGAAGAGACCACATCCAATTCCAGCTAAAACTAGAATCCAGACGCAAACCAACATTACAATTAGCCATGGATTCTTTTTGGCAACATCCCCTGCAATTAAAGCGGCAGCACCCATTTGCAAGCTCTTTACAATGATCGGAAAGAAGCCGAAAGAAGAAAAAGTTGGTCACATTTCAGCTTTGAAATGTGTTTTAACGACCAAACATGACGACACCAAGTAACATTTTGGTGACTTGCTCTTCTGTTAGAGTCTCAATCTTTCGACATTCGGCAACAATCTTCGTATGCAGTTCCTCCCATCGGCGTTCATCCCAGATCAGTTCGGTCTCCCGGGGTGCTCGATCCGAGAATTTCTCAACCAGAACTCCGTTGCAACCACCGTACATCTTCATGTAAATTAGAAGTTGAATTAAATCGTACTCCGGCGGTGTTCGCCAGTAGGTCTTCCGATTCTTGATCTCCACCACTCGGACTCCGTCGTAGTGATCGATAATACCAACAATCCCATAATCATCCGTTTCGATGTAGGTTTTAGTAATTGCTACTGTGGCTTCCACCACTCGATGCCGAGCATCGTACTCTCGAATAGCGGTTGCCTCCATTTTAACACCTCGCTGGGTTTGAATTTTTCCCTGAATAGCTTGTTGGAGTTCTGTAGCCTCCTCTTTACCCAGAATCGCACCAGAATCGGCCACCGCCGCTGCGATCACTCGGTTTAGTTCCGATTCCGATTTGGCCGCTACAGAGCTCTCAATGGCTTTTTCGATGGTGACAGCCAAATCAGCTTTCTCCAGTAGAAGTCGTTGCATCTTCTCCTCGGCCGTTTCCAAACGATTGGCTTTCTTCAGTTCTCGGATGAAGGGTCCCCATTTCGGATGTTTGGGTAGAATGCTTTCAATCAAAATCTTGTTGGGTGACTTCCACTTGTTGAGATCTAGCAGGGCTGCTACTTCGCTAGCCCGAATATAAGGCTTAAACTTGCTGGAACTGGCCATTTTACAGTCTTGCAACTGTTGTTAAGAATTCATTTCTTCTTCCGGACTTTACTTCAGCTTCATCTGTTTCTCGATTCCCTCTTTGGAGATTCGCCAGAAGGCCAAGTTTCGGTCGTTGATCCCCATTAGGAGATAGAAATGACCGTACATGAAGATAGCATCGGTCACAAAGTAGATCTCATCGTAGTTCTTCTGGAGGAGGCCTTGCTCCGTGTAACCGAGAACTTCAAAATCCGCACTCAGAGTTAGAACGTAGATATTGTACTGACATTTCTCATCCCTACTGTGACAGAAAACATAGTAACGATCCCCAACCCAAAGAGGTGGCGAACCACCGTAGAGTTTAACGCTAGGATGGGACCAACTGTTGACAATGACTGTCTTTAACTCTAAGTCATAAACCGTTACTGGAGTGCAATGATACAGAATCCGAGTTTCACCGCTGGGAGTTGTAAAGAATGTCCAATTCTTCTCCCACTCCTTGCCGAACGAAAATTTCGTCTGGGTTGAATTTTGAAGATTCCGAAGGACCATTTGAACCGTTCGACTCTTTGAATTCATCCCGGCACAAGCCACGGAAACGGTTCCTTTATGAAGAAAGAATCGAGGATCCTCTAAACTGAGATCGCTGGTACCTGTAAAAAGCTTCTGATATACAAGCGCATCTTTGGTAATTCGAAGCCCACCCAGATCCGAAAGAGGAAAATCGGTTCCACGAAGGTGTTTAGGAACGGAACGGAAGACCAAGAAAATCTCATCGGTTGGCATTAGGGAGATGAGGTTCTTTTGGAATTCGCCTTGACGATGAAAACAAACCGTTCCGTTATAGGAATAGTGATCCTTGACCAATCGTTGATTGTCAAAAACGAAAAGCTCCGGATTCCAGGTTCGATTTCCAAGCTGATGTTGCTCCAGTCGATGAAAGAGAGGATCCGTCATCGAAGCGAAGATCCGATTCTCTCGCCAAAGGGTATGATAGTGATTTTTACCCCGAGCTGAATCGTATTCTGGAAAACGAGAATAGAAGACCGGGGTTCCAAACCGATCGTAAATAGAGGACATTAGACCTCCCTCGTGATAGAGAATCACCTCCTCTCCCAGACTGATCTCTCGAACCCGTTTGAATTCGCAGTAGAGCTTGCCGATGGCTAAAGGTCCCGTAATGTCATACTCATCCTCTCCCATCTTGTGGTTCAAAATGTTATCGACACAGCGCTGAATCATTCGCTTAATCAGAATGTGTTTCGGGGTGGCACCCATCAATGCGTTGTAAATAAAACGGGGGAATTTGGCTCGATCCTTGCAGAGAAAGAAATCCTTCTCGGAAGGAACAAAGTACCGAAGTGGAACTCTCGCCACTAGATGGTGATCGATGTAAACACCGCCGTAAATATAAAGGAGACAGAGTCGAAAGAGATCGGCTTTGAAAGCGCCCGCCACTAGAAGATCAAAGGTCTTCAGAACATCTTTCGGCATATGCTGTCGAATAATCTCCCATGCTTCCTCATCGGTGTAGAAATGGTACTCATACTCCGGATTTAAAGCTCGAAGATGCTCAATGACCTTAATATTGGTGGCGCCAATCTGTCGAGTAATAAAGGTTTGGTGAATAATTCGCGGAATCTTCTGCTCTCCGGGTTTCGCTGCCGCCTTTGGTTTAGCTCCTCGAAGACTAATTAAAAAGAGTCGATCCGAAGTTTCCTCAATTTGATCTTCCCCTCCATTGTACTTAATCTTAGTTCTCTTCGTTACAACTTGACTTTCCGCTAACTGCTGAACCTCCATCACGGTGACGAACTGATTCTCCAGCTGCGTTCGATAGATTAATTGACCGGACGGAGTCTCCTCCATCACAGGGTAAATGTTAGAAGTATGTACTTCCTCTTTGGCGGCCACGTAACTATAAGGTAGGATATCCACCTTTTCCGGACGAGGAAGGTTACCGAAGAGCTCCGATTTCCAGTAGTTACGAGTGAAGAATTCACTCACCGGGTGAAGTTCCCGTGTTGCCAATACAAAATCCTTCGGTAAGATCGGTTCTGGAGTACCAAAAAGGGTCTCGGAGATTCGAAAGGGACACGACATTATTCGATCTCCGACTCCATGATAAACCAAGTTATGATCGACAACGGCACCACCCGTTTGGCACAGCAATTGGGTTAAATTTTCTTCTGTGGCATCGATCTCCGATACCACCCGAAGAGTTGAGGTAGGAAATCTTTGCATCCAAGAGGCGATGGCTCCGAAAATTCGAGGTTCCTCGATTAATTCCGAGAAACAGGGGCTAGTGTAAACTTGGTAATACTCTCGTTTGAAACTAAAGGTTGAAAAGGGAAGATCGAAGAAAAAGGTCCCAAACCAGTGCTCCATTTCAATAGAAACGGTAATTGATTGAGAAGGATCCTCATAGGAGCCAATTTGAAGCTTCAGCTTCGAATCCCATTTCTCTCGACGATCGACTCGGTAAATAACCAACTTAATTCGATGCTCATTCTCAAAGAAGGGAAGAAGGATCAGATGGGGAACCGGATTTGTGATAATAACCTCCGGCTGAACCAATGCCACCTGAACAGTTGCCAACAAGGGTAAGTCTCGAAGAGCCGGATTTGGAGAAGGACGCGTTTCCAGGGAGAATGGACTATTGACAGAAAGGAGGTGAAAGTTCTCCTTCGAGGCGGGAACTGAAAGCGTCCACTGCTTACTAACTCCCTTCTGGCTTTGGGTTAATTTCACCTCCAATTCGGACTCCCAACCGAGCTCCCGATCGACCCGAAAGATCAGAAGGTAAAATTGTTTCTCTCCCGATTTGGAGGTCATACATTTGAATCGATGACCCTCGGGAGCTCCGCTAAACTCAACACTTAGATTCGCGACCGGGCGATCCAGAACTCGACGAAATAGTTCAACGTGCATTTATGAAACTGGAGAAACCTTTAAGCCGTTGTATTTGATTTTAAGTTTCCCGTTTTTCGACTTTTAAATTGCTTTCCAATGGCGTCCGAAGAGCTGAAGATTCGAATTCTCTTGATCGGAGATCCTCACTTCAAGACTTCCAATGCAGAAGAGACCAACATTCTGACGACGGATGTTATAACGGCCTTGGATGAACTGAAACCCGATTTTACCGTTGTCCTTGGCGATATTCTGGATACACACGAGAAGGTGAACCTTTTCGCCATGAATCGAGCCACCGATTTTCTTCGACAGGTGAAGAATCATTCACCCCATACTTACATTCTGATTGGTAATCACGATCGTCCCAACAATCAAACCTTTCTGACCGAGGAGCATCCTTTTACTTCTCTGAAGGAGTGGTCCAAAACCACGATTGTGGATCGAGTCGAGAAGGTTCGATTTCGCAAGGAGGGTCAAAACGCAACCTTTGTCTTCGTTCCTTACGTTCCAACCGGTCGATTGAATGAAGCGCTCCAAACCAAGCAGTTGGGAATGGAGACGGAGGCCTTTGCCGCTGTTAACTGCTTTTTCTCTCATCAGGAGTACAAGGGTGCCAAAATGAACGCTATTACCTCCAATGAAGGGGACCTCTGGCCTTCTGACGCACCGATGAATTTCTCCGGGCATATTCACGATTACGATGAATTACAGGGAAACTTGATCTACGTTGGAACCCCTTATCAGATTGGATACGCCGATCGACACGACAAAGGGGTTATGATGGTGGAATTTGTTTATGATTCGGAATTTTCCAAGTGGCGATTCGGAGGCATGGAGCGTTTCTCTCTTAACGTGCCCACCAAATTAACCGTTAAGATGGCACCGGAGGAGCTACCAACTTATGAACTACCAGAGAACACTCATGTTCGCATTGTTCTCGACGGGGATCCAAAAGTGATTCGAGAGATTATGAAGCTACACCCGGTCAAGAATATGGTGAAAACTGGACGAGTTAAGTTTAAGATAGCCAATTCCAGTATGCCATCGGCGGATCTCTCAATTGTAAGTGAAGAGGGGGTGAAGCCGTTTCAAACTTTACTTCTAACAGCAGTGGAGAACGCTTCCAAGGAACTTCAAACCGAATTTCAGCGACTTTTTGGTAACTCCGAGTAGATTTCCAATGTACAACAGCTTTCAATTCTTTGAAAGATGTGATTTTCTAATTCTCAACAACGAAGCTTCCAACTTTGCGGCTCTATAAAATGACCTCTCTCCGAGCTTTTCGTCCCGGCGATTTGAAGGGTGCAGTAACGGCTCTTGTTGGTGATGCCCCGAAACCAACCCCTGCGAAAGACGGAAAGAAGTTTCATGAGGAGTTGAAGGATTTTGAGGCAACCAAATGGCTTCTTTTGGGCGATGGTGATGGACATCGAGCTTACTTTCGGCGCGACAAGGCCAAGAAAACCGCAACTCGATGGGGTCAGTTGAAGCTGTTGATGTCGGAGGTTCAGTTTTTGACACTGTACTGGCAACCGGAGGAAATTCCCAAGCCTTTCTTTGTTTACGCGGGTTCGGCCCCCGGTCATCACGTTGTGATTCTGGCTAAAATGTTTCCGGACGTGGATTTTCACCTCTATGACCCCCGCGATCTCTTCGATCCGGAGCTAAGGTCGCTAAGTAACGTTCACCTTTATGTTCAGAAGTTTGGGGATGAAGAGGTGGAACGATGGCAGAAGGAGCAAGAGCGACTCTTCTTCATCTCCGATATTCGAGGTCGCGATTACAACAATCGCGGTTATGACGAAGAGGCCAACCGTCAGAACGAGGAAATTGCGGATCGGGATATGCAGCTGCAAATGGGCTGGGTCCAGAAGTTACGACCGGTAAAAGCCATGTTGAAGTTCCGTCTTCCTTACTCTTACGATTTTATCAAGGCGAAGGGGAAGACTTACTCCTACTTGGATGGAACCATTTTTCGGCAACAGTGGGCACCTCCAACTTCGACGGAGGGACGCTTAGTTCCACATTCCGACCTTTCACTTCGGGACTGGGATTACCAGGCTTACGAAGAGGCGATGTTTTACTTTAACACTGTGGTTCGGGAGCGCTTTCATTTCAAGAACATCTTCACCGGAACGGAGGAGCTGATGGCCCCGGAGAAAGGTCTGACCAACGACTATGACTCGGTTGCAACCGCCTACCTAACTCGAGAGTACTTGAAGAAGTTTGGTGCCACCGGAACGCTGGAGGAGGTCAAAAATCTGGTGGGAGAGATGGTCAAGTCCTGTGCCGGTGGAAGGATGACTCTAATGGAAAAGCGCGATAAGTCCCATCTATCGGGTGAAACCGACGATGAAGAGTAAAACATTTTTGAACTCAGTTCAGAAATGTCATCATTTTACTTCTTAAGAAGTTGCTCCCAAATAGCTGGAAATGTCTTCTTGAGACGACGAGGAGGATTGTACTTGTACAGAATTCGTGGATTCTGATTCTTGTGATTGATGTCATAGATTGAATCGGTGAAAGTCTTTGCCAAACACCGAACCTTACCATTACCAATTACATACTGAAACTTAATGGTAGAAGTGCCACTATCTGTGTTTAGAACATCAATTGTCAGATAATGAATCGGCATGTTAAATTCCTCATATTCCGCCTCCGAATGTCGGATCACAATCAGTGTAGAACCTCCACTCTCTTGATCATCAATCATCATGATTCCACTAACTTCAATATGATTGGTGGAGCTTAGGATCTTGGCCAACTCCTTCATTGCCAGTAAGGATGTACAACCATGATGGTTCAAATGCCACATATCCTGACTCTTAGGATAATCCTCCTCAAATCCTTCATCTTCGTAGATTTCGGGAAAGTCGTCATCCTTGAAAATCACCTTGTATTCGTTACTATCCTTTTTGTAGCGCTCTAGCTCCCAATACTTGAGTTCCCCCAAATATTCTAGATAATCCTCGTCCACCGAAATGGTGAAATGTTGAAGAAATGTAATACTGCGACCCATTTACGACAGATGAAAAATAGTTACCAGAGATCATTTTTCCAACTTAACGTTGATAGCAAAGGGTCAAATAGATACTGTATTAAGAGACAAAAGTGAATTTGGCAATAATTGGTTAAAGGCATTAACTTGTGTTTCAATGGCAACAACAACTGAAGAATCCGAGTGTATCCTACATCGATACCGAGAAAAGGATCTAGTAGTGGATTACTACTCCAACTTTATCGATGAAGAAACTAGCTACCAAATCTTTGAAACCATTTTGGAAACAGTGGATGAAAAGGGTCTTTGGGTTCACGAACATGCAACCAAGAAAGGGGAACTCTCTAAACGACGTAATAAGTGCGTTTTTGGAGATTCGGATTTGGAGCGATACCGTTTCGTTTATCAAGGAAAAGAGGTTCGAACCGTGATTCATCCTTGGAGTGAATTACCGATTCTGAAAGAGCTTCGAGATATGATAACCAAGATTTCCGGTCAGGAGTATCACGTCTGTTTTCTTCAACTGTATAATGATGGGCGGACGGGAATTTTACCGCACACCGACAAGGAAATGATGCCAGGAACTATCATCTCTAGTCTCTCCGTTGGCGCCACCCGGACAATGCGATTTGAACACCCGCGAACGGGACAAGTTATTGATATCCCGTTAGAAACCGGAAGTCTCTGTCTGATGCGTCCACCGACTAATGACAAATGGCTTCATTCAATTCTGAAGGATGAAACAGAAACCGCCCGTATGAGCCTTATTTTTCGCAACGTAGCCAATATGAAAGGGTAAGCCGACAAAAACAAAAGTTCCTTCAAGACAGAATTCTCCAGCGAGATTTTTGATCCCAAACCATAAGAAAGTGATTCTCTGTTTTAGTTCCTTTTGAGGATTAACCTTCCTACTTAAAAGTCTGACAATATGGCGGCAGCCGGAAAACAAAGACCCAAATGGGGCATCAGCGATACCGAGATTGCCAAAGTCATCGAGCTGATTAGCGCCAATCAGGTTTGTGGTATTATTGCTCCTACCGGTTCCGGTAAGAGTACTTCTATCATCGAGGCCATTTACAAAACCGGGGCGAAGGTCTTTGTTTCAGAGCCAACCATTCCCGCCGCAGAAGGTCTTTTCCGTTACATGGGAGAGCGCCTTGGAAGTGAAAAGGTGGGTATGGCAGCAGAGGGCAATGTTCGCTACAACAGCAAAACCTCCGTTGTTTACTGTACTGCCGGCCATTTACATCGTAAGATGCTACAATTCTTTAAGAAGGGAAAGCTGCAGTCGGACATCGATTTCTGTGATGTTATTGTTGTTGACGAGGCCCACGGAGGTACTCTAGATAACGAAATTATCATGGGACTTTGGCTTTCGGCGTTGAAGGATGCGGAGGAGAGTGGAAGCAATTTCATGATTCCGCGAATGGTACTGGCGTCTGCCACGCTGACGATGCCTGATACACCTTTCCCCAAAGCACCGAGTCACGAGATTCATGTTAAGGGATTTCCCGTCAAGGTGGAGTGGCACAACAAGGATCATATTCCGGATTCGAAGGAGTTGTTCAATGACACCGCCCGTGTTATCGCGGTTAAGCATTCACTGCATCCGCCACCACTAAAGGGTTCGGATAGCTGGATGGTCTTCTGCTCTGGTAGTGGAGAGGTGGAGGCTATTTGTGACGTTTTGAAGACGGCCAATGATGCGACGATGGAGATTATTCCTCTCTACTCCAATCTCTCTCACGAGGATATCGCCATCATCTACAAACCGGTACCGATCGGGAAACGGCGAATCATTGTGGCCACCAACATTGCGGAGGCTTCCATCACCATCGATGGTCTGTCCGGTATCTTCGACACACTAACGGAGAAATACGGTGAAACCTCCACCAGCGGTGGCTTTCGGCTCCGGACCAATCACATCTCCAAGTCCTCTGCTCGTCAGCGTATGGGTCGAACGGGACGTACCTGTCCGGGTTTCTGTTACCGGATGTGCACTGAGCGCTTCTACCAGGAGCGACTGGCAGATCAGCGAATTCCGGAGATTGATCGAGTTCCGATTCACTCGGCGGTGATTGAGATTCTGAAGGTGGGCTTGGAGCCGGAGACCTTCTTTGGTAAGCGAACCTCTGTCAAGCGAATTCGAGAGTCGAAGCAATTACTAACCAACTTGGAGATGATTCGAGACGGCAACATCACCAAGTTGGGTACCTTTGCTCCCGAGGTCCCTCTTTCGGTGCGGGGAGCCGCTATCCTCTGGCACTGGATTCAGACCGGAAAGCCAATCTTCCCTTGCGTGGCAGCAATCTCCATGATTGATTGCTACGGGCCCAACTACTGTTTCTACCCTCGCAAGTACACTGGACAAAATGAAATGGAGTATCGGGACCAGTTGGACGATCACTACGAAAAGTATTTCCGTAAGTTTGAGGGTGAGTACGACATTGAGATGCTGCTCAACATCTGGCGAGATGCGATGCAGTCGGTTGGTAGCATTCATCCCCACCGGCACGATCTAGTCAGTTGGTGCCAGACTAACTCCATCAATCACAAGCGGATTGCCGAAGCCATCAACATCGCCCGGCAGACTGTTAACAGCTTGCGGCGATTGAAGCACACAGTAGAAATCGGAGACTTTAGTAACGGAACCTTTATGGCCGCTTTTAACCCGATTCTACAATCGGTCTATCGGGATCGGGTTTATACCTCCGCCAGTGAGGGACCCCCTTACTTTGAGCCAAGTGGAGGTCTCTCGTTTATGTTGGATCGACGAGCACCTTTACAGCGTTCCGTTATTATCGATGCACCCAAGGTGATTGCCCTGATTACAGCAGAGATTGAGGGTCGTATTGGTGGTAAGATCATGCGAGTTATCTCCTTGTCACATCCCGCTTCTGACGAAGTCATTCCGGTAAAACCGGTGGAAGTAGCCGAGGAGAAACCGGCCATTCGTGCCACCATTGTTAAGCCCGGAGTTCGAATTGCTGCCGGTCCCAAAACAATGGGTTTTGCCGTGAAACCGGGAGCCCAGGTTGCAGCAGGGCCTAAGAAAACAGGATTCGTTCTCCCCGGTGCTAAAAAGGTGGTTGTAAAACCGGAGCAAAAAGAGGACGAAGAGAAAGAGTAAATGAACGAAAAACACATTCAACCTTTGTGTTGAATGTGAAAAGATTAAAAACGGGCCTCTTGAACCAGATCCACCAATCCAGTTCCGGAAGCGTTATCAACCGGCTCTGCGACAATAACCACCTCCTCCAACTTTGCCGCCGGCTCTGCGACAATAATCACCTCCGCCAACTTCGCTACCGGCTCTGCTGACTTTACCGGCTCTGCTGGCTCTACCGGCTCTGCTGGCTCTACTGATTCTCGATTGTCCTCAGCACCCACAAAAGATGCCGGTGTAGGCTTTATCTCCACCGCTGTCGTGACCCGCAGACAGCTAATTGTAAGCGTTTGACAAAGACGAATCCACCAAGATTGGTCCTTATTTGAAGCGGTTGAATTCCAAACGTCAACAATTGTTCGAATCCAAGTTTGTAGTGTCTCCTCGGTAATGGAATCTAAAGAAAAGGAACAGTTGAGATTGGTGTGAATTCGGTTCAGCTGTTGTAGAACCAATTTCTCTTTTTCGGCGCCGCTCAACTTTGGCTTTCCAATCTTTTGCTGTTGCTCAGAGATTTGTTCTACCACTTGGCAAACCAAATTTAACAATTGAGTTGGGTTTCGAATTTGCAATGAATTCCCATTGGAGTTCAACAACTGTTGCAAAATAGTATCAAAAAGGTTTGTCTGCGATAGAATTTCCATCTTTTGCAGAGTAATAGCCCCTTTAAGACCAACGGAAACTGAAATAACCAAATCCGAAATCTCAGGATTTAACAAAAGCAATGGCGCTCTCTTTTGCATCCGTTCCTCGGTATTGTACCTGTACCGATAAGTATGGAAATTCAATGGCTCATGGAGCTCGTCAGCAGTATTTTATGGAGTTGATTAGGGCGGATCCGGAAGCACCTTTGAAACCGGCAGAGGCACTTAACCAAATGGGGATTAAGCGAACCTGTTGCCGAGATACTTTTCTCAATCCACCCCACTATTTCCTTCGTGCTATTGAAATTGGAGCTTTTTACAATGAGCTACCAAAAAATAGCTCTAGGGCCATCAGCCAAACACCAAAAATGACCGAACCCATAGTTGGCGATTTACCCGAAATAGTTCCCATTCGTGATATTCCTGACTTTCCGTCTCTTAAGAGTAAGAGTGGTCATTAAGATTAAATCCAAAGCACATTAGAGCAGAGCTCAAATGTGTCAAAATGTGCCAAACCGTCCCGAAACGTATTTCGATAAATATTACTCATAGTCCGAAACGATTGAATCTGCATACTCTTCCTCCGCCTCCAATTCCTCTTCGTCGGCGGTACCCAGTACCACATCCTCATCTTCCACATACTCGATACCTGGCGCCCGAAAGGAGATGATTTTCCAACAGTAAATAATCAAGTCTTCTCGAATCCGCTTAAGAAGAATTGGAGAATCTGTGGCACTGGAACCAAATACCGTTCGAATGTCCTCGTTAACCTCCTTTGATTTGATTGCTTTCAAATCAGGTTCGGGCTTTAGCTTTTCCCGCTCCAGAAATCGAATTGCTACTACCAAAGTCTTCAAATTCATATACCGAAGCGACGAAAGATTAACAAATTCGGAACGAATTGCCCGACAAAACTCGGAACTCATACCAATTGCCTCCAAATCTTTACTTAGAAAATTAGCCTTTAACTGGTTGGGGGTCATCTGACGCCGAGTGATAGTGTTGACATTGGAGCCTCGGGCCTTGCCACCCGCTCGCGATTTAGATCGTTGCTTTCGTCGATCACCTGCTAAACCAAAGGTAAAATCCATTGTTTTCTTTTATTCGGCTCAATAAAATGGCAACGGTAAAAAGTTGTAAGTATCACAATTGCTCCAATTACACTTTCACTCTTCGGTGCCATGAGCACACCGGAAATGCCTATGCATTAGATGGCAAAGGACCGATAGTTCCCGCACCAAGACCCAAGCCAGTTGACGCGGTTGGAGCTCGTCCCGTCTCTCCAGTGATTCGGCAACCGCGTTCACCGCCTCGTTCACCGCCTCGCACGGTATCCCCAGTAGCAGCTGTAGCGGGACGAGCTCCAATGGTTTTCCGTCCAGGGGCTCAACCGGCGAATCTTCCGAACGTGATGGGAAATCCTGTCGATCCAGATCCATACGCCGATCTGGTAGAAAGGCTTGAGCGACTTCGAGGCCATCCTGGAGGCGGTGCTGCAGCTCGTCCCGTTTCTCCTCCTCGGGGTCGTCCCGTGTCTCCTGGAGCGGCTGCAATTCGCCCAATGCCAGTTGCTCGCCCGATTTCTCCTCCTCGGGGACGACCGGCAGCGGCCGCAGCGGCAGTGGTAGATCCCGCACCCGCGGCGGCAATGGCGATGATACCGGGAGTTGGAATTGGACATATCTGGAATCACCCCTACTTTAACCAAATCCAACAGGATATGACGGCGGCTCAGCGCATGGTACTGATTAACGCGGTTATGGCTATGGCTCCACCCCCTTGGTTGCCTGCAGATCCTCCGGCGGTTCGAGAGGAGAAGATCAATCAACTCCGGCACCTTCCCAATGGGGGCGAAATTCTGGCCTTCATTGAGGGTATCCTAGAGCAGCAAGCACGACCGGCTTCACCGGCTAGGGCTGCTTCACCGGCTAGGGCTGCTTCACCGGCTAGGGCTGCTTCACCGGCTCGTGGTGGTGCTGGTGCGTCTCCTCGTACAGTTTCTCCAGATTTTAGGCGCTATTCTCCCGCTTCTCCTCGCGTGGCATCCCCTCGACCTGCTTCACCCCGTCGGGCCAAAACACCAAAGACCCCGGGAATGGAGGTTTGTGAGCTAGATATGGATACCGAGATGCCACGGAAGGATAAGCTCACTTGTGGTCATTACGTCTGTCATGACTGCTTGATGAATTTGGAGAAGCCGCAATGCCCTTTCTGTCGCCGACCTTTGGCGGGTCCTTTGGTGACGAATGAGGTTGTGATTGCTATTGAGGAGCGGATTCAGGCAGCTCGTCGGAGAAAGGATTTACTGGATTACCTGAAAACGTGGCTGCTGCAGATTGATCCCTTGTTTGACGTTAACGAGCATTACAACAACGATGAGCAGATCGTTTCCAAGGTGGAGGAGGCGGTTCGACGAATGGTACCAGGGGTTATTATTGAGGAGGGTGATCATCCCAACGATAAGTTGGAGGTCCTACAATCAATTATCGAGCTTCAGCTCGCATAAAGCCGACGTCAAAAATCGGCTTCGTCAGATTTCAACAATAGTTGGAACCTGAATGGGTTTATTTCGCCACTGTAAATGAGTGTCAAAACCGAAAGTACAGAGAAAACGCCCTGGAATGATTTCCAGGAGCGAGAGATGGCCAAGTATGTTGATTGGTCCAAATGCTACAATTTTATGTTGGATGGTATGTATGACAAGATTAACACTACCGATTACCGGGTGAATGTTTCCTCTAAGACCTTGGAGGTGATTGTTGCCTCTCTCACCGGTATCTTTGGTGCCACTGTTGTTGGAGGCTTTCAACTCAATTGGTTACTCTGCGGTCTAGGAATTGTAAACGTGGTCGTTAGTTATGCTTACAAACGCTTGGAGTATGAGGCTCGAATGTCGGAGATTAAGAACCTTCAGCGTCAATGGTCCGTTCTACATTACGACATTCAACGTCAGATTACACTTCCTCGCGCCGTTCGAGTTGATTCTATTCATTTTATGAACAATATACAGGAACGACTGGCCAATATTGAACCTGCTAGTAATGCCCTGATTGATCAAAACACTCAACTATCGTGTAAGGAGGAGTTTAAGTCGGTTCCCAATTTTATGTTGCCAACTATTTGCGGTCAAGTCCAACACGCTGAAGTTTGTACTTACGATAACTACGGGGATTCAAATCGGCACCCACTTCTACCACGAGCATCGGCCGAAGAGGAGGAACATCGGGCCATTGCGCTTCAAGTCAACACTCATCCAGAGGATTACGTCTCCAATACGGATTTAGGAGCTCGAAATACGGCGTTGGTTTGACTTCGAACGTCATTCTGGAGTTGAAGGTCAAATGGAAGAATGACAAAAGCAGCTGTTGTTACAACTGCGATTGTAAAATTTCTTCCCAGATCTCTACCCACAACCTCACTTCGATTCCATTTTTGCGCCCTTTTTCACACGTCAGTCAATGTGAAAAAGTCTACGTTTCCTGCAAGTTTGCACTTTTCAACTCCCGTTTTTGCTTCTGTTTTTATTGCTATCTTTCGATTTTCCTGTGTGAAAATTGGTAAGAACAAATTCCAGCATGGCTGAAATTTGTATTAGTCCAAAAGGGTCTCCAAAGAACGGAAGGTAATCCAATACCACTCATAATGGCTCATATCCCTCTCACCCGCTGCCCTCAATTCGGGTGTAATATGAAGAACGACTCGCTGCTTAATCGACTCCATAATTGCTACATCATCCGCGTTCACCGCCATTCCATAGCGACCTGCTTCCGAAGGGAAAAGGCGCAAATAGGTAGCCCGCATATGATTCATGACTGTCTTTCGGTACTCCGTCCGTTTGGCCAATAGTTGGGAAGCATTCTCGTAAAGGGAGCGAAGCCGAATGTCGGAAGCACCCTGAATAAAGTAATTGGCAATGGAAATTTGGACTTCCAGCCGCTGCCAACAATCAACATACTTAGCAACATCCGCTACCATACTCTTAAACTGGGCCAGTAGTGCATCATTCAGCAAATGGGTTGCATTCATCGGAACGGCGACCAATTTAACATCGGAGCGAACAGTCACCATCATGGTTTGAATTTTGGGCATCTCTCGGGAAAGGAAATCAATCCAGTTAAAGCGACGAATCATCTCTGTTGCAATCCGCTTGAAGTTGTCACGATCCTCCCGAGAATGAGAGGTATCTAAAGTTCGGCGATGAAGAAATGTTACCTCGTCATAGAGAGTGGTTATGTCGGAAGGAACGGCGATACTGGAAAGACTAATTCCGGCCTTGGCGAGAACACCAACCTTGTTTAAGCAGTTGTTACGACACTCCAAAATTGGATGGTCATGTGGCATGGTAGTAGTCATAAAACCAGAGCAATCATGCGTTTGCCGAATGTAACTGATGTAATCGTCGATACTGAGCATACCAACAGCATCTGAGAGTGGCAAATAGTAAAAGGTACGACGCTGATGCGTAATAATTGCCTCTGGCGAGTCTTCACTGTTAAAGAATTGCAGTAGTGGGGCAACCTCCTGAAAGCAAGTTGTATTGCCAGCATTCTTCATCGTCATCAAGCACATACACAGTAACTTATAAGCATCCATCAATGGGTGTCGGGCGTCCCGATAGACACCGTACTGTGTCAGAGGTGCACTATCACCACAATGTCCCAAATGCTCCAGCTTACCCTTGTGATGGACCTGAATATGGGACATACCGTAATCGATCAAAGTTGCAATTCCGCCCGGAGACTGAACCCAAACATCAACATCACGACCTTCCATCCAAGTCCGATACTTAATGTAGAAAGGACTATTGCTGAACTTTCGCAGAAGGACGTTATCAGCATGACAATCGTAATGTGTAAACCCGAAAAGGTAGAATGCCTGACGAATAGCCAACATCACCTGCATGTAGTACTGAATAAAAGTCTTTCCATTGCAGCTCTTGCAAAGATCGCCCATGGAACCCAAAGCATCAATATTCTCATAGAGGCAGTAAGTAACAGGCTTATCTACGTTGTTACACCAAGCCACAATCTTCTTGGTCCGAGGATCAATAAAAGGAGTCGAACAGCGAAAAAGACCATAAATGTAAGCAAAATGCGGGTTTCCCAGATCTCGAAGCCGATTAGTACCAAAGAGACCCACAACCGCCTCATGAACTAATTCCTCATCCGCCTCCGGATCTCTAGGAGCCTTTACAACAAAGAAGTTAGCTCCGTCCTCCGCCTTAGAGCTACCGGACTCCAAATCGGCTGACAAAGCATAACCGGAAACCGACTCAGATCCAATCTGTCGAAGCCCGGAAAACCAACTCCGAATTCGCTCATTGGTGGCCAAATTGGAGCTGTTCGGAGGAAGAAAGACGGTTGATGCCAGGCACATAGCAGCCCGCATAACCTCCGGATTGTAGAAGTTGTCATGTACCTCCTCCTTTAGCTTGGAAGCATCCAAACCGCCAAGACGAAGAGCAATCTCCGAATCAAAGCCCTCGGCGTCACAGTATTGAATACTGTTCAAAAGGCTTTTCTCCACACCCTTCTGGTGTTGAATTCCGTCCCTCAACTCTTTGTAATAGGCGGGATCCCGAAGCTGATTGTGCTCGGTTGCCGTCACATCATCAATGTAAGAATTGCTCGTTACAGAAGCGTTCGACATTTATGATATTGTAAAAGAAGTCTTAAAAATACAAAACGCTTGGAATGAACGCCGCCAGTATCCTAATTTTGCTTTTGACCGGAGCTCCAATTTTTTGCGGTCTTCTAATTCTATTCAATATCTGTCGGGATTTTGGTGGTAAAGGTTTACGTTCGGAGCGTTCAATTCAAAAACATCGATTTTCTACGATGGAGAAGAACAATCAGCCAATGGAAGCTTGGACTGATGGGCTCTAATCACCAGCAACCAAAGCCAGTGGAAAATTGATTTCAGGATTTTATTTTCATTGGGTTCTAACTGTGAACAAAATGGCCTCTGAAATTGGTGAAAGAACGGATACGGCAAAGGTTGCCGATGATGACAAGGAGGAGATCGATTTTGAAATTGTTACTCATCGTCCCCGGAGTCGAACCTCCATTGAGTTAGCCTATCAGTATTATCCTCGAGGTTGGGAGGTTGTCTTTAACTCCTGTAAAAAGGAGTTTGACCGAATTTTTCCTAAGCTAGCAGCTCGAAGGGCAGAGGGTAAGCGAATTGTACCGGACGATGGTAACATTTTTCGTATCTTCGATATGCTGGCTCCAAGGGATATTAAGGTGGTTATTGTTGGAATGGATCCTTATCCCACTATTCTTCCGGATGGACGTGCTCGAGCACAGGGTATGGCGTTTTCTGTTGCCAAGAGCGATCAGGTACCAGCGTCGCTAATCAATATCTACAAGGAGATTGAGCGCACCCATTCCGACTTTCGACGCCCAACCCATGGAGATTTAACCGGTTGGGTGCGACAGGGTGTTCTCCTTCTCAATGTTTGTCTAACCTGTAATGCTGAGGAGTCCAATTCTCACGCTAGGTTGGGCCTCTGGCTTCCCTTTATTAAGCCGGTCATTAACTACATCCGAAGGGCAAGTCCTAACGCTGTCTATGTTCTTTGGGGTGGTCAAGCCCAAGAGGGTGCCGGTGAGTACATCAAAAGCCGTCGGGTACTTACCTCTTCCCACCCGTCGCCCCTTTCCGCTACAAAGGGCAAGAACCCTTTTATGGGAAATAACCATTTTGTACAAATCAACCAGTTTCTGGTTGCGGATGGAAATGATCCCATCGATTGGGGTTATTTGCCCTAAATAAAAACAGATTTCACCCGGGTGAAATCTGTCGTCAACGGAAAACTGATTTTTCTTTCCCGTTTCAATCAGAGTTACAACCAAGATTCAAACTCGCTCACCAATTCCAAGAATGACCGACATTTTCGTTCCTATCCAGGTTGATGTTCCGAAGGCCAAGAAGATCATCGAAGGGTGGAGGTCTCAAATTGACGAGGCACAGGAGCGTCTGGAGCAGTTGCAGAAGGATTTGTACGAGGTTTGGAAGCCTTTTCATGAGGCTAACCCGAAGCCGATTCCGGATGTCAACGACAAGGATTACCCCAAGTGGGGGACCTTTTCCTCCTCCAAGGCCTTCGCCGACGCCAAGAGGGCGTATATGACGAAGTTCTTCGCCGACTACAACAAGAGACAGGAGGAGTTCAAGCCCAAGACGAAGGCGATCTTTGATGCCAAGATTGAGATGGAGCGAAAGCTGCAGTCAGTGCAGCAAAGTCTCACAATCTTGGAGACAGTCATGAAGGGGATTGAGCAGAACCGTTACGCTCGGAAGCTCCGAATTCTGCAGCCGGAGGAGTGGGAGCATCGCTATGTCAACGATGTAATCGATGTCCTCCAGATGTTGGGCTTCCAGCGCGCTATCTCTAAGATTGCCAAGACCAGGCCAACGCCCGCATCGGCAGCTGCCGATGGTGGTGCTGGAAAGGAGAAGATGCATGTTCGACCTTTTGGCCACCGGGAGCCAGTCCAGTACGTTCTGAAGGTAGAGTGGTAAAGGTTGACACATTAAAACAGATTTGAGCTAAATGCTCAAATCCGAAAAGGTTCCTCAGATTTGAAAGTGTTAAACGCAAGTGGAAAAGACCTAAAACATGGATTGGGTGGAACGACAACTGCGGAAAGAACTAATTACCGATTTAAAGCGTTCTTGTTACGATCCCAACGCGGAAAAGTTACCTTCCATTCCGATTGTTATGGAAGACTTGCTTCGGATTGGAGAGTTTCGATCTCAAACTTTGGTTTTCACCCCGTCGGTTTTGGTTTTCTTTTTGGAGCGATTGGAATCAACAGTAAAATGTAGAATGTTGAAAGAGCGCCTTCGTCAATACCAAGAGCAACTACATCCACTGTTAGATCGAATTATCGACAACTATCGAGATATTGAGACATTGGAAATTGCTCTTCAGACCCCTCGCGAATTTACTCTTTCCAATTACTATTACTGCCGAATGAAAGCCCGACTTCAAATACTGCGAGAAAAGGAGAAATGGCAACGAGCAGAAAGGGTTTCAGTGGAATTTTTGCAACTTTTAGAGCGAATTCGACAAACGGATCGAACTGGTCGACATCGACTTATTATCATTTTGCGCCAACATTTGAAGTTTTACCAACAAGGTGAACACCGAACCGTTCCAACTTGTGGCTGTTATGTACCTTATATGTTACACCCGATTCATCAACAGGAGATAAATCAACTGCAGGAACCCTTAAATTTTGATCCCAATTGTTGGTTATTAGGTTGTCAGTATCGAAAGGCGAAAACGGAATTTGAAACGCTTTCGAATGTAGCATCGAGAGTCGGTGTAGGCAAACATTAAACGCACATTTGAACAAATGATCAAATGTGTTATCCTTTAGTTTTATGACTTTTTCGGTGTCCGATCTTCACACTTAGTATAGATATCCACCCGATCTAGAAACAAACTGTAACGAGTGGAAACCTGGCATTGGAACTCATTGGCTGAAAAGGTGGACTTGGGTGTGGAATGGAATAGATAGTAAATGGGCCGCTTTCGAATTTCATTGGTGTAGTTTTCGGCGTAAAGAGTGGACCAATCCTTCATTTGTGCCGCCGATTGCAGATCCACGGAATGACGCCCATTGACCCATTTGACTTTGATTGGCTCTTGCGTGCGGATGGAGGTGGTACTATGGAGGCTAATAACATCGTTGCGAGAAGGTCGAAAGGAGGCTTTGTAGATATCATGGAGATAAATGCCAACGATGAAACCGGTTAGGCCGGTAATGGTTTTCGATTGTCGCTCCGTCATTTGGATTCTGGTTGTAAGAGCCAAAAGCTCGGCAATCGGAATCAAAAATGAAGTCGGAATTCGAAGTTTAGAGCCTCAGAACTTCAAATGGCAACTACTTTGATTTGTATCAAAGGTCGACGGGAGGAGTTGGAAACCAAAATAGAAACCGGGGAGGTGATCTACATTGGGCGCCGAATTTGCATGGGTGGCTGGAATCTGAAGGGTTCCAAATGGGCCAATCCCTTTCGAGTTGGAAAGGAGGTTCCGACCGGAGAATTGGCCGTTTATCGATACTGGCTCTATCTCCTGGAGGAGCGAAAGGATTTGATGGAAGCCGCAACTATTGAGTTGAAAGGTCAAACTTTGGGTTGTTGGTGTCGGAAAAAGGGGAATGAACCTTGTCACGGGGATGTTCTTCTCTTTCATGCGACCGGAATGATGCCACCAGTATTGAAAGAGATTTTGGAGCGAAACCTTTCGGAGGATGAAACGGAGGCGGAGGTGAAGAAATTGAAGGGAACCACGATCATTGCGACTCCAAAGCCCAAGATACCGGTAAAGTCTAAGCCTCGCTTTCAACTGGATGCTGTTCAAGGAATGCTCTACGGTTCCGCTCTCGGGGATGCACTTGGAGTTCCCTATGAGTTTGCTAAAGAGAAACGAGAGTTTACTGGAAAACTGGAGCATGTTGCGATACGAACCAATTACTTGCACGAAACCAAATACTTTGCATTGGGACAGTATTCCGATGATACGGAGATGATGCTGGCTCTTGCTTTTTCCATTCTGGGATCCAGCGGCTATCATCAGGAGAATGCACTCAAATCCTATCTGAAGTGGGCGAATGCAGGAACCAAGTCCATGGGTCAAAACACTCGGGCTTTACTGCAGGGTATCAAGACTGTCAAAGGCTTTGTGAGCCGCTACAACAAGCAGTTTGCAACCGACGAAGCAATGGAGAGTTCTCAATCCAATGGGGCTCTGATGCGCTGCTGTCCACTCGCCTGCCTTCGAGAAGAGGAGTACATCGACGATTGCCAATTAACCAATCCATCCTCCATTGCCATTGATGCGGAACGAGTCTTTATTACCGGACTTCGAGGTGCACTAGCTCAAACGCCATGGAAGGATGTTTGGGATCAAATGGCTAAAGTAGCGGAGACAGAGCCAGTTCGAAAGCTCTTTCGAGAGATTGAGATCGGGAAAAGTCGAATTATCGCCGATACGGCAACTCTGAAGATTAAGGGTTGGGTTCTTTCTTCTCTTTACTGTGCACTCTGGTGTTTCTATCAGATTTTACCCATCGCAAAGAAGCCCTACGAAGAATCGATGCGATGGGTAATTCAGCACAAGGGCTCCGATACTGATACCAATGCCGCCATTACTGGGGCTCTAATTGGGGCTGCCATCGGTTGGGATCGAATGTTGGATGAAGAGCAAACGGTAGAGAACTACGAAGTCATGCTAGGATGGCCTTACCGAAAGGGAGATTTTATGCGTCCGAAGGAGTACTGGCCGGATGTGTTGGAGGCGGTAGCGAAGGGATTAACGGCACTGAGTGGGATTTAAACGAATGTGAAACGATTGGGCGTCGCAACATGAAGAAGTAGCTACGACCGTTAATTTCCACCGTCTCCATCGACTGGAAGCCAAGACGTTGATAGAGACGAATAGCGGCGTCGTTATCGGTTAGCACGTAGAGACCGATTTGAGACTTAGGATACTGCTGCTTAATGACCCAGTGGATCAACTTGCTAGCAAAACCCTTTCGCTGCCACTCGGGTCGAGTTACCACGTTGTAAAAGAGAATTATCTCCTCTTCCCGATAAATCGACTTCTCCGTTGTCAGCATAGAAAGAATTCGATGCTCCGAGTTCAGCCGAGCGCAGAATCGATGGTTAATGGTTCGAAGGACCCCCTCCAAATGCGTAATGGAGCCGGGTAAGGAACTAAAGGTTGCCGTCATCAACTCCGTCGCCTCCGAGACTAACGATTTCGGCAAGTCGGAGAGAATCGCTGAATGATAGTAATCTCCGGATTTAGCTGCCATTTGGAGGATTGGGGGTGTCTGTAAACTTCTTTCAGAAGTCGGCGTAGTAAGCGTTTCGCCAGTATTACAAACTTCTTTCAGAAGTCGGTATTACAAACTTTAACACATATGTACTAAGTACGTATGTGTCTTTAATCCGTTCGCTGGTAAAAACTGCCATCAGGACGCCGTTCCTTCGGATCGAAGCGACGCATCAAAAGGAATTTTCTTTTCTGCACGGACCAAACAGCTAGTAGGTCCTTTGCTTGATCCCTAGTAATCTTCTCTTCCTCTCGAAATTTCTTTAGTTTAATATCAAACCCAGGAATTCCTTCCATTGCCTCTTCATTAAGTAACATTGCATACGCTAGTTGTAATGCGTTTCTTGTCCGACGAAATCTTGTATCCGCTATATTTTCGCGCGCCGTTCTGATGTCTTCTTCTATATCATCTAACGTTTGATAAAGTCCTTCGATTTCATAAATCATAATCATACCAGGAAAAATCTTGTGTACAAGTTTTTGAAGATCTTCATCACCAATACTAAAATGTGAACGAAGTCCGAAGATTAACTCCATTATTCGACCATAATGTCGGTCGGTTATCAAATGATGATATTCGGCTAGTCGATCAGTCATCAAATGATAATATTCGGCTAGTCGATCGTAAAAATTGTCTGATTGTAGCACTAAAAGCTCTAAATCGTCAGCATCAACGGGGTCGAATATTTTAAACGCAATTTGAGGCTCCCGTTGCACTAAAGCTATTAACATTTCTAGCCGACGTTCACGAAGAATAATTCGTAGCGAATCCCTGGTGGGCGTTATCGCTTTTATCATTCTTAGGAATGTTTCCATATCGTTGTCTCGAATAGCATCGTCCAGAATTTCCCGATGGTTACGGGGTTTACCGTCATAAACACTACGGCGTATAATTACCGGTCGAGAAGCCATTTAGAAATGTAATTAAAACCGAAAGAATTTCAAAGTTGGTGTTACACGTACGCATCCAATACACATTTGTACTAAGTACAAATGTGTCTTTAATCCGTTCTTGGATAAAAGCTTCCATCGGGGCGTCGCTCCTTGGGATTAAAGCGACGCATAAGAAGGAAATTGCGCTTTTGATGTGACCAAAGTTCTAGTAGATCCTTCGCCAGATCCCTAGAAATCTTCCCTTCTTCCCGAAATTTCTTCAGTTTGACGTCAAACCCAGAACTTCCTTCATTTGCATCCTGGTTGAGAATAATTACATACGCCAACGCGAGATCCTCATCCATTTCGAATTTGCTCATGTAAGAACCTCCGAGGTCTCGCGTCCGTCGGTTTTCATTTTCTATCTTCCGTTTTTGAGCATCAACAATAGCGTCTAGGTACTCCAGTAGCCTATCAGACTGGTAAACACTGGCAATTCCTCCCAATATTTTCTCAAGTAGCTCATGTTTGGGCGTAGTGTATTCGACATTGTTGAAAATGTAGTCCATCATTTTGTGGTATTGTTTGTCGGTTTGTTGCGTATAGTAAGTTGCCAGTTGATCGTAGAAATCCTGCGATAACGATTGTAGCATTTTATTTTCATCTGGATCCATTGGCATTCCAAAGATGTTGAGTGTAACTCGCGGATGGTGCTCCGCTAACACTAAAATCATATTCTCCCGCTCTCTATGGAGCAGACGCTGAAGAGTAACTTCTGAAACCTCGACATCTTGAACTACGCGACGAAATGTTTCTAGATCATTTGCTAGGATCGCCTTAATTAGAAGATCCTCACCCTTCAATTTCTCCTTAATCAAACCTGGGTAATACTCTCGAATTTCAGCCTCGTAAACCTTTTTAGGGTTTTTAAAGAGGGTTTTGACCGCTGAATTGGAGAAGAGCTGCCTTCGAATTAATCGGGAAACCACACGATGTTTCTCATTTATACAAGCATCAATCTGGTCCTGGAGGTTCTTGGGTTTCTTATCGATTATTACGTCAAATAGATCGTCATAAGCCAGCTGAAGTGCATAGCGACCATAGAGATCCTTTGCTTCTAAAAGTTCTGGGTATTTCTCCGTTGCCTTCTCGAAAACATTGAGTGCACTATTTGTAACGGCCAGAAGGACCATATTCTGATGATTAGCCTCGTCAACTCGATCCCGATTAATATCCTTGACGACTGCAACACGATCAGCCTGGATATCAACTACTGTGGATGAATCGAAGAACTTCATTTTACTAAAAGAGAGAATATTTTGAATCGCGTTTGGTTTCTAGTTATACACATTTGTACTAAGTACGTATGTGTCGTTAATCCGTTCGCTGGTAGAAACTTCCATCGGGGCGTCGCTCCTTGGGATCAAAGCGACGAGCTAAGAGCAATTTGCGTTTCTCACCCGACCAAAAGGTTAACATCTCCTTAGCCTTTTCCCTAGTAATCTTTCCAGCTTTCAGAAACTCCTGTAACTTGGCATCGAAACCGGAGTTACCTTCAGCGGCTTCCGTATTAAGAACCACTGTGTAAGCGAGCTGCAAATTCGGATCCATTGTAAACTCCTGTGGCTCCATTCCGAGCGCAACCCTCTGCTGATTTTCCGTTTCCCATTCCTCCCGCTGAGCTTCGAGAATATTGTCCAGATACTCAATTAGCTTGTCGATCTTGTAAACACTAGCAATTCCTGGCATAATCTTCTGAACTAACTCCCCGCTTGGAAGAGCGAAACCAAAATTGTTGTAGATGTAACTCATCATCTCTTCGTACTGCTGGTCCGTCTGTTGAGGATAGTAAGTTGCCAGTTGGTCGTAGAAATCCTCTGGTAATGCTTGAAGCATTTCATTTTCATCCTGATCTGTTCCTAGCTTGAAGATGTCAAGTGCGAGTTGAGGATGCAACTCCGCCAGGATCAGAATCAGCTCCGTTCGACCCTTGTGAATGAGTTGTCGAAGAGTAACCTCAGAAACTTCAACCTCCTGGATGACACGACGAAATGTCTCTAGGTCGTTAGTCCGGATAGATTCGTTTAGAAGGTCATAGCCGCTCAACTTCTCCTTGATCAAATCGGGATAATACTCCCGAATCTCGGCCGCAAAACGATCCTTCCGATTTTGGTAAAGCTTCTTAACGGCCGACTCTGAAAAGAGGTGTCGTTGCAGTAAGAGGGAAACAAAGTATGGATCGTCACCAATACAGGTATCGATCTGCTGTTGTAGATTCTTCGGTTTCAACTCCAGAATGGCGTCGAAGAAATTGTCTCTAGCGATCTGGAGTGCATAACGACCCTTTCGGTCCTTCTTCTCCAAAAGCTCTGGGTATCTCTCCACTGCCCGGTTAAAGATTTTGGTGGCCTCGTAATCGATTGCCATGTGAACCAGATTGTAATGCTCGGCAGTGTCAACTCGATGCCGGTTGTTCTCGTTAACGACGGAAACGTCGTCATCGATGATCGCATTCACGGTGTCTGTATCAAAGAATTGCATTTACTGAAAGCGAAGAAAGCGAGAATTCAAATTCAGTTGGACGGATTGGTAATTTGGAGACATATAGCACATTAATGTGATATATGGGATAAAATACAGCTATACAGTGCAATGGGAAACACTTACGCGGCGTTCGCCACCTTGTAGTTCACGTAGGCGAAGATCGCACCCGAGATCAGCAGAGGCGCCTGCACGTAGGCCGCCATCGGCGTGATGGAGTACGTGTAGTACGCCTGCCAGGCGGTCACGGCCAGCAGAGCAACGGCCACGTACAGCGCGTGGGTCTGGTTCTGCTCCGACAGGAAGCAGTAGGCCCACAGCATCGTCAGTGCCACCTGCGCGCCGAACGCCACGTTGATCGCGTTACGCTGGCTGTCCTTCTGGGATGCCGTGTAAGCGCGGAACGTACCGTAGGCCACCGCCACCACGCTGATCACCAGCAGCAGGGAGAAGACCAGAGGCGTGAACCAGGTGGGCGCATCCGAGTCCTCACCCACGGGGAAGCCAGTGTCGGCCTTGTGCTGCTGGTACAGCCAGTAGACCACACCCAGCATCACAACTGCCAGAATCACGTAAACCCACAGCACCTTGTTGCAGATCTGATCGCTCAGCTTGGACGAAGAAGCATCAGCAGAGGCATGAACCTTGCTGGGGCTTGCACCACGGCTGGGAGAAAGGCGAGTACTAATTAGACCAGTGTCTGAGCTCATCTTGTTTACTGACGGCTATAAAAAATTTTTTTCGTTTTCGTTTCTCGGATTTCGCAATTTTCAAACAATTTGTTGCTGGTACGTGTTGAACTGTCAAGTTCTCAAAACCCTCACGAATTATTAACACAATCTAAATGTACCGAATCGTTGAAGAATGGTTTAAAAGTACAACTACAACCGAGTTTTCTCAAATTGTTTTCTCTTTTGCATTAGGTTTGATTTCGGGCCCGTTATCTCGAGGGATTAGTTTCTTTTTTCTATTTGTCTTTGTCTACGAGTTAGCTCTTTGGAAAATCACCGAAGGGCTACCGATCTACTGGCAAATGCGAACCCGAGTTGTTGTTAACCTTGCATCTTTCTTGGGTTGGATTGTAGGTCGATATTTGATTCTGGAGGAGACCGGTTTGGAGGGCTTTTTCGGTCCCGAAAAGAAGAAAGAAATAGAGGAGACAGGAGAGGAAATGAAATAGTAATCTTTTTCAACGCCTTTCTAAATGGAAATATTCATCGTTGAGTACATCTCCCTTCTAATCCGACAGTTCACCATTGTGGCGACGGAGGAATGGGAACCGGGGCAGACCTCCTACTTTAGTTGCAATTTGGTGCATGAACTGGCCTTTAGGTACCGCTTAACCAACGAAGAGGCGGAAATGGCGATTTACGACACCGTTAAGAAGATCGTTCGTCACATCTATCTCTTTTGGCGAAAATCCTATGAGACTCGAAGAGATGATCGAAGCCCCGAATTCTATCAACAAATGGGAAATGAGTTGGTTCAACTGATGGAGTTAGTTGTCGGAGTTAAAATTGAGCCGGAGCTTTACATGGCCCTGTTCTACTTTGAGATCGCTCAAGACGGAGAAGTTCTACCGAACCCGAGAATGAGTGCAGTAGAACTTAAGATGGAAGAGGAGTGTATTATGAAGGGGATTCAAGAGCGTCTACAAATAATGGCCGATTGGGGGTCAAATGACTTGGAATCGAGGTTACTGGACAATTATCGAACAATTACCGGAAAGGAGCCGATGTTGAAGACCTACAATTCCGATTTCATCTCCACTCGATTTGAGCGCCTTCTTCGAAGGCAAAAGTATGAGGAGGCTTTTGCCTATATTGAGGATGTTAAGAGGGATCCTCGTTTTGTGGATCTTTCCATCAATCTAGTGACCTTCAGTGTTTCCAGCGCCTTTACCTTCTTTACGGAGAAGGAGTGGGATCGATTCCTGAATTTGGTTCCAGATTCGAATCTGGATTGGCTGATGTCGGTGGTTCCGATGACAATGGGCTTTGTTCAAGGCCTGATTCGGAAGTACTCCCATGAGATTTTGAATCGCTGGTTTAAGGTCCATCATGATGACAATATTCGGGAGCGACAGGTCAAGCTACTGTGGTATCCGCTTTGGAATTTGGATCTGATGCTGATCCAACAGCTGCTGGGCATGGGAGCCGATCCGGAAGAGGTGGAGAGGGTCGTCAAAAGAAGCGGAACGGAGAAGATCAAGGGGTTGTTGGATTTTCGAACCAAGGAGTGGCGGGATGATTACAAGTATCATCCAGAGTACGGATTTAACGCTATTCGAAGCACCGCCACCAAAACCCTACATTTGATCTACTTTTTCAACAATCTTCCCAATATTATAGCCAATAGTCATCGCCTCATGATGATCGAACATCGAAAGAAGGAGACCCGGCGCCGGGGTGGTGTTTCACTTTTTGAAGAGGATGGACAAACGGAGCAGATGATGGTCTTTGAGCCCTTTCGAAATCCGAAGTTGGATTTCGACAATCCGAGCCTTAACTTTGAGGATCGGGAGACTCACATTGACCGAACACATCTGGATCGAACCGATCATTAACATATTCCATTCACGAATGAAATATGCTTTACTCTATTTGGTTAGAAACTTACTGGCGTTCCACAACAAGATTCTCTCCAGCGTAGTTGATTTTGTACTTTGAACTGAAAGAACCCACTTCTTCCGGAATATTCTCAAAGGCAATAGTTGCAATGACGCTTATTACCTTTCTATCGGTAATCGTCACCAAGGATTCGTCACCCAAAATCTCTTCTAAATAGAGATCGTTCAATTGGGTATATAAGCACCGAATCGTATTTTTCAAAATGTCCGAGTCGATTTCTTCATTTAGAGTGAGACCAAATTCCATATGTTTCGTCGTTAAATTGTTTTGACGGTCAATCGCTTCCCCAAGTTGTTGCTTAATTTGCTCCATTGCCATTGTTTCCTCCGTACAAAGAGATCGACGGATGATCAATTTTGTATTGGTGGAATTACCCATGTGCAGATTCCATTTACGAATGAAATATGCTTTTAACTTAATTTAGTCACTGTCCGAGGACGAAGCATCGTCGGAATCAAAATCGAAAATCCAAGTTCCGTCGGCATCAAAAAAGATTCTTCCCTGCTTGGTCCATTTGGACACATCACAATGAAATAGATCTGGAGGTGCATACTGGGACTTTTGTTCTGGTGTTAAATTGACCAAAAAGCCTCCGGTCTCATCGCCACTGCAAAACACTGTAAAATACAAAATGCTTTCGGTCCACATTTTCTGAAAGCACTCTGGATGAGTGAACGTTCCACGATTTTCGTTGAGAAAATAGACAAATAACACATAAAGAGTTTCTGTGTTCAATCCTGGAAAGTCTCCGGTTAAATTAACCATACCGTAGGTTCGACGCTTTCGATTACGAGTGTAAAAGAAGAATTCCCGTTTCTCTTCAAACATTCTTTGACCGAAGACTTTCATGTAGCTAGTTACGTGTCGGCGCCGAAAATCAGTCGCTTTTTCTATCGAATTTTCTCCGGAAATGGAAAAAACGGGACCACCTTCCTCAAATTTGACCGTGCCAATTTTACCCCAATCCATCAACTTAAGATCGGATACTTGAGGCTCTAAACTATGCTCGGTACCACTATGATGAAAGACAAGGCTTTCATCTCCAATTCGACACCAAAAGGACCTAACGCCTTTAGTCCAAATGGAAAAGGATTCGGCAATAGGTTCAACCTTAACAAAAAGCCGGAATAATTCCTTGAGGCTTAGTCCATCAAGTGCATCCGTTTCGATGCAAAGAATGTCTTCTGAAATCAACACTTCCGGTAGCTCCAAATAACCGGTCTTTAAATGCACCGTTGCTTTGACACCAGTTAATTTCTCCATTGGGTTAGATATTGGCATCGTAAGTGTTAAAAATCAGTTTTGCGGATAAGTGTGACTATAGGCAGATTCCATTCACGAATGAAATATGTTTTACTCTACCAGCGGCTTTCGATCCAACCACGCCATTTTGACGGCAAAGAAAAAGACGATCAACGGAGTCAGGAGTTGAATTAGGAAATAGGTCGCCTCGGCAGAATCGCTCTCATTCCAAGGATTGATGGCTGACGGTGGGTGCAAACAGTTGATCAGAATTTGACCCACAATTAACGCTAGGACCAGAGCGGAGAAGGTCTGAATACGAAGCTTTAGAAGAATGATCCCAACCAAAATGATAACGACAAAGTAGACAATGAGGCCATGCCGCAATTCCATTTAGTGGATCCGAAAAACTCAAATCCGCAAAAAGTAATCTTCCATCATTTAGCCACTTAGCTCCTCTAAGCGCCAACAATTAAGTTTGAGCTGATCGAAGACTACTTCGTATTGATGGGCAATTTCTGGGGAATTAATGTAAACCATATTTTCTAGATTAAGGCTTGCCGCTTCTGTCAAATTATAGGAACCGGTGATAACACCAACAGGAAGATTTTCGCTCAACAAAATGATAAATTTGTGATGAAGAAGGCGGTCTCCTTTGTAGAGATAGGCTCGCGGACCCAGAATAAAGCGAATTCGATCGGCAAGACTTCGATCATAATCATGGGTTCCCGGAAGAAAACGATCCCGATTCCCATTTCCGATGATCAATTCGACGTCGCCCATTGTTTCCAGTTGTTGAAGAATTTTGGAAGAGGAGAACCAAGCTGAACATATTTTTGCCCCATCAACTTCCTTTAGTTTGAGAATAATCTGGTCGACAATTCCATCGAACCAGACAGTGGCCATGATTTGAAGTTGTTGTCGAAAGGGAAGAATTTTCAATCACTCTGGGCGTTTGTTGGAAGTCCAAATAAAATGGATGAGCAGCCAGGAAAAAATAGGAACAAACCCGTATTTTAGGTAAAAGCGTTACTGCTCATAGGATCTTTGCGAAAAAGAGCAGAAATCGAATATGGGATTAACTGAGTATTGAGGCCGGAAGTAAAAACGTTATTTGTGGTTCCGGTGGTAATGGCCCCGGTACCAATTAAATTGGCACCACTCAACTGGGAGGACAAGCTTCGAATCATAGAGTAGTTGGCTAGATTCAATTCGGTTAAAGTTAGGGTCTCATCGGGATTTGACTTACTCTCAAAAAGAATGGCTTGCGTGTTATAGGTCGTATTACTGGAAACGGTGAAGCTCTGTGAAGGCTGCAAACGCCACCAAACTCCACTTCGACTGGAATAACTAGTTCCGGTATCCTGTTTAATGGCAAGGCTGCAATCAACTCCAACTAATGGTTGGTTTAAAATGGCACTGTTGGTGGCCACCGTCCATTTGCCGGAACCACTACTCGTTTCAACAAACGCATTCTTTGGGGCTAAACATTTACCTGTCATTCGATCCACAATACTTGCTAGATTACCCGCTGGATTTAGCTTCGGAGTTCCATTATCGATTGCCGAATATCGAACAACACGATAGCGCTGTTTCATATCATCCAATTTACAACTGGCTAAAACGGCAGCACCCGCTGCATTTCCACTAGTTGACGAGAGACAATTTTGACCGGATAGAGCTCCAACTCGAGTTGTATCGTTATAATTGAGAGCGATTAGACTTAATTGCCCAGTGCATCGATTAACGGTACCGCACGGTTGATAAAGAGTTTCGACTTCATCGACGACAGCTTTGCCTCCAGTCTGTTTAATACAGGAGTAGCCACCAACAGGACCAGTTGTATACTGACAAGTGTGAGTTCCTTTCTGGGCCCGAATCTGATCATCATCAATACAACCGGGATCCACATCCAAGACTACAGCAGTACCTGCGGTTCTATAAGTGTCCAAAAGCGGATATTTTGGGGTTGCCGTTCCATCCATAGTGTAAACTCTACATTTACCGTCGACACCACTTAATGCTGCGAAAGAACTCCACGGTGGAGTGACTTCATAGTCTGAGTTACTAACCAGTGCGGTTGAAGTATTTGCTGCGTTTGCTGAAAAGGCACCCGACTGCTTCAAAGAAAAGAAAAAGAATAGGATGATCAACATTACGATCACGAACGTGATCACTATTACCATTTCTCTATTTAGGATAACCCCGGAAAAAAGAGAAAAATGGCCAGTTAAAGTCAGGGACAAAATATGATTTTTATTTGAAACAAATTGCTAGTTTTAAACATGGATCCGGCACTGTCTCAACTCATCCGCTCAACTGCCGCCACCACCGGTGTTGCTGGTGTCAAGTATGTCCAACTCTACGGGGCTAAGACCCAATTTACGATCCCTAACTCCAAACTTCATGAGTTCCTGGGAGAGTACTGTAGGTTAGCGTATGAGGATGAATTGGCCGCCATGGAGGAGGGCGGTGAACAGCACAGTCTGTGTATTGCAGAGGTCGTCAAGGATCGGAAGACAATTCCCGTTATGGGCGTTTTCAACTTTCGCTTTCACTATACGGAAGGCCTTGACGTCAATTCGCTATATACACAGCGGACAATCTTCTTAATTGCTCATTGCTATCAGACCGTAATTGAAGAGCAGTTGAATTTGGGTGGTCGAGGTGCCGAATTTCTGTGCTTTATTTTCAATAGCACGCCGATCATGGAAAATGACAACGTTCTAGTCCAGCTGAAGTTTCAGTTCCCCTACTGTCACGTCGATCAAAACTACTTCAAAACTCGGTTTCGAGCCCGACTGGAGCAGGTTCTTCGCCTTAACAAGGTGCTCAACACCTTTGAGTTGCAGTCACCAATTGGCGATTGGCCAACCATTTTGGAAGAGGTTCCTGAGTTCGTTCCTCTCTATCGATCATCCCCTTCATTGTTAACTCCACCCCTTTCTGTTGCCAAGATTTGCGGTCACATTACGAAGGAAATGTTGGATGAGGAAGAGGATGTTCCAGAGTATGATGAGACCAATTTGGATACGATTTTCTCGGTCAATCGCTTTAGTTTGATTGTCCGTGGTATCTGTAGTAAGGATCTGATCGATGAGGAGCAAAGTCCTCTTTGGTGGCTTCCAGTTTACCTTTTAATGGATTTTTGGTCCTTGGTAGAAGTCTTTCCGAAGGACGTTGTTGAGGTCGACAAAAAACCGGGCCTTATGAATCGGGATCCAGAGCTGTTGGATACGGCTACCGATCTTCAAATCGCAACGGAAATGCTGGGTATGATGGCGGACAAGCGCTTTTTGGAGGAAAACTACCGTCGCGACATCGGCAAAGTAATCTACAATATTACGAAAGGTTCTCCCGAGGGTCTTGCCATTTGGGTTGGGGCTTTGAAGGCGCATGGAGCCGATCAAACAGCAATCCGAAACTGCGATTTCCTTTATAATGGCTTTGAGAGTGGCAAACGGGGAAACTTCCTGACTGTCAAAACACTAGCCTGGTACGCTCGTCAAGATAGCCCCGAGGATTATGCTAATTGGCATAACGCTTGGATGGCTAAGTCTCTCGTTGGTGCTCTGACACTAGATGACGATGACGTTGCCAAGCTACTGTATCGCTACTTTTGGCTCGACTACATCTGTACCGGAATGGCTGGAATTGGTATTTGGTATCACTTTGATGGTCACCGGCTCAAGTACTTGGATGAGGCAGTGGATTTAGTGAAGGGAATTAAGGACGACTTTATCATGATGTTGGAGAAGTATCGGGTCGCTGTTGTCTCTAAGTACGATCTCTCCGAGCAGGAGAAGAAGATTCGGGAGGAGACCAACTTGAAGGTGACCGCCCTCATCAAGCGATTGAAGAGCGAACGGAATAAGCGGAACTACATCCGTTCCGCCCGTTCTTGCTTTCACGTGGAGGATTTTGAGTCAATGAAGGACAAGATTCATGCCGTTGGTTGCGAAAATTGCGTCATTGAGATCTGCGGTGATAAGGCAATTCCTCGTCCTGGAAAGCCGGAGGATTACATTACCAAGAGCACTCGGATTGCTTACCCATTTCACTACACCGCCGACCATCCCAATGTTAAGCGGGTCCTGAAGTGGAATCGGCAGACCTTTCCCGATGAAGAGCTTTGCCACTTTTCGCTAAAGGATGCAGCATCCTTCCTCCAACCGGGTAACGGAGAGAAGTTACTTCGAGTTGCTACCGGTGATGGCAACAACTCAAAGTCGATGTACAATACTCTTTATCAAGAGACTTTGGGTATGTACAGTGTCAGCTTACCGATGGAGGCAATCGCTAGTTCCAAGAAGGGAAGTGGTCCAAGTCCCGAGTTGGCTCAGACGGATGGTGCTCTACACGGAGATTTGGCAGAGCCGGAGGAGACGGACGAGCTTCGAGGTGGTGTCATTAAGCGCTTGACGGGTATGGATCGAATCTTTGCCCGTATGTGCAATCAGAACGGTTCCGGCTTTGAGCTGCGCTGCAAATTAGTTCTCATGTGTAACCACATTCCGGATATTCCCAACGTCGATAAGGCGGTGAAGAACCGATTCCTCATTATTCCCTACTTGTCGACCTGGGTGGAGGATGCTCCCGAGTCGGAGGAGGAGCAGTTTAAGCAACGTCTCTTTCCCTTGGATCCGGACTTTAAGCACCAGATTCCATCAATGGCCCCCGCTTTTCTCTGGATTATGGTTCAGTATTTTCCCTACTATAAACATGAGGGTTTGAAACGGCCGAAGATTGTTCAGGATTACATCCGTCGCCACTGGGAGGATAACGATCCTTACCTGCTGTTCATGACGGAGAATGTCAACCCCGCCTACAAGGTTGATGCCAAGGATCCCGTCAAGGGAGATGATAGGGTTAAGGATTTGGAGGATCCGATTGAGAAGAAGGAGATCGATATGAATGAGTCCTTCACCGCCACCGATCTCTACAATAACTCCTTTAAGCGGTGGTTCCAAAACTCCTACCCGAAGCGGCAGATTCCCTCCCAGGCCCGCTTTAAGGAGGAGATGTGTAAATCGGACCGATTGGGTCCCCAAACAAAAATGCGCTGGTACGGTTTCCGTTACCGGTCGATGATCGCCACTATGTAAACATATTCGAAAGAATCGAATATGTGTAAAAATAAAAGAAGAAGTCGAAAACTATAGTTGAAAGACGATTACAAGTATGATTTAGTGGTTGTTAATTCATAAAATACGAAACTACAAGACCGAGAGCCAAACGAAGGGATTTAAAATTGGAAAATGCCCTCTTAACGGAAAAACTGATTTCTCTATTTGACGTGCAGAGAGTAGTATCCTTTCTTCTCAACTCTTCCTTCACTCGTTCAGAATGAGCCAGCCAATCAACATCCTCGTTTTGGATCGTGATTACGTGATCGGCAACTTCGAGTGGCTGGATTTGGTCTTCCACGTTATCTACTTGTCGAAGGCCAAGATTACCGAGAAGAAGCAGCTACAGGTGATTTGCCTTTTGGCATCTCAGCTGGGCGTTTTCCGTCCGGGTCTGAAGGAGTTTCTGATGCGTGCTTCACTACTGAAGAAGGCGCAGCGGCTGGAGTCGGTCGTCATCTACAACTCGGATCAGCCCCGAAATGACATCACCATCAGCATCTTCGGCGTGGAGGTTGCTTTTGAGCACTTCTGCTGCTTGGTGACGGGATTGCTGATTGATGACCCAAATCTGATTCGGACCGCATTTTACCCGTTGCCCTCCTCTCCTGGTGGAAAGAAGGTAAAGTCGATGGGAATGATTCGGGACGTTTTCACTGCTAGCACTCTGCGAGAGGTCCGAATGCTGATTCTGGACCCAGAGCCAAAGCTGCTGACCGATGTTTGGAGTAAGGACAAGGTGGTTCCCATCTCCTACTACTGGCACGACCGCAACGCCGAAATGGAGACCACGGCGGTCATCGAGGATCTTCCTCGGCTGCTGGGAACAACCTTCAGCGAGCGGGCAAAGGCGAACCTGATCTCCACCATCTACTCGGGTTGTAGTACGCAGAAGCCCGCTAAGAAGGAGGACTGGGCACAAGCTTTCATTCAGACCCCACTGGAGGAGTTTACTTCCGACGAACTCTCAATCGAGGAGAAGGTGATGGCCTCTGTGCTTTTGACCTTCTCCTCGACGCCGAGGGTCTACGCCTCCAAGAGGACCTACCGCAAGCGGCTGGATCACCGCAGCAGCGTCAAGAACCAGAAGGTCCAGTACACACCGACCAACGCTACTTGGTAAAGAGATACTTCCAATTAAAACACAGATTTAACCGTGAGGTTAAATCCGATGTAACAATAAAACTGATTTCACGATGTCCTTCTTCAGGACTTTCAACTGTTCCTTCCGATCGCTCAAAACCACAAATGTTCCCTTCTCGCCTCGCCTTCTCCATTCAATTGGACCATTTGAGCGTCCGTTTCAATCCCATCCTTCGCAACATTCTCATTGGCTTGGCTTTGAGTGTTGGCGTTGCGCGAGGCTGGGATCGGGCTCTCGGTTTACACCGAATCCTAGGTTCTCCCATTATTCGAAGTGCGATCAACACTGGGCTCACTTGTCAAGCTATCTACTCCGGAATTCAAATGGATGCTCTCATCATTCGTTTTGGACAAGCCGCCATTTCACCATAAGACGATTATCGCACATAAAACAGATCTCTCTACATCAGTAGAGATCTGTCTCCTTTTCTCCCCTTCAACTCACGCTAATTAGGTATTAACACAGTTCTATTTTCGCCGCGCTTTCTTTCTCCTTCCTAAATGCTTGGACTTGATTTTGGACTTGGATCGAAATCAACCGTGAAGGAGGAGTTAGTGGTGCCAAAAAGTCAGGTGAGCCCTTTTTGGAAATACTTCGCCATCTTTCTTCTCTTCGTTCTTATTGCACTAGGGATCACTTTCGGCGTTCTCTACTTTTTGGGATGGATTACCTTTGAGAAACCGGAAGCTCCGGATAGCTAAGACTTCTTAAGTTCGTGTCTCGTTTTACCTCGAAAGCGACAATTGAACAATTGTGTAAAGATTTGATTTTCTAATTAACGACAATCGGAGTTCGAAACAGAATGTCGGCAATTATTGACGCTCATACGTTGTTGTCCGGGTTGGACAAGGTGGATCCCAGTGTTTACGAGATTTTGGCCCGTCCGTACGACTCCAATGTCATCCTAAACAAGGCTACCGCGCTGGCTTCGGATTCCATCAACTACGACAACTTCATGGCCGGTGCTCGTCTTCTGATGTACACCGCGGTTCGTGTGTGCCCGTTGGATACGCGTTCCTACGTCAAGAACCTGTCTCACATCCTGAGTGAGCCGGTGAAGGAGTTTATGATGCGGCACGCCGATGAGATCGACTCTATGATCAACAGTCAAGCGGTACTGGATTATCGCAACTTTGATATGATCTCCGCCTCAGCCATGATCAAATCCTATTTATTGCGGCCGGGCTTCAACGAGGACCCGCAGGAGACTCCTCAGCAGATGTACATGCGTTTGTCGGTGCAGCTCTATTACGATGAGGGAATTCAGGCAGTTCGAACCGCTTACTTCCAGATGAGCGGTTGGGATTACACGCATGCCTCTCCCACCATCTTCAACGCTGGCACCAAGCGCCCCCAGATGGCATCCTGCTTTCTTCTGCAGACGGATGACAATCTGGACTCCCTGATGGACGTTGGGGTCAAGGAGGCGAGCAAGATCTCTCAAACCAATGGCGGGATGGGGATCAACATGCAGCGGATTCGTCATTCTCCGATCGGCAACCTCGGCATGTCTAGCGGTGTAATGCCTTTCGCCCGAATCTACAACTCGATGATCAAGTGTGTCAATCAGGGTGGTAAGCGGCAGGGAGCGGCAACCATCTTCCTTCGCATCTTCCACATCGATATTGAGGAGTTCATTCGAAGCACCGACAACTTCACGGATCACCAGAGTCGCTTGGATACTGCCAACACCTGCATCTGGATGTCGGATCTCTTCTATACACGACTGGAAGGGAAGACGAAGGAGGAGCGAAAGTGGACTCTCTTCTGTCCGGCACAGGCACCATCCCTGAACGAGCTTTACGGGCAGGAGTTCGAGAAGGAGTACATTCGGCTGGAGCTATTAGCGGAGCAGTTGGAGAAGCGCTACCAGGACTCCAAGATGAAGCTGGCCAAGGCGAAGGATGCGCTTCTATCGGAGCCTCAGAATCTAGCGCTCCGAGAGACCTTCGATCAGGCCCAAAAGGAGGAACTCCAAACTTTGAAGCAGCGAATCACTCATAAGGTATTGGATGCAAAGGATCTTTATGATTTAATCATCCAGAACCAGATTCGGAGCAGTATGCCCTACCTGATGAACGGTGATCCCATCAACGCCAAGAACAACCAGGTCAACTTGGGTCCCATCAACAGCAGCAATCTGTGCCTTGAGATCAACGAGTGGAGCAATCCGGACAACATCGCCTCCTGCAATCTGGCCTCTATCAATCTCTCCAAGTTCCCTCTCGGAAAGCTGGACTGGAAGACGGAGACGGTAACAACGGAGTTGCTGCAGGGAGTTTACGACTTCGAAAAGCTGGGATCAGCCGTTCGAGCTGTGGTCAACAATCTGGACAAGGTTATCACTCACAACTGGTACCCCTTGGACAAGCATGATGCCAGTGGCAAGGTGATCGAGCGAGGAAAGATCAGTAAGCTCAATATGCGGATGCGACCGTTGGGAATTGGTGTTTCTGGTCTCTTTGAGGCTTACACCAAGTGTGAGATTATCTACGATTCCAAGCGGGCGGAGCTATTGAACAAGATGATCTTCGCCTGTATGTACTTCAACGCCATGATCAAGTCACTGGAACTGGCCATCCGCTTGGGTCATTACTCCGAGTTCCGAACCGGTAAGTGTCAAAAGTACCATGGTGAAGGCGTATGGGAGACCTGCGATGGTAGCCCTCTTTCCAATGGCCAGTTCCAGTTTGATCTCTGGGCCCAGGATGCGCGAGTGCTGAAGGATCAGGGTCGCTTGGATGAGAGCATCTACCAACCGGATGATGACAAGCCGATGGACCCTCGAGCTTGGGGACAGGAGGCGATCAAGATTAAGTGCCGCTCAGTGGATGGGGAGGAGATTGAAGTGGTGGTGGAGCCAAACTGGGAGTCGCTGCGGGATCTGGTTCGTCGCTGGGGTGTTCGTCACTCTCTATTGATCGCTCCGATGCCAACGGCAACCACAGCTCAGATTCTGCGGAACACGGAGTCAACGGAAGCTCCCCAGGGCGTAATCTACGTCCGGAAGGTCCGGAATGAGACCTTTACCATTGTCATTCCGGAGTTAATTCGGGATTTGACGGAAATCAACCTGTGGACGGAGAAATTGGTCAAGTTCGTCATTCAGTGCCAGGGTACCATCAAGTATTTGGACTACTACATTGAGGATCGTCCGAAGGAGTTTGATCCTTCCATTTTTGAGACTCTTCCCGACGGAACTATGGTCATGAAGACGGCGATTCGGAAGCGGCTCAGCTTTCTGCAGAAGAAGTACCGGACCATGTACGAGATCAGTATGAAGTGCGTTATGCGGCAGGCTCGCCAGCGGGGAATCTACATCTGTCAGTCGCAGTCGATGAACCTTTTCCTTCGGGATCCAACGCCAGTTCAGTTGGAGGCGATGCACTCGTATGGTAGCAAGTTGCGATTGAAGACTGGCATGTACTACCTCCGCCAGGATCCGTCGAAGTTTACGGGTAGTTTCGCTAACGATCCTTCTATTCTCGCCTATCACGAGGCACTCATGGAAAGAATTGGGAAGCATAACAGTAGTAGCTCGGCGGTCCTCCGAGCTGTGGAGGCCGAGGAGAAGGCGATGCTGGAGGGGCGGGATAACGTGTGCGAGGGATGTTCACTGTAAAATGAGAAAGAAGTCAACAACATATTCCATTGATGGAATATGCACGAGAGTATTGGAACAAAGTCTACTAGTACCAGAAGAAAGTGATTTTCCTAAACTCCAATTGAGGAGAAGAACTGTCGTTAACATGGCAAGAGCCGGACCCCATTGTCACAAGAAGGCAACACTGTTGCAAACCTTACTCTCAGTTCCAGAGCCTTGTTCTTGTTGCCAAATCTTTCTTCAACACGGCAACCAAAGCTACAAGCATACCCCATTCTCCCAAAAAGATGTTGACGAAACTCGAACCTATTTGAAGGAGACCGGTTTCGCTCTCTACGTGCATGCACCTTACATCATCAATCTAGCGCGACCGTCTGGAGATCCAATTGTAGAACGAGGAAGTGCTTGTCTTCAAAAGATTCTCAACGATTTAGCTCGAGTCTCTCGAACGCAAACCGGAACCGTCCTTCATATTGGAGCTCGGGGTACCTTGGAGAATGTGGCCTCCAATCTCAACGAACTGCAGGTTACTTCTCCTCTTCTCTTTGAGAACACCGCCGGCCAAGGAACCTCTCTAGGTCGAAATATGGAGGATCTCTGGAAGCTATTGGAGGCTTGCGATTCTCCTCGAGTCGGTCTCTGTCTTGACACTCAGCATATGTTCGCAGCAGGTATGTGCGACATGCGAGAAACGAAAGCCGTCCAACAGCTCTTCGAAGAGCTTCCGGAGGATCGAAAGGTCATTTTCCATTTAAACGATTCTCTTTCCAGTTACCGTTCCAAGAAGGATTCACATGCTATTATTGGTAGCGGACAAATCTGGGATCTCGATCGACCGGAAACATTTGAGTCGCTAGATGAATTCATGCGACTCTGTAAAATTACCGAGCGAGACTTCGTTCTAGAGACTCCAAGCCCCAATCTAGCGGAAGTGGTTTACTTTGAGGGAATGGAGTGAATCCCAAACAAAAAGACATATTAGAGCTCCAGCTCCAATATGTTGAACACTGAAAATGACTTCTCAACAACACTCTCAGCCATTCAACAACTCAGAATGGAAGCGGATCCAATCCTTCGAATCATCGTCGACAATGTCGGAGTCTTCGACAATGTCCTCCGAGTCATGATGGAAACCTACGACATTTTAGCCGATGAAGCGTGGTGGAAATTGCGCCACTATTTCGACCAAAATCGAAACACCGTTTACCAAGCCTTTATTCCACCGATTGCACAAGCCCATCCACAAATAAAAGTCTCTCTTACTTGCACCAGACCTACTGTTATGGTCACTATTGGTGAGTATTCACAGCGCTTGGTTGATTATTACGATTGTCCGGCTGCAGTTATGATCGACCAACGTCATTCCGATGAAGAGGATATTCGCCGACAGATTTATGTGGATGCAACCAATTTAGGGCTCAACGCCGCTTTCAAGACCTATCTTCGTTCTCGAATGCCATTTCATCGGCTTTGTGATTTAAAATGGGCGTTCGAATCCTATTTGCATCTATTTGGGCATCTTTACTATACCGCTACGGAGGAGGAATGGTGCTTTTTGATCGAAGCGTTGGAAGCGGAGAAAGTTTTTCGATCCTTGATTCTAACCGAAATTTTTGGTCACAATCTCTACACGCGAGCGAGTCTTCGCGCTTTGGCTAAGTACAATCTGTTGAACACAGAATTCTGTATAACTTACGTCATGGGAGATTCTTTCACGACTTTGATCTATGAGGCAATTCTTAAAACCAACTCTTCAATGCTAAATCTAATTCTGGAGCTGGGTGGTCAAGACAAAGGTCGCCATTTTATGACATCTCCCTGGGATGAGGAGGATCCTCCGATTGACGTTTTTAATTCCGCTAGAGAACTCTTGGTAACCATGATTGATCGATTTAAACCAGGGGATCGACCTCCGAAAGAAGAGGAGGGAAAACGAAAACGGCGACAATTGTACCTTCGAACTCTGCACCGACACAATGTCTTTCAGCGATCTCCATTGTTGATGTTTCGGCAGCGGCACTGGGAAGAGTATTGGAAGCAAGTGGAGGCTGGAGAAATACCGAAAGAGGAAAAATGAAATCGGTTCTCTCCGTAGAAACGGCAGAACCCAAAATGGTAACTCCAAAACCGATCTTCGACATTCTGACCGATCGCGCATTGGGAATGCATTATTTCTTTTCTCTTAGGGACATCATGTCGGAGCACCATCTCTTCGCCAATGAAGCCCAGAAACAAATAGGTCAAGCTCTCGACGAACGAGGACCGGAGATTCTGGATTCTTTATTTAGTGGTGTAGAGCCGAAAACAGCGAAGGAATTGTGTCACATTCCCATTAAGGTTGTTTTACCTATGGAGCAACATTTAACCGCTATGCGGTGCTTCTATCGGGATCCGATTCAGTTCGGACTTGAGTACTTGGGACCACCCTATATCCGTGGAACTACATACTTTAAGGATGCACAGAAGCACGGGCTCAATATCGCGCTTACTAATTACGTTCAAGTCGCTGCCCGTACTTACCGAACGATGACGATCGGTTTTATCTTTCGGGAATTCTTCCATAACGCTTTTATTCTCTACTATGAGGCAACGGAAGAGGAATGGTGCTTCTTGTTGGAGATCTTTCAACACCCCAATTTGGTAGGAGATCTTCTAAACGCAATTTGGGAGCATCATCTGTTAACCAAGGCCAGTCTTCGAGCCTTAGCTCGTTACAATTACCTGAACAAAAAGGTGATATTCGATGATTGGAAGACCACTCTTCTGGTAATGGTAATCAGTCTGCATCTGACAAAAGTAATGGAGCAGATGTTGGAATTGGGCGCCGAGGAAAGCGGCGAATATCGAACATACCATATGCAAGACACCGAGATTTTGGAGAAGGTTCGTTATACTTCGGTGAAGGAGCTACTTCATTACTACTTGGGAGCTCCGAATCTAGAACTTCCGGATGAGTTGGGAGATGACTCCAAGATTCGAGTTTCATTACTGAAGGATGTTCGACGGAAGGAACGACCCCAGTTTCTGCGAACACTGCGACACTACATTTATTTCACTCGATCCCCACTCCTAAAGTTGCGACAACGGTACTGGGAAGAGTACTGGAAGCGGATTGAAAGTAATGAACCTTGAAGAGATTTTGCGGGCTCTAACGAGCTCTAGCGAGCTTTAACACATTTCAACAACGTTGAAATATGATTTTTTGGAACTGGCGTTGAAGAAAGCAACTTAAAGATGGCAACAGAGTACTCTCTCGATTTTCTGACGGTTCCCGTCGGCAAATTCTACGATATCGAACGTAAGGGCTTGGTGGACACCCCAGCAAAACATGTGGAACGCGATTTTCGACTGACCTCCACCAGTAAGGATCGGCTCTCCAAATTAACCAACGTGTGTCGAAGGATTGTTGGGTTTAATCCGGACGAGATGAGCAAGTTACGAAAAGCTCTGGAAATGTATACAACTCGAGCTCAAGAGGAGTTTCCCAAATGGTTGAAAGTGGACACCAGTAAATGGGTGGGCAATGGAAATAAGTATCTGGTCTGCGATCCCGAATTCCGAATTGCAGTTGGGGAAGAGTCAAAGAGAAAGTTGGCTACCGCGTTGGTCGTCATTCTTCGCTACTACGGCTTCAAACCGATCGAAGTTGCCGGTGGTTCCGGTGGAGCTACCTCTGGTGACGGTGGAGCGGCTGGTGGTGCCGGCGCTGGTGCCCTACCCGAGAATCCAGCCCTGGCGGAGTTGGTCGCTCCCGGTGTTAGCCGAAAGAAGTGCTGGGATCAGTACTTCAAAGGTCAAACGGAGGGCCGTTGCTTCTGCTGTCTCAGTTTGGTCACGATTACCGGAGAATCCAAGACGGACTACGAGGCTTCTCACATTTTTCCCAAAGCCTGGATGGGTGAGAAACCGGATCGATTGGAGAACCTGGTTGTTGCTTGTAAAGCCTGCAATCGAACAATGGGTGAAATGCACCTTTACGAGTTTATTAAGATTCAGGACAAACCTGGAATGGTCAATGTTCCAAAGGGCTCTAAGGATTGGGCTCTAATTGTAGCGCTGGATACCGCAATTAAGGCATTACCTCCAGCTCTCGTAACGAAAGAGTTAAAGGATACCAGTAGCTCTTTTCACTGCCGCTTTATGAAGTTGGCCCAATTATCGCTATATTAAACATATTAGAGCATCAGCTCTAATATGTCGGAGCACCCGCTTAAACACATCGGAGCTGATGCTCTAATATGTCGGAGCACCCGCTTAAACACATCGGAGCTAACGCTCTAATGTGTCGAAGCACTAGAAGCTAAATTTTTTACTTTCCAATTTTACACATAAATACTTAACAATCTTGACAAATAGAAAGGAAAATCGATGAGCTAAAAGTGAATTTTCTCTTCCACCCTTAGTAATTGTAACCCGTTCTCACAGTTAGCTTTTTACCATGGACGCTTTACTACCTCTCACTCCAGAACTAGCGCCGAAGCCCCGGAAAGAGGTAAAGGGTAAATTGGTCACCAAGAACCCTGGCATCTCCATATTTTTGGTGGAGGTCATGAAGGTGATAGTCAAGTTCGACCCCGAGAACCTACGTCCCTCCTACGACATGGATGCCGACATTGATGTCGCTCGGGAAACTTTTGAGGACATTTTCCTCGACCAACTGAACTCTTTGTACGAAGATCAGCTGGATGAGGAACCAAACACCGACATTACTGCTTACCCGGAGTACAGGCAACTACAGGGAACCCTTGATGAACTCTGCGCTCTCTGGAAGTCGAACAGGGAGAAGTTTCTCGATTTCAATTTGGCCAAACTGTTGGGAGTTTTGGGAGAGGTTTACGGTTTCCGAGCTGTTAACACACTGGGCTACAACGAGGACGATCGAAGCCATGAGGGAGTCGACAGTGAGAAGGGTACACAGGTGGAGACTAATTTCACTCCAACTCCTTACGCAGAGATTCCGAATCTTGAAACTCATGAAGAGGAAAAGGAGAAAATGATCAAGTCCATGCTCAAATTCGGAAGGCGAAAGGGTTTGACCGAAAGTACGGTTCGGGCGATTGTCAACCGCACTTTCAAGCCCAAACAAACCTTGGGTGAATTGACGGTTGTGCCACTACCAAGGTTTGGTACCCCTAAAAAGGAACGGACTCCAAAGGCCGTCGACGAACTACTTTGGAGTCACTTCAAGGGTACCGCTCAAATTGTCACCTCGGGAGCTCAACTCCGTCACTTCTTCAGCTGCTGCAAATACGCTCGAGGCTCCAAGTTCGACGAGGTCTACGAGATGTTGACGGGTGGTCGTTTTCTGATTACGGAGGACCAGATGCTGGTCTTCGACATGGAACTGGGTCATGGATCGTGAAAGTAAACACATTAGAGCTAATGCTCGAATGTGTCGGAGTATTAGCATTTAGAAATTCGTTAAACACCAACCTAGCAGTAGGAAACAGACCAAGTCTAACGAGTTAGAAAATTGATCCACAACAGTGGTACTTAGCCGATTCAACCTCCTTGAAACAAGAAAAATGGGTTTTCACGAATACTCTTGCGTTTGTTGCTCACCCGTTGTTGACGGTGACGATCGAGTGCAAAACACATTCGGCGTTCATACTTACTCCGGCGAGCTAGTTGATTACGGACTTCTTTTAGTCACAGGACAGAAGAATCCGAAGAAATCGGTTAAGGAAGTGCTGAAGGATTTGAAGCCACAAAAAGCCAAAGCTGTTGAATACAATGGTGGCGATTGGGATTTCTACGAAACTTCTGAAATCGATGATTCCCGGAGCTACTACGGATATGGTACAATTATCACTGGCGATGCTAACAGTGAGGAAGAGGAGAAACAACTGGCGGTTTACAGTAATGATGAAGAGATTGCTTCTATTTGGTTCTCTGCCAAAGAGAAATGCTGGGTCATCAACTTGTGCCCTCTTTGTTACAATATGTTGATTGGCGTATTCGATCTCTCAATGCTAAAGGTTGAGAGTGATCGTGATGATGACTTTAGTGACTCTAAGTTATCCCCCAAGGAGTTGGAGAAGGAGCTAAAGGAGCGGTACAATCGGTACCTGGAGTGTATGGTGGGTAAGTATCAGTACCTGACCGGAAAGAAGGTTCTGCCAACACAAGTTTTCAAGAAGTTCCAAGCTTTAATTCCAGTTAAGCCAGGTGGGAACAAGTGGGTGGAGGTGGATTAAATACATTAGAGCTAATGCTCGAATGTGTCTTACGAATATGGATGATACATAATACCTCGCGAAGTCAAAAAGAGCATTATGAAATGCTCTGGTTGTCTTAGTTTGGAAAGGAAGTAATCGCGGTACTGTACTGTAGACCTCGAATCGAGGCAATGATAAATATACTCGTAATAGAGGGGCTTCATTGCCTCTATATCGTTAGCTCCAGGATGTAAAACAAACAGCTGGCCGATACAATAAAGCTGTCCGGATGACTCCCGAGAAAAGAACAAATTATCCAAATGAAAAGCCCAGCCGTCAAATTCTCGGGGCAAATGAGATTTTTCGCACCGATAAACGGCAAAAGGTTCGCTAATTTCCACCAATAGCGTTTCCAAATTCGGATAATCAAGTAGCAAAGAGGCAACTCCACCATTTTGACCTCCATCCTCAGCTTGAGCTCTTAGCTCATCAGTTGCAGCCTCTTGAAGATTCTTGTCCATTTCAGGTTATAAATCAACGTAACCACTGCTGTAAATCAATTTTCCAGCTCCTTTGTTAACTGCTCCATTGCCTCCGCCTCCTCCGCTTCGATTTGATCTCGTCGAGCCCGTCGAGCTAATAGCATCAGATGTCTCGACTCCAGTGAATTCAGATACTTTGACATTCGGGGTAAAATTATATCGGACGGCAAAGTAGCTCCAACCATCCATCGATTGGCCTCTTTTTTAGCTTGTACATACCTCAGATATTGAACCGCTGTTAGACTGCGGTATTCTCCTCCATACATAATAATGGCGACATGGCGCAAGTCAACACCCAGATCTACCAAATGTCGCAAAAGCCCCATGTCATAATTTTCAATCGCTTGAGCGGCAAAGCCAATCATAATCGTTTTCAAATTGGCGGAGAGTGGAAGTCCATCGTACATCTCCCCGATTTCCACTTCGGCGAAATCCAGCGTTTCTCCCGGATTCAAATCCTGCCTCGAATTCTCGGAGGTTAGAAATAGATTACTAACGCTGCTGGGACCATGAATGTCGATGTAAGCCTTGATAAGATCCCGAGACAGAATACGAAGCTCTAAGAATTGTTCGTTAGTGACCTCCAGAAAGCTTCGAATGACATCGTAGGGTTCATCGGCAATTGCATGTCGCTCTAAAAACTCAACTTGTGCCGAAGGTCGCATGTTGGCGTAAACTTCCACGGCGGCAGAAATTCGATCCCTCAACATCAGAGCATCCGCCATGTAAGAGCCACCATCATCGTAAGGGTAACTCCAGAAACGGATCTTTCGATAGCAGTTAGGATCCACCTTTAGGAGATTCAACATCACTTCAATTCGATCATGTTGGCTAGGATTGTCTTCTATGAAAGTACCCGGCCAAACTTCTCGAACACAGCGATTGAAAAATTCTGCTTGGTAGGGATGGTCGAAGATTTGAAGCAATTGAAGAACTGCTTTAGCGCTTCCATCTCGACGACAGTAAATATCAATAAATTCTAACTTAGAAATCTGATCCTCCATTAGCTCTTGAATCTCATTAATCGGGAGCTCCTTGTCAATAGTTGCCCATGTTTCTCGAAACTTCTTCACTACGAGCTCGGTCGCAACTTTAGCGATTAAACGTTCGGCATCATGAATAGTAATATACCAATCCTCGTACAATCTCGGAAAAATGTTAAAGTGTCCAAAGTGACCTCTTAGATCATCTCTCTCGTACTCGAGAAGGAGCGTTTCTCGAATGTAGGACTCGGCTGCCATTTTTAGAGTTGTGGAAAGTCAAAACGAAAATAAGAATACAGTTTTCCACATTCGTTGAAGCCTTTCCCGTCCTGATAAAAGGATGAATCGATGGTTACTAATCACGCTCCTAGTTGTTGTGGTTCTGGTTATTGTCTGGATTCGACAGCCGCTTTCAACGCAAACCGATATGAAGTTAAAGAAGCTCTTTTCCCGGTCCCCGATGCAAATTCGAAACTTCGATCTAGCCACCGGTAAATACGATCTCCAACGCCCCTTTGTCTTCTCGCTAGCCACCGATTACAATGTTGGACTTCACAACATGACAGAATCCCTGGAGACTTACGGTTATCAGTATGAAATTCTGGGTTTTGGAGAGAAGTGGGGTGGTTGGAGTTGGCGTCTTCAAAAGCATTTGGAGGCGGTAAATCGAATTCGGCAGCTAAATCCGAGCGCCGTTTGTCTTTTCATCGATGCTTACGATGCCTTCTTCATTCGGAATGAAGAGGAGTTGATAACCAAGTTTCGAAGTTTGGGTCGAATGATTGTCACCGGCGCTGAAAAGGTCTGTCTGGGAAAGAATTGCGGTCGAGTAAATGCTTGGTGGACAACTCAGAATTCAACTCCGGGTGAGTACCAATATCTGAACGCCGGCTTTGTCATCGGAGAGGCTGCCGCTTTGGAAACTATGTATGATTGGATTTTAGAAGAGGGTTATCAAGACGATCAGATCGGAATGGCCGCCTATGCAAATCGGTTCCCACTCCAAATAGGGCTAGATACGGAGCAACTATTGGTAACGAACAAAGCCTTCGGGGATTCAACGAGTGCGATGGAAACAGCCTATGCACTTCATTTTCCCGGCTCCAAGTTTCTGGCATCCATCTTCTCCATTAACGATGCCGCCAGTATGTATGTCGGAACCAAAGGTTTGCCAAAGTATAGCTCTCTAGATTCAGAGCCGGCACTTCGAAACCATGTTGGAATTGGAATTATTGCCGTTACCGCCGCTCTACTGGGAATTGGTTATTACTCTCACAAATATGGATCCGTTGGAAATTGATTCTCAATAAAACCGGTTTTGGAAGCTATAACAACAAAATCTAGAATCGGGAGGATGGCGGTGGTTTCCAATGGTTGGAGCGATTTGACAGAGGAGCTGTGGCTCCAAAAGGTGAAGGCGGGAAAGGTGATTCTGATGGATCAAACCTTTCTCTCAACGACAGGTTTTCACCAGCGGCTCCCGGGTCTCCTTCCGAAGGGACCGAGCTCTTCTCAGGTTCCCTATGTCATCTATACTGCGAATTTGAAGTTCAAGCTCCACGTCAATCTCGACGTTTGGGCTAACGAGTTAAATATTGAGAACGCTGTTGTCAGTCAGGAGTTTCTGAGTCTTGATATTTTGAGAGCTCACGAGGGACCCGTAGATCCGATTCTCTTTGAGGGTTACTATTACTATTCGACACCTCGCTTGGAGAGATTGAAGGATCATGTACGCCGAATTTTGAACTTTCTACAGGAGGATTTGGAGGTCGATTACGCTATTGAGGCGATGCGACAGGTCGAATTGAATCCGCAGATCTACGCTACCGATATTGTGACCACTACCGATGGGCGAACGGTGGGTAGCTACTATGTCAACTTGATTTGCAACGGTGTCCTTCTAACTAATGACCAGGAGTGGAAAGATGAATTTCGCTACTGCCAGGAGTACAAAGATCTCCTTCGCTATATCAAACATAATTAAACGCCACTATTTCACATTTCATCACTGATGAAATGTGTTCACTTTGTTACTCAATCAACTCCGACTCCAATCCTAGAATGCTTAGCATTAGCTCCCGCATTTCCTCGTGGTGTACTTTCGGTACAATCGCAAACTCACGTATGAGCTCCCGATAGGGAAGTAACGCCTTCAATATTACTCCGTAATCCGCCGCTTTTATCTCCAGCCTGTTCAAAAGCGTCTCCAATGCTCGCTTTCGACTGAGTCCAAACTTCAAAGCGGCTATCTCCAGTGTTTCCTCCAAATTCAACTTACTGATAAAGATTTCGGCCACGAAAACGTAATCCAAAGGCCTTGGTTCCACGGAAATAGCGTCCATGATCTCTTCATAAATTTCGTCCCAATCGGAGAGCCTTTCCGAAATAACAAAAGTACAATCCTGATACTTCTGAATGAATTTCTTCGCATTGGGAAGGATGAAACTAAAATTCTTCAGAATCTCCAAAACCGACTTTAGGTACTCCGGAGATTGAGTATTCGAAGTCAGACCCTCCAAATCCGTTGCTGCATGATTAGCAGCAGCTTTCAGGCAGGGAATATGGTACTCAGTTAGAAGGAAATGTTCAATCTTCGGAACCTCACCGTCCTCCGGCCATTTCTTCAACAGAGCCAAAGTAAAAGGGTGTTCGGCAATATAGCCATCGGAATAGCGCTCAAAGGTGGGAACCTCCGGAAACACATCCAACAATTGTTGAAGAAGAGCTTTCGGATCCGAATACTGTTCCATGTAATCATCCTCCAAGAACAGAATCGAATCTGCTAGATCCTCCAGTGTCAGATGGAGTCGTCGAACCCAACCCTGTAAATAGAGCTCCGGACTCACCTCTCCAGAAAGATCGGTGTTAAGCAGAATTCGAAAGAACTCCACCTTCAGCTCTTGCAGATCAACATCCTCCAATGCCTTTCGAAGCATGGGACAGTTGACGATAACGTCCAATAGCTCTGGTGTTAAGGGTTCCGAAAGGGAATTCAAAATGGTGGTCAATTCGGCAACTGTTAGCTTTAGTTTCTCAATCCATCCCGTAAAAAAGGTGTCCACCACCAAAAGGCAATCGCTCTCAACATCATACCTCAAGTTATTGTGGGTTGCATATTCAGAATGGAGCAGTAGCTCAAAGAGTTCCGATCGGAACTCGAGGTCCTCCACCTCCTTCAAGGCGACCAGAAGAGGTAGCTCCTTAACAATGGTTGGTAGATACTCCATGGTTCGGTACTTGGAATCCATCTTTAGAGCCGCGGCTAAAGAAGGCAAATACCGTTCGTAACCCTCAGTTTCATACCGAACATAATTCCATTGCTCGTCAATGTTTCCGGCGAGGGGGTCCATTCTTTTGAGTTCCAACCTCGAACTCAACTATTAACAGAATCATTTTTACCGATGAATGGGAACTCTCTTCATAACCCCCGGCTGACTGGGATCCGACTTATAACCAAAAATGGACTTCGATTGCCACCAAAAGGCCAGAATCACAATAGCAACAAAAAGAATCAAACCGATGGCAACACTGTAAACGGATTTGGGAAAGATAACAGTTGGATCCGGAGGACTATACTCCTGGAGATAGGTGTTACAATCCACCACCGTCGATTCTTGAGTCACACTATCTACTTCCATACAGATTGCGCCTGGACAGAGCTGTTCAAAGTAGGCCTTATTACTGAGAGAGGTATTAGCATCCGAGTTAATGGACTCAATCGTATTTCGAACCGAAACATCTACGATACACTTACAATCTCCACCATAGGCACAAGAGGGACAAACTTGTTGAAACTGAATTCCACCGTAGGAAGACTGAGAGGCGGCAACAGAAACGTTATCGATGACACAAATAGCAGCGTTGCAAACAATTGGATCTCCGCTACTATCTCGCTTCTTGGCGGAGATTTGTTGAGAGCAAAGAGGATCGCACTCATTCGACCAACCCGGAGCGATGACACCATCGACAAAAGAAATTGCCGGAGCCGAACAACCACAAAGTGTGATTCGAGGTTTGAGGGCCGCAATTTTACTTCGGTCGTCAATACAACCGGCACATAGATTCGTACTCGCGGTGTCACAAGCTCCCGGAATCTGAATACAGGCATCCAGTAAAATGCTTTGAAAAGCGTCAAATCCAGTTCTCCCGGGTAGAGTTAATTTCTTTTGGGTCGTAGTATTCAAAAGTCGAGCCCACATATAATTGAAATCCTCCTTTACTTGAGCCATAGCAACCGAATTATAACCACGAGTAACTCCATCGGTACCTGTCATAATGATATTCTTGAAAACATCAACACAGGGAAGTGTGGTTCCAGCGCCTTCATTCCAACGATCGGTCCATTGTTGATAGGAGAGCTGGTTACCACCGGTTCCAATCCCCATACATTTGAGCTCCTCCTCAACTCGAACATTAATTGGGACGATTGGTAGGGCGTTGTAGTAACTAATACAGTCGGCCATCCTTTGAAAGAACCTATAAAAAGAGTTAGCGTACCAAAAATGTCCTGGACTGCAATGAGTTCCGATATTACCCCGGGTCCAGATGGCATTATTGTCAAGGAGTTAATCGCAAAACTGGCAATTCCCCTCGCTACCGATTTAGAGTTAACATTGGGGGAATCAAAGGTCAAAGGGCAAATTACAAAAGTGGAACGACTGGAGATTTATCACGAGGCCTTTGTAGCTCTTCAATCGGCCGCCAAGGGTGGAAATATTCTCCTTTTGGATTCTAAATTGCAAACCCTAGTTGCAGATTGCTCCTGTCAATTGATTAGTGAGGAAAAAATTCGAGGTTTAGCCCTCATGCTACTGTTATCGATGACTTTTATTGGTAAGGATGGAAGTTCACAGTTAATTCCGGCAGCCATGGTTACTCACCTGGTTCTTCACAAGGAGATTCGAAATCAACATTTAGCTCTCCTTTTGGTTCAAAACAGTATTCACTGTGGAAATTTACTCCATCGACACGCTGGCTATTATTACTCTAACCGCTCTCGAAGCCTTTCATCAATTTCATACATTGCTTTTTATCGTCCTTTAAGATTGGATATCGCTGCAGAAATGGGGTATCGATTTAAGAACGATCGAATGGCAGCAACTCGTTATAAACCGCTAAGTATTAGTCGTCCGCTTCGACATGAACCAACAGAGAGAACCGATTTCGATATTGTTGGTCGATGGAATTACCACCTCTACTTTACACCATCAGAAAAAGAATGGGAGTTATATCAAAGCAGTTCCATTCAATTCCTAACTTTCAAAGCTGGATCCGAAATTAAGGCACTTCTTGGCTTCCGTTTGGTCAAAATTTACTATTCGGAAGCCCAAAAAAGTCAAACAGCAGCACAGTTGATCTATTTAGCCGCGGCTAATCAAAAGGCGAGTCAACAAGCTATGAGTTTGTGGTTTCGAACGCTACTAGAAACGACAGAAGCAATCGCCGTTCACGGAATTACTTTTCGTTATTTAGAACCGGAGGATACCCTTCATTTGCAAAATTCGGGTCTTATGTTTTTGGACTTTTACAATTTCCGAGGTCGACACTTAAATGCCGATAGCGTAGTTCTCCCCTATATTTGAACCTTTTTCGTCCGCGAGGACGAAAAAGATCCTTTTCCGAATTGGAAAAATGATTTTATTACGGAACCTAATTAAGACTACAACCCAAAGTGTACCATGGCGACCGAAATCATTGCGCACCCATACGACCTGAGTGTCCAAGACAATTTTCAGAAGAAAGGTTGTCTTAACATTCATATGTGGTGTTTGGATCGGGAGTCAAAACCGGTTCTCATTCGAATTTTGGATTATCCAGCCACCCTTCAAATCGAATTACCGCGATTTGTCAACGGACGTCCGTTTGATTGGGATCAGAATACTGCTACTGAGGTTGTTGGCTGGCTCTGTCGGCAATTGAAGGAGCATGCACCTGACACTTTTCATTTCCATATGGCGGAGAAGCTGTATATGTACCGCAATCATCGGAAGTCGCCGATGGTTCTTCTGACCTTTAAGACAACCAACGCCATGTGGAAGTGTAACGAATTGTTGAAGACGCCACAGAAGTTGGGCGGTTTCGGAACTATGAAGTTGGAAGTTCACGAGCTAGGAATTCAACTACTCCGGAAGTTCTGCACGGATACTAATTTAGGTTTTGCTCAATGGTTTCGTGTTGATGGAGTAGAGATCAAACCTGACAACGAAGAACGAATTTCAATTGAAGGCACCGAGGATCGACCCATTTCCGAGTACATTGTGGATTGGAAGTCTTTTGAACCGTTACCGAGTTCGATGACCAGCTCCTGGGTGACCAAACCTTTGGGTATGGCGGTTGACATTGAGACCTACACTCCAAATCACAAGTCGATGCCGGACAAATTGGTGGCTGACAACTACATTAACGTGATGGCTGTCATCTTTCAGAAACGAGGTGATCGATCTACTCGAGAACGATATGTAATCACCATTGGTAATACAGATCCAATCGAGGACACAACCGTTATTAACGTCGAAAATGAAGAGCAGCTATTGGATACCTTCTTCAATCTTTGGGAGGAGTATATGCCGGATTATATTACGGGTCATAACATCTACAGCTACGATTTTCCTTACATTTTGACCCGTTTGAACGGCTATGGTCGAGAGTTACCAAAAGAAATCTCCCGCATTCCTTGTATCCGACCGGACAAAACAAAGGCTCGCTGGAAGTCGGACGGCGCCGGTTACAACAACATGGACATTCCGAAAGTGGAAGGCTGTATCTCTTTCGATACCCTCCCCATTATCAAGCGGGACTACAAGTTGCCCAAGTATGGTCTGGAAGCCGTCGGTCAACATTTCCTGGGTCAGGGTAAACACGACATCAAGTTCAAGGTTGCCTTTAAGGCTTGGGAGGATTTGATGTCCGCTCAAGAGCAAATCCAGAAAAAGACCAAGTGTAAATTTGGAGATGAAGACGATCACTTGGATCAAATTTCCAAGAAGCTGAAGAACCAATACTTGAAGGCGAAGGAGATCATGACCACTTACGCTAAATACTGTCGTCAAGATTCGGAGCTGGTGTTGGAGTTGTTGGAGAAACTCAACGTTTGGGTGGGTATGATTGAGCTTTCGAACATCGTCGGCGTTACTATCATGGAGCTGTTCACTCGAGGTCAGCAAATTCGCTGCGTTTCACAAGTCTACGATAAGGCCCACCGAATGGGTTACGTTCTTGACAAGCGTATTGTTCCCGAAGTCTACTATGAAGGTGGCTTTGTCGGTAAACCAGAGGTTGGTGTCCACAGCGAAGTTATCTGTCTCGACTTCTCTTCACTGTATCCTTCTATTATGGAAGCCTACAACTTCTGCTACACAACTCTGGTTCCCCAGGAGTTGGTCGATGAAGTGCCGGATGAGGACTGCAATGTTATCGAGTTTGAACAAGAGGAACCCGCCGACTTCAAGCCCGGTAACTTTCAGGAGAACGCCGGTTACGTTAACGAGGGTCCGATTGAGGGCTTCGAGGACACAAGCCCCGAGGCCAAGGAGATTACTGGAAAGACAGTTAAGCGGAAGTACAAGTACAAGTGGTATAAGAAGGAGAAGGGCGTTCTTCCAACCATTGTGCACGATCTCGTTGCTGCTCGTAAACAGGTCAAGAACGAAATTGCTCGTCTGGAGGGAGTTGTCAGTACCAACAAGCAGTTAATTTCCGCTGTGAAAGCCGACAAACAATTACAGGAACTGGAAGCAACAGCTATTGCAACTATTGAGAAATTGGAGGTTGCGAAGGAAAAAGCCGACAAGAAGCAGATCGGAAAGATCAAAACGGACCTATCGACTCAAAATCTACTTTTGGAGTCAATTCGTAAGCACAAGGAGAAAGAGAAGGTACAAATTCTAAAGGTTCTCAATCGAGAGAATGAGGATTTAGAGCTCGCACTCGTTGTACTGGATAAGCGTCAATTGGCCATTAAGGTTTCCGCCAACTCCATGTACGGATTTCTTGGCGTTCAAAAGGGTGGTGTTCTTCCTCTCATTGAAGGGGCTATGTGTACCACTGCTATGGGTCGTCGATTGATCAAAGAAGTTAACGATTATGTGACTGAGAAACACAATGCCACCGTCGTTTACAACGATACCGATTCCTCCATGTTCAAGATTCCAGGTGTCACTCGAAAGACTGTAAACAAATGGGGTTATCGCATTGCTGAGGAGATTAGTGGTACTCCGGAGATCAAGCTCCCGGATGGAACTGTAATTCCTGGCAAGAAAGGTCTTTTCCCTCCACCGCTTAAGGTTGAATTCGAAAAGAGCATGCTTTGCCTCTTATTATCGGGCAAGTGTTATTGCGCCTATTTTATTGGGGACGATGGCGAACTAATCTTAGGCAAGGACGGTAAACCGAAGATGATGGTTCGGGGTATTATTCTAGCCAGACGCGATTCCTGTAAGTGGGCTCAAAAGTGTTACAAAACTCTACTGGAGGAAATTCTGGGCGAAATGCGAGTCACCGTCGGGTTCAACACTATTGTTGATGCATGTGTTCGAATTCTCAGAGGACAGGTTAACGTCGAGGACGAACTGACGGTTATCAAGGGTCTCGGGGGTAACTACGCCAACGATTCCTACTTCATGAAGAAATTTGCCGATACTTTGTTGGAGGTCGGCTATCCGGTGAAGGAGGGAGATCGTCTAGAATTTGTCTACGTCATCAACGAGAATGAGAAAGAGATTGCAGAAGCAAAGGCTCGAGGCTGGAAACCGGATGCAAAGGATAAGAAGTACTACGAGGATCTTTGCAAGAGCCACACTAAAATGCGAATGATCGATATGTGGCTAGAATCTCAAACCTTCAAGGGTAAGAATCTAGAACTAATACCAGAAGAAGATCGACCAGTGTACCCACCAGAGGATATTGACGCGTTTCACTATATTGAGCATTTCCTCAAAAATCCGTGTGACAAAGTCTTCGAGCTAGGTCTTGTCGGTAGTCTTGATAACGAGTGGAAGGAGTATTTCAAGCAGATCGTTTACAAGCCGGTGTATGCAACCCGTTGCCATGCAGTATCGGTTGTCACACCAGTCAAGATGATCGCTCTGATGATTAAGGATCTGCGTTGTGGAAATAAATCTTTCGAAGAGATCGCCGACGATGTGGAAGGTCTGAAGGAGTGGTTTCGAGAGGTGGTGGAAGGTGGCGGTGAAGAGGAGGTGGAGGAGTAAAACAAAGCATATTCGAGCGAAAGCTTGAATCTGTACCAAAAATGATTACCTTCTTGCAAGGGTTGACAATTCAAAGTTGTAATGGATTTCAACCTTACCGCGGTCCTTTTTGTTGAATTGGTTGTAGGTGTCACCTCTCTTTTGTACAATCGGAAACGAGAGCGAACTTTTAGCAGACAGGTAGCTAGAGCTCCAAAAGCGTTAGCCCTCTGTACTAATGTGGAGGCTAAAATCTTTGAGCAGATGGTTTATGGAGACAATACCAAGGTTTTTCTTCCTCCAAAGATTTACTATGTAGATCGGGATCCTGTCAAAACGGCCGATTTCCGCTTTGACGTTTCCAGTTCTCGATTTTTGCTCGGGTTTGAACGAAGAAGTTTCGATCAAGTTTTCCTTTTCAACTGCCCTTGTCACTGCAAAGAAATCCATGAAAATGTTTGGCCTCAAATTCTAGCCGATATGGGTAGTATTACTCGTAACGGTGGCCTCGTTTACATCAAGTGTTGGCCACTAAGCGATGGTGCCGTACAAACGATTCCAAAGAATGAAGTAATCAAGTTTGGACTTTTTCATCTGAAAAGAGATTCAAGTGAAGACTTTTATTACAAATGGACGCTACAACCAATTAGTGAAAACAATCGACCACACATGTTCGCATATCGAGTGGTTTACCAATAGGAATTCCACACATAACGCATATATCCAAGAGATACATACGTCGGCTTCATTTTTCAGCTTTCATTGCTTTCTCTCCGCTTCTAAAATGGTAACCGTACAACGAAGTTTGGATCGGCTTCGCAAAGCCAAGGAGGAATTTATCAATCATAAGGACAGTAGTCGAAAGTACGCCTACATTTATCGAGTTTGCAATGGGATTCTAACCGCCATCATTCTGTTCGGGGCCGCTTTTACCTCCGCCGAAGCCAGTGCTGACAGTCAATATCTGAACTTGATTCGGGGCTTGGGTTTAGTCATGATGGCCATCAAATCACTCTCTGAAGTTCTTCGTTTGGAACAGAAATCGATTATTAAGATGCAGGTTCACATTCGCTCCCGAACCGCAATCGTTCAAATTGATCGAAAGATTGAAGATTTGGAAGAGTATAAATCTAAGGAGGAGGATGCCACTGCCCATCGACGCGATGCTCCAGTGGTTCCACCTGAGCTTTCCCTTCGAAGTATCAATAACTTCGTGGAGGGTATTTATTCGGAGCTGAATCGACTTAGCATGATGAGTTTTACCGATTCCTCCGATTCCAACAATCGGGAACAAGGTGCCAATTATCGTCGAACACTAGAATTGGGAACCACTCGCTCCACTTTGGATGCGGGTCGACCACCACAGGAATCCATACCAACCTCTCCAACAGCAGCAGGTCCTAGCAGTGTTCAAGTGGTGAGTTAAGGTTAATTTTTAACTGAAGTCAATAATGTCGAGCAGAACGGGTTAATGTCAACTTTTAAGTCGAACAGACCTAAAAGTAAATGTAAAAAAGGGTGCAAGTAAACCCAACTTGCACCCTTTTCCTTTTGGGCCGAATAAGCCTGCTAAATTTGAGATAAGAGTAAAGCGATACAACAGCAAAAGTCAGGTTTGAAAAGCGCAAACTTGCAGGAAGAGAGACAAAAACTGCATTAACTGACACGCGAAAATCGGTAAAAAAATCGACATCGGAGTGGGGTTGTGGGTAGAGATCTGGGAAGAAATTTTACAACGGCAGTGGTGATTTATCGCAACTGCAACTGCAACAATCGCAACGGTGAATTTCTACTTCTCGTTCCAAATACCTATGAACTATCAATGGTACTCCGTTAAAACATAACTTTCACTTTCCAGCGCCACCAACTACAAATTTCTCTATGTAAATGAGACAAGGGTGACTTTTCTTTTTGGCTTCCACCAGAGTTCGACCAAAAAGCGGAAAGTTAACCCGATAATAGGTTTGATTCCAGAGAATAACTCGATCTTGTAGCATTCGTCCGTCAATAAGAAAGAAGCCGTGATAGGTTTCGTATTTGAAGACGGCAGTTGTGTCTAACCATTGAAGGACAGCGTCAGAAATATCATGAACCGAAACCCAGCGTTCTTGTAGTAATAGAGGAATAGAATTGATCATGTCTTTAAGAGAGAAGAAAAAGAAAACCAGTAAATCAAATGGCGACCATAATAGATGCACTTCTAGGTCTCTTCTTAGCAACTACGCTTTTAACTTTTGCTCTCCAGTTAGAAAGAACTGTTCGCAACTATTATAATTGATTTTGTTTCTAATGAGTGCAAAAGATACAACAGCCCAAATGGTAAAGGACGTGAAATGGGTCCAGGATCGAAAGTATTTCCTGTGGAAGATTCGGACCTTAGAGGAACAAATTTTACACTATCAGCGATTACTGGAAACAGAGGAGGCTTCAAATCTTGAGAATGAAGGGATGGAGGTTGCACCTTTAACTCCGTCGGGAACAACTCCGTCGCTTTGCTGCACCTTTCGTCAGTTTTGCTGGGAACATCGAACACATCAGGAGAGATTGGAGTATTGCCGAGAACAACTTCGCCTATATCAAGTCAAATTGGCAACTTTTCATCGAGAACTGGAGGTCTACGATCGTCATCGACTCGCCTTTGAACAACAGAGGGACTTGGTTGGTTTAGGCTTCAACACTCTGTATGTCAGCTCTCTCTTGGATTGGGCACTCAAGTACGCTAAAAATGAATGTCCAATGCCTGACGAACCCCAGTAACATCACTCACATTTCATTCAATGAAATGTGTAATAACCAATTTACCGCTTGTACATGATGTAAATGGTCGAACCCTGAAACTTACTGATGTCTACCTCGGCTGCCTTTCCGGTATCAACAACGAAATCAACGTGCTTTCGCTTAACGGAGAAGTAGTAATCAAAATCGTTCACATTGAAGGGATTACGGGAGATAATTCCTCGAAGCCCACCCGAATTTAGAATCTTCGTGTAAGAATCGCTAAATCCAACCGGTGTCAGATTGATCACCTTTCCAATTTCCAGCGATTTAGCACTGCCAGAGGTAGAAGTTGACTTGGTATTGTACCAGAACGAAGTTGGCGGGGTTCCATTAATAGCGAAAACACGATCCTTGTAAATAGGAACCACATGAGGTTTGACGAAAAACTTAGTTGTTAGAACTGTGGCCTGGCTTCGAACCACTGGTGGGGACTTCATCAAATAGCACTCGAAAAGCTGCAGGTTTAGATTGTTGTTAAACTCTAAACCGTAATACTCCTCAGAGTTCTTACAAATCTCAAAGGCTGCGTCAATATAATCCTTTCGGGTTAGCTCTTGTTGCTGCTTCCGAGAAATCAAGAGCGGATACTGATCCAGCTCCTCAATTGTCAACTGGCGGCGAACATAATCGATATCGCCAGTTAGCTCAATTAGACCCTGATTCATTTGGGCTGGTGTTTGTGACTTGGAAAGCCCGAAGAAACCAGAAACTAGTGAAGTAGACCCATCCTGACCGATCCAAATAAAAGTGTAGAAAAGCCAAATAAAGGCCAGAATGAAGACCAAAACCATAATCACGGTGGCCAAGGTCATCAAGTTTGAGTATTCGGGGTCATCTCGCACTGATTTGATCGGTAGACTATTAATCTGCCCCTCCGGTAAATAACCAATAATTAGACCCGGATCTACAAAATCGCTGGGCATTCCTCCAATGACTGGAGCTTGACTATTCAACTTTCGTGCGGGAGGTTGTCCACCATCACCGGTAATCGAAAGTGGAATGGATGCCACATTGGAAACAGCTGTCGATCGAGGTGCCTCGGCACTCGAAGTTGAATTGGTGGGATTGGAGCCACCGCCAAAAGTTAAGGCTGAACTACTTTCAACAACCTCCATTTTAGTGTGGCGATATTTCTTTCAAACGCTTAACTATCAGCCACACAGACGATTTTGTTTTGTGCTCGATCCCAAACCGGCCATTCTGTAGAAGCGCAAGCCGTTGAATTAGAAGGAGCGCACACAAGAGGATACATGAAGGAGTCTTTAGTCGCTTTAAATAGGAAAGCATCTCCTGGATACGCGTAGGCTAAAGAGCCAATAACACAAGGGTTACTGTTAATACAGGTTCTTAACTCTGACCACGAAGGAGTATCCAAAATGAAATTACAGGCGCCTGGAGAGAGTCGATTTAAACTGGTTGGATTCACTTGACAGAACTGAGTATTAATGTCAGTATAAGAGGTACCCGCTAATCCAATTTGAACCGCATTAGTTCCCGGTTTTTGAGCAATAGTGTAATTGGTGCCAGCAGTGCCCAAATACGCATTACCATTGGAAGATTCAAAGATCACCAGGGAATGAAGTGGACATTGCGGCTTCTTTACGCAACGACAAGCAACACCTGGATCACAAACCCCGTGAATATCAGTTGAACCATCTCCATGTAGAGCATAAGGGGTATCTGGATGTTCACAGTAATGGGCAGAATTACAAACTTCCGTCAAAGGATCGTAAAGAAGACTTTCAGTGGGATCAGATCCACAACGCTTGGTTCCCGTTTTCTTATTGGTTGGACAGAGTCCTGGAGCGCACTCATAGTAAACAGTGGTATCGGAAGTTTTGACATTATTCTCTTTCACGTAACTACCAACGTAATAAGTAATTGCAGCAATAAGAACGGCAATAAGAGCAATTGAAGCTGCAACAATAATGTACTCAGAAGATCGATCCACCGGAATTGTTAAATCATATGGGGCTGGCGGTTTTGGGGGTCGAAGTAGATTCGACATTTAGAGAAGCGCTTTAAGTGGATTGGATTTTTGTTCTCGTAGCAAGAGATAGAGTCAAGAAAAGAAGTGAGCCAAGTAAAAAGTGAAACTCCAAGTCGGATTCCAGGGAGGAAAACCAATTCATAACACGAAAACCAAGAGAATGCCGGAGGGAGCCGAAGTTAAGCTTTATGCTGATTGTCTTTGGGAGACCTTTCGAGAGCAACAAATCATTGATTTGGAGATTACTGAGCGATCTCGTTATTGGAAGGGAGGTCTTCCCAATCTGGAGGCCTTAAGCTATCCACTACAAATCAACAACATTGCCTCTCGGGGCAAGAAGATCATCTTTGACTTGGAAGATGCAGATGGAAAGACTATTTTCTTCGTCTCCTTTCTCGGGTTAGAGGGACATTGGCAATACAAAAAGGGAAAACATAGCGGTATTCTACTTCGCTTTGGTTCTTTTGCCGATGAAGAGAAGACAATTCTTCGAACGGAGCGAACTCTCTACTACGACGACAGTCGCCACTTCGGCTCTTTTACCATTTGCTTGGAGGAGAAAGAGTTGGATCAAATCATGAAAACAGTGGGACCCGATTTGTTGGAGGATGAGATTGATATTGAGGACTACATTGCCGTCTGTCGAAAGAAGGCAGTTGCCAACAAGCCGCTCTGTGAGTTTCTGATGATGCAGCAGCATTTCTCCGGAGTTGGTAACTGGGTTCGAGCGGAGGTTATGTACGAGTGCGGGTTTCATCCCTTCCGCTTGATGGAATCCTTGGATGACGAGGAATTGGAACTCTTGTTGGCCACCAGTCAGAGTGTACTGAAGCGGGCTTATGAAGCCTTCGGTTTGACACTCGCCACTTACGTCCTTCCCAACGGTCAGAAGGGTCTCTACGAAACGAAGGTTTACGGTCGAAAGGTGGATCCGGATGGTAATGAGGTGGTCCAAATGAAGGATAAGGATAAGCGAACCGTTCATTGGGTCCCGGAGGTGCAGACGAAGGAGTAAAAACAAAACACATTTTAGCTCAGCTAAAATGTGTCATAATGTGTATGATGGGATTGCTTTAAACCAATTTGATTTTGACAATATTCTCATTATTTTCTGAGACGACAAAGGTTAGCTTTTTACCGTTGATCCCATCAAAAACTTGATAGTAGAGTGGTATTAGTTCCTCCGCGGATACATCCTTCGCCAACCCAAAGGGTGACAAGAGTTTTACACCCGCAGTATCTAGGTCGGTATAGTACTTTCGCAATTCTTTCAGCTGGAAGTCGGTAAATCGGTCCAAATCCGAAACGGCAATTCTGACGTTTAAATTTGGACTCAACGATGTTCCAGTAAAATCCCATAGACCACCCCGCCCATCTTTTTGCTGTTTTACTATATGGCTAATGTCCAAGGCTTTTAATCCTTTGGAGATAGCGGAAATGTGGTCCAAATGGAATAGGTTACGCGGTTCTATGAGAAAATTGTTGAATGGGGATGGTAGTCTATCGGGGCTATTACTTTCGGAAAACTCATCGAAAGTATACGTACCCGCAATGAGATCGCGCTTTCGAAGTTCGGTTGTCAGCATTCCGGTTATTGCTGACAATTTAGGTAATTGTGATTCATTTTTCGAAGGGGAATCACATCTAAGCTGAGCTTAAATGTGTTCAAAAGCGTACGATTAAGAACTTTAATCCTCTGGCGGTACTGGATCGGTTGCTCCATCATCAGGAAGTTCAACATTTTGCAACATTGCCTCCAGCTCTCTAGTTGCCGCTTCCAGTCTTCCGGTAGTAGTAACAAGCATAACCGTTGCCGCTTCCAGTCCTGACACCGGAGCGATTACCGGTGCTGGAGGAGCGATTACCGGTGCTGGAGGAGCGATTACCGGTGCTGGAGGAGCGATTACCGGTGCTGGAGGAGCGATTACCGGTGCTGGAATTGGTGGAACCACGGGTACGACCGGAAGATCTATTAAAGGAAGTGGCCGAGGACGATAATCGAAGATGGGGTCATTCAAATGTGCACCAACGTAGGTCAAAAAGGCCTCTTCGTTGAAACTCCCATCCGGTCGGCAGAGATTACCAGCATTGTAAATCCGCTTTATGATATACGCCATTCGAAAGCAGATTTCCGCCAGGTCGGTAACCAAATAGAGTCCGCGATAATCCTTTCGAATCTCAAAGTACCCGATCTTTCGCCCGATCAAGCGATCGAACTGCGCTTCATTAGCACTGTACCAATGATGGAAGCAATGTTTGACAACTGTGTCGACACACCGACGACAGCCTTCCGTTTCGCAGAATCGATAGGAACCACTTTGTAATTCATTGTAATGTTGACTGCAAAGAATAAATCCCTGGAAGAGGCTTGTCGCCACCCGTTGACAAAGGTTGGTATCGTTAATGCGGCTACATTCACAAAGATATGGTCGAGAGTGATTTACGAAAATCGCATGGCAACTTCTGCAGTAGCAGTTGCGTCCTCTCCAAAGAAGAAACGAAGATGGAATTTGCTGATTGCAGCCGAAGCAACGAAAATCAGGAAACAAATTTCGGACATTGTGATGCCGTTGGCAGAAATCGCCGACCCTTTTTGGACGACTACAACAGTAACCGTCTTGGCAAACGTGACGACAGCTTTCAACTTCAACTACTTCCATCGTTGGGTTGTTTGGCTTTGAGCGGAGAAGAGAAAAATCAGTTTCAGGAGGGCTGGGATTTGATTTCATCGGCAAGATCCAGAAGAGTTCGTCCACCGTTAAAACCTTGCTCCCATTTGCCTAGTACCGTCAATAATTGATGGTTCTCCTTCTTCTCTTCGACCAGCAAGTAATCATGATCGTCCGTTTGCATTGCCTCTTCCAATTGCTTCCATGAGAAATGTCTCTTCATGGCTGGAATTACTTGACGTTTCCAATACCTCTCCAGTGTCTCTCGAAGGTGATCCGGAAGAGTTCGAGGCTTGTAATTGGACAGGATACCGTAGATGAATTTCCCCATTGAAAGGAAAGCTTTAGATTGGCTCTCGGCTAAGTCTTGTAGACCTGTAAAATATGAATGATAAATTAGTAGATGGTAATCATTGAAGGAATCATCTTCGTACAGGTTGTCTTCAATGGAATCATACATAATCCCCAGAGTCCCATTGTCGAAATCATTCTCCAACAGTTTCCAAATCACGTCCTCTTTGGAATCGGCTTCAAAGGATTGAATAAATTGCGTGTCTCCAAGTTTACTGCTGTAACTGACATCAATCAAATGATAAATCGGCATTCCCCTATTTCGAAAAGGCGAGAAAAAACTGATTTTCCCTTTCACAAATTTCCCGCCGCCTTAAATGGCAGCTGAACTTTCTCCTATCCCTTACTATGAATGGCCCGAGTTTGAAGCTCGGTTTCCAAGAGATCCAGGGGATCCCGATAAGTCAAAATTGGGTTCCGGCAGTTTCGGTTCCGTCTATTCCAGCGGAAATGTTGCTATCAAGGAGCAAGGGGATGACTGGGATATCAGTTCTTCCTCTATTCGGGAGTTAAACGCTTACGCGTCCATTCTACATCCCTGTATCGTTCGTCCTGTGGCTTGGTCCTTTCGGCCCAAATCGGCAGCACATCTGTACGCCAAGACTTACATTGCAATTCCGAAAGGTGAATCGATCGTAACGGCTTTCGATCAGAAGAAGATCACGATTGAGGAGATTGTCTCCGACACACTCTCCGCGCTTGCCTATCTTAACTCTATTGGACTCGTTCACGCGGATATGAAGCCCTCCAATATCATCTTTCATGAGGGGAAGGCGAAGCTGATCGACTTCGGTCTCTGTCGTCGAGCCGCCATCTTTGAGGACAAATACTATATTACCGATTCTAGCTATACCGACGACTTCAAGGATCCTGAGTATTCAATCGAGCAGTGGAATTTGATTTCCTGTGAGGTTTATCCTTTGGCGAAAACCTATCATTTCTTCTACGCAACCGCTGATACTCACGGATCACTGTACAACTTCTCAACACCACAAATTCCGCATCTGGATTGGTTTCTAACGGAGGCCAAGAAGCCGTCGTCAATCCGGCATACAACTTTTGAGCTCCTCGAAATGGCTCCGAAAGAGTTAATTGTTCGCCACTGGGAGGGTGCAACTTTGGAGACACCCGTGATTCCAATCGATTCACAGTGCGGTCCGGCAATCCTAACCCCGATGGCTCGAATGGTGGAGATCGCCGCCAATGCCGATCTGAAGGCGGAGACGCTTTTTCTGGGTCTCCATCTCTATCGCCGAGTGATTCCTCACTTGGTTCCAGATTACGGAAAGGGAGATCAGAGTAAAACGATGGAAGCCATTGGAGTTATGTGCCTCCATTTAGCCACCATTGCCAACAGTCAAAAGTTCACCTATTCCAAGTACATGAACACTTGGATCAAGGTGTTCAAAGACGTCTTTACTTTCAACCAACTGCAGGAGTTTCTGGTTCAGGTGATGGATTGTGTTGGCTGCATCATTGGTACCAACACCTATTGGGATTATGCCAGTTGTGGTGAAGATTTACCGGGACTCTTGGATGATACCATTAGTTGCACCTACGATCCAAGTCGGATTCGACCTCTTTTATATGGAAAATTCAGTAAGGATGTCGGAAGTCGAAATTTACGGATGGATTGGCGTCGTTACAATCCGACGGGAATTACTTCTCTAGTTGAAAATATGTGGACTATTCCGGATGCTCCATATGTTTCAGTTGTTCACCCGATGCAGAAGAAGTATGATAATGCATTGCAGACGGTTGAATTTCGATGGGGTGATTTTCTTTACGCAATCAAGAAGTGGGAGGAAAGTCCCGACGGTGAGAGACCAAAGCTGGAGCGTGATGAAGTGGGAGTTCTACTTCACAATCGCGAGATTCTAGATCGATTGGAATTAGATAGAAGCCAAAAGATCTATGATTACCTGCAGACCCATGGTGGAAATATTGGAGCTGAAGTGCTAGCGATTCTCTGCCACTTTGACACAACTACGGTGCCAGTAAAGACTTTGGTTGACAAAGGCTTAAATCCTTTTGTGGCCACCGCAGCTGATGTGGCGATCTAAAATCATTTAAAACTGATTTTATCCTTCAATTGCATAAAACTTAAACCTCTTACGATGGAAATTGCTCTTTCAACAGAACCGGTTTCGAAACCCAAACTAGTTCCGATCGAACTAGATCCGACCACCTCTCGATCGGAACTTACTAGTTTTGGATTTCGATCGTTGGGAACACCATACAAGGATTTAATTCCTGCGGCGGGACAGCACTTTGTGTTCGCTAAGACAACGAAAACTTTGGTCTATGCTTCCGAAAAATCACCGCTTGGGTACTACTTTGTGATTGCCGACGATGACAGTATCTATTTCATGATTTATATTCTGAAGAATTGGTTCTGGATTCCGTGCGGTGAAAGCTGGTATGATAGTAATCTCCTTTCGATTTTGGAAGTTCAACAACGAGAGGTGGAAAAGGTTTACGCTGAAACAATTCTGGTTCCGCCAGTCGACATCAAATGGCGAGATCGTTACAAATCAGAGAAACGTCCCGATCGTACTATCTTTGATTACTTCGAATTTCTTCGGTATTATTTGTCCGGTAAACGCATCGAACTAACAACAGTAGAAACTGAGGAAGAAATTACAGAAGAGGATAGTGAAGGACTTCAAATTTATGCCGACACTTCAATCGTTCGAACTATCACGTTACAGGCAAAAACGGCAGATGAGGATTTAGACTTCTCTCTTTCTAAGTGTCGAGGCTCCATCAGTATTGAGGACTTTCACAAAGGTTTACTATTTGTTTTTACGGACGGAAGCGAACAGGGAACTGGTGCTATGGTTGTTTTGAAGAATTCCGACAGCTACATCGGAATTAGAAAGATAAAATTTGCAGATGAAGAAAGCGATGACGATTCCGAAAGTGACACAAAAAGTGAGTAATTACCAACAAATAAAAAACACACTTCAACGTTTGAAGCGTGAAAATTGGACCTTTAAGATTTGAAAAAGTGACTCCAAGCTGTCGAAAAACTGACCTTTCTAATTTGCCCGCGGGATTGGTAACCTGTTTTCACTCGCTTAGAATGAAGACTTTTATTTTCTACCACCAGAAGTGCTTTGACGGCATGGCCTCGCTTTGGATTTTGCAACAGCGGTTTCCGGAGGCGGAGGTTCGAGCCATTTGGGCAAGTGGGGAATGCCCTGACGAAGTAGCAGGGGCCACTGTCATTCTGGCGGATGTTTGCTTCAACGAAGTGGGGCTGCGAAAGGCACTACTTCTGGCGGAGAAGGTGATCATTCTGGATCATCACCAGACGACACTGGATGTCCTGACCCGGGTGACTGCCGCTGAGGTACTTTCTCCGAAGCTGGAACTCTACATCGACTCCAAGCTGGCGGGCTGCCAGATCGCTTGGAAGTACGTCAACGGCTCTCTGGAGGGAATGTCTCCGATTCTGCAGTGTATCGCGGAAAACGACATCTGGGCCCACAGCACCCCTTTCTGCAAAGAGATCATGTGCGTCATCTACCGGATGGAGGAAAAGGAGTTCTTCGAGGCTCTGGCGGAGCGAGAGGTGGAACATCTAATTCTGACTGGGGTTGGCATGAAGGAGCGCTTTGACGCGAAGGTACAAGAGGCCTACGATCAGGCGTACCCGGCCAAGGTCTCTGTCACACTGGAGGACGGGATTCTGCACGAGTACCGGGTCTGGGTGACAGTGCCGAGAGATTGCCGTGTCGTCTCCGAGGTTGGCCACCAGCTCAGTTTGCGACCTATTCCGGATGTGGACGGAGAGGAGGTGACCCCCGATTTCGCCGTTGTCTACAACCGCATCAGTCGGCGCGCTCTCATGCGGGCGGTAAAGGAGGAGATCGAGTTGGGCCGAATTGCTGAGAAGTTGGGCGTTACCGGTGGTGGCCACCATCTAGCTGCCGCTTGCACGATGGCGGTCGGGACCAAAATGTCCGAAGTCTTCGTCCCGCTGAAGGAGCTGCCAAAGAAGCGGCCAGGAGATGGGAAACCGTCCAAGGGGAAGAAGTCGAAGGCGAAGAAGGAGCCACGAACGGAGCCCCTAGTCCCAGTCGAGATTAAGACACCACTGATTCCATCGGTCGCTGTCTGGAATGCCAACTGGCAGCGAAAGGGAAAGCCCGCCATTCCCGGTGCCGCCACAACTGTCGCAAGCGAAGAGTTATCCGTAGTAGCTGCAGCAGTCGTCGTAGCAGCTGAAGAAGCCGCTCCAGTTCCCGCAGTCGCCGAAGAAGTCGTGGCTCCGGTGACACCGTAAGACAATACAAAACAAACATATTTGCGTTAAGCGCAAATATGCAAAATACAAACCGAAACACCCTTGAGTTAAGGTCAAGTGTGTCTAAAAGTGAAATCCAAATCCAAAGCTCCAAAGTTTGTAACACTAAAATGACTAATGTGGCCCAGCAATATCGATGCCTTTTTCGGGGTCTTGAATCGGATCTTTTGAACTCTAAGAGCTTTGATCTACTACGAGACGATGGTGTTGAAGTTCAGTATCGACGCTCTTTTCTCTCGGTGACCGCCGATGAAGTGCCGAAATTGGATCAAATTCTAATGGAGGTACTGAAGTGCAAACCCGAATATCAGGATGCAGTTGTCTCTCGATACCAGAGAACTCAAATCTATTGGGTTATTAAGGATGGCGATCGTCGAATTGCGGGTTGGCATACCGTAACTGAGTGTATCTTTGTCTTTTGGACTTGGTCAACTTCCATTATTCTTAACTCCAAGGATCGGTTTTATGGAACCCATCGACATCCAACAGCAAAACTCTTCAAAGGGGCATATCTCCTTTTTCAGAAGGGACTTATTAGAGAGGATCTACCAAACCCATTTATTAGTAGTGAATTTAACATACCATGTACAATTCCAACTCGGGGTTGGTTCGCCATCGATGAAAGCTACTTTGATTCAGATCCGGAACTCCCGAAACTGCAGTTTACACCAGATTTTAGCGCCATTGTGGATTCTACTGGGGTCCATTTTACCAACAGTGAATTGCTAACGCTTCCTGTTAACATGGCCTTTTCTGGTGGAATGCAAAAGCAAGTACCCTTTATTGGCCCAGTTTTTGCAGCTCCCTGGTCGATGAATGACTTCCTACTTCTGGACGGAAAGGAGTGGGTGGTATAAAGTACATTTGGGCTGAGCCTAAATGTACCTAATGTGTCCTAAGCATAAATGTACCTAATATAACTTCACTTTACCTTACACTTCTTCCTCTTCAACATCAACATCATTGGAGTAGAGCCTCGGATTGGTTAAATTCATCCGAATGTAGTTAACCGCGTTGTAAGGTAAACACTCACCCTGAAGATTGGACAGTTTACCAGCTCGGTGAAGACGTCGCACTAAGTTGGAGAACCGAATAATGTAAACCCGATTCCGAATTCGAAGGGAGAGTTGATTCTCGTAAAGAACCAATTCTCCGAACTCGACTCGGGCTCTCAAAATCGTCTTCAGGAAGCTCGGGTTTCTTTGAATCCAATGGTTAGCGCAGTAACCGTGAACCAGAGAACTGCATCGATTGCAACCCTCGAAGAGACAGAAGTGATAAGTCCCATTCTGTAAGCCGTTAAAGTGCTCTGTACAGCAGAAAGTCTGGCTAAAGATCTTGTAAACGCGCTGTGTTCGTCCACAAAGCCGATTTCCGGAGCGTTCACAGGCACAAAAGTATCGCTTCTCCAACATCGCCTCCAAAGAGGCATAATAGCAAGTTTGACACAGATATGCACCTTTCAATCGATGTTCAACATCGTTCAAAGGTAATTCACAGGCTTCACAAACAACCTCTCCATCTAGTAGCTGTTGCTTATGCCTAGCGCAAAGTCCATCGTAAAGTGGATCCAATGTACAGTTATAACCATCCTGACGAACAAACCGGCACTCCATTTTTCTCGATGGAAGCCTCTTTATGGAACCCGTAAAACTGAGTTTTGAACGCCTGCTGTTACCGGAGCAACTGGACCATCACTGTGTCGAAAATGGAGCCTTCTCTTTACGCCTACATTTACAATCTGACCCAGCGGTCAGCCGCCTACCATACCTACAAAGATGCAAATTTTAGTCGCGGAATTTTTGCCGCTAATGGTTGGGCGCCGACTGATATTCTCTTTAGTTATGAGTCAGATGGGGAGATTACCATTCACAATTGTCCTCGACACTTGGTGGTTCAGTACCAGAGGAACACTCTAATCTGGAAGATTCTCGATCAAAGGACAGGTCAAACAACCGAGGTCGACATTACTCCTTGTTTTCGAGACTTAGAGCTCTGGTAAAACATTCTTCAACTTGGTTGGAAAATGATTCTGTTAGTCTTTTGAAGGGGTTCACAACCGAATGAACATCTTCTTTCTTCATCGTAATCTTCGGAAGTGCGCCCAGGCTCACTGCAATAAGCATGTGGTCAAGAGCGCACTTCCCTTGATTCGGAAGCGAATCGCTCACACAAAGGCGGACGGTGGTGTCTCCGCTCTGGAATCGGACGGCTGACGGGAGTTTCTGAAGTTCCCCGACTACAACCCGATGCCGATTGAGTTCCCTTAGTCTTATAACATATCTCACTAACGTGGGATTTGAAGCAAAATGAAAATCTATTCTTTCCCGGTTCCCAAAAGACCAAATGGATGCTGCTGAAAACTACATTTTGGAGGAGATTACCAGAATTTACTCCATTTATCAATACTCTCCACACAAAAGAGACTTACATCAAAACCATGTCGCTAGCGAATTTCTTGGTGATCGGATGAAAATTAGTGTTGCACTAATGGCCGAAATTTCGTTTCATGAAGCTCAATCGTTAATTTATAACACTATTATTGAACGAATGGATGAATTGATCAAAAAGATCAGGGATGTCAAGTCTAAAATGGGAACCCCCGAACCTATTTCGGATCGCGGTCGGATACTTTTTGTTAAACTCGGTAATCTATATTCGATTATCGGCAGTTTGCTCCCTTGGTTACATCCTATCAAATTTCATCAGCATATTGGTATCGCTTTGTCAGATTACGGTCTTGGCAGCCAACCTTCACATCAAGCTCCAAAGCAATTTGATGGAGTTGAAGCGTATGAAAAGGAAATTATTAAAATACTTCATTCTTGTCGTGCAAATCCTGTAGCATTTGAGAAGAAAATTAGGAATCAATGGAATCATCTAATTTCATTAACTGAAGGAAAAGATTATAGTGACTTCTATTATCAGGAACAATTAACCTTACTAATTGCTTGTAACGAGGAGTATGACGCCGTTGATTGTCTACGATGCGCTTTGATTCTAAATGAGGTTTCCGTTAAATATTTTGTCTTTCGAGGCATTTACAAAAAACTTGGAAATTCATACCCCTTAGAATATATCCGATCAGATATTGGAAAGGTTACTTGGGATTTTGACAAAGAGCAATGGATTCGCTTATTTGAACACTTTGACGATGTTGAATATTTGACTTACTTTCTTAGCAAATGTTCCATTTCCGTTGATCTAGTTGATGCTCTATTGGAGAGTTACGAACCTGAAATTCTCATTACGTCTTGGCGTACACCCCCGATATCAGGTTCTATTATCGATCGAATTGTTAAAAGTTGTGATGTTGAACTACTATTCCAATTGATTGAATCTCCTCAATTAAACGAAACCGTAAACGAGCAACTTTCAGACAAACTGGATCGAGAGCTACAATTTTTTAACAAAATTGGGTTTCAGGTTACGTTTGGTTTCGGCGTTCGCTTTCTTAAAGAACTATTACCTGGAACTAAGGTGGATCGACATTGTCTGAAGACTCTGGATCGGTATCGGAAATTTATTACCTTTTTTCAACGACTTCCAATGCTGAAAATGCGAATAATACATACTCGACGCCAGGGAGGTGTTTCTGTTTTGGAGGAGAACGGGCTTCGGGAGTTCCTAGAATATAAGTCCTTCGTTCCCGATTTTGAGTTGGAGGATGCGTTGATGAATTCGTAAGTATAAACATAAAACATCGATTTCATGAAAATGAAATCGGTTCTTTCCTAATTTCTAAAGGAACTTGGAGCAAAGATGGAAGCAACCAAAGAATACGTTTTGGACCAGTTGGTCTGGATTTACCAGTTGGATCCAAAAGGGTTGATGAATTACCAGAGAAAGATTCGAGCCGACCAGTTTTCAGACAAAATAATCTGGACAGTTTCTCTGATGTTGGAAGTTACATTTCATGAGGCACAATCCTTCATCTTCAACACTGTCACGGATGAAGTTAATACTCTGAGGGAAAAGATATCAAAGGTGGATACAGTAGACAATGCTCATCTGTACAAAATAGTCTTATCTACTCTCAGCTGGATTAGCGAAAGTGCTTTTAGATCCTATTTGTGGCCAATTTTTCAACCTGACACGACAATACCGAAAACATTATCTGACGGACCCAATGGAGAAACCAATGGTGAGAAAGCGGAACGGCTAATTTTGAAGTTATTTGAAGCGGCCAAGGGTAATCCCAAAATCTTTGCCCTCAAGATTAAACTCGAACGGCAGAAATTTAAGGATCAATATGGAAACTACCCTGAACTTTTAATAACTTATGAGACTATCTTCTTTTGGATGATCAAAAGTAATTTTGACCCCGTAAACATAGTTTGCTGCGCATTTACACTTTTGAAAATGAAGGTGGTCAACGAGGAAAAATTACCCCAACACTTGAGAACATTTTATCGGCGTTTCATTTCTAAAAGATTTGTAAAATTTACCTGGGCTTTTAATAAGGAGGACTGGCTGATAGTTCTGAAACATATTGGCTCCGAAGAAATACTATTAAAGTGTGGATTTGAAGATATCTCTTCCATTGATTATGTTGATGCTCTACTAGAAACTTTTGGTTCTGGCATTTTATTCAAGCACGTCGATAATACTTCATATGCAAATGTGCTACTTGGTTCTTACGACGTAGAACTGATATACTATCTTTTACTTCATCCTCTCGTTGAACCTGTTCAAAAGTATTTGATCCCATTACTCACAACGAAAATAGACAAAATTTTACTCCATTGGAGTAGTATTCTTGGAGTTCTTATTATTCGTCCAGACATATCCGATTATAAAAAGATTAAGTGGAATTATCACGAGGAAGCTCTAGAAGATAGATTGCAAAAATTTAAGCATTTTATTCAACGGCTTCCAATGTTACTTTACCGAATTGAACATACTCGCAAAGAGGGTGGAGTTTCCGTTCTTGAAGAGAGTGGTCTTCGAGAGTTTTTAGATTATAAATCCTATTCGCCTAATTTTGAGGTAGAAAAGGAAATAATGAAAAAGCGAAAATCTAACTTAGAGAACTTTATTCCTGATCCTCTGTTGGATGAGGAAGAGAAATTTGAAGAGGAGGAGGATGAAGAGGAAGAGGATGAAGGGGAAGGGGAAGAGGAAGAGGAGGAAGAGGAAGAATTCGAAGAAGATGGGGATGACGGAAACGAAGGGTTTTACGCTCTCTATCCCGAATTGCGGAACTTCAGCTTCGATTAAAACAGATTTCACAAAAGTGAAATACGTTCTTGATTCTAACCTAAAAGGCGAAATGGAAGTGGTCGATGAGTACGTTTTGGAACAAACGATTAGAGTTTATACTCTATGCCGGCAATCCCACCATCACAAGTATGTCAAGGATGACTTGGAATATGGAAGATGGAGCGAAAAGATGACTTGGTCGGTTTCCATGCTAGCGGGTTTAACGTTTTATGAATCCCAGGCTTTTATCTATAACTTCTTCATGGAAAATATTGACCTAGTAATCGCTAAAATCGAACAGGTCGACAAGGATCTGAAATTAACCGATAAGTACGACCTTTACACTTTCGGTTTAAAACTGATGGAATGGCTACATCCCAAGGATTACGACTTAACCGTTGGTAATTTATTTCGAGAGCGCGAATATCCTGGCAACTATACAACAAATGAGAATTTGAAGAAGAATGTGAAAGTAACCGATTTTGAGAAAACGATTTTTACAATTTTGAATGATGTTGAAGCCGATCCCATTCGTTTTGAAGAAAAGTTACGGAAAAAATGGGTCACAATTGTTACAATCATTAACAATCGACAATATGACACTTCCGATTTTTATCACAATTTTATTCGCCAAATTGCCGAGAATAAAGATTTTGACTCTATTAATTCGTTATGTTGTGCAATTCGATTGGCTGTAATGTTAACAGATTATTTTAGGATTTTGAAACGGTTTACCGATTTTATGACATTTAAGAAGGACTCAGTGGGATCGTTATTATCCAGTGTATTTGCAATTTATCATTTAGGAAAGTTAGCATGGTTCGCCAACAAAGTAGAATGGATTCGTATTTTGACCAGCTTTCGTTTGGAAACCGATATTTTAAATTTTTGCCAAGATATTCCCTATTCCGTTGATCTTCTGGATGCATTAGTTGAAACCTTTGGCGCAAAGATTTTGTTCAATAAGGACACTAGTTATTTACCAGGAGAATATCGTTTCGAACCTCGTAATTTTATCGAGACATGTTTCTATAAACACGATGTAGAAATGATGTTCTACCTTTTGAGCTATCCGCTAGATCCAGAAGAAACCAATGAAATTGCGGTTCTTTTATCAAATAAGATTGACCATCATTCGGACATGACACAGATTGCTGGACGTCCGATGATGACTTTACATACTAGAAGGGGATCAGGTGTTATACTTCCCGTTAAATGGGATCATCACGGTGATGCTATTTTGGCCAGAATTCAAGTGTTAGGTCAATTTATTGAGAGACTTCCGATGTTAAAAATGCGAATTGCTCACACTCGAAAGTTGGGAGGTGTATCCATTCTGGAAGAAAATGGTTTTCGGGACTTTTTGGACTTTGAACCGTTTGTTCCTAATTGGGAGTTTGAGGATTTTCTTGCCACCAATAAATCCGACGATTTACCCAGAAATCCAGGACGCTAACATCAATAGCCGCCACAAACTGACAGATTTCATGAAAATGAAATCGGTTCTTTCCTAATTTCTAAAGGAACTTGGAGCAAAGATGGAGCCCACACAGAAGCAAATCCTAGACTTCGTGCATAAAATCTGCGTTGATGAACTTCGTCTAGACGACGATGGCTCGGCACCGCTTTTAGGAACATTTGTTGCTAAACTTACTCTGGTAGAGAATATTAGCTTTCATGAGGCACAATCCCTAATTTACAATACAATGGTTGAACATGTCGATCTTTTCTTTCAGCGAATTGCTATGGAACTACATGGTACGAAGCATCCTCGGCAGGAATTTGTTAAACGTCTCGTTGAGGTTATTGACGCTACTTTTTATTGGGTGGCAGCAGCCAGTGAAAAGATTGGACTGGATAAGTACCAAATTAAAGAATCTGATATTGTCGGAGAGAAAATCCTAAGTCTTTACAAAGCGTATTCGGACGATGCGGCGACTTTTCGCCAACAGATTGACATTGAATGGGATTTACTTACTATGTTGCAACCGGATCTCAAAGGATCAAGAACAGATGGTTTCTACACCAAATATCAAGCCAATTTAGTTCGCATTCTTTTAGGTCTGTCACCCGCTCATGCAATGAGACTTTTTCGAAAGTTTTTCGAGGTTAAGCGGGATCCATCTCAATACGATTCCTTTTCTACCCGGGAAATTCTTCAAATTTCCGGTTATTTTGGAACCTATCTTTGGGATTTTAATTTAAAGCAATGGACGGAGTTAATTGGGGTCATCGATTCCAAGAAAACAATGTTGTATATTGCCGAATTTAACACTATATCTCCCGATTTCTTAGAAGCTATGATTCGAAAGTATGGACCCGAAATTGTTAAATATGAGCAAAAGCCGATAAAATGGCATAGTACTCCAACTATGTTAAGAATGATGTATAATCAACGCGACTTTGGTATAATGATCCGTCTTATCGAACTACTTTGGAATGACGAAATGCTAATGTATGTTGCCAACAAGTTGTCGAAATTATTGGATCACGAATTACTAATAATCCATCGTTATAATATGATTGAAGGTGACATCGATCCAAAGGCGACTAAAAGATTAGAAAAGGTAGCCGCCTTCCTGCATCGAATCCCGATGATTAAGAATCGAATTATTCGGACTCGTCGAAAGGGTGGAATATCCGCCATAGAAGAGAACTTTCTGGAGTTTCTTGACTTCGATCCCTATTCGTGGGAAGACTTCGACTAAGACAGATTTCACGAAAATGAAATTTGCTTTTGAACCTTTGGAAAAGGAACCCTGAAAGCTCAAAATGGAGACCACTCAAAAGTACATCATTGACTACATTGCGAAACTTTATATTGTACATAGTGGTCAAGAGATTCATATTCTAAATAGATACTGCAGTTACTCTGCGTATCAGAAGAAACTGGTTTGGTCGGTTGCAATGATGGCGGAATTGACCTTTCACGAGGCACAATCTCTTATCTTCAACACCGTTGTGGAAGAGTTTGAAGAGCTTTGCAAACGAATTCGTTTCGGCTACAAAGATTCGAAGGGACTATTGAAGCGACAACCTAAAATCACCCATCTACTGGTTTTTCTGGAACGACTCTTTGGTTGGATGACCGTCGAAAACTTCCGAAATCTGACGGCAAATTTAGCAACCGCTGAAAACTCTCATCCAAAAGAGACAAACCTGGAGTTGATCGCAAAAACCACATTTGGACAACAAATTTTAAAGATCTTTGCCACAGTAGAGGCAAATCCGGTCAAATTTAGCCAGCAAGTAAAAAAGGCGTGGTCACAGTTGGTTCCGATTCCCAAGAAGCAATTGGAAATCATCAACGACATATCCCATCAAATGGTTTTCGTTCTGGATTTGGCAGCTAGTCAAAGCTTTGACGTTATTGACGCTTTCTTTTGCGCGATGGAATTGGGTCAAATATTTGCGGATTATGACGATCAACAAGGAATTCAATTTGACCAAGATCAGAAGAATAGTGCCAGTTACTTCCTTTTGGAAAGCGATCTAATTTCTTATACCTGGACTTTTAACCAGGAGAACTGGCTTCAACTGTTCGACCGTCTAAATGGCAAAAGTCAGGTTGTCCATTTGGCACAGAAGATGACAGTGTTCTCTATTGATTTCGTTAATGCGATGATCGAGCGTTATGGATTGGAACTTTTTATGGAGAATCTACCCAAATTCAATGCTCCTAAAGCTAAAACGCATAACCTACTGGAGATTATGGTGAGAACTAACGACCTATGGTTATTGATTTATTTGTTGGAACTTCACACACAAAATGATACTTTTGAAGCTTTTTGTGAGCGAATGACGATCGCTCTGGGTCGTAATTTGAAGTTTGCGGATGGCGTTCGAACGGAAGAAGACACTAACGATGCCAAAAGGGATCTGGACTACTACTTTTTGATGTTCGAAAGAATTCGAAAACTTCACCAACTGCTACAGAAACTTCCAAGTATCAAGGCAAAAGTGGCAGAAGATGGCGTCCGTCCACTACTAAGCTTTGATACCTATATTCCCAACGTTAACCCGGAAACCCAACTTCTCAGTGATTGGTCCTAGCAGCATCACTTACTAAAACAAATTTCATGAAAATGAAATTTGTTCTTTCCGCCGTCGTAAAGAAACCTTGGATCAAATGGAGACAATCCAGGATTACATTTTGGAACAGATTGTTCGGATCTACACTGTCTCTCAAATGCCGGTCAATGCTCGGGGAATGAGGAAATCTCTGAAAAGTAATTTTTGGAGTCAGAAGATGGTCTATACCGTTGCATTAGCCTCAATGGTTACCTTTCATGAAGCACAATCCCTCATCTACAATACATTTCAGGAACAATTTGCCTCCTTGGAAGCACAAATCAAAAAGGTGGACTCTAGATCCAAGGAAATCATACGTGAAAATTTACGAGAAGTTGTTGTCAAACTATTCAATTGGCTCCATCCATCGGACTTCAAACGGTATCTAGATCCGCTTTTTGGAAATATAGCCGAGGCACCCGTTCCAGATCATGTAACAGAAGCCTTAAACACCCCTTATGGTCGGAGGATTCTGGAGATCTTTCATTCCGTCAAAGCGGACCCAGATCGTTTTGAGAAGGCAATCGAAAAGGAGTGGTTGCTTCTCAGTTTCGAGCCGACACCTCAGTTCCACAACGTCGACTATCAAAATATTATCATCAATCAGTTGATCTCGTCCAAAGACTATAGTTCCAGTCAATGCTTTTTCTGCAGTCTAGCCCTAGCTAAACAGGTGGTCTATATTCTTCAAGACGATAGCCTAAGCGATAATGAAGATGGCTCCGACCCATTCTCTCTAAGGGAATTTCAAGATCTTTGGAAACAACTTCCCAAACTAACATGGACTTTCAGCAAGGATGATTGGATTCGTCTGTTTAAGATCTCTGAAATTGGGGATGACGATTTTTTCGATCTAATCCAGGGATCGGAATATTCATCTGACTATTTGGACGCACTAATGGAAACATACGAGTTTCCAGATCTGCTCAAAAATTGGACATCGGATACAACTGTTTTCAATCCGATAACGTTACTAATTGGCTGTTGGGATTCTGAATTAATTCTGCGTCTATTAGAGTATCCTCTGACGGAAGACGCTTACGCTTTAATATCGGATGAAATTAGCAAGTACGCCAAACTAAGAGCCAGGTTTGTTAACAATCCTAAATACGTTGGTCCGGAAATTATTCGAGGGTTGGATCCCGATTGGAACCGTCACCAAAAAGTAATTGTGCAACATCTGGAAAAGGTCGGATCTTATATCGGTCGACTTCCAATGCTTATGTTGAGAATTCGACACACCCGTCGACTCGGAGGTATTTCTATTCTGGAAGAAACCGGCTACCGAGAGTTTTTGGACTTTGAACCTTACATTCCCGATTTTCGCTTGGAGAAGGCTCTAGCGAAGAAATAAGACAGATTGAAGCTTTGCTTAAATCCGTTCTTTTAACCTCTTTTCCGTCGCTTCCTAAAGTGATTAATGGAAGCGACCAGTGTTCCAACTGTCAGAGAGCTCATCAACTATGTTAAGACCCTCCAAGAACGACGACCCGATGTGATGGCCGCAGTGGAGAATCCAAAGATTCTGATTGATGCCCTGGAGGAATTGGATTCTTTGGTGGAAATGTTCGAAGTTAAAAGGGCGATTGTACAACAGGTGGGTTTCCTGTTGGTGGTTGCCTTCAACTCCATGATTGATAAGAAACCCGGGAATCGTTTTGAGAATCACAAACTGCACGCCGTTTTCTACGGTCCACCCGGTGTTGGTAAGAGTCGAACGGCTCGCTGTATAGCTCGAATTTGGCAGGGAATTGGGATTCTGAGTGAACTTCAGAAGCGAACTTTAGCCAAAGAGACTGCACCGGTTGAAGCACCAACCCCAACAGAAGGGGATTCGGTGGAGATCGCTTCCGTTGCAAAAGCGGTTCGAAAGATTCAGAACGTTCGAAACGGGGTTCTAGAACTGTATGAATCCTATAAACCGGTGGTTCGGGCTTCAACTACGCCACCGAAATCCAAAATCTTCTCTCGACCACCGGTTGCCTACACCCTGGAGGATGCTTGGAAAACAACCACCGGTCATTGGGAGAGTGTTAAAGGGGAGATGCAGGAGGTGGAAACGGAATTAATTAACGCCATCCGAACTGCCACCGCAGCTCGAACGCCAACGCCTGTTGTAAAACCAGTAGAATTACCTCCAATTGCTTCCACGCCGGAGCAAATTATTGTTTGTGGTCGAGAGGATTTTATCGCCGAGTACTCCGGACAGTCGGATAAAACGACCCTAAAATTTCTACAAAAGAATCGGGGTCGATGTCTTATTATTGAGGAGGCCTATCTGCTTCATTTAGGGGAAAATGATACCTACGGCATGGAGGCAATTACAATTCTAAATCGCTTCATGGACGAACACGCCGAGGAGATTATTATCATCATGGCCGGTTACAAGGAGTTAATGGAGAAGAACATCTTTGCCCATCAACACGGACTTCAACGTCGCTTTCAGTGGGTCTTTGAGGTTAACGGTTATACGCCGGTGGGTCTATCGGAGATCTTTCGTCGACAGTTGGAGTTTTACGGTTGGTCACTCTCGGCGGAGGTAGACTTAAAAACCTTCTTCGAGGCTAACATCGCCAATTTTGAGGCCTTCGGTGGAGATACGGAAAATTTGGCCTTCAAGTGTAAGCTGATCTACGGTGGAATCGCCTTCAAGAACATGTTTGAGACACTCCTTCTAGATGCCGGTTCCAATTTGGCAAAAACACCCCAAGTTATTACACCAGCCATGTTGGAGACCGCTTACCGCGAATACTTAGTTCACAAGGTTGCAACTCGGAAGAAGAAGTAAAATGATTTATTAATTCCTTCGCCGTTGGAAAGAACTCGAATTTGATGGAGCATCCTTATGCTGAAAGCGAAGAGTACATCCTCACCATTTTTCGAAAGTGTATGGTTGATCCAAAAAGACTCAATCTTCTACCAAGTCAAAAACTGGTGATTGACCTTACATTGAAAGAATGTATCACTTTTCACGAAGCTGAATCTCTGATCTACAATACCGTTTTTCAGAACTTGGATCGCCTTTCAGTTGAAGTTGAATCGCAACGTCGTCGAAATTTAGACGCATCGGGTAAAAAGGATCAAATACTTCACCATGTAGATTTAGTTCGTAGTTTTTACGTTAAATTATGGACCCTTTTTCACTGGTTGAATAGTCACCAAACTGGAGAAGCTGTAAGAAATAATACAGCTGATGCTGATCTCATTCGGACACTCGACGGTTACGAAGACCATTTCGAAGAGTTGGGACCATTTCGGCAATTTTTACATCGAATCGTTGCAGATAGCGATGGAACACCAAAGATTCTGGCCAAAAAGCTTTGGAAGAAACGGAATGAAATTGGTCGTCACTATTATTTACAGGATGATTCACGTGGAAGAGAAATATCCTTCCACCACTGTACCTTTGCTATAGACACCATCTCCGAAATTTCGCCGAAGATGGGAATTGCAATGATTGACTTTCTACAGCCAAAAATGTATGGTCGCCAGGAGGAACTTGATAATCTATTCGAGCACTATAATCAATGGCTTTGGTCGTTAAATAAAGATGAATGGCTTCAAGTTTTTCAACTGATGCCACGGTATTGGATTCCTAAGATCCAATCCAGCATTCTATCTATTGATTTAGTAGATGCAGCGATCGAAAAATTCGGCCTCCACAAAGTCTTCGAAGATCTGTTGACAATTGCTGCCAAGGGAAGAGATACCGCTATGATTCTCTATTTATTGAAGTTCATCCTGAATGAAGAAACTTCATCCGAGAAGATTGATACGAGCATTCAGATTTTGAATGCTTCATTAGAGCTTCCCGATCCTGACAATGATTCCCGCTTGAAAAAGCATTACGATCTCCTTCGAGAACGAATTCGTGGAATTGTGCGACTTTTGCATCGATGGCCATTAATTCAGTATCGGATTCATCATTCGAAGCAACAAGGTGCTACTTCCTCTCTGGAAGAGAAGGGATATTTAGAGTTTCTGGAATGGGAACCTTACCAGCTACCGATACCTGAAGCTTAAAACACATTTGATCTAAGATCAAATATGTCGTGTATTGTTCACATTCCCGATTTAAAAATCTTAGTCCGGACATGTGGGTATTCTTTTGCCCGTTCGACAAAAAGTTTGATTAGGCGTTCTGCCGTTTCTAGCGGACACCCGGGATAGTAATCGAAGCTGACAATCTTAAAATCGAGCTCTTCATCGCCCTCTTCATCGTCCCGAATCTCCAACCGTTCCTTATAACGCTCCCAGCATTCAGGGCTCACAATGGGATGGGGCTCGTCGTCCATCCATTTGCCGTCAGCGTCGGTCGTTTCAATATTCGTATATAGTGCCAGTATCTCATGACGATTCCCCACTAGGGCTACCTGAGGATACATCACCCCCTGATCCTGACGAGGCTTAAAATCTTTCGGAAGTGCTACTGCCATGATGCTAATTCGGGTTCCAACCCATCAATTAAGAATTAGTAATTCAATTACACTGGTTAGATCAAATGTGTCGTTATTTACGGCCGTACCAAAGCCGTTCGAGACAGACCCTTCGGCGACTTCATTTCCAGCGGAATCTCCACCGTCGCAGGCTTAATCGCCGAAACGGAGGCTGGATCCTGAAACTCCTGACTGGGTGCCACAATCTCCGCTTCCATCCCGGCTGTAACCCGATCAAACCCCTCCGGCTTCTGCAGGAAATGGAACTCCGCCGGCAACTGAGGAATTGACATTGGCTCATCCCGCTTGATGGTCGGGCGCTGAGTGACAGGGGCAATGGAGATCGGCTTCGGAACCTCGTTCATCTTGTAGCTAAGAACGCTATTGAAGAAGTTCCGTGCCCGACCCGGCTCTACCTTAATGGAGGCGTAAGCGGCTCGGCAGAAGGTAATAAACTGATGGTTGGGTGACAGCGCCGCCAAGTAACCCTGGGTCATCTCAATTCCCTTCAGAACACTATTCATTTGAGACGGAGACAGGGTTCGAAGCTTCTCCTCCGTTAAGGCGGAAGCTGCTGCCGCCTTCACGATGGTTTGTACGATAAAGTCACTCTCCGTGTTGGAGAGCTCGTCTGGCTTCTTCAATGAATCCAGCGCCGCGGCCGCCGACTTCGGATTCGCCATCGGAATGCCAAGGAGTCGCAAAGTCTCAATCTGGGATCGAAGCTGTGTCTGGAAGGTCTCCGGTAGCGGCTCCTTGGTGTAGGGATTGATCGGCTTCGCCAGTAGCGCTTGGTAGGTATCGGAGGTAAAGCACCAGACGTGATCCCGTTGATCCTTGTAGAAGGCCATCTGGGCGTCGTTGTAGAGGAAGGGATCCTCCTGCATCGGCGTTTTGTTGGTGCAAGCAATCGTCGGTGCCGTGCCGGCAATGTAATCGTGGAGATTGGAGACGGCGGAGCTAACACGAGCCCGCTGCCGAGCAATAGCGGCATCCTTAATGGCCTCCGGATCCGCCTGCGACAACTTTCGCAGCTCCTGGCAGAGAGTCTCCTTACTGACCCCGATGTCAAGGCCCAGAGCAAAAGCCATCGACTTCAAAGTGTCGGGAACCGGAGAACTCATGGCCCCGAAACAAACCTTCTTCCAGTAAGGAGCACCGTAACTGTCGATAATCTTGGCGGCAAACTCTTGATCGGCGGTAGAAATGATTTGAAGCTGCTCCAAATCCATGGAGAAACCGTAAGTGACGGTGGTCATCAGCATCTGCTTCAACTCCTGCACCATCACCATATCACCCTCATGGACCGTCTGCTCAAACAAAAGACAGAGCCGATTGAGAGAGAAGTAGGTGACCTCGAAACCCTTTTCCACCAAAGTCTTGAAAATGAGGCTAGCGCCAACATCAATCGCCTTCGAAATGGCGAGAACCTCCCCATTCAGCTCTCCACGGGCCTTCGACGTCATCGGAAAAGGGATCTTCTCCGTTACCTTCAGAGCCCGTGAGGTCAAAAGATCCTCAATTGCCGGAATCGTAATCTTGGTTTTCTCCTCCTCCGGCTCCTCCTGGAAAGCGATCGTTGGCTTATCACAGACAACCCCGATAATCCGCTTTGCCTCCACCGGCAGTGACTCAATCACCTCATCCGCATTAGAGTAATCGGGAAACCGCTGACTGTTGAGCCAATCCTGGACCGTCATCTTAATCTGTCTCTGCGCGGTGGCAAAGCCCTCCGGATCACTATGAGATGGTGACTGCTTACCGGCCGTCATCGCCACGAAGGAGGTATCGAAGGTTGCCCGCTCCTTCTGCTCCTGGAGACGGTTGGCGGTGTGATCAAAGGCCGGAGAGACAGTTCGGCTTCCCATAGCAACCAAAATTACACAGGCGGAGTTGATCATTCCTTGACTCTGTCCGTTATCTCGCATCACGGAAACCGTATAGATAAGTACATGCGCAATTCCAATCGCTGGCGTTGACACGTAGAGGTTAGCATTGGCACCATATCGTAGAGCAATGGCCAGGAGCGAAAGATCGGCGTTGGCTTTGCATTCGGCAATTGCCACGGAAAGCAGTACGTCAGGATCCACAATCTCGCGTTCAATCCCCTTAATGAAGTAAAGATAGGCCTTGGAGCGAGTGGTAAAGGTGTTCAACTCAAAGCATTCCCGCACGGCCGCCTCCAGCTCCAAAGGAGTGATATTGTAATTCTCCTCTTCACTACAGCGTTTACGAAGTACTTCCATCCTTTTCTTGTATACGGAAAATGGCTGACAAAGAAAAGAAATTAAAAACCGCCTCTTTGGAGATCGACCCAACCAGCTTTCGTTTCGTGGAAATTCTACTTTCGGTTTTTCTGGGTTGGGTTTTGATCTCCTTCTGGGAGCGATTCTTTGTTAATTTCTTCTTTCAAACGCTTCAATTTAGTCCAACGAATACCTGGCATACATTAATTGTGGCTCTCATTCTTTCTGCCGCTTTAGTCTTCTTTCTGATGTGGATGGGAGAAGATGGAACCACAATGGTCCAAAACATCTCTGGAATCTTCGCGGCTCCCGGTAATGTCAACGGTTTCAATAATTGAGTTCCGACTTTGGCAAAGAGTAGTCGTAACAGCAAAATGACTTCCAAACTGCTTACCACGCTACAAAAGGCGATTCAGCGATCGAACGAAAGCCAGGAGACTCTCGCTGATGCATTTGCTCTCATCGACTCTTTACCGTTGGATAAGCTCAACTATCTGGACCGAGTCAAACTTTTGCAGACCCTAGTAAAAGCGACACAGCAAGCCAATGCAAATCCGCAGCTGGTTAATTTCATTTTGACCAAATGGGCCGGGGATGATGGGGACGTGGAAGCTGTTATTGGCGATTTAGCCTCCATTATTACATTTCACCCGGCGCTTCTAAAGTATTTGGCAACAACAATTCCAGACACTAGCGTTGAGTCGATTCTAATGACACTTTTGGAGTCCAACTATAACAACTATCTTCCATTTGGAATTGTTTGTGATCGATTGACGGCAGCTTATGGTACGGAGATCGTTCCCGAGACATGGGTCAAGCTTTACGAACAGGCCCAACAGAAACAAATCGCCGGGGCGGTAGAGTACTTTCGAGAGAAAGTTGCTCCCCATACCACCTTTGCTCCGGTTCCAAAGTGGGTTTCTCTTCAGGACGGCGAAACTTTAGCACTACTGAAGACAGTACAAGAAGCGGATCATGAAACAACGGATCAACTTTATGATGAGGTAATAGGTTACATTCAAGAGAACTTCCGAATCAAGGCGGCCCCGACAACTGCTGACACAAAGGAGGCGGAGGTAGCGGCCGTAGCACAACCCAATTTGGAGGAGGTGGTACAGACCTATTTAGCCACTACGACGGCAGAAGAGATCGCCGAGTTGATTGAGTCTGGACCCAAGACCGAAAATCGGGTTCCCATTGAGCGAATTTGGGGTCCAAGCAACTTGATTTTGGGTCGCAATTGTCCTGCCGCTCCTGGTGGTAAAGGTCCCTGTCGAATGCTGTACTGCCAATGTCGGGAATCTGACGAATTGGACGAAAACACCGTAATTAGTCCGGAGCGACCTTTTGAATGGTTTAGCTCTAATTGTCAGGAACCCGATTGTCGGCGCCGAATTCGAGATCCAAGCCATGCACTTCGATTTCCGGTCGCTGGGGGTGGTTGGCTCGGCTGCTACTGTTCCGAAAAGTGTATGCTAAAGGAACCTGCCCGACCCACCTATGAAGACCAGTGTATTGCCATCGAGGCGGTGATGTCGGTTTTGCAAAAGTGCGGAATTATTGATCGCTTCAAATTGCGGCGGCAAGTAGCGAAAAAGGTGAAACCCGATACCGTTGTACCGTCCCCCGCCGCACCGGCATCTTTCATCACCCCCTTACCTCCCGCAACTCCCTTACCTCCGGCTAATGGTGGGGCTGGACGGGAATAAAACATATCTCAAGTAATTGGGATTTGAAATGTGCACCCAGTTATGCAGACAAATAAATACCCATTCGAGAAAAAGTTGACTTTTGTTTTTGGCGGCAAAGGAAACTAACCCGCAAAATGAGCACAACTGATTCAGACCATGAGTCCGCCAAACCCGAGCGCCGACTTCCCTTGCTTCGTTTTCAATCCAAACACCAAACTTCAAAGAACGAAGAGTTATTTCAGGTCACTCGGGATGGTGACTACAAAGCGGTAAGATTTGCCATTAAGGAAGGTGCAGATCCGGATTGTTTCAATGAGTATGAAGAAACGCCACTTTTCGTTGCTATCGAAGGAAAACACTGGGGAATTGTTAAGTACTTACTAACTGTGGTAAAGGATTTAAATAGTGAGAATGGTGCAGACGGTTTTTTAACACCCCTTAGCCGGTTAGTAAAAATGGACGAACTAGAGATGGTTCAAGTTTGCATTGATGCCGGTGCAGAAGTTGACTACGCCAATTATGACGGAGAGACCGCTTTGATGTACGCCAAATCGCTGAAGATGGTCAAGTTATTGATAAAAAACGGTGCGTCAATTGATACCGTTGACACCTCCGATCTGTCGGGCCGAACTGTGATTCATCACTTCATTTACAATCATGGAGATGCAATGTTGGACAGTGTCAAATATCTAGTTTCGAAGGGTGCCGCCGTTAACACTATAGACAATAATCAGAACACCGAGATTATGACCGCCGCCTATAGGCCAGCCCCGAAAACTGTAGAGTACTTAATCGAACTCGGAGTTGAATTGAACTATTACGATGGGTTTGAATCAACTGCTTTTACCTTCGCCGTCGGTAATGGTGATTTTTTATCGGCTCGTCGTTTGTTCGATGCAGGAGCTGAAACCAATATCGACGGTGAATACGGTAACATCGCCTTGAGAAATGCAGTAATGGATGGAAAGATGGATCGTGTTAAATTTCTAGTCAGTCTCGGAATGAAAATGAATCAATCCATTGGTGGTAAAAGTCAAAGCTTTCCAATTCTTATTGCGACTGGTAATTCGCATCCAGATTTAGTTGAGTATCTAATTTCTTTGAAAGTTGATCTGGAGGTTACGGATATGGAAGGGAATACACCACTGCTTTTAGCAATCAATCGTTTACCTAAATTTACAAAGGCGACCGAAATTAGAACGTTGAAGTTACTCTTGACTAAGGGTGTTAAGTTTTCTGCTAAAAACAAGCGTGGCGAGCGAGCAATGGATATTGCCAAGCGGCGTAGGAACGAGGTCTTCATCAAAATGCTGGAAGAGGCCGGTTACGAATAAAACATATCTCAAGTGATTGGGATCTGAATTTTATGTGTTAAATTGGAAGTGAGAGTTTTTGTTTTCGTGTTTTAATTCCGTTATCCACTCCGACTTTTTACTCGATTGGTAAAGAATGTCTGAAGATTCACCCCCATTTACAAATTCCTTACCCTTTCCACCTATTATTCATCAAGTTTGGTTTAACGAATCCGGAGCTCCGATTCCCAAAAAGTGGGAAACTTCACCTTTGGAGTGGCGACGGCTTCATCCTAATTGGCAGTATCGGCTCTGGTCTTTGGAGGATGCCCGAGATCTGATTCGAGAGGTGGATCCGGAGTTTCTCCCTCAGTTTGACCGTTTTCCGGCAATCATTATGAAGTGCGATGCCATTCGGCCCATCATTCTGAAACATTTAGGGGGATTGTATACGGATCTGGATATTGTCCCTCGCGAGAATGTGGAGAAGTACTTCCGGGAAGATGGTGATGTCTACCTGGTTGGGTCTCCCAATTATACCTCCGGGTTCAGTAACTGTATGATGGCATCCAAGCCGAATTCTCCCTTCTGGGATCGATTTATTGAGGAGATGAAGAAGTCCAATGTTCCTTGGTGGGCACTAACCAAGCATTGGAAGGTAATGTATGTGGCGGGTCCGATGCTGTTGAATCGAGTGGCGAAGGAGTACGAAGGTGTCATCTGTCGGATGCCGATGGTCAAGTTCTATCCGGTGGGGATTGATGGTATTCAAACCAAAAAGGATCGACTTCGAGCCGCTAACGCAGCCGTCTACAATGCCTCTTCCAGTAGTTGGTCCTCTTTAGACACGAAGATCTATGATTGTATCGGTCGAAATCGGTTCTGGTTTCTATCTTTCTGCTTTTTTCTGATTCTGTTAGTGATTGTCCTCTACTTTAAGTACAAGTGGCAGTACCGGGATATTGAAGCCCGGTGTATTTATGCGTTACCGAGAGTGTAGGCCTAAACGGCTTAAAACACATTTGAACTTTGTTCGGATGTGTCGTGTCGTGGTGTCTTGTTTTTACTTGAACGGATGCTCGGTTGGGTTGTCGATGAAGTAACCTGGAGGGTACTCCGTGTAATGAAAGGAGAGAAGTGAGTGAAGGAAGTCCGAATTCTTCATATGACAACGACCGTGGAGAATTTTGTAGATCTCGACGGCGGCCTTCTGAGAGAATTTTGGCAGTTCGGATCGGAAATGAAAGACGGTATTGAATAGGTTTCCAAATACGTTATGTAATTCCGTATAGAGTTCGTAATCGTCCTCTCTACCGTTAGCAGCGATCGTATTTTCAATAGTTGTGTATTCGTCCAACAGCTCCAAAATTTGATCTTCTCCGTCGGGAGTAAAACGAAAGATCGCCTTTGGCTTCTCAGTGAAAGAGGAGAAGATGGCGGTTGGAATCGACCAATCTACCACTGGCCGTTTCAGATCCCGAACTCGCCACTCTTTGGAGGTTACTTCCGTCGATACTTCCGGAAGTTTGGCTCCCTTTGGCAATCCGGCGAAGAGAATTTCCAACAATTCCTGTAGATCCTCCTTGGCGTTAGCGTAATCCCAGAGAGTTACCATTTGAACTTGGCCGTCGCAATGACGCAGAATCTCAAGAACAGAGATGGTAATCGATTCTTCAGTTCGATCTTCCGGTTTCTTTCCTGAATCTTGATCCTCGATACTATCATATCGATATTTGCGAGGATCGATCGCTGTCTCATCTCGAAGTAGCGAGGCTAACAACAAACAACCAACTCCGAGCTGCCGGCACTCCTTCTGAGTAGTTGGATTTGTATTGTTAACCATTCGCTGATAGAGGTGAATAGCGTAAAAGAAGGCATTAGTAGAGACATCTTGCATTCGATCGAACATCCAGAGCATCGTCTCTTTCGTAACCCGATTACAATCTGGAGTTCCAAAGATGAGTCTTGAGCGTAGACACCCCGTGTCACTGGTATGACGATCTCCGTATGGTTTTTGGCCTGACTTCAGGAAATCACTCAAAGAAAGTCGTTTCGCAATAGGCCGGGTTGCTTCTCGAATTAGCCAATTGATCGTCGGGTCCGAGGTTGAAAACTCGTAAAAATTCGGCTCGTGCTCAATCTTCTCCACTTTGTTGGCGATTTCGTAGAAAATTCGAGCTAGCGTGTAAGCCATCGTTCGAGTTGAGTTCCAATCCGTTTTTACGTACTCCGGATCCCGATAGGGTTGACTAAAGGCGGTGCCAATTGTTGCAATATCCGTCTGATTTCGATGAAGACCGAGTACTTCGACGGTCTCCCTCGCGAAACCGAAATCGATGAGTGTCGCCTTTCCGTTCAAATAGATGATGTTACTGGTTTTGAGATCCAGATTGACAACCCGATTTTTGTAGAGAAAATGGACGGCGCTAAGAAGATCCTCCATCAGTGCATTTAAAGTAATCAATCCTTCTTCATATGCCTTCTTGATCGGAATCCCTTTCGGCATGGCGAGGAAGACTCGAACATCCTCTTCCTCCTTCCGAACCTCATAGGTCCAGGCGTAAGGTTTCATGACGCAAGGGTGATAAATCATTGTGTAATAGATGATCTCTCGAATCGCCGCCTCCAAAAAATTGGTATCACTGTGGACATACTGGACTTTGACGACGTAATTATCCCGAGTGAAAACGGTTCCGTAGGTTCCAGCGTCCAACAAATTGCCGCGACCGTAAGGAAACCGCTTTTGAAAGGCTTCCAGCTCCAGGAACTCGAAATCGTCCGCCATCTTGTTTTAGTTCCGAGGAAAAAGTTATTCTTCACTATCGGCGTTGGTGGAAATCATTTTTCCAAACCGAGTTCAAGGGCCTGAAGTCGGAAAACAAAGAGAAAATCGACCCCTCTAGAAATGACAACCCCTTCCAATTTCCCCTTTCCTCGAATTATTCACCAAACCTACCGTTCTGAAGCGGAAGTTCCCTCCCGATGGAGAGTTTCTATGCAAGAGTGGAAAGTGCTCCATCCAACCTTCGAGTACCGTTTCTGGAGCGATGCGGCGATTGAGACTTATATGCGAGAATCCCATCCCGATTTCTATCCTCAGTGGAAGGCCTATCCGCATATGATTATGCGAATTGATGCTTGGCGCTATTTCGCTCTTCGTGATTTTGGCGGCATCTACGCTGATCTGGATGTGGTCCCCCTTCAGAACATGGAAGTCGCTCTAAAAGGAGTGGAGGCGGATGTTTGTCTGACGACTTCCGCCGACTCAACCGATTACACCAACTGTTTCATGGTTTCCAAACCCAAAGCTGAGTTCTGGGATTTAGTGATTGAGAATTTGAAGCGGCCAGAGCTTCCTTTCTACGCAATCGGGAAACATGCAACCGTGCTTCTAACAACAGGACCCGGTTTTCTGACTCGCGTGATTCGAACCCAATACCGTGGTATTCTGGCCCATTTACCCTCAAAAGTGTGGAATCCGGCCACTAGCAAGGAGATTGCGAATGGCAAGGCCTATCAGAAAGCGGTCTCCCAGAATGCAGTCCTTTACAATTTGGATGGTCGCTCTTGGCATGGACTTGATTCCAAGCTTTTTAATCTCTTTGCTACCACTTCGAACTGGGTTTTGGTCGCCATCGTGGGATTCCTTGTCCTACTAATTGCATTTTTGCTCTACAGGAGATATTCTAGAATCGGGCCCGAGGACTCCTTCTCTAACTACTTACTGTTACCCAAACGAAAACCCGTGGCCTATTCTTGGGTTTGAAATTCTACAATTGCAACAAAAAGTTCTCAGATCTCTACCCACAACCCCACTTCGATGCTAATTTTTCGTCCTTTTTCACACGTCAGTATGTGTGCAAAGGTCTTCGCTTTCTGCAAGTTTGCACTTTTCCACTTTCCTTTTTCGATTTTGAGATCCCAATTTTCTCGTGCGAAAAAGGACGCAAAATGAAAGTTCCCTTCCCTATTTTCGTATTCTCATAGTTGTCGTGTCGAACTGAAAACTAGGAAAAGATCGGATTTCAAGTTACTTGAAATCTGTTATTGGTTTACATTTAGTCGAAATGAGCTAGTGTTCCTTTTCCTAGTTTTCTCCCGATTGGTCCTGGGATCTGAAAAATCTCTTGATACTGTTTCATATTTCCCTTCAATGCCGCGTCCAAACCCTGAATCCAAGTCTCCTTATCGAAAAGATAGATCTGAAACTCATTGATTCCACCATAAGTTTGAAGTAGCATCAAGTGATCCTTGAAAAGGATGAGACCAAAGAAATGGGATTCATAGGAATTGTCCATGGTGAAGAAGTGAACTCCACGCAGAGCTCGAAGCTCAAAAGCACTTTCGAGATCTTGACCTTCTTTCTCCTTAAACGGCTTTCCGATTAACACCTTCGAGAAGTAGAAAGCTCCGTACCAGCAGCCACTGGCTACGTCATCCAACACCTCTTCATCACATTCGCCCATCTCTCGAACCATCTCCACTAACTGCGTCCAAGAGATTCCTGGCAGCTTTTGAAGTAATACCTGCTCTTCAGCGTTAGCACCAACTAGATCCATCAGCGCGTTCAATTCCTTCAAATCAACCGCCATTGTAACTGCGTTTAAATGTTGAGTTATAATTGTTCGATTTCGAACGAAAAAGTCATTTTTCCGGAGTTCCAATTTTTGATTTCGTTCTTTCGGCTCTTTTTTACTCTAACCCAAAGATGCTTCCATTTCCAGCCAATACCAAGTATGAGTTTCGAGAGAAGTTTCGCTTTGCACCCAGTGTTGGTATTGCTACCGTCCTAGCTTACGACCGAGTCAACTTTCGAAACGTTGTCGTCAAATATTGTAGCAGCCGAAATGGAATGGGTTTCAATATTCTGAAAAACGAGGCCAAAATGCTAACGCTGGCGGAGTCACCTTACGTGGTTAAGAAGTACGAGGAGTTTCTACACGCTGGAGCGCTAGAAGGTATTACATATGGCTTCCTGGTGGAAGAGTTTTGTCCCGGCAAGGATCTTTTGACCTCCATCAACGAGAAGGGGGCCATGACCGAGGCCGAGATTCGAGCACTGGCACAATGGGGTCTGTTGGCAATTAAGGATCTACAGGATAAGAATCTGATTCACTCCGATCTAACGCTGGATAACATTCTGATTACCGATGGTGGCTATCGACTCTCGGATTTCCAGTTCGCTTACACAATGGACGATGAACCTGGTTACGCTCATGGTGCCAAAGACTATATTTCCCTGGAGCATAACACGCACCGTGGATTTCACATCAATGTTTGGCAGTTGGGTGTCTGTCTCCATGCAGCCTTTAGCGGTCAGTATCCATTTGCCGGAGAGACAATTCCGGAGGTAGCGGCGACTATTAAGAAGAGCGGTTATCGACCTCCGACAGAGGCGAGTCTTCAGCTCCAGGAGTTTCTGAGTGACATGCTAGTTCCTAACTACAAACATCGGGCCACCGTGGAACAGCTTCTGAAGCACCCTTTTCTTCGTCCGGAGTGAAAGTAAAGGTTATTAGAAAACGAGATTTATCCAAAGTTAAATCTTGACAGCAGTAAATGGGTACAAACTGTGGATCCCATCCAGCACCAAACACCGATAACCTCTGCAGTTCACATATCGGTCAACTCTATGAAGGACAACATTTTTGTACAATTGCCGGTTCCAGCGGGGATCCTCAAAGAGGTGATTATTGTGGCGCTATTGGAGATAAAGGAGAATGGGGTGTTTACAGTCAAAACGGAACCTGTGAATATAACAGTTGTGACACTCGAACCGACTTTGGAAGTGGTTGTTGTGATGGTTGTTGCGGCATTGTGGGAAGTGGGGTCACCTGTCGCCGACAGGGGTTTGCTGGTGACCCAATGGCCTGCTGCTTTCAGGATCTCTGGTGCGAATTAGCGGGGGATCTCTCAATTATCAATAGCGACAGTAACAGTGGAACCTCTCTCTACCCGAAGTGCTTTGAACCGGGAAGTAGTGGAAAACGAACCTGTGCACCCGAGTATCGGGATTTAGGCTCCGATGCTTGCTCCGAACAGCTGGTTAATTATTGTTCCGGGGATTTGCAAACCGATTTAGGTTGGACCTCCCGTTGGACGGAGGATAATGTAACCATCTCCACTCCCGGTTTCAAACAACTGGCCACTGTTAACCAACCTTGTATGCGTTTGCTACATCGAATTCTCTATAAGAACAATGCTCCTTTGGCCTGCCAAGCCTTCCAAAGCACCAATGTGCCAACGGCCCCAACCGGAACTAATGTTTCCAGTGAAGGCTTTATTTGGGCTCAGAAGATGATGGCGAAGGTGATTCAGAATTACGTCAGCAATGGCGGCAAATTAGATGCCATGGAAGGTGAACCTGGGGGTAACATTAAGTTCAATCGATTGGTGAAACAAATTTGTAGTCAAACTCCGGGTCTCTGTTATCAAGGTTTGAAGCAGTTTTGTTCATCGGCCACGGTGGATGGAATGGCGGATCACTTGGAGACGCTAAAGTGGTGCGGTTGCTACATGCCGCCGGAACAGTACTCTAAGTACACGAATTTGTACCAGATTAACCCGGAATGCACTCCAACCTGCAATAATGACTTGGCGATTCCCCTTCCGGACGATAAGGGAACTGGTGTTAAGTCCTGTCAACAGAGTCTTTGTATCATTGACGATGTCTCCATTAACCTGATTCGATCTCGAGTTGGGGGTGATGAATTCGGGACCGGGATTAGTATCGCTAATATTTGTAACTCCTGCGCTTCGTCTGGAAGCGGAACCTCCCGTTGCGATTGTAAGATTTCCAATATCAACATTACGGCTATTGACTCTGAAATTGGAGGTCAAATTAATATTTCTAATAGTTGCCAAAGCACTCAGTGTTATACTGAAATTGTTGGAAGTGATGGTTCTATTAGCAAGGTACCTAAGGATTGTAATGGTGATGAAGCAGTTGATCCATATACAGAACAACTGTTAGCTCGACAGAAGAAATTGCGAACCTTAACCAAAGCTAATAACGTTAAGATTATTTTAATTCTACTGGGCGCTGTACTTGTTTGCTTGGTTATTTGGCTAATTCTGCGACCCAGCGGAATTCCAGAGACAACAGTTGTTATTGAGGGAATTCCCAACCCGATGGCCTCCGTACCCGTCAAAGGGACCCATTTTGAACGATTTCCACCCAGTCATCACAAAATGCAATCTATTCGGCAACAAGGAGTTCGAAGCACTTCCACGGCGGGTCCTCAATTACTAAAGTTTCGCAGCATCGAAAAGCAAAAATGAATTCCCACTTAAAGGTAGTTGGGAATCATAAAATGGCCTCCGTTCTCGAGAAGCTACAAGCGCTTTTGTTGCTTTCGCCATATGATACGCGCCGTTCAGCAGCGCATGAAGCGGTATTATTGGTCTTCATTTTAAATCCGGAGCCAAGTCCTAAGAATTTGGGTTATTATGCCATTTTGGAAACCTCTGATGACATTGAGTATCTAACGGATCGGGCTCGATGGCTGTGTCAACAATTGAATGTGGAAGAGATTGAATTCCGCATTCGACCCACCCGAAAGCTGTTGGAGATCGACGATCAAGCATCAACCCAGGAAATTCAAATCCGGGATTCGACAGAAAACCCTGAACTAAAGTCCAAGGTGGAACGGCTTCGGGAGCAAATCCGAAGCCGAAAGCAAAAGTTAGAAGCTTTAATGGATTCTTGGCAGTCTGCCGAGTACGTTCCCGAAAGTCCTCAGCATCTAGCTCAACTTGCCTACCAATTACTTCGCTCCCGTCAAAACATGACTAAACTAGATCAACAGCTGGAGTCCAATCGGCAGCAGTACAATCAAACGTTGACCACTATCCAACAAGTGGCTAAAGTTCGGGATTCATCTACACTTTGCAATTGGTTTCCTTTACTGAAACAGCACTTAGCCGCGTTTGACGATCTTCCTTTGGCGGAACAAATCATCAGCTGCTTTGAAGCGCATTTGGCTTCGATTTTACCACCCCCGTCTCCAATTGTACCTAAAACTGAATTCCCTGCCGTGATACCTGAATCGATAACAATTGCTGTTGACACCGTTCTCGATGGACCCGCTCCGTCTCTATCATCTTCGTTACACCAGCTCGGTCAAGCCCTTGAGGGCACTGCAGTCCCCGTTCCCGAAGTCGCTTCACTCCCCACTGCCGCTGAAGTCAATTCATCCTCAGACGTCCCCGTTGCAACTCCCGGCCCTGTCACTATCGGAAGCAACACCGCTGAACTTCCTTCGTCGATTCCGGTGGAAGTAGTTCCCGAAGTCGCTTCACTCCCCGTTCCCGAAGTCGCTTCACTCCCCGTTCCCGAAGTCGCTTCACTCCCCGTTCCCGAAGTCGCTTCACTCCCCGTTCCCGAAGTCGCTTCACTCCCCGTTCCCGAAGTTACTCCCGACGCGGAGATTGAATCCGAGGCAGAGGTTACGTTTTCTGTCGCTCCTGAAACGACCTTACCCGGGGCAACGGGCCTGGCACCGACGGAAACCGGTGGCAAGAAGAAAAAGAAGCGAAAGAAGCCCACTCACTAACATATTTCATTCTTATGGAATATGCTATTCATAGTGCCGAATCAGAACCACTAGAAAAGAAGGATGAATCTTGGCTCTCGACCGAAAAGAGAAAGGGAATCGAAGCCGTTGAAAGAAAGTCGCTTTCTTCACCGTTCTTCTCATTTTTAAGCTTTCCAAAATGCAGAATGAAGTAGCGTTTGTTATCGTTCTAGTCGTTATTTTATTTGTCAGTATCTACTTATTGTCACATTGGAGTACTTCACTGAAACAAACAGCCTCAACGTCTACCGTCATTTCTGGCTATAAAAAGGCTTCACTCAATATGCTATGTAATGTTGACGGGGAGGAGGCTACCGGTGATATCTCTGGTTTACCAACGGACTATATTCCTCAAGTTTGTGGTAATGATTTGGTTTGTGTGGCGAATCCGGGGAAAACTTGGGGCTTTTGCAAAAAGGATATCGGAGAGGTATGTACTAGTCTCTACGATTGTGGTCCCGATGCTAAAATGTGCGCTCTTGGACTTTGTATTACCGGTGCTCCGGGCGATTTTCGAAGTCCTTGTATTGGAGGTACCACCTGTAACGCCGGAATGACTTGTACGGGAGGTCTATGTCTTTCCAATTTAGGACAATCCTGTAGCAAATCGGTGGGCTGTGTCAGCGATTTCTGCAATCCAAACACCGGTGTTTGTGAAACCAAACGGGGACCCTTGGCCAGCTGTTTTGTTCGAGGTATGTGTCAAACCGGCTACGAATGTGATACCGTTAACGGGTACTGTCAGTTGAAACAAACTAGTGGGGAACCCTATTTTACCGGAGATCAAGGGTCTCTTTGCAACTACATGGGGACTACGGCTTACTGTGATGTTGACTCCACTACCTGTTTTCACGATCGAGCCACTAGTGCTACGACCGGACGCTGTGTGAAACAGATCGGTGCGCTGGATAGCGTTTGTACGGCGGCAACGACCACCTGTTACAATCATCTTAGCTGCTACAATGGGAAATGCCGATTCAAGGTCTACAACGGCTACGATCAACCGTTAGCTCCTAACGCCGATAGTGCAACCACCAATCCATGCCCACCCGGTTGGTCTATTGACTTTAATGTTGGAGCCCAATACTGCGCCATTCAAGATACTAATTCCCCGGCCATCGTCACTGGTGACTGCAAAAACGGCCTTTCCGTTCCCGGTGTAGTCCATCTCTTCCGTTGGAAATATAACGACCGATCGGGTATCTGGACTCGAATTGATAGTGCTCTTCAGCAACCGGGTCTCGGAGCCCATCTTTCACCCTCCACGGTGGCGGGAATGTTCTTTATGGGTTACTATCCGGGCGCCGGCAACGATTACATGGACATTTACTCCGGCGCCGGGAGAAAATATCGGCTTCGATTTGTAGTCGATGGAGTCCAAACAACCGCCATGACAATTAAGCAGATCCGATTGACCAATCAGTACTACGTTGTTTGGGCCACCTTCACCAGCTATTTGAAATACACAACCTCCGGAAGCAATTTTGTTCCCGTCGTCAAAACCGATGGAACCGCCAACAGTGGAACCGGGACCGTTCTAACGACATATGATCGATTGATCGCGGTTCCTCGGAGTGGAGGTCCTAGTTTGGGCGCCGGTATTGCGCTCAACACCTCCTTTGGAAGCTCCTTTAGTGCAACAGCCACTCTTCGCGATTACTACGGTCCCTTTTTCGCTGGATCCGCCAGTTCCATGGCCAACACGGTGACCAGTTTTGATGGTTTCGATGTTGACGATCGAGTCTTCAACAGTACCTTCCCTCTCCGTTTTGGAATTCACTATACCAGTGGCAGTAACACCATCTTTGCCACCGATAGCGTCACCAGTTTTCCAATTGTCAGCGGAGTTCCCACTCTGAATAGTCAGTACATTTTGGCCTATCGAACCGTCGACACTCGAGGAATTAATGCCGATTGGATGAAGTTTACCTACAATGCTGGTAATTTAACCAGCGATCCAAATTGGTCCAAGTCCTATTTTTACCATCTCCGGGGACAGAAGGTGGTTTGGGCTGGAAGTGGAAGTTCAACCAGCTTCCTCAACACTCAGAATTACAATATTCACGGTTTGGAAATGATTCAGAGTGCAACGGAGAATTCGACCAACCCTCGAATCTGGTATCTAGTCAATGGTAAAAGTTTGTCAGAAACGATTACCGGACCTAAATCCTCTGGGGACGAGGTTTATTTGAAAGAATACAATAGCACGCACGAAATTATGATACCAGGAAAAATTCTTGGAGCAGCCTCTTACAGTGGTTTCAACACCGATGGTACACCCAAATACATGACTCCAATGACATATTCTCCAGTTGATAATTCTGTTTACGTTATTTCCTTCGGGTGCCAATAAAAATTGATAAATCGCCAATCTAGAAAAAATGATTCTTCCAAACTGATCGCGAGAAATCAATACACACTTACCTCATCCTTATCAAATGGCACTGGCAGAACATATCAACGGAGCGATTGCTTCGATTTTGGGGTTGTCCCAGAAGGAGGACAAGTCCTATCCTTTCCGGGTCTTGGACTCAGAGCCGGAAAAGGGGATCTACCTCGTTCATTACGATGTGGAAAAGGTTCGCGAGGAGGAGGATCCGACAGTGCTGACGTTGCGTGGTGTAGTGGTCGACATCAACTCCACCATTGTCGCCGAATCCTTTGGTTATACACCTGAGGTGAAAGCGGATTCGATCATTGTCGGCGAGGATGGTCTCGTCAAGCTGACGGATACCGATGGTGTAGAGCGTGTTTTTGAGGCCGAGTCGGCATCCTTTCAGCCGATGTTCCAGGGTACACTGCTTCGTGTTTACCGCAGCTACGGGAAGACCTACTTCTCGACTCACAAGAAGCTGGACGCCTCCAAGAGTCACTGGGGTAGCTCCGCCTACTTCGTCGACCTCTACAAGTCGCTAGGTGGTCCCTCGGAGGAGGAGTTGTTCGACCTTAGCAAGCAGCACTCGCCCTACTGCCACATGTTCATGGTGGTACATCGCGATCTGATGGTGACGACCAAGATGCCGATGACGGAGGATGGCGGCTTCGTCCTCTACTTGGGCTCGGCGAAGGAGTACAGTCATCCCGATGAGACTGAGGAGGAGGGTCTACCGGCAACCAAGTACAACCCCGAAACGGTTGATTGGGAGTCTCACTTTGAGTTGGAGGATTCCGGTACTGGGGAGGTGGAGCCTGATTTCACGGTGAAGGCGGGCAAGATTCGTTTTCCAGCCACTTTTAGTCTGGAGGATGCCAACGCCTTTTTGCACAAGGGCTACCACCAGACGCTGAAGATTCCAGCGGGGTTGGACCCTCGACTGCTGCCAGGTGAGGCGGTCCTCTGTCGCTACAAGATGGAGGACGGTAGCGAGGCGCTACTGAAGATTAATCCCGCTTGCTCTGTCTTCCGGGACATGATTGTCGGCAACAATCCCAACGGCATTCACCGGGCCTTCGAGCTTTTGACCAAGTCCTACTACCCTCGAGGTGCAGAGGTTGACACCTACGATCACGACTACCCGATTCTGGGTCATGTGACTACCGATGTCCTGTCGGATATCGCGAAGGAGCTGGGTGACAACGCCTTCCTTCTGCCGCCGAAGCTAGAGGGTTCCAAGGCGGAGCTGCTGGATCCTCGGGACAAGGAGTCTAGGAATCTGCGCTTTGGCAATCTAATGCTGCTGTACGCGCTCTCCCTTCCCATCTACTGGCAGATGGACGCACTGGGCTACATGGACGAGGTCTATCGGCGCCGAGCAACGCTGATCACCTTCATCTGCAACAACTTCAAGGAGATCCATGAGGGCAAGTTCGGAACCGAGGGTGGTTGGAAGCGGATGCAGGCGATTGCGGGAACTGCTTACGACAACGCCAAGAATCGTCTAGAGCGCGGCGAACAGCGGTCGATTACCTGGTTCGTAAAGGACAACCTCCGCAATTTCCTTCAGAAGGAGGCGGGTGTTTCCCTCTACAAGATGGTGAAGGAGTACGAGCGCTACATGTCACCCAAGCCGGCACCATCTACACCACCTGCAGCCGGTGATTCGTCAGAGTAAGAAAACAACATATTTGGACTTCGGTCCACATATGTGCAACAATAGGTTTGAGAACCAATTCCCGAGAACAAAGACTTACGTTTCACATTTTTGACTTTACACCATTTCTAATGTTAATTCTTAAATCTCGAAAATAATCCTTTATTTGTCGTTTCTGATTTTCCGTTGTTTTGTTGTGAGCCAAAAGTGATAATTTTAACTGCGCTTTTGGGCTTCGTAACCTAATTGTACTCAACAAGTAACCGTTCTACACTATGTCCAGCCGACGACTGATTGATTACTTTGCTAGCGACGAAGTTCGTAGCGCGCTCCAAAAGAGCATTCGACGGGGTCTTCTGACCGATTCCGTTTACTGGGGTTACATTCTTTTCCGAAAGGAAGGAATGCTAAATGCCTGGGAATTCATCATCAAAATCTGTTTGTCTGATATTGGTCCTGCTGAACCTTCAGCGATTATGGCAATTATGCAACTGCGGCAACTGGAAAATTTAGACGCTTTTGCTAGCGCATGTGCATTACTTTCCACTTTGCCAAAATCCTTGGTTAACTTTTTTGGCGCTGGACTCTATCCCGAATTTGAGAAATCACCTCAAGCCTGTGCCCAAATCGCACGTCCTGAAGTGGCGGGTATTATGCTTCGTCAAGTCCTAAAACGCGAAGACATTGGCCTGTCCATCTACTACACTAAAATTCTACTTTTTACCGAGCAAAAGACCGCTGACGGACGCCCTGGTTATGATTTAGTATGGCACATTTTCGAGAAGGCGATTGGTGGCTCCGAGTATCGAAACCGGGATTACGTTCTTAAGTACTTGGCGGTACTAAAGGATGCTTGCGGTTCAATCCAAAACGTTAAATTGACCCGGTATGCACTGCTCCAAATGATTCACCTTTGGTGTACCAACAAGGACGATATTCCGGTGGAGAATGTCTTCTACGAGGTTCAAAAGGAAGTGCAGCAGTTCGTTGGTAAAATCCAGGAAAACTCAAATCCCGACTTCGAAATTCCAGATTACGCCTTGGATATGACCACCGAGCGAGGAAGTCGAATGGGTCGACGAACTATCCACTACCTAACCGAAGCCCTGATTTTGGATTCGGAGGATGTGGAGTGGAAGGATCTGACTCGCAAATACCTTCTCACCATTTATCCGCGAATTTTCGATGAGAGCGGGAAAATTGTAGCCAAGGTTACTCCGCCTAAGACCCCCACCGGTACTAGCGTTCGGGCCACTCGAGAAAAGTTAAGCACCATTCGTCTTTGAGACCCAAACTCCATTCTACTCACACATTAACTCCCTCACACATTAACTCATATGTCTACAAGGACATATGAAATCTACAATTAAATCACCGTACCTTAGGTACCGCAGAAATTAGGCACGGTATTGTCATCATTTTGACCCACTTCAACACAGGGACAATTTAAAGATCCACCGTCCAACGGTTTGATGCATTTGTCAATAAACTCCCGCATTTTATTTGCCATTCGGGTCACGGTTTTGGTTCCATCCTCATTCTCGGTTACACATTTCCAATCGTTGTAACACCAAGGATTAGTTCGTTTTTGACAGATACTATTTTTGTTGGCAGTAGCTGACGCCATAAAAATGAAGAGAACAAAGGTCAAGGTTAAAAAGCAGCAGAGGGTGTATAACCATGGCGACATTTAATAGCTCTCCGAAAATCCGGAAACCGAAACTACTCGGTTGATGTTGCTTTCACCTGTGATGCCTTGGAAAGTAAAGAAACCTGACATTCCGTAGCACCGCTAGCGGTTTGACGATACGCCTTATTCTTACATTCACTGGTCGTTCCACTACAGAAGAAAACTGGGCAACTGGGATTTTCGGTGGTTTCGCAGAGTGTTAAGGCGCTCTTACTGGCCATGTAAAAAGCGATTGCCCCAATATTCAACAGAAAGATTAGAATTACAACGAAGATCGCCGATGAAGATGTTCCCATTTTCTAAAGTTCGAACTTAAGTAAAGAAATGTCACTCCGTTTGGAAGATTTTATTCCGACTTTCCTTGAACAGGATGACCCCGATATTCAGTTTGAGATGGCTAGGCGGAAAGAATTTGCGGAATTGGTAACAGAACCCCGAGAGGATCCACCCGCCCCTGGAGGGTTCTACCGACACCAGATGGCTTTTCAGCGCCTACTGCATAACACAAATTCCTGTCTTTGTATTCACGAAACCGGAACCGGCAAATCTTGTAGTGTGATTGGTCTAACCGAGTATTACAAGAAGAATACTAAGCAGATTAAGCGTATTTACGTTATTGAGCGAGGACCCTCCACCGCCGATGAATTTCAGCGTCAAATTGCGTTTTCCTGTACCAAGGGTGATTATATTCCGGACCGAGCTCGTAAAGCGGATGTAAGTTCCCGAGAGCGAAAGCGAGCCATTAGTAACGAGGTCAGTCGCTGGTACTCCATTATGAAGTACAGCGATTTCACCAAGGAGGTAACCGCTAAAACAGATGATGAAATTCTGGAGGATTATTCTGGTTGTATCTTTATTGTTGATGAGGCCCACGGTCTGCGTAACGACCCAACAAATCGGGGTTCGGATACGGAGGGTGCCTACAATGCTCTCTGGCGAGTCTTTCATCTGATTCAACGTTCCAAGATTATTGTCATGACGGCAACCCCAATGATCAACAACGTTCGAGAGATTGCCATTATGATGAATTTGATCCTACCGGCGGATCAACAGATGCCGATCAACTGGGACTACAACCTGGTAACTCGAACGCAATTGGAGCCCTTCTTCCGAGGGCGAATCAGTTACATTCGGAGTCAGGACAATGGTGTTCGACCCAACTACCAAGGAGAATTTATCGATCATGTTCACAACGTGGTTCGACCTACCGCGGCAGCGGAAAAGGCTGATTACGAATTCTTCGCCGCCGTTGCCCATATCGATCCTGTGACTCGAGAGTTGAAGTATGAAAATGTCAAACAGCCGGCGGTGGAGACGGAGACGGTGGAGATTGGAAGTCAGGTCGTAATTGAGCCACTTTCTATGGTTCCTGGAGGCATTCAAGAGCAAACCTACACTGAGACTATTGGTACCGGAGGTCAGGGTGATCAGCTGTCTGATAAGTCAAAGCAAGCCTCTATTATGGTTTTTCCCAACGGTCAGTTTGGAGGTAATTTCCCACGAGCCAATTCAAAGGCCAAATCTAATTACGGTATTGCTAAATACGTAGAATCTCTCAGGAAGGATGAGTACCGAATCAAGGATAAGGAATTGGTGGAAATGGTAAAGGATCCAGAGAAGCTAGAGGAATTATCGGTCAAGTTTGCAAAGATCGTAGAGGTAGAGCGACCGGAGAAAGATAAGAAGGGCCGCTGGAAGCCGAAGGGTGCATCTTATGTCTATGGTGATTACTTTGTTGGCGGTGGTGGCGCTTTAATGCTGGGATTGATTTTGGAGCAGTATGGCTTCGAGCGTTTTACGGAGAATCGCTCCGTTTTTACTGCTATGGAAGGAGATTCCACCCGTTCTGTTCGACACACTTTTACCAAGAAGCCTCGCTACGGCTTTTTAACCAACGAAGCCACCACCACCTGGCGTCACCTATTGGAGATTTTCAACTCCCCGGAGAACGTCGACGGTGAATATGTTCAGATGATTATCGCAACCCCGACCGCACGTGACGGTGTCAACATTTACAACGCTGTTCGGGAGTGGATTTTGAATCCTGGTTGGCACCAGAGCGGTATGCACCAGGCGAAATCTCGAATCTTTCGTGCTATGTCGCATCAAGCTCTACTGGAGAAGGAGCGTCGACGGTTGATCAAAGAGGGTCTCGATCCGGAGGAGGCAACAATTGACGTCAAGGTTTATCAATTGGTAGCTGTTTCTCAAAGTGAGGATATTCGGGATGAAGATGCCTCCATTGATCAATCACTTTACATTAAGGCGGAGTCAAAGGAATTTGGAATTAAGCGCATGCTTCGAATTATGAAGGAAATGGCAGTTGATTGTATGCTCCATTACGGACGTAACTATCGCCCCAGTGATGAGGATTACTCGGAAGCTTGCGACTACGGAAAATGCATGTTTAAGTGCTATTCGGCTCGGCACCGGCCTCGTGAAGGTGCGGAGGGGATGGCTATGGGTCAAGGGCCAAAAGAGCATGAGATTGATTTTGCCAATTACGATATTCTGTATTCGGAGGGAATTGTGGAAAACTGTATTAATCACATTGTGGAGATCATGCGAATTCGAGCCTCTATTACATTGGAGGAGCTCTACCAGACAATAGATCTCAACATCTTTGAGGGGGAAGAGACTCGCTATAAGAAGAAATTCTACCATGTCGCCATCGAACGCCTAATGGATGAGAAGAGGCAGCTCCTGGACCGATTTGGGTTTCCCTGTTATTTGAATACCGATGGGCACACCGTTTTCATTCAATACGACTTTTTAGTGACCAGCCGAGATGAACGAAGGCAGGATCTCGCCTTCTATAGTGAACAATTGACCAGCATCTACGAGCTTTCTTTTGATAAGATTCTTTTGGATCGCCAATCTTTCGATCAGCTACGAGTTTTGGTGACCTTACGCAACATTCCAAATCCGCTGATTGATCCGGAATCCTTTGAGGAAGTGGTTCGAATTATCGATTCGGTTCCATTTCAAACCAAGCTATGGCTTTTTGAGGATGCGCTCAATCGCATTAGTTATGATGAGTTAGCCAATTACGTGGAAGCAGGCGGTATTAGGGAAATCACGGAGGATGAAGCTCCTATCAATCAGCTGGATTATGCTATTTTGGAGAAGTTCCACTCCTATTTCTTCTATTTTGCACGTCCAGAGGAGGATATTGAGAATTACAAGCGGGATCTACATGCTGCCACTATTGGTCGCCGGGGTCGAAAGAGAAAGGATGGTTCTCTACCAACGGTAACCACCAAATTTGTTGGACCTCCGGATATTAATTCTGTCAATGAGAAGGGAGAACCGGTAAAGGTTGTTTATGCTCACATTCTTTACAACATTAAGCCAGCCAATACATCCTATGGAGCCAATAAGAAGATTTTGCACAACATTGTCAGTGTTCGAATTAAGCCAGAGGGAGAGAGCTGGCAAGTGGTTGACAATTTGGAGCTGGAACCTTATCTTTTCGCTATCAATCAGCAGCGACAGACGGAGATGATTCCAAGTGAGGGTGTTTATGGAACCTTAGCCCCCGATAAGAGCGGGAAGAATGTTTTCCGCATTGTTGACTTGGAAACGAAACCGGGTACTACAACAAAGGGTGGCGGCAAAATTGATCAACGAACAAAAGCATCGGGTAAGGCGTGCACTAGTTGGCTAATTCCGGATTTGATGCGCCTTCTTTTACGTGAGGAGATTGGTTTCCTTGGCATGGAGAAGGTTAGAGTACCGGAAACTCGCTCCGAAATGGAGAAATACTTAGTAGAGACTAAGCGATTTGCTAATGGTAGAGAGCAGTTGAAGATTTACAGCACTGATGAGCTTCGATTCTTCTGTCAGTGGTACTCACAAGATTTGAAGAAAGCGGCAATTTGTGACATTCTGCAGAAGGATTTCGAGGAGAAGGAGAAGATAATTAAGAGCTAAATTCATCCGTTAGGACGAATCAGGGTCGAAGGAGCTAAATTCATCCGTTAGGACGAATCAGGGTCGAAGGAGCTAAATTCATCCGTTAGGACGAATCGGGGTTTGATATCACGTATTTCATTCAAAATGAAATACGTTTACTCGGCAATAGTATAATGCGTTAGAGCGGTAAAGTTAATAACGACGTTGGGTGGACCTACGTACTTTGTCTTAGATCCGAAATACTCTTCCTCGGAACCGTGATGAAGAAATTCTAGTGGTGGCAGTAGCTTGATCTCCGGGGTTCCAAAGATATCAAGGGACAGAAGTCTAAAAATAGGTCCGGCGTCGGCATAAATAGCGCCGAAACTTCGAGCGTCCGCACTCTTCTTCTTGTGACAAAAATCGGTAAACGCACACTCTAAGCGGTGGTAGTTGCCAACGCAAGTGTAAACTCGAAGCTTCTTTCCATCATCGTCCTTTTCCTCACGGTAGCGAATCGGAATTCCGAAGCGCTCGGTTGTAATCTCCTTTCGGCACCAGTTACAGCGAAGGCTTTGATCGTGAAGAGTTACACACTGATAACAATGCGTGGCACTCTTTGTCTTCGAAGGTTGCGTTTCAGTGACAAAAACCTCCGTCCTATCAGGATTGAGCTCATTGAACTTACCCTCTCGATAACTCTTCAAAATAGAATCAGGGTTAATCCGACGGATCGAGAGAGTGTTATTGCTGCGAAGGAGCGACATCTTCAAATTTTGAATTTCGCAACGGTAACAATTTAAAATTCAAAGATGGCGAGCACCAAAACCGGATATCTGGCAGTCTTTACCGGACCTATGTATGCAGGAAAGACTACGGCAGCTCTGCAGCATGTAGCTTTTCTAGTGGGTCGCAATGCTAGTTACGGTAAATTCTCCCCTCTTATCATCAATAGTGCCAAAGATACACGAGCGGCAGATACACTTTCTACCCATTCACCTCTCGCTATCAATACCGCTGGCTACGAATCCATTAAATTGGTATCATTAAAAGAGGCACCCATTGAAGGTCATGATCTCATCTTCATCGATGAAGCCCAATTCTTCGGTGATGAGCTATTGGCATGTATCGAGAATTGGCTAGAGCAGGGCAAGTACTTAGTGGTGGCGGGTCTTAACGGAGACTTCAAGCAGCAGCGTTTTGGTCAACTATCGGATTTACTCCCAAAAGCGGACAAATTTGAGGTTCTAACCGCTACTTGCCACTACTGTATGGTAGAGGCGATGGAACGAGTCGGTGTGGCGGCTTACAGTCAGTCGGTACCTGCTCCTTTCACCGTCAAAATCGCGGGAGACAAAACTTCCCAGATCGAAGCCGGTACCTATATCTATCGTCCATCGTGTCGTTACCACTTTGACTTCCAAAACAAGCTCTAAAGTGGTCAGCTTCGTAGCCACAGTTTAACACATTTATCCAAGGGATAAATGTTGTAGTCAATGTATGTATTGAATTGTGAGGCGGGAATCACTCCACCGCTATTTTTGATTCGTCGTCATCCGCTTCCGCAGCTTCTGGATGGGCCAGTTTTTCCAGGATTCGATCGCGATACCAGTCAAAGACTTTGTTGGCAAACTCCTCGTTGATCGTGATTCTCTGAGCCCCACATTTACTGAGAAAGGGTGCAAAACTTGATGTTTCCTCCGGAGGCCAAGTAGAAATCTCCAACATTCCACACGCCTTCCAGTTGAACTCCATTACAGTGGAGTACTCATCCGGACTCTCGAAATCGTTGTCATTGGGGAGAATGTAAGTGGAATCGAGCGTCTTATCGGTTCGAAAATCCTGCAATTTCTCCAGAGCTCGGTTCCATCCAACATGTGAAATTCCGTCCCGAAGCTTAATCTCCAGAGTGATTTCCCACACTCCAGGAATCCGAAACCCAAACGAGATTCCGGTCGAAGTAAACTCCATTCTGATAAGCAGTTATTTGGACTCTGGGCGAGTATTCAAAATCACTTTTTACCTTCAGGTCCATATAATAATGGTTAGTAAGTAAGGGTAGATTGGGTAAATAGCTACAGGACCGGTGAAGGTTCCCAAATTGAAGCCGGTGCTACACTGACAACAAATTCTAAAGCATAATTTCAGTCTTCTAAAATGAACCTTCGCAGTTGGTTTGTCGCTCTGGTGATCTTTTTCGTATTAATTTGGATGATCAATATTGAATACTACTTGTACATTCTGGCATCGGATGCTATGCCATACAAGGTTACAACTCAAGAGGCACCTACCGTTCCAACTCTGAAGAGCATCTTCGAGGACAATTCAATTCCTTACCATCTGGTGAAAGATCCGAGAAAGAAGAAGCGTTATACCAACCGATACCGTCCATTTGGTGGAAAGGGAAATGTGTTGGGAGTGAGAAAGCAGCCATTGAAGTCAATGGATAACTATGAGGTAAAGGAACCTTCTGGGAATGATCCAATTGAGGTGGTTTAAGACACATTTTGACACATTTTGACACATTTGAGAAAATCTCAAATGTGGATATTTTGGTTTGATTCCACCAGAATCAAACTTAATCGAAAAAGGTTGCCGAAACCGGGACTGTCATATTTTGTCTCTCCTTCTCCTCCTTCAGTTGCTGAAGAGCGAATCGATAATCCTCGATTAATTCTGGAAGGTTGAAATTAGCGTTTGAATCCAGAAAGAAGCTGATGCATTGTTCCCCTTGGTTCCGAAAAAAGACTCGAAAGCCGGTCTTTCCGAGATCTTTTGGTCGCAAAGGAATGTAAGTGAGTCGACCACGAGAATTAAAGAGAATGGGAATCGGCTTCGTCACCATGGGAAATTGATCGTGACGTTGCTGACTTTCATTCGATGACTCTAAGGTATCCTCAATAATCCCAATCTCCAAACGATTCTTAATGACTGGAAGATGAAGATGGGTCTGATGATGTCCATCGTCAACGTCTACACTCGAGTAATGTCGATAGTAATGAAGATTTCGAAGAAAATGATGGTACTTATTCTGGAGGTAGGTCTGAAGAAGTTGGTACCCGAGAACGAGAAGTTGACGATTTCGGTAGATGAAGTTCAATCCCAGAAGCAGAAGGGAGTAAAATGCAAGGGTAAGCATTTTTCTTTGGGTGCCAAGTTTTAAAGAGGATCAAAATTCTTGTGGGAGTTTTGATTTCTCGAGGATATATACGAATTTATCGTATATGTCGTATAATGTTAACAAGAATAACATCTACTTGTAAATCTTCGGCAGAATGGCTGGTGCTCGCCAGGACTCCATCAGTCGCTTCAGCTCCGTCTCCTTCTGATAAGAGCCGTTGACAGTGTAGTCGTTGATTGGCTTAGAGGTTTGCATGAAAACAATCTGTCCAATCCGATCTCCCACCACGAGGAGCATATTCTGGTGACTGTGATTGGTCAGTCTCATCGAATATCGCCCGAAAAATCCTACGTCACCCCACCCTCCGTCATCACAGATTGTTAGACAGGCTCGAGTACTAGAGGATTTTGCCCGCAGCATGGTATTGATGTCAACTCGGCCACCAATGAACTCCTGCGTGTGACCCAAAATGGACTCTCCGGGTTTTAGGCAAATAACTTTAGCGTCCGCAGGAATTCCAATGTCTTCAACTTTAATATCATCGTCCAGAGATAGTACCAGCTCCGACATCGGAATTGCTTTCTCCAAATGATTCCAATACGAATTAGCAGTAGAACCTCGCGTTGGGCAAACGAACTGATTGGAAAGTGTTTTTTCGAGCACATGTTCCGAGTGCAAACGAAAATATGAAGAGTCCAAATGTCGATAGAAGTGTTCACCGAGAGTCACATCGTAGGAGCAATTGTTTAACTGCTTCGGATTGAAGGGTTCAATCACAACTCGATGTTCCTCCATTGCCTTCAGAATATCGGCATCAGAGAGAAGACCCGCAAAGGGTGTTACCGTTGAGGCAACGGTAACAGGTGTTTCAGAGGAGGCCATTTGTGGTTATAAACCCTTATTGAACAAAAAGTAGAATCAGTTCTTTGGCAAAACCGGAGCCCATTGTGGAATTTGGTAAAACTGTAGTTGTATCCATATACGAGTTTTACCTCGTATGTGTTTTTAGTATCCCTCACTAGCTGCATCCTCCTCACTAGCTGCATCCTCCTCACTAGCTGCATCCTCCTCACTAGCTGCATCCTCCTCACTAGCTGCATCCTCCTCACTAGCTGCATCCTCCTCCCTAGCTGCATCCTCCTCACTAGCTGCATCCTCATCCGGATAGAATTCCTTAACATAGGCTACTTCTTGGCGCAAGAAATCAAGCTCTACTTGTTTACGCTCTATCTCAATTTCAAATGACGTTTCTATGTCCAATTTAATTGGGCGCCTTCTAATGGCTTTTTGATAAGCTCTTGCCTCTACCTTATCGTTTAGCTTTCTCTCCAAATCCTCAATGGCGGCCTCCAACTTCTTAATTTTGCGCCGGTTTTGATATTCGTGAACAGTCTCCACTCGTCTTTGGACCCTTGTCTCTAGATCGTCGAGACATCGTCCAAGCCATCGAAAGTTGACTTTTGGCATTTTCCGGACGTGATCAATTGATGTTACAGTTAAAACCTCACCAATATCCTCATCATGGTCGGCGCAAATTTCATCATCCATGCAAGCATCACACTCAATTGTTGAAGAAAGATCCATGTGGTTGGCCGCTTCCAAGGTGTTCAATTGTTTCTTGGTAACAGGTCCAAAAGATTCCATTTCAGAACCCCCGAAGGTCCGGAATGATACAAGAACCCAAATATCGGCCATCGTTAGTAGGATTGGTTTTCAATGGGTACAATTTTTCCTTTCAGTTTTACATTTAACCCTGATGGGATTAAATGTGTTAAACGGTGCCAACCGTGTCGGTCGTAGCAATTGTAGATACTATAGCCGGTTTAGCCAAAGATCCGACGATTTCCGACTTCGTCAAGTCCACAATCTTTGGCTTCGCCGCTACCGGAACTAAAACGGAGGCGACCCCATCCTTGTAAAGAACACCGGTTAGATCTGGAAATTCGTGGTGACAGGGTGCATCTTCGGTTCGGAGCAGGTTGTAGATCTGACTAACGACAATACGATGCGTGATCACCCAGACGTTGAGCTCCGGTTTCTCCTCCCATTCGCGACGCAGTTGAGCTACATGGTGAATGACCCGACGGTCAAAATCTATCTTTCGTTCCCCCAGTTTTGGCTTCGTCAGTTTCTCAGTACTGGGATGGAGAGCCGCGGGTTTTCCGTGTGGAGTTTGCCACCCTAGAAACTCCTCTATGTTCGAATCAATCACAATCTCCGGTTCCGATTTTGTAATTGACCGAATAACGTTCACCATGGTGGCAGCGGTCATTCGAGTTCGAAGAAAAGGAGAAACTACAATTCGATCTGGAATTCCGTGAACCGCCATTAGTTCACAGGTAGTTTTGATGATTTGCTCCTTGGCCTCCGGTATGATTGGAGGATCGTGAGCGGGTAGGTCCTTTTGAGGATGGCCATTTGACCACGCCTTGGGTGCGTGACGGATCCACAAAGTTGTCGGCATTCTGAGTTCCGTTAGAAAACTGAAAACTAGACCATAAAAGATCAGTTTTTAAATCCTTACTCCAAAATGACCCGGCTCTACGTAATTGCGGTCGGCTTTGCCAAATCCGAGAAGGGTGTCAAATTGCCTACTAAGGCTGACCTAGGTGCCGCTTGGAAGCTAGCCAAGAAGCATGAGCTAGAGTTGACGTTTTTCGCTATCGACCCCCGTCTATCGGCCACAGATCCAGAAGTTGCTGTTTTGGCGGATTCCTTCAAGGATTCCTTTGTTCTCGGAACCGAACTGATGAACGAATTTGTAGTTCCAAAGGGTGAGATAGAGGATTTTCGAACGACCGAAGATCCCGTCATTTATTTGGATCACTCTAACCCAACCATTGCAGATGAACCCGATTTTCTCAATATGTTGGAGCGAACTCGCGACTACAAGCAAGAGAATCGATGGCATTTTCGAGTTACCGGACAACCTTCCATCAAAGAGCTAGTGGCGGAGTATGTAGGAGAAGAGGGTCGTTTTGCCAATCCACCCTACAATCCTTTTTCCGGTGATCCACTTCCGGACTATCTTTCCGATGAAGAACGAGTTCTTTACCACCATCTAATTCTTAAGTGGACGAAATTCGCGGTTCAGTATATGACCGCAGGTTTCTATCAACGAGATGACGATAGTGCACTACCCGAAGATTGGGCCATGAATCTCTATCATTTGGAAATGCAAGCGTTCATTCAATATTACGGTCTACTACCAACAGAGCCGGATAAGGAGCTGAATCGTGAATTTGCCAGTAATTCCCAGTACCGACAGATTGTAACCAAGGTATTGGTTCGGGTCTTGGCTAATTTCTACATTAGCAACCGAATTTTGAAGGCTAAGCGAGTTCAAGAGTTTCCAAGCAATTGGCGTAATGCCGAAACCTACAAATACGCGTTGGAGAAATTGACAAAAATGCTTTTTGAGGAACCCGAGGAGGAATAACACTTTCGAAACACATCTGAGTTAAGCTCAGATGTATACTATTTTATCTATTTTAGTCTAGAAAATAGAGTATAAGTCGGCTGAAAATGGCTATTTTTAGTTCTAAACGTCAAAATAAGGAAAATGACGAATAAAAAGGGCTTCTGGTGGCGAAATTACTGAATTGGAAATTCTTCTCACCAAGGGAATCAACCTTTCAAACAGCCTTTTTGCCCTCTAGAAAATGTCTCGCTCTTTTGGTCCTTCCTATGCGCGTGGCGGTGGCAATTTCTTGACCGCAATGAAGAAGGCTGCAGTGGCTCCACCTTCAGCTCGTGCTACCTCTCCCCCCAAAACTCGTGAGCCTACTCACAAGAAGGAGGAGTTCGCCGATTTGGAGGCACATTCCGACGACGAAGGAGATTTCTTCAGCACCTATCGGCCTGGTCAGTATGCGCTGCCAGATAGCCCTCGCAATAAGGGCTCTGCTGGTGCGGCTGGTAAGTCAACGGAGCCGGTAGTCAAGTTCATTGTCACAGTGGACGGGGTCAAGGTTATGGTGGTTTCCGATTCAATTGAGAACTCGGAGATTCCCGATGGCATTAAGAAGGTTTTCGTAGATCCAGACCTGAAGGGTGGCATTGAGCGGATCAATCCGCAGATTCGGGACCCGGAGTCGGGAGCTCTAATTCGGCACCCACTGCTGTCAATCAAGAACGCTCAAATGCAGGAGCTTGATGCTCGCATCCGCCAGGCTTCCACCATCAAGACGGAGGGTGTTGTAGCGCGGGCGGCTTCCCCCTCTCGGCGCCCAGCCGGTGGAGCTGGTGCACCAGCAGATCCGCATCAGGTTTTTGTCGCCGCTGCAACTACGGCGGTCAAGAATGAGAAGGGGGTGGCGAAGTTAATGCCAACCATTGTTTGCAAGAAGTCCAAGTCGTTGGACAAGTCTCTGCAGTGGATCACAACGGCGTTTGATCGCTCTATCGTGGCCAACTACTCCCGCAAGGAGACGGACCCCGACACCAAGATGAAGGTCTCCGTTGTAGAGTCGGCCATTCTGGGTAAGCATCAGGACTCTGCTACTGGTAAGACGGTCTTCGGGTTCCTCGTTGGTGCTAAGGGTAACCAGCGGTACATTCGGCTTTCCTCTTGCAGTTGGCACTGCTCCAGTCGCATTAGCACCACTTTTGCTCGTGAGGGTCGGATGACAACCGAGATGATGGAGGAGCTGCTACCCAAGGACTATGATGGTCTCTCGGTTTGGACCGACTCGGGTGCTTGTTTTGACACTTGCTGGGTGGCAGAGCACAAGGCAGACTTGGCTCACGAGAAGCGGGAGAAGAAGATCCATGAGTACTACGAGTACTTTGACAACTGGTGGCAGAACCTGTTGCAGGCCAATCAGAACTTTCTCATCAGTCTGGAGGAGATTGGAGAGATGAAGAACAAGGCTAGTGCTCTTCAGCAAAAGATCGATGCTTCGTTGAACCCGAAGATCAACTACAAAGATCCCGATTTCATCAACCTGAAGGCGCAGGTTGATTCTTTTACGGAGCAGTACGAGAAGCTGAAGCAACAGGCGGAGGCAACTTACAAGTCGGCAGCTGCAAGGGCTTTGAGCAATGGAACACCGCTGACGGTGACAATGGAGGAGTTCGCCCTCAACGCCACCAGTGAGAATTTGCACCGCCTGAAGGAGGCACAGGCCAACAAGCACAACTGGGAGAACCGCCATCGCGTTGTCAGTCGGACCTTGGAGAGTGACCAGGCGGATCTGAAGGAGCTGACAATCGAGATCAGCTCCAAGGAGGAGGCACTGCAAAAAACGATTGCAACGGCCCTCTACACTGTGCTACGGGCCAAGAAGCGACTGTTCAAGATGCAGTCCTACGAGAACACGTGGATGACCTACTACAACACCAAGACCTACACTGCAACCACTGCCAAGCGGCCTTTCGAGATTTTCCGCGAGGAGGTGGAGGCTATGTTGGACATCTACCGTTCTTACGATCACATTCTACCTTCAACGGAATGGGATCGTGTCTACAAGGAGGTCAAGGAGCAGCAGATCGAGGCCGAGCGACAGGCGATGGCTCGTTGGCGGACAGAGCGGGTCGTGGCACTGGAGAAGGGTCACGAGGCACAAGAGATTATTGACACCGATGGCAATGTCATGACTTTGGAGGAGGCGGGTGTGGAGGATGAGAACCAGCAGGTAGCAATGGTTTCCATTCGGGCAGCGGCAGCAGTCTCTGCAGTTGAGAAGCCAGCAGCAACAGTGGAGGAGTTCGGTGGCGATGAGGAAGATAAGTGGACGCGTGGTGGTCGGCGGGATCGAGTCTTTGAACAGGCCATGCACTACGATTCAGTGCTGCATGGTGGTAAGCGGTACTAAAATACAACACATATTCAAGCTTAGCTTGAATATGTTTAGGTTCACCCGAATATCTTTAAGTCAACAGTGTTGAATACATAATTCCCTTTCGACGAAAGACAGCTTGCAACTCCTGATAATGGTCCAGATCCTTCGACTGAGCAATCATTAGAACCGGATATCCGCCGGCCAAATCCGAAATAGCGGTAAAGTACTCATCGGAGGAAACATTTTGATGTTGGGGGTTGTCACTATCGATAAAACAGTTCAAACACAATGATGCCACAATTCGCTTCTTTGGATTACCTGGAACTAAAGGTGTGATATAAGTAATATCGGGTGATAAGGTTTCGCGCTCCTTTTGAGACATTCCTAACAACTTCTTGTTATTTAAGATCAAATCCACGGAAGCCGCTTGAATGTGTTTCTTTTCGAACAGTTTCATAAATGCACCGAGTGTAACTGGCCATAAATCATCTTCCACATACATATCATCCGTGCGTTGAAAAAGGCTATAAGTAGCACCACTTACTTTCATATTCTTAACTTCTAGGGGAACAAGTCTAGAATTAGCGATCACCAAACTATGCTCACCCATCATTAGAATCTTTCCATAATCAAGACCATCACCATTTAGCAGAACCTGATACGGTTCGAAAAGATCAAACTTAATAGCGGGTCGCTTACCCGCTAAAGCTCCATAGTTATGGGGTTCATCGGTCGTTGAGATATCAGGATGACCAAAGTTAAGAACAAAACTTGCATTGGAGGCTCGCATTTTAACCTCATGAACTCGCTCCGAAAAGAGTCCATGGGTTGACAACTCTTCAATCTCCAGTTGATCAGCAATCTCCCGAGGAAATGCCGGATTTAGTTTACCGCCCATAACGTAGATCTTAAAGCCGTAACGATGCGCTTCTACTAGCTTTCCATAGGCCCAAGTTGGAATGTAGTGCGGATTTGTGGATTCCGCCGGAATCAAAATAACATCCTCCTGAGTTGCCATTTCCAAAGCCAAGAATAAGTTTTCAAAACAAGTTGTCGTCCATTTTTCGTTGGTAAAACTCCTGTAATTGGGTCTCTAAGAACTGGTAGATTCGTTGATACCGACGCTCCTCCGAAACGGAACTGCTACAACGAGTTTGATCCATGTTGGTACACATATCCACCGTATACGGAATTACGATTAAATAGATTTGGTTTTCGTTGCAAAGCCTCCACTTTAGTTCGTCGCGATAGATTTGATCCTGGAACGCCTCTAGATTCCGATGGTAATAATGAGAGTTATCGTTGTAAACGTAATGTTGTTTGCCGTTATATTCCACCGCCAATCCTTCAACCGGATCGTAACAATCCAATTCTAAAGGGCGTCCTGATTCGGGATTGGTCAAAAAATCGGGTCTATATTGAGACATCACCGACCGACCAAGTAACTGCTCTAAAGCCTTCTGCGTTAATTGTTCCCCTTTGGAACGCTTTCTGTTATTTGCTACTGGTAATGGTTGCTCAAAAATTGGTTCTGGTTCCTCTTCCGAATCATCTAGCACAATTTCTTCCTCGGGAGACATTCTTTGACTTGAAGTTTGACCCACATCCACTTCATGGGTGTAATCGCGACCGAAAAAGATCCAAAAAAGAAAAAAGACTACAAAGACCAAAGCAAAGATGGCAACGTATGAATTCCGCAATCGTTGAACCCAGGCAAATAGAACTGACATTTTATTAGTTGAAATAATTCAGTGCAACGAATGGATCTGATTAACACAGCAACTGTTATTGATGGTGTTCCCTTTAGCTGGGAAGAGCACTCCACCTACTACCTTTCCAGTTTCTCTCAGGATGAAGCGGGATGGATGAAACTCCGTTACGGGAGAAACACTTCCGGTACCATCAGTCAAATCTGTAAATACATTAACGATAGTTCCAAGGAGTCGGAGAAAAAAGAATTAGCCCAAATTGTCTGTGGAACCTCGGAGAAAGCACTTCGACCAAGTTCCGAATCACTCAAATGGGATGGCGTTGTTTACGAAAAGAGCTTTCGGCAAAAGCTTTCCTCTCGTTTCAATGTTCCAATTCGAGAGGTCGGGTTGGCCGTTTGGAAGCAGGATCCTCGATTTGGCTGCTCCGTTGACGGTTTAATGCGAATTAAGGTAGATAGAGAGGAAGAGGAAACGGTTGGTATTGAGTTGAAGCTTCCAAAGGAGATTTACCGATCCCTCATTGAACATATAGAAGCACTAAAAAAGGGATTTAAGTTTCCTCCCAGTTATCATCGTCACATCTTTACCTCTCACTATTTTCAAATGATCAGTAGTGCAGTAATCATGGATATGCGAAACTTTGTCTACGCGGTTGGTTGCACTACTAGTTCCGATGTTTACGTTGAAACAATCCCCACTAATCGAGATCTTTGGGACCGAGTTCTTTACCCCAGTGGATGCCGATTTTACGACACATACGTCGCCCCTGAAATGCGGCATAACGGAGTTCAACGCTACGATCCACCCGCTCTACATATGGACGAAATTGATTAATCGAAAACCATTTAAAAGACATTTAACCAATTAAATGTCATCCCTGGACGAGAGTGCCCATTTCTTTCTGAATGAAGTGGTTCTCTCCATTGCCGGCATTGAACATCGACTTCTAGAGGTAGAACTTTATCATCACAATGAAGAGCACCCAGATCCCTTTGTTCATCGTCATGCCGAACAACGAGAGAATGGAACCTTCTACTTTCACAAATCTGGAAATTCCTATCGAGGCGGAACCTTCAAGGGGATGGATATCACTTTGAGTGAGGATGGGGAGGCTTACACTAGCTTTTTAGTTCGAAGCTTTCAGAACTTGGAAACGGGAGAAGTTGTCACAGGTCCCTGTTGCTGTGTCAATCGAATTTTGGAGTTAACCAATTTCGACGGAATTAAGGAGTTGGTTACGGAAGGTTTGGATGGCGATCGTTTGATCCACGGACACAAATGCTTAGAATTGTCGATTAAAGAATTAAAACCATTACCCATTTACTCCAGTCCTCGAATTGGTCTCTATCTAACCAAAACGGAAGAGAGACAGCCAGAGTTTTTCAATCGTCCCTATCGCTTTGTTGCCGGTTACGAACCCAAATTGAAGGGATCTGTTCACACCTTGGTTGGTTTAATCCGAATGGGATTGGATTCCGAGGCGATTCTAAAGATTGTCGGAAGTAAGAAGGAGAAACTCTTGAATCAATACTTGAGTTGGATGGAAGAGAAGATTGAACTAGAAGAATACTTCGGTCGCCGAGAGTTTAAGAACGAAGAGTTAGCTCGATTTCTGCTACTGGCGAATCCCTAAAGACATTTTCGATTTTAGTCGAAAATATTTTCCTGCCTTCCCCGCCGCTTACCACCGCTTTGCGGTATGCGAGTGATGGCCACCGCCACAATAGGTCTCTTTGGTGAAACCCTCCTCCGTTAAACAGCAATCCTTGGTGTGTTGATCCGTTGCTGAGGATAACTTAGCACCCGTCTTTGGATCGTAGTAAGCTCCGCACAGCTTCTTTTCACATTGAAAACACCAAGCTCGCCCACAACCATGATTCTTTAAAAAGCCGGCCTTCTCAAATTCACCGCACTTAACCCAATTGCAACGTTCATCCTTCGTAGCGTAACGCTGACACCAAGGGCAATTCTTGACCTCCATTCGACTTTAAAGCGGTAGAAAAGAACGTAAAAATGGTCTTCCAACCGTTTCGACCGTTCCAACCGTTCCGGTTTTGTCATTTGTTAAGCGTTTGCATTAGTTCCTTTCTTGGGTGTCGGCGAAACGAGTTTGGAGAAGAGACAGATTCGGATATGGTGGAGGTGGAAGTCTGGTACCAAGAGGAAGAAACCAATTCCACCACGGGAGTTCCTATATCAAAGGAGCGATGAAAGAAAAACAACATCTCAACAAAGTTGCAGTTTGCAATTGCCGTTGTTGCGATAAATCACCACTGCCGTTGTAAAATTTCTTCTCAGATCTCTACCCACAACCCTACTCCGATGTCGATTTTTTGCCGATTTTCGCATTGATTGACATGTGGTTTTCGTCTCCCTTTCTGCAAGTTTTCACTCTTCGAACTCGATTTTCTTTTTGATCCTCACTCGAATTCTCCACATAAAGTCGAGTACAAAAACCAATGGTGCAATAACTTACCCTTCTTTAATCACATATGAGTTAGACTCACATGTGTTTTACTCTACTGATAGACGCCCACTTCGATCTGTAATTAGAGACCGTGAACGCTTGTTCAAATCTGCCCAAATGGTAATTCGAGTCTTCTCATTAGTTTGAAATGCAGTATACTGCTGAACTTCCTCTGTAGGAGCTCCGCTAGCCCGCAATGTTACATAGTTGTGAACAAACACCAGCGGCGTTCCTGGTGCTTGATAGTTTCGATACTTGTAAATACGAACTAGGTCTAGGATTCCCTCCTCTAAATTGGAGTCCAGTAGATGCAAATCCCGAACCTCCAATGGGTCGGTGTCCAACGGTAAAGCTGTATTATGAACCAGAATTCGTGGAGCCCGATCGGCATTAAAACGTTGCATCTCCAGGAGTCGCTGATCTGTTTTCATAGAACTGGTAATCGTTACTACATCCATTCCATTGAGCTGTAGTAGGGCTTCCAGTAGCTTAACCCCGTAGTAGGACTCATACTTGGTGAAAATAATGTGGCGCCGATCCCGATTTAGAATAATATAGGTGATAAGCTCTTTCAGTTTGGGTGCGTCGGTTAAAAGTCCCATCTTATACTCTCGAATAATAGCACTCATTTCCGGATTGACGTGAGCATCAATTGAAGTCTGTAGCGATGTCGGATATGACATATTAAAAATCTCGGACGCCTTTCCGTAGCGACGAGCTCGCATGTCATAAATCATGTCTTGGCGCGGCGTCATCTTGACTTGGTGCAGATGGTATTTGATCTCTTCTCCCATAAAAGCGAATGCGGCCTTCAAGATCAAAGCCTCCGGAAAAATAGAGGAGAAGGCCAAAACTTGCTCCGGTTTTACACCCTGGGAAGCCACCGCTACAACCCAGACAGCGGCCTTTTTCAGGTGCATAAAGAATGAAGGATTCACAAGTGTAATCGCATTGGGTAAAGAATCAAAGATGACCACTCGATTATCGCTAGTTCCATTAATTTGATCTAGCGACTCATAGTCAATAACCTTAATGTGAACCGGATTCCCAAATTCTGCAAGAACCTCCTTTGCACTGGTTACATCCCAGGTAACCACAAAAACCGTCTGAACCACCAGTGTGGATTTTTGTGCTAGAATAGCACTAATTCGACCAGCATCCGCACCCATTGGATTCAGAATTAAAGCTGACCGAATTCGAGACAGTTCATTAGCCAAATCAAGCATTCTTCTTTTCACTACTTCGAAAAGAGCTTTTATTTTCATTGCTAAAGAGAATGGGCTCGAAAGTCTCGACTACCGCTGAGACGTCACAAACAATCGTCAATAGTGTACTTCAAGAATCAACTTCATCCTGCAATTTCGAATGTGCCCAATCCATTGACGGTGTTGAGATTACGCTCATTGGGACTCACGTGGGTGGAGATATCAGTGTAACTAATACCTGTAAAATATCAAATACCAGTTGCGTTATGAAGAATATGCTCGACGGTCAAATAGAAAACGTTTTAGAATCATTAACAAAGATTAATAACGATGTCCGAACCAGCTTCTTTGATGTCCTAACTCCAACTCAAATTGACAATAACGTGAAAATCGATCAATACATTCGAAATTCGATTTCACAGCTTATTAGCTCCTCCTGTCAACAGAAGATCGAACAGTCAATCAGCAATGTATCAATCTACGCAGCCCAGAGCACCATTGACGGTTCCATTTTAGTAGCCAACTCGGGTGAAATTACAAATGCCGAGTGCATGATGGAGAATATTACAAAGCTTCTTTTAAGCAATGATGCCTCGGCCGATATTTCGATTGACAACAAGGTATATGGAACTCTCGCGACACTTCTGGAAGGACTAAAAGGGATCCTTGTTCCCATCATTATTGCGATCCTTTTGATTATTGGGTTAGTTTTCTTCGTAGCGTTAAAGGGTGCGGGAAGTGTTTTCGGTGGAGTGAAGTCAATTACTTCGATGGGAGGTTTAATGGGTGGCGGAGGGAAGTAGTGGAGCTTACTTTCAAAACAAATAAATGCCATCAAAATTTAATAAGCTTCGCACACGAATAAATGCTATTGCTGGCAAAGAATTCATTAACATACATCTAGCTAATTCTAGGTATATGTTTTTCACAAACTTAAGCTTAAACAAATTTCCCTGTTTCTTAAAGAGATGACGAGTTTGAGCTACAATCTCAACCGCTTGACTTTAATCGATGGTATTACCGCCCAAACACCAACTTGCGTTCTAGTGGAAATTGCTAAGGCGCACCGAATTCACTTTGATGGTAGTTATGAAACAGTTTCTGCTACCACACCGGAGAAAATTATTCGTATTGTTACCTCCATTGCAGCAACTAGAACTGAGAATGTGACTATTAGCTCCGAGAGCTTACCCTTAATTGCTTGTTATGTAAATGCTGACTGTATTAGTTGGCCCGATTCTAATGTTTTAATCGAAGCCTTCCATCATTTAGAATCAATCAGAAGTAAACCTATTGCGCTTCCCCATGGTGATTGGACTATTGGTCCAAAAACACCACGGTTTCCTTTTAACTATGATGCCACTATGCTGTACGCTATTTGTCAGTATTATGGAGTGGTGACTAATCGGATGACATCACTGAATCATTTAGCTTTTGCCGTTCGCTCTCTCATGACACCGGTGGAAACTCTTCGTTCGCAAATTGTATCCACTGTTGAACAACTACCAACCCCAATTTTGGCGTCACTATTAATGGCTCCAAGCTTTGGAGTTCCATCGGGAACGGTTTCTGTATCCGGTGGCTCTTTCAATTTAATGGCCTCAGCTCCGGTAGTTGTTTACCATTCCGAGTATCCTTCCTTACCCCGAGTTGGAATTGGTAGTGTTACCGAATCCGAGCTTCAACAAACGAAGGTGGCTCTTGATACAACGGCTCTAATGTATCGCGCAGTTCCTACTTCTCAAAAAGAGGCAATTTTGATGGGAGCCATTAACTTTCGACTTAATTTGTCGGAGTCAATAGATCCATTCGAGGAATACATGCAGTTACGCTCAGTTTATAGTATTACCGACGGATTACTCCGGTACATTCCCATAGATCCTAAATTCCGAAAGGTGTGGAGTCGAAATCCGGATTGGTATAATATGCGAAAAACATGGACCCCACTTTTTAGTACTCTTTATTCGGAGAACGATCTATCTAATTTTGCATTAGGTGAGGGTTACTCCAGAACTAATTTCAGAGAAATGTCAACCCAGAATTGTTTGGAGATGTCTCGTCTTACATTAACCTTTTATAGTGGAGTTCATCCTTACTGTGAAGAGGAGCTTACGGGAATTATGCTCTACGACATTAATGAATTTCATCGAGAATTACTACTGTCATTTGGCAACGTAGCCGAGCGAAACTTTAAGCTGTATTCAGTTCAAGAGTTGGCCAACTACTTTCGCTCCGAGCAAATGTTTAAAAATCCCATTGAAGAGAGTGAATGCCTGAGTCGAATTCAAATTAGTAAACTTCGGCAGCTGCTTTTGCGTCGGATCGAAAATTCCAGTTTGCCACCAGTAGTTAGAGAGTCCAATCAGCTCCTATATACGGTGATCGGTTCTATTACCGAGCGTTTGGCCGCCAATCACGCTAAATCAAAGGAGTTTGCCACCTATTATCATTCTCTCAATCCACTGGAGCAAAAACATGTGACCGACTTTCTCCAACATTTACTTCATCTTTCCATGACAATGCGAGGTTGGAAGATTACTAATGGAGAACAATTTCCGCTCCGAAAGCCGGAAACGGAGACTAACCGTGCAGATTTAGTGGAGCGAATTAATCAAAATAGTATGACCGCTCTTTTCGAGTGCAGTATGTATTTGGAATCTCTTCCAGAAGAACTACAAAAGCGATTGAAAGCCTTACCTCTAGTTCGTTTTATGATTCAAGACGGTGAAGATGAATTTCAGCTCTCCAATAGTGTGGAAGAAGGTTTAACTGTTTGGGATCGCATTCAAATTGTTTCCATGGGCTCTTATAAATTTCCCAGTATGAAGTCCTGTATTCGTGTTTCCTCTCTTTGGTTAGCTTCAAGTGCTTACTGTTATATGATTGTTATTGGTCTCCCGAAGCCATTTGAGATTCGAAAATTGGAGATGATTTCGTAAACATATTTACCCATGATACATTCGAATTTAATTCGAATGTGTTCTTATTTCAATGCCAAAAGTTGATCTTCCAGCTCTTCTAGCTCCGCTTTCATATGCTCAATATTAGCTGCCTGTGTACGTTTACCGCGATCAGAAGTGTACTCCCGCCGCTCCTCTCTTGTCAGTTTTAGTCTCAGTTCCCGTCTTTTCTGTAGTAGTTTTTGTTTCTTTTCTTCGGATGAGGGAGCTTTCGGGTGTTTTCTTGCATCAATGCTCTGAGCCTTTTCCAGGAGTAGGTTAAACATCGGTTGGTTAACCGTTTCCATTTCACCTTCGATCTCAAAGGTCTTGATCGATAAAATTTTCTCAATCACACCTTTGCACACAAGGCATTGGGTTTGACCGCAACAACCAGGCTCCAAATCCTCTCCAATAACGGTTTCTAGGAGACGACGTTCCTTGTTGCTAATTTTAGTCAAGGATTGTAACTGACAACTGTCACCCTCAGTTGTAATAAGTGCCCACAGGGATGCCATTTGTGAAAAGGGGTTAAAATTTCGATATAAAGATTGAAGGTTTCAGTTGTTGGAATTTGGTTTTATTCACATTTACCTTTTATGCGAATGTGTTTTCAGAGTAATCGCTCTAACTTACGGCGCCGATCCTGGAATTCGTAAAAAGTACCAGGCATATTCCAACGAGTGCTGGTTAATAACCCGAGTTCGCGGACATCCCAATCGCAGTAACAGGGACACAGTAGAATGGAGTTGTGCTAACAAGGCTTCATTTCGAGGATTTTGTACATCTTTGTGAAGACTGACCATAATAAACCCAATCCAATTGACGTGAAAGTTCTTTCCCGATCCTAGAGTTCGCTCTTTGATCTCCGAAATGTCAAAGCCATGATGGAAGAGATACTCGACCAACGGTTCATGCCCCCGTCGTAGAGCAATCTCCAAAAATTCCTCTGGAATTGGAAACTTGTACTCAATTGCCAATTCAGCGAAAGTTACTGACCCTTTGCTAAGAGCCCGGCGCAAAGTCTCACGAATGATGTCAGGATGGAAGGTAAATCCGTGCTGTAACAACCATCGGTATTGCATAGCGGTAAAGGTGCCTCGAAGATGGAGACCTCGGGGTTTGTACTCCTTAACAATATAGGCTGTCAGCTCCTGTTTGGTGTAATTGAAGGTATTAATTTTGCTTAAGCGTCGATTGAAAGCGTCCGTCAAAAGGCGAATGCTTGGCGTAAATTTTCGCATAATTTGTTGAAAAAGCTCTAAATCTTCTGTAGCATAAATTAGATCTTCCACCATTCGTCGATTTTCGAGAGGAACCATTGGAATTAATTGAGATATAAGCCACTCAATGCCGGATTGAAACTTATTTTGACAGGCTAACGTTAAAGCGTTGGAGTAGCCCTCAAAGGAGGTCATTGAGACGATAGATTGAAGGCGCGAGAGATTTTGCTCTTCAATGGCCTGCTGCAAAGGGGTTTTTACTAACGTCGCCATTGGTTGACTTCCGGGAAAATCAAAGTATGAGAAAGAAGAATCCTCGGGGTTGTTCTAGTTCTTTGGCGGCTAAGTTGGGAGTCAATTTCAATTTTGCGAAGAACTGAATCGACAAAAAGTCAGTCTTCCAATTTTAACCCTCTTTCAAAGATCGCCTCAACATCATGGAGCGCGCCAAAATTACCATGGTGGATCGATACAAGCAGAAGTCTCGTGCTACTGCCATCACTCCTGTTGTAGACCCAAAAGCAATGGCGGGTAAGCGGGATATGGGACAGGGCCAGCATATTACGCATTGGGATCGGCAGGCAATCATGGCCGAGACCTCTAAGTCATTGGATGCAATGCCTATGGTGCGAATTACTGGAACCACGATTCGAATGCTAAATTCGGACACCCTCATCAAGACCAGCACGTTGCAGGTTAAGAAGCAATTGGGCAATGGTCAAGATTACACGGATACGCCGGATGATCCACTGTTGGGTGTGTTGGAGAACAATCGCATTTGTGCCTCCTGTCACGGTTCCAATATGGACTGTCCTGGTCATTTGGGTTATATGACGCTTAACGTTCCTTTGGCACATCCTCTTTTGCTTCGCTACCTGGTCTTTGTTCTAACGAGTCACTGTAACGACTGCAGTGGACTTCTAGTGACTCGAGAGTTTATGGAGCAGCGAGGCCTTCTTTCAATGAGTCCGGAGATGCGGTTGAAGACACTGGCGGAGATTTGTGCTTCTGGTAATATTCGTTGCACTCGCTACAATCGAGAGGCAAAGAACAAGGTGGATATTCCAGGAACTTTAACGCCAAGTATGCGAAGGCCAAAAGCCAAAGCCTGCAACCAAAATCCGATTTACGAAATGAAGAACATTAAGGATGGTCAGATTTGGGTTAAGTACCGAGGTCCCAAGAATCAGGAGATTTTGGCGATGTTGCCAATTGCTTCTACTCGAGGCGACGGAAATACGGTGGAGACGATTCTGAAATTCATCAGCGATGAGGATGCCAAGCTGCTAGGCTTTCGAGAATCCAAGCCTATTGATCTACTGCTACGTCACCTTCCCATTATTCCACCAGCGGCTCGTCCGATTGTAGTTCATGACGGTGAGGTTCGACCGGATTTGTTGACCTCCGCCTACAACGACATTATCAAGGATAATGACAATATTCGAACCGCCAAGCCGCAGAATATGCCGAAGATGATTCAGTGCTTGCAGTTTCACGTTCGACACATGATGGATAATTCCTCCGGACGTTACATCTTTTCTCAGAATGAGGAGGTCTATTCCATTGCCCAACGAATTCAGAAGAAAGAGGGTGTCATTCGCGGAGCCATTATGGGTAAGCGTCAAAACCACGCGGCTCGTTCCGTCGCGGGTACCTCTTCGAAGTTACGCTACGGTCAAATTGCGGTTCCTCGCTCTTTTGCCAAGGTGCTGACTATCGTGGAAAAGGTTAATTCTCGTAATTACAAGCGAATTAATCAGCTCTACAAAGACGGTATCATTACCCATGTGATCCCTTATACGGATGAACTCCGTGGTCAGCGGTTTCGAGCCACGGAGAAGTTCCGGAATGGCTACAACGATCACCCCGGATACCAGCTAATCATTGGCGATCAGGTGGAGCGCCCCATTCAAGAGGGAGATCGAGTCATTTTCGGTCGGCAACCGTCGTTGCACAAGCAAAGTTTAATGGGAGCGGAAATTGTCTTTTGGGACAATCACACCATTGGAGCTCATATGTGCTATACGAAGCCTCTCAATTTGGACTTTGACGGTGACGAGATTAGCTTCTACGTTCTGCAAGATGAATCGGCTTATGAAGCGGCAACCATCGCTTCCGTTAAGAACTGTATTATGAGCGGTCAGACTAGTAAGACGGTGGTCGGCATCGTTTACAATAGCTTGACCTCTGCCTACCTTCTAACACAGCGAGATAGTTTCCAGTTCACGGAGGAGGAGTTCCACCAAGGGCTTGCCAAGGTGACTCTGCGAGATGCAATTCCAACTCTGAAGGATCGACTCCAGCGACACAAGGTCAAGCCATTTACCGGTCGGGCCCTTTTCTCCGCCATTCTACCGGAAGATCTTTGGTATGAGAAAGGTGGAGTTGTGATTCGGGATGGTGTCTTGATTAAGGGAACTGTCAGTAAAGCTCACATTGGTGCTGGTGGTAACACAATTCTGCAGACCATTTGGAAGTGGTATGGTCCCAATCGGGCCTCCGATTTCATCACCGATTGTGTCTTCATTCTGGACTGGTTTATCGAGTTCCACGGCTTCAGCATTGGATACTTCGATTGCGTGGTTCCACCGGCGGGCAAGGTGGTTACTCGTGTTATTAAGGCTTCCGCCCTCCCTTCAGAACAGAAGGCAGAATTGGATGCACTGGTGGCAACAGGCCTAGCAACAACGGAGACTCAGGAGCGAGCTCGAAAGCTGGCGGAAAAGGATCGGGATCTAAAGCTGGCAATCGATGTGATCATTCGAAAGGGACCGGAGACCAATCTAGTAAAAGAGATGGTCGAATCGGAGATGGCACTAACACAAGCTAAGATCAACGCTCTTGGAGATCAGACAGAGGATATGTCGATCGTGGAACGAGAGTATCGCGAGAAACAGATTCAAAGTTTAGTTAACTTGACGGCCGGTTTTGGTCAGCGCGTGGGTGCGAAACTCTTGAGTGAGGATAACGCCATTAACATCATGGGTCGTTCGGGCGCCAAGGGTGACGACACTAACACGGCACAGATTGTGGCTGCATTGGGACAGCAGTACGTCAAAGGTGAACGACCCGCTCCCAGTCTTCGAGGGGAGCGCTGCAGCATCTATGCACGTCCTCACAGTAAGCGAATTCAGGATCGCGGATTCGTTACCTCCTCCTTCTTCACGGGTTTGGAGCTGGATGAGCTCTATTATCATTCATTGGGTGTTCGTGTGGGTCTACTGGATACGGCCACCAAGACAGCAGAAACGGGCCATATGCAACACCGCATGGTAAAGACATTAGAGGGTGTTGTGCTTCAAGAGGATGGCTCCGTTCGAAATCCAAATCGAATCATCTTCCAGGCTAGTTACGGCGACGGTTTTGATCCGGCACAACAAGTTCACGTCAAGAGTAAGACGGGTGGGGAGGTTATCTCTTTCATCGACATCAACGAGGCGGTGGGCCGAGTCAATTCCAAGTTCGGCTACTATTGAACAAATTAAAACACATTAGAGTTTGACTCTGATGTATCATTCTTTTTCTTCCCACTTAGTAAATGATCACCATTTCGAAAAAGACCATCACCGGTCGAGTTAGTGCTCCCAAGAAAATCACCTTTCGATTTGCAAATCCTCAAAATCGAAAGGTGAAGGTTCAAATTGCGGATTCGAAAATGGCCAAAAGTTTTCAATTTCGACAGATCGGGACTAAAACCCGCAATGGAGTTCAGGAGTTAAAAATGGATCTAGTTTTTACACCTCCGATGCCCATTGAATATCAAACAACCATCCAGATTCTAGAGTTGGAGACCGGAAAACTACTAGAAGAGATTCCAATTGAAGCAAAAAGCGTTACCGACGTTGATATCCCCTCCAAGAATTTTATCTTTTTCGTTTTTGTCTGTGTGACCCTTATTTACTTTCTTACTTTTCTTTTTATCTACCCCGGGATAGGAAATCGATATGCGCCGAGGCTACTTTACTTCTATTCTATCATCGTCTTGCTTTTTCTGTCACTTTTTCTGTAAATTTTCGTAAAATCTAACCGTGCTGTAAGTTGGAAAAATTGATTTCTCTATTGGATTTTGAAGAGGAGGAACCCTTTTACAACTTTCTATCTCCGATCTACTTCGATGTCGATTTGCGTCAAAACCGAGGTGGAGATCGATCCGCGATTGGAGTTTCTAGTTGGAGGTCGGACTCTAAAGTTGACCGACTTCGAAACTCTGGTGCGAATGACCGACGAACTTTTTGGGGCCGATGAGAACCCAAAAAATCACACGATCGTTCAGAATTTCAAGAACTATCGCTTACTTGTCATCGAGCACAAGTCGGAGTTCAACCCGAAGATCCGCATCACTGGATTGACTCAAGATTTGGAGTTTATCGAGGACTATGGGCTCGATGCACATCCCGATCTGAAGGAGGTGCTGCCAAGGTCGGAATAAACTTCCATTCGGTAGAAAATACACATACGTTGCTTAAACGTATGCGTTTTACATTATCTCTCATTAACTCTCATTTACAACATCGTGAAACTTAAACCTCTCTTCTTCATTTTAACAGAGGTTTTCATCGTAACCATCGAAGAAAAGCAATTCTTAAAACCAAAAAGCAGCTGGAACAACCCCTTCTAACGAAAGAAATAATTCCAAAACAGAAACGATTTCCAAGCTACATTTTGGATTTGACCGCTAAGATTTAGTGACTCCAACAGCGGCACTTTTCTAATTCCTCTATTACATTCTCAAAAATAGGCTTCGGAACGAGAAAAAGTAGTTTACAAGCTAGTGAAAAACTGAAAATAAGTTATCTGCTAATAGAAATGAGCATACCTTCTACTCGCCGAACCAATCAAATGACTGACGAACGCAGCTATTTCAGGAATGGGCACAACCTGTATGTACTTACAGGGTTGGCCATGCAAAACAACCTGGACGATGCGATGCGGCGTCTTTTTGAGCGGATTCGCGACGAGTTTCCCGACGATGGCTTCAATGATGCATATTACAAGGCAAACGTAATCTACATCAAAGATCCTGCCACAGGACTAGAGGGCCCGGTTGGTTATGGGTACGCGTGGGTGTCTGACACCCGCATTTACAACATGATGATTGGCCTCAATCCTGACGGTACGCCTCGTGTCGAGGAAATCCCCGATCCTGAGTGGGTTCCTCCAGCCACCGAAGAGGAGGTGGAGGAAACCGCGGATGAACTGGCGGATATGCTCATTGCAGCAGCTGATGAGGATGAGTCCCCGTCTGCGGACGCACCCAAGAAGAAGTACACTACTGTGGGTCTTTCTGCTGACGGAAAGTTGATCGTCCCCTCTGCGGATGAACTGGCGGACTTCGGTTTTGGTGATGCTGCTTGGGATGAGAGCGACCACGACCGTGTCGTAGCGGAGTACGAGGAGATGCAGCGGGAGGAGCGAGCAAAGAAGTTTGTTCGCCCAACCGTTAGGCGCCAGATAGGTCCTATCATGGCGGCGATTCTCCCAGGCTTCGTCTACACTCCAGCCCAGAGTGCAGCTCACCTCGAGATTTTGCGAGAGGAGGCAGTCGCCAGGGGTCTAGATCCTGCAACCGTGCAGATGCCACGGTCGGGCTACTTCATTGTGGAGAGCTCCTACGTTCGCTCACCCGACGACGGCTACTCGAAGACGGAAATCTTCTGTGCAGATGCTCCGACGTGGATTACCGAGAAGATGATCGAGGAGAACTTCAAGCGCTTTAACACTGATGACAGTGTTTACTACGGCGAGGTTGATAGTTTCCGTCGGGAGTTCACTTACCCTCGCATCAAGATGGAGGAGATCGTGGACAAGCGATCAGGTCAGAAGATCAAGCGGGTGACTGTCAGCTTCTCTCCCAACAGCCCTCACGATGCAGCCTTCGCCTTGCAGATGTGCCGCAAGGTGGAGTTCAGGAACCCCAGTGACGACAGTAAGGTAGCTCGCCTTATCTTCAATCGCAGCATCGATGCCAAGTCGGATGCTGGTCGTCGGATTCTGGAGGATCGGCGGACCAAGGCGATTGAACGTCAGCGGGATCGTACTGCTGGTGGTGCTAGTCGCCCAGCTTACACTGGTCCTCGGCGGATGACATCGGATTCCTGGCAGAAGTCTTCTGTTTGGGCTAAGGATGGCAAGCAGCTGCTAGTGCGTGAGTCTCTGGACCAGGAGTCGGAAAGCCGTCGAGCAATGATCATTCCTAGTTCGGCAGCTATTTTCACTAGCGACTTGGACAAGAGCCAGTTGACGCAGCGTCGTGCAGCTCGGGCTTCACCTCCTCGCCCTTCAGCTTTCGATCGGGATTCTCGGCAGCGCCCTGCGACTGCATTTGTTCGCCCTGGTGCCCGCCAAGAGCCACGCCCAGCAGCTGGTGGGGCTGGAACTGCATCCCCTCAGCGCCCGCAGCTGGGTGGTACCATTCCCGAGCATATCGCACCCCGAACCACCACTGTTGTCCCCAAGCCGACCCCTGCCCCTTGGGCTAAGAACAAGAAGTAAAACATATTTGTGCCTCGGCACATATATGATTCATCCAGCATTACTACATCGGGTTGTAGTCTGACAATCCGTATTTCCGACCGATTCAACGTAGAAGAGAGTAGTTCCGTCATGAGCCTGGGCTAAAGAAGATGCTACACAGCCAACCGGTTTCAACTTCTCGATACAAGCAGCATATTTGGTTTGTTGGTCTAAGGGTCCAATACAACCTCCATCCTCATCAACGGAATTACAGTAACCGCCACAAACGGTTAGGTAGTAGCTAGTTCCTGGATTCAAAACGACACCTCCAGAAAGAACATCGGGTACATAGCGTGAGGCGGTAACTTGTCCACCTCGAAGACAGCACTGCGTTACGGTTGAAATATCCTTTAACGTGTTAATGTTGGGAACACAAGCATCACTAGGACGAATCACAGTGGTTTCATTAACGGTGGCAATTGTGGTTGTGGTTTTAAAGGTAAAGAAGAAGAGGGAGATAATGGAAGCAAAGGTAATCAGCCAAAGTAAAATGAAGAAAGGGTTCATGTTTTAGTATCAACTAATTTGTAGTTGATCAATCACCAGAATGTAGTAACTGGATTCCCGACTCGGCTTTGTGGTTAGGCGAATAGAGGCAGTATCCCAATCCCAAAGTCCCTCTAATTCCTCCAGATCCCATTCCATTCCTTCATCACTGGGTGGAAAAACGGTGGGTAACGGAGTGCAATTGGTTGAGTAAAGCTTAATCGGAATTTGGTCCATTTTTGGTGTTGGCTGCGTAACCAAATCCTCGGTTCCAAAAGGAAAAAGTGTCCACTCGGATGGGGAAATTGGCAAGTGAATTTGACAATGTAAATAAACCTTCCCATCTCGAACAGTTGTCTCCGACACGGAGCGACTGGTGTAGTACTGTTCCGATTGAATAAAGGGTCGAAAGAGATGGTGATCCCAATATACTTCTTGACCTTCTTCCGTATTAAACTTTCCTAGTACGGCCAGAATTTCACCCACTACACTTTTGGTGTTTGTACTAGTAGTTGGAGAACTGTAAACGGTTAGTAAATCTCGGCTCCGAATTACGTCTGGTTCATTGACCCGTAACTTTGGATCGATGGAACGAATTTCGACCGCCACAACCCTGTTCGACATTCGGGTTGAGATTTTACCACTTGGCATCGGTGACAAAGGTACTGATGTAGAACGCAAAGTTTGAATGATACCAGCAGCAAAATTTTGATTATTTAGTTCTCTCGCTGCTTTGTTATTAAAGCTGGTCATTTTAGAATGGGAATTCAAGGCTTTAACAAATTTCTGAAAGAGAAAGGAATCGATTACGTGCAAAGTGTTCGATTGATCGATTTTGCCGGCTATCGAATCGCCATTGACGGTTGTGGATGGGCCTATACTCATTTTGCCGTTGGTCACAAGCGAAATGTCTATTCCGCCAAAGATCCGGTCACCGGTCTAGACCGAGCGGTAACTATCGCTCACGTCTACAATGAATTCCTAAAATTTAATTTTGTTCTGATGTCTTACGGAATTACTCCCGTTTGGATTTGGGATGGAACGCCGCCTCCGGAGAAATTCGAGGAGAAAAGGCAAAGACAGAAGAAAAAGAAGAACATAAAGGATGAAATTGTGGAACTACACGAAACTTTGGAGACGTTTTCCATTCTAGAACGAACTAAGTCAATGGTAGACGCCTTTCGTAAAATCCTCGCTAACTATAACACAGTCTCTATGGAAGAGATGGAGCAGCTCCGTTCCATTGCAGGGGTACTTGGAATTCCATCTATTCAAGCTCCCGGTGAAGGAGAAGCTTTCTGTGCTTCCTTAGCAGAGGAACGCCTCGTAGGGGCGGTCTGGTCAACGGATACGGATATTTACGCCTTTGGAACTGAGATTCAAATCACCGGCTTTAACGGGGCTGACGATGACGGAGTTCCTTTGGTGGAAGTAACCCTAACCTCTCAGATTCGGGAAGAATTGAGTCTAACGCAAGAGCAACTCCGGGATCTTTGCATTCTCTGCGGATGTGACTTCAATGTCAACATAAAGGGTATTGGTCCCAAACGCTCATACGAACTAATCGTTAAGTATTCCTCTCTGGAAGCAATTAGTGAAGCCAAAAATACCGAATGCTTAAAATATGAGCGATGCCGGGAACTCCTTTCTCCGTTCGAATCTGGTTTCTCCCACAAATCCCCGGATCTACGGGTTGATGCCAAGAAGTTTACGGAAAATGGTCGCGATTTCCTGGGATCCATCGGAATGGGTCACCAGTTTCATTCCCTCTTCACCGTTATCACCACGCTTCAATCACCTCAAATGGTCGAAATAGTGGAGGCGGTAGAAGCCGAAGTGGAAGTGGAATTCGAGATTGTAACTTGTGGAAAGAAGGTTGAAAAGGCTGCTAAAAAGATTACTTCCTCGAAGCCGTAAAAAAGAGAATAAACATAAAACACACAAGAGCTTAGCTCGTATGTGTCTAGCAACGCTTTCGTAATTTTACGGATTGATGATAAAGGGACTGATCACAAAAGGTCGAATAGGATTGATAACGCCGGCAATTTTCTTCGGTGGGTTATGATCAACGGGAATCCATGCAAAATTGCTAGCACTACCGTTTGGTTGTTCATCAAAAGTGATGGCAAATCCATTCTTAATAAAGAGCGCCAAAAGAACTGGATAGTAAAAGATTTGAGAACCATTTCGTCCTCGGCTCGATTCAATGGTGGTAAATTTTCGATATCCATAATTCTGAAGGTCGTAATAGGAGTAAATCTTTCGGAGCCAAATAGAGGCAGTATAGTCACGTCGATTGTAAATGCTCCAATCCATCAAATTTTCACCGGCTACCTTATCATATTGGACAATTAACTGCTGGTAATTGTTAATGAAATCGTAAAGCTGTTCCAATAGGGACGAAGTCCGGAGTAAAATGTACAGCAATGGATACTTTTTCATTGACATCTTTCGGTGTCTCGCTGTAGCGTATACATTTCGAATGATTTGAGGTGCTAAAGGTTCTCCTGCATTACCGGATGGATACCGAGGAAGAATCCGACTACAATCCTCATCGTAAAAACTGAAGCCGGACTCCCAAACTTGAAGAATGGTCTCCATATTGAAGGCAATTCGGTTACTATCACAGTAGATCTTCTCCAATGGAAACTTGCTTAATTCCTCCTGCTCCACTATGTCATATCGATAGATCGGATCTACATGTTTCTCTAAATCCAATCGAATTTTGGGTCGGGCCACCACTGACTCCGTTACCCCTGCGTAATTAAACTCAATCACCGGATCCGAAGCTCGAAACTCAATGTCCGCCTTTCCAGTTCCAATGGCTACAACAATAGTTGTGCCTGGAATTTGATACGATTCCCCATAACGACAATTGGAGAAAAGACCGTATGGATCCTCAATTTGAGGTCGATCTCGTGTAAAGTAGGTATTTAAAATTTCTCTGGAACGAGCCGGAAAAAGAGTGCATAGTTGAAGACTCTTTAAAGTCGCCTCTATATCGGGATTCGGAATTGCAGATCGTTGAGCTACCGTTAAAGCCAAATATCTTTCCCGAGTCCAAATTTTGGGTTGAAAGACCTGTATTAGACCCGGAATTACCGGGACTGGAATCCCATCGAGATCCAAGCGATCCCCAAAAATGGCGGCTAATGGTAACTGTTGTAACGGGGGTAAATGATTGAGAACACGGGGAGGGTGTTGAACCTCTGGCACGGGTTCATGAGGGCGATGTTGCCAGCAGAATTCACCCTCCACAGAAACAAGTCGGGAGCATTGCGCTCCCCGTCGTGTGCGTCCACTACATTGCATGTTGCTTTGTCTTTAGTTGCTAACTCGCACAAGATCCGCTTTTATTTTTCATTTTCTACCGGCGACGAATTCCAACCCAAACCACCAAAAGCAGAATTAGTGCTAAGAGTGCCAAAATCAAGCCTTGCTGTCTAGACTCGGCAGTATTAGGAGCTAGAAGGGTTTCCTCCTGGTATTTTCGATATCCTCCGGAAACCGGAAGGTAAACAGCGAAATCCAAAAGCCCTTGCTCCAATAACTGCCTACGAAGCTCCGGAGATACCTTTTCGAAGAGTTTAGATCCCTCAATATAAAGATGACCTCGCGAATCGGTTGCCGTTAAGTTTAGCTTTTTAAGTTCCTGTGTATCTGTGTTATAAATGAAAACCGGCTCCCTTTCATGTCCCGGAATCGAACCTAAAGTAAAGTTCTGTAGACTACAAACAGAAGCCGCCTCTCCACTGGTATTAATACAGCTGGTTAAGTAAGCACCAATCGTTCCGGGGCGAACAGTTTTAGCTCCCAATTCCTTCTGAACCAGATTGAGAATCTCTAAGATTCGCTCGGAATTAACCTCCATGGCATTTCGAAACTGGTTCAAAGCGGCCAATTGCTCCATATTTAAACGCCAAAGTTGTAGGTTTTTCAAATCTTCCGACAATAATTGCCGAATGGAGGCTTGAAGTTGTGGGCTCATGAATTTACGAAGCTGGAATTTTCCTTATCGGAAATCCAAAATTGACTTTAGCCCTTCTTGAGCTTAATCCCAAAAGCAACGGGATCACAATTAACTGAATGGCAACCTATCCCCTGTCAAAGTATTCACTTTTAAAGGCGATTTACTTGGGTCAAGAGGAGGAGGTGGAGCGATTACTGTCGGATCCATTGATTCGAAAGGAGACCTTCGTTTCGGTTAACGCCTTTTGGTTGAAGGAGTACTCCTTTGGCTTATTCTATGATGAAGCCGAGGAAGCGGTTCGAGAACGAATCTTTAAACGGCTTCAAACCGTTCCAGAATACGCGGAAACGGTGAAAATATCGAAGGCAACTATGTTAAAGGTTATGTTCACCAATTCTCCCATATATAGCGAATTGACCTTTCAACGAGTCCTCTGGGGATTGGCCCTTCCAACCAGTGTTGACGATAACCATCGAACCTTGTATTTTCTAGAGTCGTTAACCGTGGATGGATTTGATCGTATTATAATGGAACGCTACGAGCAGATGAAAAAGATTCTGCAAGCCAATCTTCTTCTCTAACACTGTACATTTATTCTCGAGAATAAATGTATTCTTCCCTTTAGAAGCTTGGTAGTCCGAGAAAAAGGGATTTCATTGTTGATGTGGCCCGATTGGTCGGGGAAATATTGTCAATTCGATAGGTTCCGGTCGGAGAACGACTAACAATTTCAAGTAGATCGGATTTAATTGGTACAATGGAACAAACCGAATTTCCTTCTTGAGTGAGCTCCAACATAACAGTTAATAGCATTGGTGTCAGCTGATTTCTGGCAGTAGGATCCAAAGAAGCGAGCACAGACTCCATTTTACAATTTATGAGTGACTGGATTTTTCAAAAGGATATTTCGATACTTCCTAAACAAAGAGTCAAAATGGTTGACATTTCCCCGTTTGACAACAATGAAACCCGCCTTTACAAGTATATTGGCTCCTTTCCCGATTACGACGTTCCTGTTAGTTACATGGTCGACCTGGAAAACGAGCCGGCTTCGATCGCTCACACTGTCCAGCAAATGATTAGCGATCGAGAGGAGTTGGACGAAATTTACAACCAGGTGATTGAGATGACCAATGCCATTTCCACCAGCGACATTGCATTTCTTTACGGGCACTGTCAATTGCTGACCTATCGAACGGAAGATGAGAACGAGTTTGAACAGATTAGTGAAGATGAAGCCAACGAATTAGTATTGGAGATTAATCGGCTTTTTGCTCGTATTAATGCTGCCGAGCGAGAGAATCAAGAGTCAGTCTTTGATCGAGAAATTGAGGAAGTTACTGACGTCAACGATCTTTTCGCCCGAATTAAGAGGTGGAGGAGTCGATTTGATGAAAAGATTCGGATCGATAGGGAGACATTGGAGAATATTATGCAAATTCAGGATACATTGGCGGAGATTACACCGGTTCCATTTTCCGAGGATGTTATCGACACGGTAACACTGGAGGCAACTGTTTTCCTGACTAAAAATGGTGTTGCACCTAACATTAGTGATGGAGCCATTATCTTTGATCATGCAGTTCCGAGTGCAGAGGTTCCTTTTATTCAGTGGAACAACGAGGATGGGTTGGAACACTTTCGGGTTTACGTTGGTGACAAAGAGGAGAATGCAACGGTTCCAGATTTTGTAGTTCAGGATCAATCCAAGAATATCAAGAAGAGCAGTATTTACCTGACTGTTTGGCATGGCCGGGAGGGATCTAAGCGTTCAAAGGATTCCTATAGTCGAGCCATCTACGACATTGCCAATTCTCGCTTCGAATATTCCTTTCCAACCACTATTTCCGTCGAGGGGGATGGCCAAAAGATTGTCAAGCAGAGAATTCTCAACTGTTTGAAGGGTTTGGGTTTGAAGAATGAGAAAGAGATTCAGATTAAGGGCCATTTTATGGTGGACGGCGTGGAAGTGAATGAGCGCTCCTTTCATTTTGCACTCCTAAACGATATCGAGGAAACCGTAGAAACAACACAAACGGTTACGAAAAAGGGAAAGAAGGTAGAGGAGAAGGTCAGTTATAGGGTAACTGTTCCTATCTTTAGTACTTATTTATACATCGATGAGCATTCAAGGGCTAGGTCTTTGCAGACCAAAATGGTAATCAAGTATCGTAACTTTACCGGTAAACAGGAAGAGGAACCGGGCGGTAAGGACTATATTTCAAATTCCTCTTCCGTTTCTATCATCTTTGGTGAGACAAAGGCGGTTGATACAACGGATGATCCTTCTGCAAAGGAGTTTAGTACAAAGAGCCGAACCCAAATTATCATTAACGATGCCAAGTCAAGGGCGGACCTAGGTCAATTTAAGGAGGTTTTCTGTCGACTTTTACAGAAGTATATGGAGCAGAAGGCTGATTTCGATGACCTCTTTATCGATATTTTAGAGGCGGGAGAGGCTGGCGATGGTAAGAAGACAGGAACTCGGAAGTCGGTATCCTTTGACGAGGAAGAGGAGGAGAATGGTGATGAGGAGGAAGATGAGGAGAATGGTGATGAGGAGGAAAACGGCGATGAAGAGGATGAGGATAAAAAGGATAAGAAAGTCAGTCTTTCCAAATCCGATCAGGAGGAACGAGAGTCCAAGGTCAAGGTTGAGCAAATTAGAAGCCGAATGGAAAGGGATGATTTTGAGAAAACCTTTAACACTCATCTTTACAGCCGCAAGAAGTGTCAGTGTTCAGCCCAACCGCTTTTGATTCACGAGGATGAAATCGAGGATTGGCAAAGCTATACCTTTACTCGTCGTAATAAGGAGGTGGAGCGGGAAATTTTGGATTACCCACCTAACGGCGGTAAAAGTAAGTACTATTTTGTCTGCCCTCTTGATTCTGAACCCTACCCATCCCTAGTCAAGAATGATACTGAATCTGCTAGTGAATTTCCCTATTTACCTTGTTGTGCCAAGAAACCCCTACTGGGAAATCGAAAGTCCAAGTATTATACCTATAATGAGAAGGTGGAGAAGGAGAAGGTCAAAGTAGGAACCACTAAGCATACCCCGACCACAATGAAGTTGTTAGCTATTGGTGCTCGCGGTTTGGTTCCTTTACCATTACAGGACTTTCTTCGCACCTGGAAGAACATTCCCAGTGAAGAGATTAATGCGGAGGATGATATTATACCGTTTGATCCAGAGGAGAAGAAAGAGGATTTCAATCGGTATGGTGTGGGGCATTACAAATCGTCAGCTATTCGTTGCATTTTAGAGGCCATTGAAGATCCTGGTTATCTTAAGTGCAAATCCGAGCGAGAGCGAACCACTTACACCAATAAGATTCGAGTTGAAATGGCAGATCCTGAAAGTCCGTTCTATACCAATCCCGATATTTACCGTCAGGAAATGTATGATAGCACAGATGAGGAGATTTTGGAGCGAGTTCGAAACCCGGATTTCTTCTTTGATCCTTACATTATGTATCGGGGACTTGAGGAGCGATTCAAAGTTAATATTTTTGTCTTTAATCCTAATGGTCCTTTGCACCCCCTACCCGGTGTTACAAAGAAAAGTGATCGCTCTCCCATGATCGAGGTACCCCGTTGCAAGATGATGCATATTCGCCCAGAAAATAAGGCTCGTGACAGTGTTCTTTTGCTAACTCACGGAGATTCTGACAGTGGTGGATTTCCGCAATGTGATCTAATTGTCTCCTTGCAAACAGCCGACGATCGAAAGGGTAAGTTAGATGCAGAGGGTGTAATTGTAACCGGTGAACCAATGAAGAAACTCTTCAATTCAATGATGTACGATCTATGCCAACAAAGCTTGCGCAAAAGCTTCAATAGTATTGTTTCCATTTTCCCTTCCAATCTGTCTGGTTTTGCTCAGACAGCATCAAGTATTAGCACTCATGACGATCCTTATTCTCGTGTTAACTGGGTTGACATATTACAAAAGCACTTCAACATTCTAAGCCAGGCTATTGATGGTTACGGAAAAACACGAGCCTTTGAAATTGAGACAAAGGATGCAAAGATTCCAATTAAGATGACAATCTGTGTTCCTCCAACGCAACCAATAAACATTAAGAAGCGAAAGGGGCAGGGTTTGAAACCAGCTTTCAATGTTCATATTGCGTCCAGTCAAAGGGTGATCGAGTATTTTGGTTCTCCGAAGGGAATTAACACCTTTGGCTTTTGGTATTCGTCTTCCGGATTGGATTGGGCTGTTTTCATTCCCTGCCAAAATGGGGACCGTTTAAGGAGTAACAATTGCCCACCGCCTCCATTGGCGGAGATCCGAAAGAAAATGGATGTCTACGCCAGTCAAAATCCAATTGAACAGTTGCGAAAGGTACGACAATATGCTACCATTTTAATGCGATTGATCATTTGGTGTTGGCGTTGCGAGGGTGCTCCCGATATTCTGGATTGGATGGAGAAGTATTTGGTACCTACCGACGAGCCAGCTCCCGTGGCAATGGAAAGCCTACCATTGAAGCCGCTAGAATACCATCTTCCTGTTATTACAACTGCCGAGGGTGCATCAGAGGAATGCATTACCTTCTTGGAGACATATTGGCCATTTTTCTTCAATGGCGGAAAGATCACTCTCTATCCAGAGCTTTACAATCGTGTTATTAACTACTTAAAGAAGCACGCTGAAGACACTAAGGGGCTGGAGATTGTACCGGATAAGTTTATCAAGGAGCTTTTTGAGTCGGAGTATCACTTCAAGGATCACCCTCATTCGGTGGTTCTAATTTCCACAGCTCACTTAATGACTTGGATTAATCGGCGAGTGGACAAGATTAACCCTTACCACGTTGTTCACACTCGAGTGGAAGGTTCTTTTATGATGAGAAAGGATCCTTACATCTACTTCGACGAGGACGATACTCGTCGTTTCTTCTTAGTCCAGAATGTTAAGGATGGATCTTTGGGCCGAGCCCTCAATTCCGCCATTACTTGGCGAGATACAGGTATTAACAAGGGATTTACAATTCCACCTATTGAGAACGAGTTTACGATTAGTGATATTCCCAAGGTCATTTACATTATTACTGGCACTCACACTCTTAAGATGTTGGAGAACGATTCCCGAGGAATGGATAACTTTGTCAATGTACTCAAGTATTCAGAGAATAACTATGCGGCTATGCTGCCGTTAGTATAAATACACATTAGACTTTGAGTCAAATGTGATACTACTTAATATGAACATAATCTCGATATTGCGGAAATTGTTGGATTGCACGCTCAAACTCCAGTTCGGAGGTCACCAATAACCAATCAGTTGGGTAAGTATCCAACTGATGTTCTGTTTCCGACTCCGGAATTGAGACTTCTGAACGAAAAAGTCGCCAGGTTGTAACGTCTGGGGTCAAAGTTCGAACAAATTCCAATTCATTAGGAAAGCGCCAATCGGTTACGGTTACTTTGGTCTTAGAATCCCAATTTCGTAACGCCCGACGGCACCAAACGTTAATATCCTTATTTCTCTCCTGGAGGGCGATTTCAATGTATGCATGTCGAAGAAGTTGCTGTTTGCCGGAAATTGGATGTGTAATAATAGCTCGATCCTTTTCCGATTCCATCGTTGGGTCTAAACAGTACTCTTCATGTACTAGACGCTTAACCTCATCGGCAAAGGCGATTCGGATTCCATTTGGAATTGGTGGTGTTGTTACCCCAGGTGGTCCATAAAAATGCCAAGGCTTAATGCTTTCATCAGGACAAGTAAGTGATCGAAGAAAGGTATCCTTTCCAGTTTGTCGATATGCCGTTAGAAGATGGATCATCCTTTGCAATTGAAAACTAGGCATCATAGCAATTTCGATTTTCTCCTCCTGAAAAGATGGATTTCAAAAGTTTTACTCCCGATGGGTTGATGAAAATTTGCTGCGTCATTTTTCACATGAAAAAGTCCCATTTGTTGGATATAGCCAAATTGGGGTTTCGCTGATAGCATAACCAACCAACTTTTTGCTCTCGATCAAATGAAAAAAGAGAAAAACGGTGACAAAAGAATTGCAACTGGGTCTCCATTGAATCCTAAAAATTAACATTTGGTACCTTTTGCATAGAAGTTAATGATCCATTGAAATTTAACAGCGTCAACGATCCTGTCTTATGGCTTATATTCACAAGATTGCTGATAATAGTGAATAGAGAAGAGAAAGTTATCAACGTGGCCTTTTATTCACGGGAACACGGAAAAACGGCAATTGTTAGAATTGCCGTTGCAACAGAGTTGCGGTTTACTGTTGCAATTGCAATTGCAAAATTTCTTCTCAGATCTCTACCCACAACCCCACTTTGATGCTGATTTTTTGCCGATTTTCACGTGTCAGTTAACGGGATTTTCGCCGCTCTTTCTGCAAGTTTGCACTTTTTAACTTTACCTTTTTAATCTCTCAAATCCATGTTTCTCCTGTGGAAAAAGACAAAAAGCTAAAATGCTCTTTGTTCATCGGCAAACCCTTTAAATTTGTAGGGATCTGACAATAGCTGAAATCGAATTTAGCCAATTTCTTCCTGACGATTACCAACAAGAAAAGCGAATTCGTCGGAAGCCAAAAATGAGAAATTAATTCGTTGTTTCAGTGTCGCTAACTATTTTCGGTGATATCTCCTAGCAAGAATGGCAACCATTGACTTTCGCCCAATTATTCTCCTTACGTCTTTTGACGGCAAGGAGCTCTGTGGTAGTCCGAAAGTGGAAAGTCCGCAGCCGGTTCTTCAACTGATGGCACATCCTCTCACGGATGATAGCCGGGTTGAAATCGCTCAGTACTTTGAGGATGGTTTTCAGGAGAAGCCTCACCCGGAAAAGATTCACTCGACTGTCTTCCGGTTTCTGATTGAGCTTGGCGTTCCTCTTTCTTACGGGGATTCGGAGCAGTCGGTAATGGATTGGATTATTTCCTCCTCCAAAGAGGAGGATCTGCCGGTAATTGAGAATCTGTTTCGACAGCGGCGGCCAAATACCACGCAAATGGTGAAAGCGGCACTTCACTATGTGATTGACGTGGAACGTGCTATCCGGATCTGTGAAACCATGCACCACGCAGGAACGGATCCTAACAAGCAGATTCTTTTCACACATGGAGAATCTTGCGTTTCCGCCAACGTCTTCGGACATGTTGTGCTGGGGCAGCGCTTCGGTAGTTATGTCGGTGATTCAAGCAGCTACAATCAGCTGATGACCGTTTTGGTCGGAATGACGGATTTAACTCGCCCCTTTATCAAGCGGGAGACTATCTGGTCGGTTCATTGTCCTTCACCTCATTCGGCAATGCGGCGGAGTACACCCCTATCACCGAATACGTAAGTTTTCAACCTTCGGTCCAAGTCCATACCACTCAATCGAGTAGTATGTAGTTATGTGATTTTTTTTGTTTTGTATTACTTTTTGGCACCAGGGCGAACGATGTTGAGTCGAACGGCAGAGGGGCGGACAGCCGATCCCAAGCGACCCGCAGTCGCACCGGTTTCCAAGCGACCTGTAGTCGCACCTGGAATTGCAATTGGGGGAGGGGCTGCGGCGGTAACGGTAACGGTGGTTGCAGTAACGGTAGTGGCGGTAACGGTAACAGCACGAGGCGAGGAAGGACGAGTAGTTGCGCCAGCAACTGAGCGAGGGGAGACAGGGCGAACAACAGCACGAGGTGAAGCGACCTTGACCGTTCGAGCTCCTAAAGAGGCTACCACCTTTGGCGGGGAGAACTTGACAGCTACCGCCCGTCGGAGCGGCGTTTTCTTCTCTACCTTTTTGGGGCTCTCTGGTTCAGAGTAGGTAGCCGACATCATCCGCTCTACCACTTCATCGGAGCGAGGGGCAAAAAAGCCAATCACCTCAATTCGGGCGTAGATGGTATATGGCTCTCCCTTCTCAACGGGAATCTCCATCTGGTAGAAGTTGGTGTCAAACTTGCCGTAAACCAAGTCCGTTAGTAGGTTGTTTCCTGACGATGACTTTACTACATCCCAACCTGAAATGGCAATGTGAAAGTTGTACTTGTTGTAGTGCAAGTTTAAGTCTGTCTGCTTGGTAAACTTGCTTTTGACCTTTTCGTACCAGCCCTTGACTGTCAGCTGAGCTGGTACGTCCTTTAAGTACGTCTTCCGGTCGCCAATGGGGTCAACAATGCTGTCCAGCATCAGAATCAACTTTTGGTGGAGACTGGTCTCGATTCCGTGCAAGTAACCCATCTCGTTAAAGTCGTTGTGTTCAATTTCCTGTAACACCGCTTCAACTAGGCTCTTCTTGCACTGAGGGCATTGAATTTTGACCGAGCTCATCATGCTCAGGCGGTCTGACTCCTTTAAATACTCGTCCACATCCTCGTTACCTCGGCACTTACCGCAGACAGGGACCTCGTAGAAACGAATCTTTGCAACGATATGGCCCGACATCCTTTGGTAAGTTGGGTAAAAAGTTAATTACAGAGAACAGCAAAAACCCGTTTTCAGTTTTTAGCCGCTTTTTGGTTTTTGGTCTATCATTGATTAGAAGTGATTTTCTGACGATTACTTAGCGGATTGGAAATCGATTCTTGGTGAATGGGGATTTGCTGTTCGAGTCAGCCGGAGCTACCGGTTTTCGTCGCTCACCCTGATCTCTATAAACCCGTGAAAACCGGTCCTCAACGGTATTTGGGTCAAGTGGTTAACATCATTGATGGCGATACTCTCAAACTAATCATCTATCGTCGACCGGAAGATTTGGGTGATCTTTCAAGTCTTAAATTAACCAAGAAACAACGAAAGCAAACAATTCCGGTTTTATACACTTGTCGAATTAACGGAATCGATGCAGCGGAAAAGAACACGGAGCAGGGAAAAATGGCCACGCGTCTTTTAGAGGAGAAACTTAAGGCACAAAGAGTTAATCTGTGGGTTACAATTTATCCTCAAAAAGAGAAATACGGCCGAACTCTGGTTTCTCTTCATGCCGATGCAACCACTACGAAGTGCATTTATGATGATCTAATCGGAACCCCGTTTGGCGATTTAGGAATTTTAATTGAACGCTACGACGGTGGAAAGAAGTCCGATTATATGAAACAATTGCCCACTATTCGAGTTGTGGTTAAGCGCTAAAAACGTTTACTCTAGTCCATTTAAACATATTCATTGTATCAATGAATATGAACTATTTATACCGGCGTAATTCCCCACTTTTCGCAAGCCTCCCGAATTGAAAATCCAGTAAAATACTCCTCCGTGTAACCGACATCCTTTACCGGCTTTCGGCGGTAGTGAATATACCGAATACTAGATTTGACGAACGACTGAAGAAAAGCCCAAGTTTGCTCCTCGATGGCGGCATCAATCAGTTTCTCACCGTCCGGAAGAACAAAATCGTACAGTTGGTTTAGCTTATCAATCTTGTCCTTCGGAATATCGGCAAAGATAGTGAAAGCCTTCTCTCGAAAGAAAACAAGATCCTTGATTCGAATTTTCTCCCAATGGTCAATGGTTTTCTTAGTAAAGATGTGAATTAGCTTCTCTGCATCCGTATTCTCAACAATTCCCTGAACCATAGTAACTAGCTCCGGAGAAACTGGAACTTCCTTGCCACAATCCTTTGCATCCGCTACAATGTCGTAAATCAACTCCGTAAAAGTGATAACATTGGTTTTGAAAACCTCAGCGGCTGACGGTTTGGCACTCATTTCTCTGATGCTTAACTTTCTTAAAGATTTTTGAATCTCTATTATCTACAAACTGCTTTTACAACCTTCACAAAATGGAACCTATTCTACCTTCGATTGAGAAACTAGCCCTTCACCTGGAACAGTATCAAGCTGTTCCCGATGGAACTGAAGTCGAAGTGGAGGTTCGCTTTCAGGAAATTACTCTCGCCACTTTCAATCGGGTTCGTGAACGATTGAATTTGGAGTTCGACAACGAGCGAGAAGTAACTCACATTTCAGATCACTTTGTCGATGGAAAACGCCGGAGTGTCTACTCTAAGGTTATGGGTCATGACGAATTCGGCGCCGTTAAGGCGGAGGTTACAACATTGGAGATTGAGAAAGATCAAAAGTTTAATGAGCTTCTGAAGGACTGGAATCTTCGAATTGCTGTCAGCTTGGAGAAAGCAGTTAAGGTAGATGAGAAGGTTCGAGGACCGGCGAGTCCTCGCAATACTTTTCGGCGACAGAAGACCCGTTATTCTTATGTGTCGGTAAAGCAGATTCGATTTGATCTGACGCACGTGATCGAGAGTAGCCCCGGAAAGGATGACGTGACCCGGTACGAGATTGAGATTGAGGTCATTGAACCCTTGATTAAGACAAAGGAGAAGATGAAGACTTTAACGCAGGAAATCGAAAAGTTGCTACTTCTGATTTTAGACTCCGACCGACTCTATTCTCAGGCGACGCTGCAGAAGTTGAAGACGGACCTCAAATCAATTTTCAACCTTCCCATGGATGTGGATGCAAAACGGACACTAGTTCAAGCCCGAAACCTAAAAATCCGAGATCTAATTTGGGGTGGCATTGTGGAAGGTGCGGATCGGGGGAAACCAGCTCATGTCAAGTACACTGTTACTCATAAGGCAGAGGGGGTTCGAAAGATGTTGATTTTCCATGAAACGGGTATTTGGTTGGCCTTTCCTCCAATGGAGTTTTGTTTGCTAACCAATGAAGCTCCACCTAAAGCACTCTGGGGACTTATTGTGGATGGAGAGGACGTTCAAAACGATAAGACTGAACATCTTTTCCTCCCGTTTGATACCGTTTGTGCCGGGATGCACAATGGACTTGACATCCAAAAGAAGCCCCACATGGAGCGGCGCAAAATGGTAGAAGGGCTTTATCAGCATCCGATGGTAAAGGGTTTGAAGAATCTGAAAATCGTCAAGAAGGAGTATATTGCAATTCCGGCAACCCCCAACGGTCTTTTTGAGGCAGTTCAAAAGATTTTAAAGAAGCCAACGGAGTACCAGACCGACGGCTTAATCTTTACTCCCGACAATGTTAGCTATCTCCCTCAAACGGAGAAGGGTGAAGTGGTTTCTAAGAAGCCGATTTGGCAGCGCAAGCTAAGCACTTACGCCGATGTTTGCAAATGGAAGCCGGCGACAGAGTTAACCATCGATTTGGAGCTTCAATTCACTGTTCATGGTGGCGACTCTGGTGTGGTCCTTCTAGCCTACGGAAAGGATCAGAAGCGAGTTCCATTCGTTGGTACCGAGAATTTTCCTTTCAACATTGAGTCGCAATTGGATTTGACCGAAATTCGAAAGGTTACCCCGAAAACAATTGTTCAGGTGGGCCCTCGTTTTGAGAAAGATCGGATTGTATTGGAGCTGCGAATGCTTCGTAACGACAAAACCTATCCCAACTATATTGATGTGGCCAATGACGTGTGGGAAGATATCAATACTCCACTGGATCTGGAAACGCTCAAGGGGGAAGACTCAAAGTTAACGTTGATGCGAAAGTATCACAATCGAATTAAGCGAGATCTTCTTTCTAGTTTTAGTCAGTCATATCCGCTACCGAATCGATGCTTTCTAGTCGACATTGGTTCCGGTAACGGTGGAGATTTGGGAAAGTGGCCGGAACAAGCACAGGTATTGGCGATTGAACCCCGAGAGAAGCACGTTAAGGAGTTCGAAAGACGGCTAGAAATGATGAAGACCAAGCCGAACGTCCATTTGTTAAAGGCAGCCGGACAGGAAACAGACTTGATTTTGACAACGGCGAAGAAATTCTTTCAATGGGAGCGAGCTTCCGTGGCAGAGCTACCCCCTCTTGTAATTACCATGATGCTCTCCATGTCGTTCTTCTGGAAGGATGAGAAGACGCTGCAGCAATTGACTGCTACTATTCGAGAGTTAACAACGGCTTATCATGCAGCTGGAGGTACCAAGCCGGTGGAGCTTCGTTATCTGACCATTGAAGGAACTAAAACGGCAGCTCTCTTTAAGCAAAAGGGAAAATCTGTTCAATTGGGACCGGTCAAAATGAAAATGGAGGAGCAAACAGTTCGAATCCAGATTGAAGGCTCTTCAACGGTGGTTGATGAACAGGAGGAGTACTTGGTACATCCCAAGCAGTTGCTGGAGCTTTTAGGCTTTCAATCAGTTTTTGAAAAGGAGGCAACAGAGGAGCGACTCCTGAGTGAACATGAAAGGATTTTCTCATCACTCTACAATTACGGCCTAATGAAGGAGACGATAGAGGAGATTTCTCTTCGCAATACACCCAAACTCTGTCTGCGAGTAGATTCGGAACTGGAGGATTTTAGTACTCAACTCTACCGAGTTCCACATTTGCAAGTGGAGAATACGCTACTTCATTGCGTTGTACAAGCTACCAATAGCAAATATGCAACAGCTTCGGTCAAGGAGAAATTGGCGTTGGTAGCAGCTTTTGAAGAGCAACTGTTAGAGGATTTACAGAAGTCGAACCCGGAATATGAGACATTGGAGGCGATGAAAAAGTGGCAAAAGAAGATGGGATTGACCGATGAAATGCTGAAGAAGTCAAAGCTATCTCTCAATTCCTATTACAATACGCTGATTGACGGTCAGCTACCCCAACGGTTTACTAATTTTGAAGAGTTCAAGCAGTGGATTACGGCGGCGGATTACGGTACGGAGTTAAATAGCACCATCTTTCTAGCGGAGCTCTTAATTCAATTGTACAATCTTAGCTTTCTGATTTTTGACGCTACTAACATGCAAAACCGTGTGTGGCTTTCGAATTCGAATTCGGAGGCACTTTTGCTTCTTCTTTTTGTAACCCCTAGTTGCAAGTGTGAAAGTGTTGGAATTCTAAAATCCAACAGTTTGGAGCTGGCATTCTCTCAAAAGGAGAAACGTTTGACAGCCCTTTTCGAATAAAACATCATATCTCAGAGCAGATATGATTTTGATAAAACCGCTTTTCGGAAGTAGAACACAACTTTTACTTTTTCAACAAAATTCGTCCCTTGGAAAATGAGTTCTCCTCATAAGATTTCCGGTGTTAGTGGTATCGGTAGTTTTCGTTCGATCGCCCGACCTGGCATCAGACCGGGTGCTGTTAACAGACTACAACGAACCGGAGTTCCAGTTGTACCTCTTCCTAAGCGTCTAGGTGCACTAGCACGAAATGATGATGTGAAGCAATTGACCCAATGCAGCTGGGAGCCAAATCTTGTCCGAATTGGTACGGAAGGTGACGGTAATTGCTACTTCCATGCTATTATGAACGCTATTCATCCTGAGTACCAGGAGGCAACTCGGTCTGCTGAGCGAAGGGAGTTAATTCGAAAGTTTCGCGTGGGAATTGCCGAGAAGCTAAAGGAGCCGAGCTATTACTACATGATTTCAGAAACCAACGAAGATGGTGAGGATGTAATGGATCCGGAGGACGATTCTTTGGCCCTTCAGAAGCTTTACCAGTTTTTTAAACTGGACGATGATAAGAACGTTGTAGAACATGTGGAAAAGCTACAATTGTTTGAGCCAGATGAGTTCCCAACACCTCGTTCTCCAACTAGCGAGGAGCCAACAACCGACGAGGAGAAGGTCCGGTTTCCCCGGCGTGTTCAGGAATGGGAAACATATCGGACTCGTGTCGAAGAGCGAAAGCAAGCTATCATCCACCGTTTCCGTCAAATTGTAAAGGACGATGAGGACGGTCTAAGGTGGGCAGTGGATTTTCGCCCACTTTTGGGTGGTATTGCACTGGAGTTACCTCTTAACGCTGAAATTTTCATGGTCAACAACTGCTTTCTACTTGATGGTGCTCTAACTCTGAAAACCTTGGAGGAAGATGCGGGCGGTGTCTTTCAGTCAATTGATGACATCATCACCGAGGCAGAAACTGACCAAGCTTGGATTAACAATAACCTAGCCGCTGCAATTCCTCATTTGCTGGGAATTAATGTGGCATACTTTGAGGTTTGGTCCAATAGGGTCGTCATCAGTATTCTCAATACCTGCCCTTTTGACGCGCATTTTATTCTGATGAACAACTGTGGTTCTGCCCGCAATCCCGACAGTAGTAACCATTACGAGACTATGGGTCTTTTGGTAGAGAGTGTTGACGAGGATGGGACACCGGCCAATTACGTTCAGACTATTTTCCGGTTTGATAATGGAACCGAGGATCCTTTTATTTTGAAGGTCCGAGAGGAGATGATGAAGCAGCGCTCTCCTCCAAAGCAGGTGAAGCCAGTATCTCCTGCGCTGCCATCTTCTCCGGTCAAGCCCAAGTCTCCCACGTCGCCGGTCAAGCCCAAGTCTCCCACGTCGCCGGTCAAGCCCAAGTCTCCCACGTCTCCAGCTCGGGGTGGGGCTGGAGGTTCTCCTTCTTCCGCAGTGAAGCCCAAGTCTCCCACATCTCCAGCTCGAGGTGGGGGCGGAGGTCCTTCTTCTAACGAAGATTCACCCCAGGTTATTAGGGTTCGAGGACCTAGGGTACGACCGGTTGTAGCTGCAATCACGGAGGCCGATTTGGATCGAGTTCGCGTTAATAGCCCGCGAGTAGGATATGCACCGGAGGCTCCCTCCGCGGCAACAACCTACATTCCGGCTGATATGTACCGCAGGTTCTACGGACGAGAGCCATTCCAGATTGTGGAACATGTGGAGCCCAAGAAGGCTCCAGTTGGTAATGCGGAGATTATGCGACCGGCGAAAATCATTTGGCTACCAGACGATATGGTTGATAAGCCTCGTCCCCGTGCACGCTCTCCTACGCAACGGCAGCAATCGGAGGATGCTGAGCCCAGTATTACTACAAAGCGTGTCACAATTCGTCCTCGCGCTCGAATTGTAATTCGGGCCCAGCCAGATTCTCCAGAGACAGCTTCCCCCGCGTCGACGGATTCTTCGGGTTCGGCAATTAAGCCGCGAGTTAACGTTCGTCCCTTCAATAAGCCCTAATTTAATCAACAAAACACACTTCTAGAAAGAAATGTGACTATAAGGAAAACCTTCAAAACGTAAAATGGACAATCACAAGCGACTCTTTGAAGAGATTCGAAAGTCCTTCACTGCCTTTCAGAAGGAGCTTCATTTGCCTAAATCAGCTGATGGTACTGGATCTAAACACCCCATGGATCAAGTCCATTCCGTTTACGAATCCTCTTTTAAACGAGTGTCATGGACTTACCCTGCTATTGCTCGAATGGAGAATACTGCTTCCACCGTAACTCCTTCTGGGGGTGAAGAGAGTAGTCAAGAAACTTATGTTATTACGTATAGGGCAAAAACCTATCCTTACCACGGATTGAATAACAGTTACATAATTCAACGGCTTCCTGCTATTATTTTTAAGGATGGATTCGAGGGAAGGTGGTGCCGACGCCCTGCGGTTAACGTTATTGAATCGGCAGAGCTTATCTTCAATGGTAACAGTATTCAAACCTTTGACAATAAGTTTTTTAACGACTATGTTCAATTCTACATGCGTTATGACACCGAGAAAGAACGCAACAATCGATTGGGAGATCTACCGTATTTGCAAAATTGGTCTGAAAAATTGGCACCTCATACGACCAAGTTCGACATTCCCTGGTTTTACACGGCTGACGAATCTACATATTTCCCGCTTTTTCGTTGTACCGCAATGGATAAGTTGGAGCACCGATTGGTTTTGAAGCGGAATTTTTCCGATCTTCTGACCGTTCGCGACAAGGCCTCCAAAAAGGTAGTACCTTTTAGCTCTGGTCAAGTGGAGATTAAGGGGTATGATGTAGCACCGGGAGCTCCTTGTCCACAGTTACCAGCCCCAGAGATGTACGGTGAATACTTTTTCTGGACCGATGAAGAGAGAGACTTTAATTACTGTAATAATGCAGTCACCACTTACCCCGTGGACAGTGTTGTAACGTTAACGGCTGATAAACTGGCCTCGGTTGGGGAGACCGTAACCGTTGATTTCCACATTCAACCGTATCCCATTCATACTCTACTTTGGTCGGCGGAGAATGAAAAGTCTATTTTGGAACGGAGTTTCTCCAATTATACTACAAATGCTGAAAGTCCGGAAGAGGGTTATTCACCGGTTAAGGTGGCAACTCTTATCTCCAAGCAGGGAATTATTTTTGATCTAGGTCGTATTCACACGGAATCGGCGGTTCCATTTCATCGTTGCCGCCATGTAGCTTTTGAAAACGGTTATAATTGTTACACATTTGCCTCTCGGTCCCATGACTTTTTCGTAAAACCAAGCGTCAATCTAACGGATGCCAAGTTGGTGGTTAAACTGCAAGATATGAACCCTTTTTGCGAAATTGGAGAAGCGCCAACAACAAATCGTTTTGTGGTTCGGGTTAGCTTGGTTCAGAGCCGACAAATCGAATTCTTAGATTTTGCCACCAGCGAGGCGGAACGAACCAGTAGCAAGACCAGTCGAATTAAGGTCTCCGGTGAAGAGTAAAATCGTTTGAAATGCACAAGGATTGAAACAAAGAATACATTCAAAAAAGGCTTTGAATGTGTATAAGAAAGCATTACTCACCGAAAATGATCCAAGTTAAGCTTCGCGAAGAGATTGACTACAAAGGCTTGGTTCGTTTGACAACTATTGGAGATGGCTCCTGCTTTTTCCATGCTATTCTTCAATCCCAAAACCAAATTTACAAAGATTCGGATCACGTTGAGCGACAAAAATTGGCTCGAGCTCTAAGAAACAGCTTGGCTGATATTTTGGGACAAACAGATCCAGCAACTGGACTTCGCTACTACGATACTCTTTCCAGAGGGAAACTAGAAGAGAATTACAAAGCGATTCAAGAGGCAATTAAGGCGGATCGAGAACTAACCGATATTTCTTTAGAAGGTCTTCAGCGGGAATTACGTTCGTCAAAAGGTGTCGGAGTGATTTATCATGAATTAGTCTCCGAGCTATTAGATTTGGACATCTATATTTTGGATTTGGCTACTCGCGATTTATATTTCGAAGAGGATTATGAGCTTTACTACAAGGGTCGTAACTCTGTCATCGTTATTAGCACAGGAGGACACTATGAATCCGTTGGAATCAAAAGAAGTGACAAAATTACAACTTTTTTCCAACATTCACATCCTCTCATTCAGACGTTACATGGTCGATTGGTTTCCATAAAGCAGCGAAAATAAAATTCATCTCCCGACAACAAATGATGATGACAAAATCGTTTTAGAATTGATTTGACTGACTTCTTTTTGAATTGGAAACTGCTGATAATTTTTTCAGCGTTTAATTGATGTTTTTGATCGCTTTTGAGGACAAAATTGAAATTGTCATAAAGAATTATCATATCTAATAAAAAGATGGCAGCACTGAAGTCACCCGCTAAGGCAGTTGTTACTGAGCTCCGCCCCGGCCTGAGCGATGCGTCGGTCAAGGCCATGACGCCGACTGAGTACGGCGAGTTCCTGCGCCGCGCGCATGGTGCAATCGTGACCCTGGCCGAGAAGCTGGCGCTGGCCTCGGTGCCCTCTGTTGAGAACAACCGCGTGGTGAAGCCCACTAACAAGGTGTCCTTCCACGGCGGTAAGGCTCTGACCAAGGATGACCTGAAGAACTACAACGCTCAGTTCGCCCTGGATCTGGGTCGCCTGGTGAACTACGCCCGCAACGGCAAGCGCACGGGCCGCGGCAAGAACGCTCGCTCCAAGGCTGAGACCAATCTGATCTCCCACATCGCCAACGCGGTGGAGGACCGGATCTTCGCGATCGACCTGAGCAAGGGTGTGCCTTCGGAGGATGAGCAGAAGGATCTGATCCCCGAGGTTGTGGACGAGGTGCTGAGCACGCCCGAGACGGCCGAGTACCTGCGCCTGGCTTCCCTGACGGTGGTGCCCGAGGACCTCGCCAAGGCGGTGGAGGCCAACGTGACTCGCCGCCGCAAGCTGCAGTGCGTGTTCTACATGTCCCAGCAGATGGTGACGTTCCTGAAGACGGCCAACTTTGGCTCCATCTCCGTGCAGGAGATCGCCAGCATGGAGCAGATCGCGGCCCTGAAGCCCACCCGGGCTGACATCGAGACGGCGACTGAGCTGCTGGATCAGGGTCGCGCCCGCGAGGAGGACCAGATCACGGACGCCATTCGCGATCTGGCGATCGATGGTCACATGGCGAATGCCTACCTGCTGACCTCTATCATCAACGTGTTCGTGCGCGCCAACAACCTGTCGAACCCGAAGAAGCCCGCTCGCTTCACCCCCGACATTGTGCCTGAGTTCTCTGCTGCCTTTGGCAAGGGCTCGGACCTGCAGTTCAAGCTGGGCAAGGCCTCCCTGGTTCTGGATGTGGATGAGAATGCCAAGGACAAGCGCAGCCAGCATCTGCAGGAGATCAAGGCCCGCCAGGATTCCTACGCCGATGCGTTTGCATACCTGCAGTCCAAGGAGGACGTCTTCACCCCCGTGAAGAAGGGTGCGGACGGTAAGTTCATCGTCACGGCAGAGTCGGGCATGAAGTTCTCGGCCATCATGATGCTGTACAACCTGTTCCGCATCCCCAGCGAGATCGTGCCTCGTAGCCAGGTCGCCGCTCTGCAGGATGAGGGCAACTACCTGCGCCTGCGCCAGCTGGCCGAGGAGGTGGCGGCGGTCAACGATTGGTACACTGCGCTGCAGGACATCGTGACGCCCAAGAAGAAGACGACCAAGAAGGCCGCGTCCGAGTAAATAATGTCTCCTCTAGTATGAGAGAAACCCAAAATATAAAAAGTAAACCATTCCCCACTCAATGTGAAGAATGCCCTCTCAATTCCAAATTACCAACAAGTCTACTTTTTCTCAACTTTCGCTGAAACCGCAAAATAATTTGCAACTTTTTTCGCATCAGAGAAAAGAATGTCCGCTTCTGTTTCCTCCCTTGCTCCTCACTCCCCCGCTGTTAAGCATGCTTCCGGTGATTCTACCGGTAGCCCCCTGATGACCGGTAGTCTGACGATGCTGGTGATTGTTTTCACTCTGGCAATGACGGTTTCTTGGGTTCTGCTCTGGTCCTTTAACCCCACCTTCGTCCATGACCCTACCGATGAGTCAGAGACCCCCGGTCCCAGTGCCTCTCGCTGCCTGGTTGGCTCCCTGGTCGCTGCACTCTTCGTGGTGGCGGCTCTGTGGATGTTCCGCACTTGCCAGTAAATAATATTCGTTCGATCGAACAAATATTCTTAGGATGAGAAGGAAAAGAGACAGACAAATGCTACTACTACTGCAAGTCGTCCTAGCCAGGCCATTCCAATGAAGAAGAAAATAAACGCCAAAAAGATTAATGTTGCAAACAGGACCACTTGAACAGAAATTCCAATATTAACAGCATATGAAGTTAGCATATCGTCCAGATGGTTTCTAATGGATCCAACCTCCTTCTTGGTAATGTCGGAATAGCCGGCGCTCTGAATGAATAGCATCGGTAAAACGGCATAGGTTCGAATGGTTTTCAGTAAAAGAACGTCAATTGGTATCTTCTTGTAATTTTGAGTTGCCAAACGACTAAAAAGGCGTCGGTGAATAATATACGCGTGCGTACAGCCACCTCCACACTTAAAAATATTTGAGTACTTGGTAGGACGGAGTCCGGACCAGACATTAGGAGTGCAACCTAGATAAATAATCTCCCATTTAGAATTAGCTTTCATGAGCTGTGTTACCTGATTAAGAACCTCAATATTGTTCAAGGCCTCCGTTGGAACTGCATCATCCTCAAAGATTAGAACTGTTTCCAGGTTCTGAGCTACTGCCTCTTTGTAAATGTTTTGATGTGACTCATAACATCCTTGAGTCCCACTCTTAGGATGAGGGACCGCTGAATAGTAGTTGATAGGGACATTGTAGTATTTGGCCCAGTCATCAATCTTTTCCTTTCGGTCGGGGCGAGTCGTTAGATTGACGCAGCGAACAGAGTCAATATGACCCCAGAAATCGGCATGTGTTTCCACCATTTCTATAGCCCACAAAATTCCTAGAGAGAAGAGCGAAAACACAAAACGCTAAAGTTGGAGAAAGTGGGTTTCAAAACCGGAAACTTGCAGGAAACGTAGACTTTTTCGCATTAACTGACGTGTAGAAAAAGGCAAAAAATCGACATCGGAGTGGGGTTGTGGGTAGAGATCTGAGAACTTTTTACCGCAACAACAGCAACTGTTGCAACTGTTTCGCTTTTCTCTTAGCGCCGGAGAGGTCGGAAATTTCCGTGCCCATGAGCAGCTGCCGGAGGTGGAGCTGCCGGTTTCGTCTCCGAAGGACTTTTACCACAGCTTGCCGTGCAAAAAAGATTCTCCTCCTCCACAAACAGTTTGTAAGCATCCTCCCGAGAAACCTGACCTTTACCGGTAAAACCATTAACAGTATTATGAAAGTCAACAGTCCAGTAGAATAGATCCATCTCACCCCCTTTTAGAGCTTCCTCTGGGGGATACTTCTCCAAATATTGACCAAAGTGTTCCTTGCAGACCAAACAAGGAAACTTTCTCTGACGACGGCGAATAAGAGCAATTACTGCCAGTTGTGCCTCCAGAGTTTTGGCATCTGCAGCTTCTGAGTGAAAAACAAACCAGATACCACCCCCAACATAACCGGGATTGTGAAAGACGGTGTGATCAATCGGTTTCGACAGCGACATTCTTTTAAAAGGAGTGGAACATTTTGCTAAATTCCCGATCGGAGTGTGCTCGATCGAAACATATTTAAGATTCGCTCAAATATGTTCTATTTTCGGTCTTTGCCAGTTCGAACAACCAGGAATGTTATTTCTGGCTCCGGCTCCACTTTAACCATTTTAGGCGGTGGTTTAACCCCACCCTCCAGAATGATCTCCCATGCCGCTTCTTGGCAAACAATATCACCTAAATCGTCTTTTTTCTTGCTTCGACGAATCATTTCGGCATCATCTGGATAACCGTATTCATCCAAAAGGTTGATCGCTTTCTCCGTACACCATTCCTTTCGCTCTTTTTTCATTCGTTCGGAGCGACCTTTTTTCGGATTGGTACCATCCTTCTTAGCACCAGTAAAGTGAGGAGCTCCCAAAAGGTTGGTTTTGTAATGAGGATCAAATTCTATGATCAAAGGTAAAACTCCTTGATTTTCCAATCGAAGACAAAAATAAGCAATTAGATGTTGCGACATTCGAACTAAATCGTAATTAATAGGAAGTTGGGATTCAATGACAATGTAGTGGCACATCATGAAATGTTCCAAAAATTCATCCAATGTCTTTCGGACGGCAACGTAAATTTGGGTTTCGGAACCTAATTCCGGAAGCTCGGCAACGGTGGTAAAGTCAAACTTGGTTAACATAACGATCTCCAAGTCACCATTAGACCATTTTCGTTTAATAAAGAACCCACAATTGACAACACCTGGATCAACGGAAAGTGTTTGAACAAAAGTTTGTTTTGAACGACCCAGCTTTCGACACATTTCCTTTGTTGGAGTTACCGGTGCATCCTCAGTATCGTGAGGATTGAAAACAGCGTAGGGTGGCTTCGCACCGGTAGGGGCCTCTTTGTTACGCTTGGCAGCATAGCGAAAGGCGCGACGGTACATTTTCGAATCCCGTCTTTCAAGGTTTAGAATTCAATTAAATCAAGTCATCGCCGTATCACCAATTCCATTTTACTGGTGGCGCTACCTTAAGGTTTGATCAGATAGATCGAAACATTGCCATAGTAACCTAGATAAGTGGTAAGACGAATGATACCGGAACGCTCGCAGTAGACATTGAGAATGCTATTCTGAGCAAAGTTACGCATTTTAACCATTGCCTTAACCATACTCTTGCTTACATTAATTGTAATTCCGGGGGCCTTCTTTGGGTTTCGAACAGGAACTCGCACACCCCCAATTTCGATCATTCTTTCCTCCTTCAAACACTCACCCCAAGAGGTAGGATCGGATACTGGACCACTGTCGTTGGCACCATAAATTTCCATTCCCCGAGGGTAACAATTGATAACTGCCATAGTAGTGCCAGTAGTAGCACCCTGCAATGAACTACAGGCCGCACAAAAGTCTGGAAGTAGAATTCGACAATTTGGCATATTCTCCGCCTGCGTTAGTCCGCTAAAATCGTAATCACCGGAAATATCCGCCGTTCGATCAACCTTCATCTTCAATAGACCACCCTTCTTATTGGCACTGTGAATCTGTGTAAAAATCTCGTCTTCCCCGGAGTACTTGAGAAAACGAATACTATCTTTCTTTGACGCCTGCTTAACCCTCTCACGAAGGTTCTTCATCTTAAGTGGAATCATCATACTCTCACCACAGCGCTCCTCGTTGTAATAAAAGTTCAACAGACGATGGGTGTCAATCTCCAAACCGCCAACAAATGTAGTCTCAGTATTGTACTGAGAACTACCATTACCCTGTTGAATAATAATCCGGTCCTTACTGATGTAGAAAGGAATGGAGGTTAAGGTTGCACCCATAAAATCAACAAATTGGCGAAACGAATGTCCGTCACCAATCTCAAAGTAAAAATCCAATGAATCATCTTCACCGGATGCCGACTCCTCCACCTTTGATGTAACCTTCTCCTTCTCCGGCTCTTCGTCCGGCTTAATTGATGAAGCCACTGATGAAACATCACTAATATCATCCTCGTCATCATCATCGGGTGAAGGTCGAATAGCAGAAGTTCGGAGTCGAGAAACCAGTTTGCTCATCTTTAGTTTATTTTTTTGTTTTCTTTATGTCTTTTGGGTTCCAGCAATTTGGATTCGAAAGTAGAACGTTGAAGATCTAAAGGTAAATCTACTTTTGACATGAGTCAAAAGTATTTATTGGATCGGCAGCTTCATTTCAGAAGGTGACCATTCCTCAAACTTGGAGTTATCATCAGGTAGTGGTCGAAGAATAAAAAGAGGAAGGATTCCTCGGCGCATTTCTTCCTCCGCAATTTTCCAAGAATCCTCCTCGTCAGTCTCGTACATTGGAGGACTGTCGTTGTTGAGCTGAGCGATACGAACCGTGATTAGTCGAGTGTAAACATACCGGGTCATGATGTTACGGAGCTTTCGATCCTTTCCACGAATGATAATTTGGGCATTGGCGGTAGCTGCAACTGCTGCTGCAGCAACCTCTGCGGCTCCCAAAACATGCATCTCATCATCCTCCAAATCCCCATCAGCTTCAATTTCTGGCTCCTCTTCACCGGTTCCGTCCTTAACAGCACCATCGGCGACAGCGGCACCGGTTGCAGGAAGGGGAACAAAGCCTTCCTCCGCATCTAATTCCCCATCGTCATGATTTCCCTCTTCGTAATTAGCGTAATCAAACTGATCCTCGTTATAGTCGTCCTGATCGTCCATTTTTGAAGGCGGGATGTATTCCTCTTGAGATCAACTTTTTCCAATTTCAACTTTCGGCGGCTGTAAATGCCGGTACCTCAACCGGAACCCGATGTTTACCTCGAACGCGAGGCTTTCCGTTCTCTGGCTTCTTTCCTCCATCCTTCTTTCCATCCTTACCCAGTAGACCAGTGACCATTCCAATTACCTTTCCAATTCCATCTTCACCGTTACCTCCACTTCCTCCGAACATACCAGAAAGCATTCCCATTAGACCATCTCCACTATTGTTTTCTTCGGGCTTTGAAGTTGATGGAACTGTTGGAATTCCGTTATTGTCCACCGTTACCGGAGGGAGACTACTTCCGTTAATTGCGGAGCTGAAGTTGCCATCCACAAACTTTTGCAGTAGTTCACCCAACTCTGTGTTACCCAGCCACTGGGCCAGATAGCGGATAAGAAGGAAGATTACAGCACTGACCACCATGGTAACAATGAGGCGAATTTCAACCGGCCAATTACTTCCAATAGTACCACCCTGCTTTTCACCTAGCTCAATTAATTGTTGATCGTAACGACTCATGCCTGACCACTGGGACCTAGTAAAACCGGTAAAGTTGAGACCCAAAATCTTAACCACAATAACCTCGATAAAGAAGGCAGCAAACACCAACCACTTCTTCCAGGTTGGTGTTTGCTGAATTGCAAGAACCCTACGTACCCAAGCATCGTAAATATCGTGACGATGCTTAAGCGCCATTGTTCGAGGAGGGATTTGAATACCAAGGGATTGATTTTGATGCTTCAGAATTGTAAAGTAAGAGTCGAAAATGTTGTGCATCTCCTCCTGTCGCTCCAATGAAAGAGTGGCATAGTCCGGCTTATTGTAAGAAAGGGCGTTAACCAAGTTTCCGGATGGCATATACATACCGACATTGATATGTTCCTCGTCACCAAGTGGGGCAGTCGTGTTAGAAGTGGTAGTTGAAGAAGGAGCCGCCGCTTCTGGCACATTAACAGTCACATGAGGTGCTACCGTAGGAACTGGAAGTTGAGGTTGGGCTACCGTAGGAGCTGGACGCCTAGTTGTAGGAGGAGTGGCTCCTGGATTCGCAGCCGGAACAGTAGTTGGACGTTGTGTTACCGGAACAGAACGACCAATTTGTCCTACAGGAGAAGCAACCCGGTGAGGACGCACTGATGGTAATTGAGTATTTTCAAATCGGGGAAGGTTATGGGTTCTGGAGTTACTGGCAGGTCGAACTTGAGTTGCCGGTGTTCCACCCGTTTCTCCATCGTTGGAGCCAGGAACCGGTAGCTCCTCTACTTCCTGAGTAGAACGAGAATTACGAGGTGAAGGTTGAACCAATAGTGTTGCCGGTGCTGTAGGCGGTGGAGTGGCTGCACGAGTTGAAACCGGATTTAAAGTTCCTCCAACCCGAATTCCCAACGGTGGTTGAATGGGACTGGCATCTCCACGTAGAGGTGGAGGACTGTCCACCTGCACACTCGTAATTGGGGGTGCTGGTTGAATATCGCGGACCGGTGAACTTCGAGCGGCCAAAATTTGCTCCGGAGTATGTGCTCGTCCGTTAATTAAAATGGCGGTTGTGTCCCGAGGCGACATGCGAGAACCATCAACAGATGCCCTGGAGGGAGAAGGGGTACTACCAGTTCCCGAACGCCTAACAGCATCATTTCGAATAGTGGGTCGACGACTAGTCCCAGCCTCTCCGTTTTGCGACGAAGTTGATCCACCAACACCAGGTCGAATTCCTCGAAGCGCCATAGGTCGACGGGTCCCAACTATTGGAACAGGGGCAGTGGATGGTTGAGCTGTCAACGGATTATCATTTCCAGACATCTTTCTTTCTATTTCGTTGCTCTTAAGCACTTCTTATCAATCAAAATGGTAGCGTCGAATTACTGTCGTAAAACTGATTTCTACATTAAAAGTCGGGTTGATTTTTAACCTACCAAATTGACCAAATGGATCTCAAAACGCTTCACGCTTCTATGCAGCCTGCCTGTGTGGCAAAAGACAAAGTAGAAGCGAAGGTGAAGGAGGCTAAAAAGGTAAAGGTGGAAGAGATTGTAGACGAAGAGCCAGCAGAGGCACTAAATTCCGATTACAGTGAAGGGATTCCATCTTTCGGGGCCGACGAAGAGATTCCGGATCCGGAGGCGGAAGATGATGGTAGTGATCCTCGTGTAGCGGAGCTAATCGAGACAAAACTGTGGAAGTTTCACACTCTTTACAAGACCTCAGCCACTGGTGCGGTAATGTGCTGGTGGATTGGCTTTGATTATGAAACCAGTGAAATTGTCACTGTTCATAAGACTATGCATACACCAACACCTCCAGAGGTAGAACGTCGCCTAGTGGAAGTTAACCAGTCAAAACGAACCCTGCATGAACAGGCTGTTCTCGAGATTCGACAGCGGCGTCTGAAAAAGTACCGTTTGGGTTATCGGGAGGCTGGAGCCGCTGCACCGGAGTTAGGACAACCCATGTTAGCTGAAGTGATTGAAAAGTACAAGCATGAGTTTAACTTTCCCGTTGCTGTTCAGCCGAAGTTGGATGGGATTCGGTGTCTAGTTCGAGAGGCGGACGATGGGAATCTGATGTACCGGAGCAGGGGTAATTTGCAGTACCGACAGCTTGCTCCACATATGGATCCGGAGCTTTCCGTACTACTTTCTTATCTACCCAGCGGAATTGAGCTAGACGGGGAATTATACGTGGAAAATGAGAAATTCGAAAATATCGCCTCTATTTTCGGAACCAAGCTGAAAGAACACGCTCGGATCAAGGAGCTCATTTATCACATCTACGATTTTAACACTACGGAACCTCTCGCGTATGAACACAGATGGTATCATCTTTACTCAGCCTACAAGCAGTATTTAGCTGATGGCTACACTAACACCAAATTCAAGATTCTGAATACCGTTTGGGCTGAAAGTCAAGAAGAGATCGATGAATGCTACGAAAGATACCTGGAACATGGCTTTGAAGGGGCAATGGTTCGCCATACTACAATTGGAGATCAAAGTCCAGCGCAATTAAAGCTATCTCTATATCGTGTTGGTCGTAGTACAAATTTACTCAAGGTCAAGCAGATCTCTGACGAGGAGGTCACAGTTGTTGGTGTGGTAGACTGTGCAGGTCGTGAAAAGGGTTGTGCTAAATTCGAAGTGGAGGACGATGAAGGTAAGAAATTTAACGTTCGCCCCGGCGGTAGCTTGGATCAGCGCCGGTACTGGTTCAAACATCCGGAGGAGGTTATCGGTCGACGGTATACCATCGTTTATAACGAGAAGACAATTAAGGGAATTCCTAGGAACCCGCGAGGCAAGGCATTTAGGGACTATGAGTGAAAGCCGCTCTACAACATATTCGGTTCAACCGAATATGCATTTAATATCCGCGAGGGGTTACGTGAACTGGAACTCCGTAACGGGGGGATGCTCCTGGACTTCCACCAGTCATGTAAGGGGAGGGGGAAGCGGCTGCCACCATTCTCCGCATTGCCTCCTCACGACTGCCAGAACTACTCAGTAGGGTAATTGGAATCGTCGGGTCGTACTTACGAACCGGATCCGAAGAAGTATAACGCTCTGATGACATTCTCGGAACAAAGGCTCCGGCATTTGCCATTCCAACGTTCGATTCCACCTGCATTGAGCCAGCCTTCTGAACCTTCTCCGTGTAACCAGCCTTGCAAGCCAGTGTAAGAGCCCAATCAGCAATTGCACTGACGGAGCGCTCTCCGTTGTAAAAAGCCTGGGGCCAACCCTGACGATAGACGAGAATGAAGGGAAACTGAGACAGAGAAGCCCAGCGATGCGGGTGATCCTCTGACATGTTCAAACGTGTGAAAGCCTCTGCGACACGCTTCTCCGAGATACAGTTGCAGGCAGCAAAGATTGGACCAGCAACTTGAGCCGCAACTAGGCCCCAAATTTTCGTGAGATTAAAGCTCTCCGAATTTTCCGAATAAAAGAGGACTACCAAGCAGTCATCCCAGCGAGTCCTAATCAAGTCATCCGTGTCCAGAAGAAAGTCACTCTCCCGAAGACGCTTAACTGCCTCCTCCGGAAAGGTGGTCTCCTTACCGACCTCCCGTGCACTGGAACTACCTCCAGCACCACCATTAGCGCGAGCAGAGTTAGATGAAGACGCCATTTTTAGTAGCCGATTTTATTCTTTTCGCTATTTTGCGGCTTGGAAATTAATTCTTACCATCGAAGTCCGAACGGTAAATTCCGACAGTAGTATCAACATACCCAAAATAGTGTTCCAAATCGCTAATTAAGACATAAAAGAAACACTTCTAAACCCAAAGATGGCCGAAACCACCAAAAAGGAGTCGAATCCAATTACGAATTTCGGCGACGCGGTTACTCTGTTAGCTAAGACCTGCCGCGAAGTTCACAATGTTACCAGTGCCGGTAGTGTTGATTATTCGAAGGTAACTCCATACAAAACTATTTGTATTGACCGAGTTTTGGCTCTTTATGCTAAGATGGAGGATCCGGCAGACTCCTTTATTGCTCCCTTTCGTCATTTTTATGAGACCTGCAAGGATGAGTTGGAGTACGTGCTGATTGACGGAGGTGTTATTTATGATGAGTGGTTGAAGGTAAAGGGCGAGTTTCCGGGTCCGTGGGAAAAGAAGAAGCCGAGTAAGGATGTGAAAGGAAAGCGGCGGGTGCGAAAGGGTGATGACATTTCCTCCTGGAACACAAATAGTGTTTGTAAGGGACTCGTTATTTACTACGATTATGAGGCGGAGAAGGGAAGTGATTTGGCAACCGTTTCAATTCCCCTTTCAGAGTTCTATCTAGCTGCCTGTACTCACTATCAAACCGTTACGAAGAAGGGAGTTAAGTCACATCTACCGGCCACCATTCTTTACGCCTTCTATTGTAGTATGTACCATGTAGCGGATGAGGAGATGAAGGAGGTTATCATGTCCAATATTACCGCTCTGAAGGTTATTGTGGATGCATTGACTCCGGAGAAGTCAGAGACAGAGGGTTCTGGAATGGATGGATTGAAGAAGATTATGTCAATGTTTGCTAAGAGCACCGGTATGGGTGGTGGAGATTTGGGAGATAGTGAGCTCAGTAACGCCCTAGCCAGCATTTTCGATCCGCAGTCATCGGAGAAGATTAGTCAGGTGGTCAAGAAGGTGGCAGAGAAGATGCAACCAATGGCGGGAAAGCTAAAGACTGGCAATCTGAGGGAGATGGCATCCGGTCTCCAAGAGGGTCTCACTTCGGCTTTGGACGATGATTCGGTGACGGATCTTTTTGCTGAGGTGGCAACACACGTCTCCAATCACGCTAATAACAATTCGGCATTGGCAGCTACCATTCCGACGGCGGAGTCAGTAGGAACATCGACAGCTACCGGCAGTGGTGCTGTAGCGGCGGATTCAGGGTCAACTGCACTTCCTCCAGCGGCTGGTGGTGCCGGTAGTGAGGGTGGATTTAGCGCTCTCCTAGATGATGCTCGAACGGCTTGGAATGCGGCCCGGAATCAAGAGTGAGCAAAGCGAACTTGACGGAGTAGAGTGAGCGAAGTGTCCACATATTTTAGAGTTTCGACTCTAAAATGTTATCCTTAATTTAAAGGCTGATTTTTACTAATAAATGTCCGATTCCACGAATGTGTTAACACCGAAAACATCGTCAACAAAGGATTCTGTCTTAAATCGTTTGGCAGAATCAACAAGTGCATTTACCAAAGCTTCTTGTGCTAACGAGAAACCAGCACCTTGCATTTTCAATTCCGCAACAATGGAAAGAATTGGTCAAATGATCAAAAGAGAAACCGACAAGACAGCGCAAAAATAATGGTTACTTCACCCACACATTTTAGAGTTTCAGCTCTGAAATGTTGATTTTGATTTAAAGCCGGACTTCACACCGAAAACACCCACAGAATGAAGAACTTCTTTCTCGTTATTTTCGAGGGCAAAGACGAGAAGAGTCAACCTCCGATGGAAGTGGCTCGAACTCAAGAGCAGGTCTTTAACTGCGTGCATGATTATATTAGCACATTGTCTGCTCTGTCAGAGTTTCTATATCTGCGAATTATCGTCAAAGAGTATGTAGATCGGCAGTTTGTTAATGAATATTGTCTTTCCGATCGGTTGGTATTTGCCGATTTGGAACAAATGAAACTAATTCGCTTTGAAGACTTCTCCGCTTTCATCAACGAGACGAAAGCGGAGAAAGAGGAAGTGGATCAAACTCGAAATTATGTCTACCATATTACGTGAAGTACATACGAACTATGTTCATATGTATTCTTATACAGAAGACCTAACAAATTTCCGCATTTTTGGAACTCGGGCTCCACTTGGAGTTGAAAGAAACTCTTCCTCCTCGGGGTTCCACTGATCCAAAAGATAAAGACCAATAGCTCGCAGAATAAGACACAGATTGGCCACTAAGTAGTAACCGACTGTAAAGCAAATTCCGGTCATGAGAATCGCTACGTACCAAGTAACCAATTGCTGAATCATCTGAGCTTTAAGCTTTCCTTCCACTGATTTTCGGACTTTCGCCGACCCAAAAACTGATTTTCAATTTCCCATTTAGCAGAATTACAACCAAAACAACAATTCCAATTAACCGAAGATGCAAGCACACAAAGTCAACTGGCGTGATTTCGACCCCAAGCGTGTTCTGGATGTTAGCACTCCCGACTCAAAGCCTGCAGAGCAAGTTGATAAGGAATCCGGTGAAAAGAAGACAATTACCTACTACACCTTTCCTCTGATGTACGCTTATCCGGTGAAGCTGTCCACAGGTCAGCCGATGGATGTCAATGGTCCCTTGGTGATGGAGCTGCCGGAGATGCTTTCACCCAATGGCATTGTCGCGAAGAAGTTCGACGGTCGAACTGCTTACTCGATGCGTTTCATTCTGGATCTGACTAGGAAGGAAATGCGAGAGCTGATTTCGGATGGAACCCAGACGTGGACCAATGCAGATGGTACGGTGGAGACTTTGAAGCCGGGTGCACTCCACCTGCTGTACGAGCGCTGCATTGACGTGGTCTACCCTAATCGCGGTGTGCTGAAGAAGCCGACTCGCGACGGTTTGAAGGAGCTGATCCGCGACATCGTAGCTTGGCCGACGGACAAGAAGACGGCGGAGCGGATTAAGGGTTCTAACCCATCCCTCTTCATTCCGGTCTCCCATTTCGTCAAGGATGGACGCCTGGTCTACAAGACTCCTTTCATCAACCCAGTGGACGATTCCAAGATGGATTGGGAACTGCTCACCACTGCCAATGTGACTGGAATCCCTTGCATCAAGTTCAAGAACATCTACGCTGGTTCCAAGGCGTCGGTGCAGTGCGAGCTGAAGAGCGAGGTGGTAACAGGTCTGGCTCCGGCGGAGGCGGTTGCCACTCAGTCGGATACGACGGAGGCCATTCGTCGCGATGACAGCCACTTGAACAAGATCAAGGCCGACATTGCAGCAATGCAGGCAGCTCGAGAGGCGGCAAAGGCAGCTCGGGAGGCGGGCGGTGCTGGAGCCGCGGAGGCTAATGGTGGTGCCGGTGCTCCTTCCAAGGCGTCTTCCAAGAAGATCACCAAGGAGTCACTAGCGGCCGAGGAGCAGACTCCTGATAGCGATGACAACGTCCAGGAGCTGGATGGCGAGGAGGATGAGACGCCAGCACCAGCAGCGACTCCCATCAAGAGCCCCGCCATTGCGGGTCCCCGAATTGTGGAGGCGGGTATTCGGGGTCGGACCAAGGTTCCGGGTCTCCCCGGTAGCCACGACCTGAAGGCCGCTCTCAGTGCTGCTCCGACGGCCTCCCCCTAAAGATACTCAAAGACACACGTAAACCTAACACCCAAAACTCACAACAAATCTAAATAACCCCAAACAACCCAAAGTATTCTCAACGCGAATATCATCCCTGATGGTATCTGCTTTTCATTAGTCACTTCAGCGGCGGAATTGATCCTCCACTAAATTCCAATTCCCAAGAAAACCTTTCGCCTAAGTAAAATGTGGCAAACCTTCGAAACCTGCTATTTCTATGAACCAGAACCTAAATCTTACGAGTCTATGAAAGGAAAGGATGGTGGCTACAAAATCTTCCTTTTCGATCTGGATGGAACTCTCACAACGGTGGCCAATGGAAAGAAGTTCTCTGACACAGCTGATAACTGGGTCTACTTAGGTCCGGTAATTGAGAAGTTTCGAAAACTACGCAAGCGGAACTGGCTGGTGGCGATTGTTTCCAATCAGTCCCGTTTCAATCAAATATTGAAGGATAAGTTCGAGGATATTCGGTCCAATTTGGAGGGACAATTGGGTTGGTCACCTTTCATTTTCGTAGCAACTAAGAAGGATGATTTTCGAAAGCCGGAAACGAAAATGATCTCTTTACTTCTCGGTCTTCTCGATATTGAGAGTGAACAGGTGGAAGAGATGAGAATGTGCGGAGATGCTGTTGACCCAAAGGATCATTATCCCGCGAATCGATGGTCGGATTCGGATCGAAAGTTAGCCGAGAATCTGGGTATTGACTTTATCGCCGCTAACGATTACTTCGGCCATGCAAAAATTACCAGTCGGGAGCACCAGGAACTGGTTGTTTTGATGGGAAACCCCGGTTCTGGGAAATCAACTACCGCCACCAGTCTCGCCGCCACCGGTTATGTGATTGCCGAGCAAGATACCTTGAAAACAATTCCCGCGATGACCAAGTTTCTGAAGGCACAGTTAAAAGCGGGTCATTCCGTTGTTGTGGATGCAACAAATCCAAGTAAGGAGAAACGTACCCGCTGGATTCAGCTTGCCGCCGAACTCCAGATTCCGTCTCGAATTCTTTGGCACATTCGAGATGGTCGCCCTTTCAACGAGTTACGAGAGAAACCGGTTCCGGCCATCGTTTACAATGTCTACTCCAAAAACTTCGAATGGCCGACGGAAGATGAAGCCGAGGTAGAGATAATCTACTGAACCATAAACAGGAGACGGATGCCTAAAAGTCCATTCTTCGGCTCAATTTAGTCAGTATGAGCTATAGTGACGGGAAATTGCTCTTCTCTCGCTTTAAGGAACGAGATGAACGAGCCTTTACTACATGGAAACATCATTACGAAGGATTACTTTGGGATTTGTATCGCCACCTTGACAATCGGCATCGATTTCTTAGCGGGGTTGGCCTTCCTATTACCTTTGAGGATTTTTGCCGTTTTACCTTTCAGAATACGGAGGTGAAGGTAGACAAGTTTGGACATGCGGCAAGACCTCTGGATTAAACTCATATCACTTAACGTGATATGAGTCGGATTCAAAGAATTAAATACATATATCACTTCGCGTGATATATGTTTAATCCTCTCTCTGCTCCAGTGTGGTATAAGTTCCATCCGGACGCCTATATTTCTCCCGATACCGGTACTGCAAAAGTAACTGCCTGGTCTGTTGGCGTCGATTCTTGGCCAATGTCCGAGCCAACGTCAGTAACAGCTCTCCATCCTCCATTCGATCCGGTAACACCTGAATGAAGGGTCGATACTTCGTCAGAATAAACCCAAACTGCTCCAACGTAAAGAGTTTTTGCTCTTGAAGCTCAATTGGAGCTGTGGAATTGAAGAAATCCGGATTGACCTCCACTATCGGGCTATCGTCCAACGGAAAAGTTCGAACTGCTTTGCCGTGGTTAAACATCATAACCAAATAGAGAAGGGAGACTCGAACAACGCCAACACTAACGAAATCCATTGGTAGTAACAGGCTAAAGGCATCTGGACCATAAGCCTCATAAACAAGATTCAAAAGAACGGGAACATGCCCAGAACTAATGGAAGCAATTCTTGGGTAACGATCGTCTCCATCGATAAAAAGACGTTCCAGCGTTCGCTGCATTGAACTAGCCTGCAAAATTTGGATTTGAAGATCCTTGGGAAGCAGCATAAAACGGTAAATTTCACCAACGTGAGACCGAAGATACCAACTAAAGGGATCTTTCTTGATAATTGGAGTCATAATCTTGATAATTTCGAATTCCATCTGAAAGTCTTCCGCATATTGGAACTCTTTCTGTAGACGTTCACCTAAGCGAATCCGCCGACTATTCGCATATTTAAGTAATTCGACCAGGAGTTCCCGCCGATTGTATATTAGATACTTGACAGTCGTTTGCTTATGGGTTCCCTCTTCCGGAACTGGTGTTTGCGTCAAGTAACGAACCATGATCTCCTTTCGCGCCTTCTCTTCTAGACCGGGAAGTTTCTCCACTAGGAAAAGAAGATGTAGAATCACCTCCGGGTAATAACCTAAGATTTGAATCAAAACATCCAGATACTGATGAATGGTAAAGCCACTCCGGTCGCCTTCTGCCTTTTTGATCAACAGGGTTCGAAGCTTAGCGTCAATCATTAAATTGATCTGATCGGCGGTGGGAGTCTTTCCCTTTCGTATTTGTTGTGAAACCCAACTTCCCATCAACTCACCACCATCAATTTTAAGTATCGATTCGTCTCGACTTCCGGACCGTAGATAGTGACGATCGTCTGCCTCCAATGCCTTCCGAAGATCCGGAGTAAAGGCATTCCACAATTGATCGACCAGATTCATTTCTCGACGTGTACTAGAGGCCATTGCTTTCAAGAAGAGTAGAAAATTCTTCCAAATCAACTTTAAACACTCCCAATGCTTTTAAAACGGTAGCTCATTTAATACCAAAAAGTTACCGCTAACAATGGAACTTGACACGATTCCAAGATCGGTGGTAATTGGAGCCCTGGGTTCTCGGGTTTTGATTGGAGCTGGTGCAATCTCTTATTTACAGATTCAGGGTAGATTGGATCTGGTTTCAAAATGGCAAGGATTTGGATCTGGATCGATTCTCTGTTTTCTGCTTTCTATTGGCGTTACTTATGAAGAGTTAATTGACGATATTTGCAGTTTAGGTTTATCGGAGTGGGTTCCATTTCAATTCACTTTAGTATCTCCTAATTGGATTACGATTAGGAAAGTTCTAGAGCAACGATTACAAACTAGATTTCCACAATACCATTTGGATCATCTAACGTTGAGTAAACTTTATTCCACTACCCGAATGATATTAGATTTAAAAGTCTTTAATACCACAACTGGTGAATTGGAATTCTTCAATCATGAAACTAAACCGGACCTACATTGTCTAGAAGCGGTTTTTGCTTCCATTGCAACTCCCGGAATTCTTCCAGCCTACGTAATCAACGGTTGCAGTTACCAGGATCCAACTTTTCTCTATTCGATTAGAATGGAGCCAATTGCTGATGAATTGGTAATTGGTAGCCGATATCCATATTCGTCAAAGGATGAAATTATTCCATTTCCCTCTGTTGAAGAGACTTTATTGGGATTAATTGGTAGTTTAACGCAGAATCGGTGTATTTATCCAGAGAAATCGTTATTAGTGGATCATTTGGAGTCGGTCAACTTGGAAATCGATTTACAGCAAGGATGGAAGTGGATCGAGCAATATTTCACCTGTTAACGAAAAGAAGAACAATAAGGAAATATCCCGGTTCTAGTAAAATGAGCATTCCGGTTGTTGTTATCATTACTGCTAAGAACTGTGGCGCATGCGCCCAGATTAAGGGTTCGTCTGGAATTCTGATGGCTTCTACGGATCCTAGCAAGACGAAAACTAGAAGGGTATTTCCTGGAAGTCATTACTATGATGAGCTTTTTGCCCGTAAGCTAATTACTGGGCAGATGGATGCACCAGAAAAGGGAGCTCACATCGCTCGGTTTCAGGTTCTTAATCTGAACTTAAGGGATTATGGAACGGCTAGTTCCATTTCGGACGCTATTGAGTTTTCAGAGTTCACCATTAACTCCGATGGTAGTGTTCGTCAAGTGATTCATTCTGAAGATAGCGGAAAGGATGCAATTACAGTATACAATGTTTCTAGTAAGGCGGCGACAAAAGCAGAGACAAAGAAGACTAACGACAATTGGGATACCCTAATTAAGAGTAAGTTTCCGGAGGCGTTGGCCAGTTACTTTCACTTCTTTCCCATGATTATGGTCTTCAATGGTGTAGCCTGGAATCGAGCACTGCGAGAGAAGGTACCCCTCTACGGCTATCTGTTGAATGCAAAGGCAGTTCAGGCACCTCCTTATGGCATTGATCGCGATTCCATTTCTCAAGCACCAGAGGATCCTATTGCCTTTGTGAACGGTTTTGCATCTGGAATGAGGCCGCTTTTGGATACGCCCGTCGGTGGACCCATTGTATCACCGGCATCTGGCGGAGCTGGTGGTTCTGGCCATGAGGGCCATGGGCATGGTTCAGACGGAAGGATGAACCCAGACGGAAGGATGAACCCAGACGGAAGGATGAACCCAGACGGAAGGATGAGTACCGGAGCATACAAGGGTAAGGATGATATTATTTCAATTCCCACCGCCGGATCTTGCAAAAATGTAGGTTCTTTTGGTACTCATCCTCGGCATGGTTGGTAATTGATCTTCTATTCCAATTGCTAAGAGACTATAAAATGCAGTTGTATCAACGCCTAAAGACCGCAGCTTCAAAAAGCCCAACCATTTCGGTTGATGATTGGATTGCATATGCTACCAAAAGTACCTCGCTCTCCAATTCCAATGCGGAACTTCTTTACGCTCTAATCTTACACCATTACTTTCTGACAACTGGAAAGTATGACCCTCTACCATATGGAGTTAAGAAACTTTCCGCTGTGGGTGGAGTTGGAATTCCAATTTCGGGGCTTCCAACCGAGCTACAGCAAATAGTAGCGCTCTTTCTAAATGAAGTGTGAGCAAAAAGGTTTAAATACAACCGGAAGTCTCTTAAAACAAGGTTACACGCAGATATGGATTCCTGCGGTCAATATCAAGATGCAATGATGGAAGCACTTCGTTCCCAGATAGAAAAGTTTCACAGTCATGGAATTCGAATCTTAAACGGTAGTAAGACGGAGGAGCGATGGCGCGAGTTGCTTTTGACACCAATGGGATTTGCCGAGATTCAGAAAAAGAGGAAGAAGTGAATACACATCTGTTAATAAAACGGATGTGCCTTATTAGGGTGAAGTTACGTTATTATTTTACATCATACCTCCGGGTGTCGCCATTGGGTAACCACCCATTTGCGGGGCCATTCCCGGCATCATACCACCGCCGTATCCAGGAGGTGCAGCGTAATAGCCGTACATCCGGTCCATTGTTGGAAGTCGCTCGACAAACTGATTCCTCTGAGTCTCTGGCAGCAAGCGGTAAGCCGACCAGATGAAGATAACCGCTGTGATAAGGCACAGCAAAATACTAAAGACCCACATTGAATAAATCTGATTGTAAGTCAAAGTCCCTACATCGGACTTATCATCACCCGCTGCTGCCTTCAGTTTGGCAAAGTAGGAAATGTTAGCGGCAAAAGTTCCACATGTAACACCAGAAAGGACCATTACGGACAGATTAAATCCGTAACTCCTCGTATTGATATTGATACCGGTCTCGGACGCCATTTTATGAAGACGATAAATTGAAGTAAAAAGTTGCGATTGATTCAAAAACAACTTTAGGCGGTTACTACAAATGAATAGGGGAGCCATTGGAAAAGGGAAGAAGAAAAATCCGAAATCTGATTCCGATGAGGAAAAGGATACGGATTTTGGGGCTCTGAAACGACCATTTGGAGGAATTGGCGGCGGCAAAGGTCTTCTAGCGGGTCTCCAAAAGATTCTAAAAGAGGACAAGAAGAAAGGTAAAAATGTAGTTGAAGAGGAGGAAGAGGAAGAGATGCCAAAATTCGGAGTTGAGAGTGGGGATTTGGAGGACGAAGACGAAATCGCAGAATCTCCGTCTGACAAAAGTCAAACTTCCGAAGCTGAAGAGGAGGAGGCGGAAGAGGAAGAGGCGGAAGAGGAAGAGGCGGAAGAGGAAGAGGCGGAAGAGGAAGAGGCTGAAGAGGAAGAGGCTGAAGAGGAAGAGGCGGAGGAGGAAGAGGTGGAGGAGGAAGAGGTGGAGGAGGAAGAGGCTGAAGAGGAAGAGGCTGAAGAGGAAGAGGCTGAAGAGGAAGAGGCTGAAGAGGAAGAGGTTGAAGAGGAAGAGGCTGAAGAGGAAGAGGCTGAAGAGGAAGAGGAAGAAGCGGAGGAAGCGGAGGAAGCGGAGGAAGCGGAGGAAGCGGAGGAAGCGGAGGAAGCGGAGGAAGCGGAGGAAGCGGAGGCGGAAGAGAAACCCCGTAAGGTTCCCAAAATTAGCATCAAACCAAAAAAGGAGGAAGAAGCTGACGAAGAGGAAACCGAAAGGTCTCACAAAGTTCCAAAGGTTACTCTCATTAAGAGAGGTGAAGGTCATAGGACACCTCTTAAGATTAAGGTTGTTGCTCCCAAACTACTCGAACCGACCCCAATTATTGAAAGGGAGCCATTTGCTCTTCCTGATAAGAAAATTCACGTAGATGCTCCTGAAATTAAGCCGGTCAAAATCAAAACTCAAGGTGAAGTTAAGATTGTTGAGAGAGTTCGGGGGTTCAAACGAGTTGAATCTTACACAGAAATAATTCGGCGTTTTGAAACGGAATCAAAGGAGATGTACACCATCCGACAGCAAATTACCGAATGGGTCTGGAAATCACGCTTTGGATTCCTAAAGACCAATATGTTGCGGTTGGACGCTAAATCCACTGTTACTTTTGGTAGCATGATTTTCAACAAGATTTACTGTGGGGCTGCTTACAATCGAACTTTGGAGGCAATTATGGATGCGATTTTTGAAGGTTCACCGGAACTATTAGAACTGGTCATTGAGAACAATTAAACAATGAAGCATAAAGAGTACAACCTCCGAATAGAAATGGAGACCGCTAAGAATGTAAGCGCCGTTTTGACACCTGCTAACACTGCAGGTCTGGGCCTTGCTGTTATCTACTTTGCCAGGGAGAATATCGCTCTAAAGGGTCGTGTTGATGCACTGGAGGCAAAGGTTTCACAAATGGATACTTCCGCCTCCAACACTTTTACTAAGCTGAGTCAGGATATGGGATTGGCCAGGAATAGCAGCGTCGCGCATTCCAAGCGCCTGGAGGAAACCGAGGATGCACACCAGAAGCAGAAGAAGTTCAATCGCCGGACGGAAAAGCTGCTGGGGAGTATTTTGGAGGCTTTGTCAAAGTCGGGTACCGAGGTAACTCTTCCGGAAAAGAAGCGAGATGCTAGGGTTTTCCTCCGTTCTCGTAAGGATCGCGATGAGTCAGAGACTGATACTGATGCTGATGCTGATTCCGATGAGGAGGAAGAGTCAGATACTCGCCGTCACCGAAAGCCACCGAGGGAGACAAATAACCAGCGCGGAAGATCTCGCGCTACAACGTCCAAGCCTTCTACCGGTCAAAGTGAGGCTGATGTCCTAGATGCCGCAGCACAACTGGCACAAAGGCGCCGTAATTAAAAAACATTTCACATATCAAAGAATGATATGTGATAAACTTCATAAGAGCTAACTTTCACCTCGTTGCTACTTTTCGGCAAACGATGACAAGGTTAACGATGTTGAATGAAGTTTAGGAAACGAAAACACGACTCCAAATCGACAAAATTGTTTTTGAACCTAAAATCTGTTTTAAATCGCTTGCTTTACAACTGATTTTAGTTGTTTTGACTCACTGATTGATTTTCTAAATTCTTTTGATTTACATGTAGCCAAGATTGAAATTTTTGAAACTGCCTTAATAGAAAGAAAAACTACTGAAAGAGAAGAATGTCCGACAATCGTTTCAACGAGCGCGTTTCGAAGGCCGTCAAGGGTGGTTACTTCATCCATGTGCCTGCACCTGGTACCCTGACCTCGGGGGTGTCCAGTCAGCTGCAGCTGACTGGCGCGAAGACGCGCTGGAACAGCGCGGATGAGACCAAGCGTAGCTTCGTTTACCAGCTGGACTTCCACGTGGCCGGTCCTTGGGAGGCGGTGGAGGCGTGGATCGACTCGGTTGACCTGGGTCAGGATCCTGAGGCGGTGAAGGAGAACATCCTGTCCGCTGACAACTACACCAGCGAGGATGTGATTGTTCACCCGGTGGCTTTTGAGACCAAGAAGGGCCCGGTCAAGATGTCGGCGGCTGAGTGCTTTCGCCTCATGACCCAGAAGACGGCTGAGTCGGCGGAGGTTGCCGATGTGGCAAACCTGATGGAGCTGATCCACATGATCCACCCTGGTCGCGCTGCGGCCGGTGAGCGTGTGGTGGCTCGCGCCAGCCCGAAGAAGGAGATGACTTCGGCGGAGAAGCGCAAGGCCCTGATCGCCCTGATTGAGACGGCGGCGGCGGAGGGTGACCACATGCGCAACATCACCGACTACAACATCAAGAAGGGCACTGGTGCTGTTCGCGCCAAGGGTGGCCTGGGTAGCCGCTCGGAGATGCGCGTGGTGGACGCCGAGGACTCGCAGCTGAAGTACCTGGTGTTCAGCTCCAAGCACCCTCTGGACAAGCCCGCTGATGCTCTGGAGCTGCTGAAGGGCTGGAGCCGTGAGAAGGCGATGGCGACCCTGGAGAAGGCTCTGAAGCGCACGGTGTCCCCTGCTCGCGTGGGTGTTGCTCGCGTGGGTGCGTCCCCGGCCCGCCCGTCCCCTGCTCGCCCCGCCGGTCGCCCTGTGGCTGCTGCAGCCGCCGCGGCTCGCGCCCGTAGTGCTTCCCCCCGTAGCGCTACCAGCGGTCGCCGTGGTTCCAACGCCTCAACGGCTTCCCATGTCAGTGGCCGTGCAAGCCCTGCGGCCGGTGCTCGCGCTTCCCCCGTCCGCCGCCCCGGTGTGGCCCCTATCCGCCCCGGTGCCGGTGGTGCCAAGCGCCCGATGGCCAACCTCGGCCGCAAGCCCTAAACTGCAATCGTGGCTCTCTCGATCCCATAAAAACAAAAATATTCAACTCAACATATAACACACTGTGCTATATGTTTTCGGCTACAGAAAATGGGAGATGATGACGATGCGCCTGCTTTTGTACCCGATTCAACTCATAGTTTTAACCCTGTTGTCAAACCCTACTCCGTCGAAACTGCCGGCTATGTTCGTATCGTCTATATTATAGCTGTGTTTCTCTGGTGTTTGACTTTTTATCTGTTGGGTATCTATCGAACACCTTCATGGCCAATCTTTTTCCTTCCGCTAATGCTATTTACCATTGGTATCATTAACGCCACTAGTTTGACCAATGGTTCAGAGGAAGCGCTCTTAAAGACCAACAGTTTGTCATTGGGTCTTTTGATTACCATTCCACTGCTTTCTTGGATTACAAAGGAGTTTAACGGTGATAAACGTTTAGCCACCAATACATTGTTGGTTGGAATTCTCTTCTCCATGTTTAGTTTCTTTGATGTTTGGGTGGTCGACGAAAGTATGTCGGTCTATCGTCACATTAAGAGTAGTTTTCAGACTATCTCTATTGCATTGATCGCTTCGGTGGTGATCAACTTCTGTTGGTTGCGTTCTGGTGATAGTTTGTAGTTTAAAGAAAGTCGAAATCATACAAAGTAATGGAGAAAACCGCCACTTCAAAGGTTTTCCATTCCAGCGCCAAAAATTCCCATCCAGTCCCTGCATTGCTTTTTGGTCGAAAGTCGGAACCCAAAGTCCCCAGCAGTAAGCTGATTCGAAGTGCTTTAGCAGCTTACACTTCAACACCTGCAGCTATTGATTACAAACAATGCGAAGAGCCAGATGAAATCCAAATTCGATATTCTGGCGATTTGGACATTCGAAAAATCGATGAAACCGTACAGGTCAAGTTTCGATGTCAAGAAGCACAGATTGATCGCTATCGGAAGGCGTTAGCAGAAGAAGAGGAAAAAATAAAGAAGATTGCCATGACTGTTAATCAGCGCCGGCTCCATGAACAACAAATTTTGGAGCTGGAGACCAAGATTGAGGACATTGAGACCAATCGATCTCGTAACCTCTACACAATAGAAACCAAGGATTTATTGGAGGAGTATTCCAAGTGTTGTAGTCTCTTTGCTAAAGGTATCATCACCATTGGTTCTGGTAGTAGTAAAACAGAAGATCAGGAAACAGTGGCCTATCGTTTGAATATTATTGAGCAATACCTGATTGTAGCTAGTCGTTACATCAATATTACCTATACAAAGGTTGGTTCCACTAAAGCTAGATGCCCTGGCTGTAAGACGGATTTCTCAAAGACCCATGTTGACGTTGATAATGGGCTCTGTATCTGCAACAATTGCAGTTTTGAGCGAGAGAATCTTTCGATGGAGTCACATTATCGGGACGCAAAGAGGGTCAATATTGGAGGTCGGAACAATTACGACGATATTGACAACTTCAAGCGAAAGATGGACAAGTTCCAGGGTAAATGTAAAAGTCCGCCGGATAAGATTTACGAGCAGTTGGACGAGTACTTCGTAACCATTAAGAAGCCAACCGGAGAGGTAATTCGAAAGTTACCTCTACTTCCAAACGGAAAGAAGGCAGGAACTAATAAGCTCATGCTAATTACCGCATTGAGCGAAACCAACAACAGTGCTTATTATGAGGACGCCAATCTGATTGCGCATGAGTACTGGGGATGGGAACTTCCTGACTTATCGGCGTTGGAAGCCGCAATTACGGATATCTACATTCGTACCCAGAAGGTGTACGAAGAGATTCCGGATAAGGGACGGGAGGCTGCTATGAACACGGAAGTTCGTCTCTTTTTGATTCTAAAGGGGCTCAACTACAAGGGCTGTCACTCGGAGATTGAGGACTTTAAATTTCCAACCTCCCATGAGTCACTGGAGTTCCATCAGGAAATGTGGTGGATTATGTGCCGAGAGACCGACTTTAAATACTATCCCCTTCTGTAGTTAGACATTCTTTGAATGCTTTGTGTGATACGTTGGCATTCTTTGAATGCTTTGTGCGATTAGTTTTGTGAGCACCAATGGTGCTTTAATGTCAAATTAGAGCTAGGCTCTAATATGTTCTATTTTGTTGGCTCCGGCAAAAACTCCTCCAGCTCTGCGTAGCCGATGGTCACACCCTCATAGTAAACCTCATGATCGCCCATCTTTTCAGGGACACCACCAGTACCCTTGAAAATCTTGCAAAGGGTGGCAATAACGTAAGTATCCATGATGTTCATGGCCTGCTGGTTTTCCTCTTCCTCCTCTTCCTCTTCACCGTCCTCCTCTTCTTCCTTCTCCTCATGGTACTCATTGAAGAGCTGTTCGACATCCTTGTGGTCACTCTTGTCGAACAGTTGCAACAGCTTCTTCAGTCCCGTCTTCTCCTTGATCCAGGTGTGGATCTTGTAGTAGATCGGCATCAAGCGCACCAGAAAGGCTTCCTGTACCTCCTCAGGTTCGAACTCTGGCGTTGGGTACTGGCTACCACTACCCAAAGTCCGCTGCATCTGACCAAAGTACATGAAGAGCTCCCGCAATTGGTACTTAATTCCGTCGGTAACGTGCATCCAGCGCGGGTCGGTGTTCCACGCCGGAAGGACTTCAATGGTAAAGCCCTTGGTCAACTTCTCCTTCAGGTAGAAGTCCACCATCTCGTACACCGTGTACAGTTGACCAACAAATACATCCGTGTGCTTGTCGGCGGTCACTCGAAAACCGTAGACTTTCTCGTCACTGGTGCTTCGCTCCCGAAGAGTCTCGAAGTTTTTGACGGTGATTTTAGGTACACGAGTGTACCCAAAAATGGCGGCCAACTCCCTGTCCTTCCGGATGCTGTCCTCAATGTTCTTCTTGAACTTGTCATCAAAGAGACGCCAAAGAAGCGGCTCGATACCAGCTTCAATGGCCTCCGCCTTGGTACCACCCTCCGCCAGCTTGTTGGTGATGGCGAGGAGCATCCGAAAGACCAATGGGCTTGGATTCCGAACAGCGTACAGTAGCTCACTGAAGGACTTCACGTCGTCAGCCTTAATCTGTTGCCAAAATGGTAGCACCAAGTCGTACACGAACTTGACGTTTTCTGGTGTAGACTTGTTGAAAGAGCTACTGTCAATGAACTCGTAGGTCAGCCACTCGATGTTGAAACCGAACTCGGGCCTCTTCTTGGGTGAGAGAGTCGGTTCCGAATCGGAATCGGAGTCTCGCTGCTGCATGTTTGTGTGAACCTGCATATTGAAGAGGACTGTGGATCGGGTTGGCTTTGGTTAGGGTCAAAATGGAAAATCAAAATTTCAACTGGGTTGAAATCTGGTTTAGTAGGTTCGAAAGGTTAGAGAAACCCGGCGAAAATCGGCTTTCGAACTGGATAAAAGTTCATGCTTCCATTCATTTCGGGCGGCTCCCGACAACAATAAAACATCCCCACTAATTAGTTCTGTTGTGAAGGCTTCTTCCGATGGATGCGTAAATCGGATTTGCATTGCGGAACCGAGTGAAACCGTCATAATGACAGGACCAAAGACTTTAGCATCGGTATGAGAAGCAATTCGTTGTCGAGTTACATACTCATTGACGATACATTGGTTCGGCTTTTTAGAGCCAAAATCCTGAAACTCTGGCTCTAAAAGTTCGGCGAAGTATTTGACAGTGGAACAATAATCCATTGGAAGCGCTTCGTCCAAAGAAAGCGTTCGAGTACCGTAGTTATAAATGGCACCATAATGTTGAGTTCGGCGACTGAGAGTGGTTGACCATTCTTGAGAGTCTAAATCGGATAGATAACTAGTCTCCATTTCCACAATCTCTGGAATGTTGGAGATATAGAGACCGCTTGGAACTGCCATTCTGTTGTGAATCTAAATAAGAACGAGTTGAAAATCAAATCTGTACAATGTACAGATCTGTTGTTTTTGAATTACTCCCAAACTAGTGGAACGGCAACTCGTTGTGTGGGCCGAAAGACACGAGCGGGTGCCATAGGTGTCTTTGGCTGTGTTCGGCGAACATGAGTTGGAGTTGTAGGTGCCGGCTCAATGATGGCGACTTCAGAAAGTTCAACAGCAGCCATTGCCAGTGTTAGCTGTTGAACCCTAACAGCGTGAGATGAAGTGGTAACGTTCATTTTGAAGTAAGGGTCGGAAAATTGAGCGTGGGTATTAATTCCTAGGAAGTGAATTATCGGAATCAGTTTTCCATCAACACCTTAATCTATTGAAGTCAGAAGGTAGTGTAAATATGAGTAAAAAGTCTAGATGTTAAAATGACAAAGAAATAAACGATCCTTCCTATACACTTTATTGAAAGTAAAACTCAGTGAACTGTCTTTTATTTTACGCCGATTTCTACACGAATAAATTGGTAGCTTGTAACTGCTAACAACGAAGAACAAAGCTTCGAAAACCGAAAATTGGTGGAAAAGAGGCTGTGAGCCACATGTCAGTTAATGCGAAAAAGGACGCAAAATCGGCATCGAAGTACGTTTGTGGGTAGAGATCTGAGAACTTTTTCTACAGCAGCAGTTGTTGCGATTTGTTGTAATCGCAACAGTAATTACAACGGTAATCTCCTCGTTAACTGAAGATTTTTGTCTGAATTTAGATTCGTACCTACGTGAGTAGATATGAATTATGGAATAGCTAATTTTGCCAGGGCGTTGAAGGACTCCTGTGCCTTCTTGTACTGGCAGCCCAACAGCCAGCAGTGAGGGTCGTAGTCGAGACACGGTTTCGCCAACTGGTTCTCTGGTTGGTCGTGAATGGCGAGACAGCAGATGGGCACCTTGCAGCCGCAGGAGGCCACGGTCCATGTCCGGGGCTCCATCTCCTCGGGTTTCATCGGTTCATGAGCCGCAATTCCGTACTTGGGAACATGGCCCTCGAGTTTGTTACGTCGGTTGGATGTCGCCATCTTCTCCAACTTCACAGCGAACTCCTTTCTGGATTCGGCTATGGTCACCTCTTCCGATCGCAACTTTTCGATCTTGCTCAGTTGGAGATCCCGTAGCCGGTTGGCTTCGTTCATCTCGTTGCGATGGACCTCGCTCTGTTGAAAGAGAGCCTTCCGCTCGTGGTTGTAGGCTACCGCGAGTGCTTTCAGCACCTCCTCCATCTTGCGGTAGGCCTCCATGGATCTGTGAGCGTGCTTCCGAACTAGACGCATTATGTCCTCAATTCGACCCGGCAGTGAGCGATCGAACTCCATGAAACGGCTGATCTCTTCCATCAGTTCTTCCGCCTTGTACTCCGCGTAGGCGTAGTATGTTCGATGAAGGTTTTCGTAGTCGACGCGGAGTACATGACTGTCAGCTAGTAGTTCCTCCTGACTGGGAACAACGCCGCCGATGGTCTCCTTGTGGGCTTCCTTTGCGTCAAGGAGTTCATCCGCTATGTCACGAAAGATCTCAGCTTCGGCGTTGTGGAGTCTGCAGGTGAGATGCCGTTCGTAGGAGTCGCGATCGAAGACTTTCCTGCAAATGTACCCCTCCCTTTTCGGGTGTGGGTCAAAGTGATACTTCACGGCCCCATCGAAGACCTTCTCGATCTGTTCCAGAAGGTAACGCCGTTCCTCCACTTGCTCGAGGCGGAAACGGCGTAGGGTTCGCTGGTAGTAAGTCACGGCGCAAGCGGGGGTGACATAATTCCAGCCTCCCACTTCAATGGTTCGAACGTAACGATTGGCGGATATCGTCATCAATTCGACCTCTCGAGGGAACATGCCGATTCCATTCGTCACCTTCTGGAACATGGCGTCCACTCGTGCCTTAACCTGAAACTCGGGGCTGTCGAACTCCATCGTTGGTAGGGCTTTGAAGGGAGGGTTAAATACCCCACTGCTTTATTTGGAATTTCACTTTTTCGTGAAGACCGCCTTTTTGCGGTTAAAACGCGTCCCCTCAAAACGAGTCAAAAACGGGAAATTAATACTTTATTGGGGGTTACACATGATTTCCAGAAATAAATTATGATGATTCAAAGCTCTGTCATCTATTATTTCACCTTTCAATCCTCTCGTGTAGCAATAGAAATGATGCAAAAATCCGTCGTTGCGGTTTTCTCTCTTTTCTACTGTTGTTGGAACAAAATCAACAACAGTAGTATGACAATAGAAACTGCAAAAGGTCCGAAAACGGAATCCATTTCCTGAATTCCAATTCTCTCCTGTGAAACCAGAAATGGTACCAACTTCCGGTGACTTCGCTACTTTGCAATTTCTCCTTTTTCTAGTTTTCAGGTGCAAAGTGGAAACATGAAAATGACAACAAGGTTACCATTGGGGCCTAAAACGGAGTCCATTTCTGCTATAGTCAGTAGAAATGGTGTGGGAAAAGGGCTAAAATAGGGGTCTCCAAGTTAACAACAAGATTTAGCGTTTTGACATGCGTTTTACGACGAAGGTTGTAGTCAGGGTCAAGCTGTCGAGTTTATAGAGGAGAGTTGGAGTTTCAATCGAGAGCCAATAAATACTTCTCCATTTCATCATCAACAATTTCCCACATCCACTCTAGCATTTGTATATATTCTTGGACTGATAGAGCTTTTGGCATCCGTAATGAATCGTCCATATTCAGAAAAAATTCCACCATGACCTTAGATGCAATTGAGATCGGAATTACAATCTTAAAGTCATTGGATCTTCCCACATTTAGAGGTTCAATATTGGACTTCGCATCATATGTTGCAGTTTTGTAGTTAAGTGCCAATTCCATATAATCAGCTCCTATCACAGGAAAGCCATTACGATAGACTAAATTGGGGGCCAAATTTGTAAATTTAATTTTGTACGGTACCTGCCATGGACCAAAAATGTAATCTAAACCTGCATCGTAAGTTACATGACAAATGTTTCTATCGTTGATAACACTGTTGACCCATTCTAAAAGATCTTTCTGAAATTTTGCCTTTTCTTCCTTTCCGTTCTTCAATCTTTTGGGAATAATAGTACAAGAAAAAGTATTGTATTTTGATCTCTCCATATCCATTCGTTTATCAAAATAGTCCTTATTGTACTTGTTAGACATAAAATGTTCCTCCCCATGCTGTGACAGCGAAAAGAATAGCAGTGAAGGTCTAACGAAACATTCATTTTGCAGCGGTATTCTCTTACCTATGCGTGTTTCATGACCATAGGCTTGTTTTCCAATACCCCTTTTCAGACGTCCTTCTTTCATCAACCCCATTTCCAGTGGGTTATTTTATTTTGTTTTTATTTTGACACCAGATTTGAGTTTCTCTCGAATCTGTTTTACAACTTCACCTCTATTACTCGACACTTGGCCTTCTTACCGGCGCCACCAGCCGCGGCGGGAGCTTTCGGAACCTCATTGTTCTCGATATAAACGCACTTTGGCGCCCACGCCAAATCATAAACGGTAGCCTTCGTGTCTTCATAGTAACTCATCAGTCCGTTGTAGTGGTTCCGAATTGTTTTATTTTGATCCACCATGTAGATAACGACTGGATCGTCAGAGCGCATAATTCGACCCCGAATCTGCTCAAACGCTTGTGGCTTCTTGATGGAACAAGCTAGAATTAAAGTGTCGGATTTTCGGCCTTGAAAGGATTCACAAGCGTTCTCCTCGTCAAAGCCGGTTCCAACTTTGTCAATAGTGCCTAGAAAAACATGTGAATCCTTATACTTCTGCTTGCTCCCGTAGAGACTTCCAAATTCAATCCCATTGGCTTCGAAAAGAGCCTCCAGAATAGCCAGATGCCCTTCTGCTCGCTTGGAAAGGACCATGAACTTCCGGTGTGGATTGGTTTGAATAATGTCCAGAATCTGATGGTTTCGAAGCTCGTTGGTGCACAGTTTTAGCAGAAGATCCCCGTAGTTGACTCCGAAACCGTTCTTGACCTCCGGTACCAGGACTCCGGTTTTTAATCCAACAAGTCGATAGGGTTTGTCGGAGATCTTGTAAACGTTGTGTTCCCCTGCGATACTATACATCATGGAGTGAGAACCGTCATCTCGAACCAGAGTTGCTGTTTCCACTACCACGTAGAGAGGTTCAAAGGCAAGAAGACAGCCAACTCGTCCCTCCGTACAGAAGCAGTGAGCTTCGTCAATGATGAGAAAGCCAACGTGATACCGAACCTCGGGTGGAATCAAATGGGTTCGACCATCCATACAGATGATAATGGGTGGAATCACACCCTCTTCCGGCATCGGATCCGCTCCCACCACCCAAATAGAATCCGAGAGCTCCGGAAAGGCGGTTCGAAAGGTTTTGACCCAAGCCTCTGCAATCTTGAGTCGATGCACCAGTACACAACAGATGTACGGAGTCTCCCCCTCAGGAACAGAGGCCATCCAGAGCCATGCTCCAAGCATCGTCTTACCAAAGCCAGGTGGAAGACATAGACTTGTAGTTCGAAACTTGTCCAACTGGGAAAGCGCCTCTAATGCCGAATCCACCTGGTACTCACGAAGGGTGGTAGCAAAGGTTGGCATCTCCAGGAGTCGAGCGAAAGTTTTCTCCGTATTGATCATCTTTTTGGCCAGAAAGCAACCAAATCGGTAAGGAACTCGAATGTAGGCATCGTAAATCGTTCCCTTGGGTGGAATTCCTTCGATTATCTCATTGGTTTCCGGATTTCGACGTTCAATTTGGTACATTTCGATCGGGGTCATTTTCTTTTCGGGTCGCTTCATAGAACCGAATTTCTTCCACTTTTTCGCCGCTTCAGCTTCCGGATCCACTCGCTGTAAAGTCAATAGCGAGTGGATCAAGTCGTGCTGTTCGGAGCTCAGGTCCTCAAGTTTAAAAATTGTCGCCATTGGTTATTACTCCTTCAATCGAAGAATTAATAGTTAGTTTTAGCTACTTGTAGCTGACTTGTAGCTGACTTGTCGTTTTGTAGTTATTTGTTTTAGTCGTTAGTCCCGAATTCGAGTGTGGATTTTGGAAAATAGCGTTTAGCGATGTTTTGTAGCTTCTCTCGGCTTAGAAGCTCTTCATTGTTGGAACCCTTATGTGTTTCAACCAAGGTAAGGTTAATTTTGACCTCTGTCGAATCCATTTCCCACAGCATGCGCTCTGTAAAAGCTTCGAAAAGATCCTCTTCATCATCGCTTTCATCGTCCTCTGTTTCCGAGCTGGTAGTTTTTGGTTTCAATTGTTTACCGTCTAGTTCGGCTAGATACCAACGTTTACCGCATTGTAAAGCGTTTTCGGTTTTTGCTTCCACAAATTGGATCCAAATCCCACTTGCGGAATCTTTTTCCATATGAAGTAAGGATGCGATCGGAATTCGTTCCACCCTGTGTTCTTGTAGGATGTAAATTTCTATTTCTGAATCATAGGCGGTTAATTCGTAGAGAAACCAATTGTCTTCCATTAATTCTTGAACCTTCTCTACAAAACGGGAGTAAACAGTGGTGAGAAAAGCTTCATCAATCCCTTCCATTCCTCCAGCACCACGTGCATGATGGAGAGCAAAAACAGGAGTTGCCATTGACGCTGAATTCGGGGTTCCACTCCTTCGTTATTGGGAGTTAAAATCAATTTTCACGATTAAAAGTTGGCGTTGGATTGGGAATCCCACTGAAACTAAAATTGAAGCTTCTCTTAACCTCTTAAAGAGTACCAAAGATGGCTTCCGCAGCAGCTGTAAAAACTCCCGATTTCTCCTTTTACAGTGATTGTAAACATGATCGAGTTATTAGCGGCGAATGTCAGGAATGCGGTCTTCGTTTAAGCGGAAGTCACGATTGTGAGTTTGATATGACGGCTAGTTACAGTGAGCATCATCAGCGCTCCAAGATTGCCTCAAATCAGAACTCTTACGAACGTGATATCAAAGAGCTAAAGATTCCGGATGATATTAAGGCAAAGGCGTTGGAGCTGATTCATAGTTCGGAGCATCGAACTCATCGGATGGGTCCCCGAAAGGTACAGATCTTTACCTTTGTTTTTTCAGCTTACATGCTGTTGGGTTACAATGATTTTGATCCCAAGGATCTAGCCGCCAAGTTGGGAATGAATGATCGACTTACCAACGATGCGATTGATGTTATTTCCGGAACCTCCAGTCATCCAGTTTCCCTCCCCAAGGGAGAAGCCGGATTTATTACAATGCCGATTGTTAATTTCTCCCCGATCAATTACATTCAGGAGATTTGTACCAAGTGTAACATCGTGGAGTATTCGGATCTATCTATTGAAACCGGAAATCGAGTTATTAAGGCCGACAAGCGCCTAATCGAATTCTGTCCGCGAAAGATGGCCGCCGCTATTATTTATTATACCTTAACCACCAATGGAGTTAAGGTTCGTAACTTTTGCAGACTGGCAGGAATTCCTTCTTCTCAGTTGAAGGACTACTATTCTCGAATCTCAGAGGTAGATAATTCTTAATCGTATTTTACTACAGTTTATACGCGCGAATTTGAGTTAAACGAACACTACCAACCATTGTTGGTTTTCCCGGAGCCACTCGAATAGGAGAGCTAGGTCGAAACTTAGGAGTGGAAACTGGTTCCTCCACCTTAACCTCCACAACCACTGATGGAGGAATACGCCGAAAATTACTGCGAGCAATCGAAACAACGGGCTTTGGAGGTGGGGCTCGAATCGATTGTATTGGACGGGGCGGGGAAATTGCCCTTCTAATTTCCCGAATCGGAATAGAAACCTTTGCCCGCTCCTCTAGTCTAGATGTGTTAATAAAAGCTTTTGGCCTTTGAGTACCGCTCATTTAGATTTTTGATTAAAAGCATTGGAAATTGTTTTCTTGGTGTTACAGCTATAATAAATGTCGGTCGAAGGGATCTCTCGTACTTTTCTAGTTTGGCATCAACTGGTCAAAGAAACACTAGCAACCCATTCAGAGTATTATAAGTACTCCGATGAGAATATTACCTGGGCTATTGAGAACTGGTTAGCGTTCACTCAAACGAATCTCAAGGAGCCAGCAATTATCTATCGAGGGTTAATTCTAGCCAATCGGAATAAGCTACTGGGCAAATTCGCTCTTACATTTAACACTCAACTGTCGGAGAGCATTATGAAGATGAAGCCGGGACATTTTAACGATGCCCTAAAAGATGCTTTTCTTCCTGAGGTCGAACATAACACATTGTTTTCGAAAGAGGAACAGCAAAATCTTTTAGCCGAGCTCCGTCGAGAGATGATGAGTCTCAATTACGTTGTTAACCAGGCCATTTCAATGGAGGATCCACCGAAAACCCTGATTGCAAGCGATTTGGAGGAGAAGTCCTTTAACGAAGTTTGCATTTCCGGCCTTTTGGGATCTGAAGTCAAGGTGGATGACTTTAGGCTGTCTTCTTTACCACCAACAGTCATGGTGTTCGAGAATTTAGAGAACTCCACCGCCTCCTATATTTGGTGCTTCAATCTGGTGGAGTTAATGCGCTTGGTGGTGGAAGATGTACCCAATCCCCACACAGGAATGAAGATTTCGAAGGCGACTCGGACACAATTAGCTGAGAAGTTTTCCATTCCGCATCGGATGTACACTTATTGGTCAATGACCCGATGAAGTTTTGCTTCATTTAACCGCTGGGTCGAATAAAAATACAGATTAAACCGTTAGGTCGAATCTGATCAAAGTTAGCTAGAGAAATTTACCGATTCCGGTACATGGCCAGGAATCGCTGAATCGTCTCTGGGTCAATGCTAATCCCACCGTAGGAAAAGGGTGCATTGGAGCTACCCGAAAACATGTCGGAAAATCCTCCACCCATGCCTCCCATAACGGGACCTGCAGCGGCACCCCCAATACCGGGCATTGCGTAAGCAACTAGTGACTCCTGACCCGCCTTTCGAGTTTTCTCATAGAGGAACTTACCAATGACGAAGAAAAAGCCAAAGAGACCCACCAGAAGGGCAATAACGCCGGCTGCCATACCTGACTTCTTGGCGGTTCCATAAGTTGCATCATCGGTCTCAATTCCCTTAATACCAACAAGCGCCATACAACCACCAATGAACATCAGAAGGAAAGCAACTACATTTAGCACCTTAGCTCCGATCTCAGTATTTCTTGACTTGGAAAAGAATGAGAGACCAGTACTAATTAGGATTAGAACAAACGTAATCCAAAGAACAACAGTGGCATACATGAAGTTCTTTCGGCTGGCGACTAGAGTTTCATCTGTTTCCGTGGACGGAATCTTGGCAAAGGCCAACGAAACTAGAATGGCACATACAATGGCGACGATAAAGACGATCGCCGAAACAACCTTTGGAGCCCAACTTGACATTTACAAATGCGGAAGAAAACATAGTTTTTATTGCCCATCAAGCCCCAACCAAACCAGAAAAACGACTGCTAATCCGATCAATAAAAAGAATAACCCGTAGGACTCCTGCCACCAGAAGAGCTTCAAAAAGAAACTAAGAAGAATGACCAAACGGGCTAATGCTGCTGCCTTTTCATCCGTTGTCATATCACTCGTTGGAAATAGTTCCAAACTCGAAAAGAGACTCCACATTCTTTATCTTGGCTTCGAAATAATTCGCTAGTAAAATTCTACGGCTTAGAAAAATGGCTGACGTTGAGACTAAATTTTGGTGGGGTGCGATTATTCTGGGTATTATTTTCGCAGTTTTAAGTTCCCCGGCGCTATACTCCATTACGAATTCGACCCTGGGTCGACTTTTAAATTTGCCATTGGCGGTCAATGGCTTTCCAACCGTTTGGGGCTTCTTAGTTCACAGCTTCTTATTTGTCTTGGTAATTCGGTTTGTTGTCTTTCCGGCAATGGTGGAATCCTTTACGTAATCGTAAAAAGAAAGTATTGGGGACTGACTTCCATTTTTGGACTAATTTCCGGATTTTTCAATGGCCTTCGCGAAAAGAAGGCCAGAATAACTGATTTTGTAATTCTCTTTAACTGAAGAATAGTAACAAAAGCACATTACCCAAGAATGACCGACGGATTTACCAAGCTCTGCACTCAGTTTCTGGATGACCACGTACTTGCGCGTATCGCTCAGTACGTGGTCGAGAACATCGACACCAGTGCTGAAGTTGATGCCCTGGTTACGCAGTTCCGAGAGTGTCTGGCGCTACCGGAGATGTCACCTACTTCTGGTACACTGGCTGACATGACCCCGGCGGTTAACAATCGGGCAATGGCTACTTTGAAGGGAGTGGGTTCTGGTGTTGCACCTGCAAAGGGTAAGGGTCGGAAGGCTTCGGCGGCGGTACCTGCTTCAGAGCAGAAGCGGATTCCGGCGGCTGACTATGTTGAGGCCTATCACCGCGGTGAGCACATCTGCGGTTATTGCCCGATGCGGGAGAACCCTGAGAAGACGGTTTGCGGCCAGCCCGCGGACATCGCAACCGAGTACGGTGACGATATCTCGGGTCTCCGCTGCAAGGCACACCAGCGCAACAAGGGCGTCGTCAGTTCGATCCTGAGCGGTGTTGGTTCTTCCACAACTACGTCCAAGGCTGTATCCGGCCTTAACAAGGTGGGTTCGAAGGCATCTGTTGGTGTTAAGAGCCTGAAGCCGGGTGTTGGTGCTCCTACTGGAAAGGCCAGTGTTGGTACCAAGACGTACAAGCTGCGCGCCCCCGACACTTTGAAGGAGAATCACGTGGTAGGTACCAAGGAGATGTCCAACTTCCTATTCGAGGACCTTGGTGGCAAGAAGTATCGCTGCTTGGGTAAGTTCACCTATGATGTGGATGACGAGTACTCTTTCGAGGAGGGTTATGAGGAGGACGTCATTCCGCTAACTGAGGAGGAGGCTCAGATGTGCCGGAAGATCTTTGGCAAGGATAGCTATGAGGGTGAGATCGCCGCTCCCTCTCGAACGGCCAACATCGAGCCAGCAACAATGCCAAAGGTGCAGCCTAAACCAATCTCTACTGCCATCGGTAAGATTCAGGGAGCTCCGATCGGAATGCCCGGTAACATGAAGGCTCCCGCCATTCGGGGCCTTATCGGCCTTCGCGGAGGCCTCCGGCCCACAGAGGCCCCTGCTAATGGTGGTGCTGGCAAGAAGACTCCGAAGAAGGAGGATGAGGAGGACGAGGAAGAGGAGGAGGATGACCTGGAGGCGACCGCGGCAGAGTAAAAAGCAATCATTCCGTTCGATAACATATTCAAATCACTTGAATATGTGTTAACCCATGTTGGGACTCCGGCTTACGCTAACAGAGACGCCTTAATCTCCTCCATCGTCAGAGAGCGACCCGTTGTCTGATTCTGTTTCTCAATCACCGCCTGATCAAATCCGGCGATCATTGCCAGCATCTGGTCCATTTGCTGCTGTAGTTGCACGCACTGGTTGGTCATTCCAATAATGGAAACGAAGGCACTGTTACGGGCGTAAACATTGGCCACTGTCTGCTTGTACTTGTCCTTCTCGTCCTCCAGTGTACCCTTCTGAAAGGCAGCATAATACTTCCGAGCATAGGTCTGTAGCTGAATGGTCTCCTTGTTCAGATTATCGATAGCTGTTGCACGATGACGGCAGAAGGCGGAGAGCTGCTTCTTAACCTCATCCACCTTCTCCACCATTCGCTTCAGAGCATCCTCCGTAGCTGCATGGGCCATGTTATTGATACGAATGGTTGCCCTTGACGTCCGCTCAATGGTTCCCTGAGGATCCTGAAGAATCTCCGACATCCGAACGATCACGTTAGCGACCGGCATACCCGTGGGAGTAATCGTCTTCAAAGTAGGCGCCTCCGTCAGAACAAATGAAGTCTCCCTCATCTCGCCCTCAGAATTACGAACAATCGTGCATAGCTCATCACCACAGGTGACTGCCATTCCGCAGACATCATCACCGGCGCAGTGAATGACGGAGCTCTTATCAGAAACTGGGATCTTGGAACCATCGGCAATCGAAACTGTAGTCAGATCCGAAGCCTTAACGTTCAGGCGCCCCTTCGTGTCCAACAGTACATATACAATCAAACCGTTGGGATCATAAGCCTTAACATACTCGCCCCGCATGCCGGCCTCTCCATCGTTGATGATAACGCGACCAATCACCGTGTAATTGTGCGCCTCCAACTGTCCCTCGGTAGAAGGGGCAGCTGCAGCAGCTACTGTTGCCGGAATACCGGGTGACTTAGCCTTTACCTGAACGGATGAACCGGGAGTAATTCCTGCAGGAGTTGCTACGCGAGGAGAAGGAGGCTGACTACCCAAAATTGCATCCGGATCTACACTAAAGGTATCAGGAGAGGCAACAGGCGAAGCGGCAACAGGCGAAGCGGCAACAGGCGAAGCGGCAGGTGATGCTCCATCAGGAGAAAACACTTTAAACCCAGGAGAGACCCAAACAGGGGAAGTGGCAGGAGAGGCATCGGCTGAATCGGAGGTTGCCGGAGAAACGCGCACCGGAGAAGCCCGAACAGGAGAAACGCGCACCGGAGAAGCCCGAACAGGAGAAACGCGAGCAGTTACTGGACGGGCCGAAGCCACCTTTACCGGTGACGCGCTAGCGGGGGAGGCACGAGTGGAGGCCGGAGTCGAAACCGGTGACGCCTTAGACGGAGTCGTCCGAGCCGGAGTTACACGTGCAGGTGTTGCACGAGCCGGAGAAACGCGAGCTGGAGTCGTCCGAGCAGGTGACTCCATTCCCTCCTGCTTTAGATCAGCAGTTGTCGCTGACGGTGAAGGGGAACGAGGGGTCGCAAAAAGACCGGAAATCGACGGAATCGAAGCTACCGGTGTCCTCCGATTGATAGCGCTCAGAGGGCGAACGGCAGTCTTTCCACCCTTAGCGGAAAGCGATACTGTAGCGGGAGTTCGAACAGCGGAAACCGGGCGGGGTGTTACTACCGGTGTAGAAGTCGCCACTGGACTTACGGCTGCCGCCGATGCAGGGATCGAACCGGATGCAACCGCGGCCGATAGCAGCTCCTGAGCTGTGTCTGGTGCATTGTCGCCAGTTGCAAGATTGGAGTTGGACGGACTTTGTGACATTTTACTAATTAGAATAAAAACAACAGAATTAAATGTCAACTCGGTTATTGGTTGTGTTTGCAGCAGCCCTTATTATTGCGCTCTTGGGATTTATCCTTTTACACCCTCAATTTCAACAGTTAATCAAAGAAAACACCAGCTCCAACTTCTGGCGTCTGCTATGTAATTTTGTCATCATGGGATGTATTGGATTTGTCGTTGTTGGCACCGTTCTTCGGACTTACGGCGACGAGGATCTATTGGACTCTTAGTGAGAAAATGACATATTAAACCAAACGGTCTAATATGTTTTATTTTGGCTTAGTCATCTCCAAGACTAAAATACTGAACCAGGAGATTCAGTACGTCCGCCTTTAGGAAATGACCCTTGATGGGAATGTTGTGACGACGACAAATCTGCTTCAGTTTGTTCAAAGTGACACCATTCTTTGAAGATCGCTTACCGTCTCGCATTGCAGTCTTAATAGCCTTAATATCCTCGTCAGTTTCATCTGAATCCAAATGACTGGCCCCAAATCCACTAGCCTTCGTATCCTCTACCACCTCCTCGTCGGGAAACATTTTGCGAGGCTTAATGGGGAAGTGGATATTAGGAAGCTGAATCTTGGGTAAATTGGCCGGGGTTAAGTAGACATCCTCTTTCGCCATCGGAGTTGAAACAGGTCGGTGAGCCAATGCACGAGGACTGATTAGATCCTTAATCGAAGGAGTTCCTGCCGGTGTTCCCGCGCCAGAAGAAGTACCTATCGGAGTCTTCATTCTTCCGCGTCCAGTTGCCGCCACCGGTGTTTCCATCATATTGCGTCCGGCTGGGGGAACTAACACGTGTAAATCGTCACTCGTTGCATCTGTAACATCTGTATCCAAGCTATGAAGAGTGGCACCCTTTGCCTTTGCGGGAGTCATCATAACCCCCGCTCTGACACCAGGAGCGGGAATTACCGGTACCTTTTTAGCCGGAGTTGCGTAAGGCTTACCCGGTGAAACTTGAGTTTTACCGGGTGAAGCTTGGGTTTTACCGGGTGAAGCTTGGTGTTTACCGGGTGAAGCTTGACCCATGCTGACAGTGGGTGCGACCACTACTGGTTTGTCAGCCTTACCCGCCACCCTAGCTCCAGGACGAACCAAAATTGGTTTCGCAACCTTAACAGTCGGCTCTTTTTGGATTGGTCCAATCTTCATCTTTGCCATTTCACCGGTAAGTCGGTCAACATTGGTACTCTTGGCCGTCATTTCTTTGGGTTGGATATTCTGTTAGTGGTCTTTTTCTACTTTCAATCAACTTCAGTTCTGGTTTTAGTGTTTTATTTTAGTCCGAATCTCCGTGGGCAGTCTTAATGGCGATCGATTTTAGGTTGTCAAGAATTTCGTCATCAATAAGTCCCTTCAAGTTGCTGGATGTTAGCGGCTCCGAAGGTAAATCCAACTGCATCTCTTCCAGCATTTCGCGGAAAGACTCTAGGTCGTAAACCTTTCGACCCGGATGAACTGAAGGTCGAATTACCCGACGACCTGCCATTTCGGGGCGAACTACTGTAACCGGTTGCCTTACTGCCGGTCGCCTTACCTCTGCGGGTTCCACTGCAGCAACCTCCCTTTCCGGTGGAATCTCCTGACCAGGTCGCACAATATTAAGACGTACTGCCGATCGCTGAAAGAGTGCATCCCGATTGATAGCCATGGGGTCTTGCAGTATTCGAACAATATCTTGAACGAAAGCATAGGCCTCCATCCGAGCATCATTCTCGTCCTGCTCTAAATCTTCTGGTTCACTGTTTAGACTCCTGGGGGTCGACATTTTGGAAATTGATAAAAATTGTTAATCTATTTTAAACAGAATCAGTCTCGAAAGGGTTCAAAATGGCGACCCGACACAAAACCCGTACATTCCTCTCCGACAGCGGAAAAAAAGAATCTATCAATCACACCCTCCGAAATGCAGTTTTGAAGGATGGAACCACTCTAAGCGATTCCGAGATTACAGAGTTGATCAATCTTCAATGGCCTGATGGTTCTCGGTTTCTAACCGTCGAACGTCGAGAGAACATTATTGATGTTATTACCATTTTGTCGGAGATGGACTCAATTGGTGACGCTATTTCCTATTTTAAGGAGGCGGTCAATCGCTGCACTAGTTTTCGTCAACTCTTTTTCGAATCACCAATCTTTCACGCTGAAAAGATGTCTTACATTGCCGACACCCAACGACTTCGTGATGGAATTAAGGCTGGTGCTGGCGTTTACATTTGTCCCAAGTGTAAGTCTGACAATACCAACCACTATGAACGCCTACAGCGATCCGCCGATGAGCCGATGAATGTTTATGCCAATTGCAACGATTGTACCCATCGGTGGCGAGCTCGATAAACGGTCAAACTATTACACAAATTGCAGGACTTCTTGTAATTTGTTTCTCCCCTTACTTCATTTTGTTTGACCCATTTCATTTGGCTCATTTCATTCGCTGTAACTGATTTTTAATCTTTGACGTTAGCAGCTGTAACTCGTAGGTCTCCATGTCATCCAATATCCGTTGGTACAGCCGTTTGGTTACCGATTCGGAAGGTAAATGCCGGGCTCTTTTGGATCATCAAACACCCAAAGAGGGCAATTTAATTGTCTGCCAGGAGTTAGACACTCGAGCATTTACCCTTTTTGATAATCACCTGGGATTCGGCGTTTTTCTACACAATCATGTGGCGGAAAGTAATCGTTGTTTCTACGAAGTCATTCCGGAAACAGCCTCGTCCAAACTTTATTTTGACATTGACACCTATTTAGCTCCTGGAAAACCCGAACGGCCAGAGCTAACAGTGGAATCGGCTGAGGATGCAGATCGTGCTATCATCGAAATTAAGGAGCGAATTAAGCAGTTACTTCCTTTTTGGAAGGAACGAGGGCGAATTCTAGTTTCCACCTCCCACAGTGAAATTAAGCGCTCCTATCATTTAGTTTTGGATGGTTGGAGCGCTAAAAATCGGGAGGAGTGTAAATATTTTCACGATATGGTGATGAATGGTCTTTCGGTCCGAGTTCGCAATTTTGTGGATCATTCGGTCTACAAGAAAAATCAGCAATTTCGAATTGAAGGCTGCCACAAGTGGGGAAGTACTCGTACTAAAACACTCAGCTTAGAGCTTTCGGAAGGACCTGGTGATTTTATTGGATGGAAACCACCTTGCAAGCCAACCTCTAAACGGCATGAGGCATTACTTCTTTTGGGTAGTGCCTTAGTAACCAATGTGTCTGATTGTAGCATTTTACCTTCCTTCAAACCCCCGGAACCGGTGAAGACAATTACAGTTACTCCACTGGAACCGGGAAAAGAGCTAGTAATGAACGATTACGTAGCGCATCGGGCTCTGGAATTAGTTGCCATTGCAGCAGGTATGCCATTGGAACATCCAGCTTTTCCGTACGATCTTAGTAAGTGGACGGAACCGGAAGGTGATTCCTGTATCATTATGCTAAAACGATTGATGCCATCCCTATGCCGAATCTGTCTTCGAATTCATGAACATGAAAATCCATTCTTGACCATTTCCGGGGAAAATCGGAGTGTTTACTTTGATTGCCGGCGTCGGGAGGATAACATTCCCATGCTGTATTTGGGTCGGTTAGGTCGTACGGCAGAGGAAATTTATACTCCGTACGGTGCTACTCGACCGATGGCGGATTCCGACGAACGCGGAGAAGGATCCGGTGGAGCAGCAGCTTTTGGAGCGGAAATTCAGGAGTTGGAACCGGAGCTTCCGGAGAAGAATCCGGCTGAGGCCGCAAAAATTTCGATTCAAAATATACAAGAGAAACTTCGAACCAGTAAAGCCAAAGTTGTGGTGACGCCGGAGGAAACTATGGCTACACAACTGCAGATTGCTATGACAATGCCAGAAGCTCCCTTGGTAGTAACACCATTAAAACCAAAACGAAAGGAGCTTAAGGCGGTACAAACCCGAGACCTTATCTACTCCGTTGTGCTCGAAAGCAAGAAACCATAAGTTTCAAAACGGAGCGATTGATTTTTCTAAAACTTACAACATCTTAGTTACCCCTAAGATGTCCACATTTACTATCTTCTCCTGGGATGGTAGTGATCTTGGGGATATTACCCGAGCTACCTACCTACTTTACCCAGTAGACACTGATATGGGAGCTCTTATTTGGACCAAGAAAGCGGACAAACGAAAATTGGAACAGGTTCGTGTTCACTCTTACACCGACAGTATCCCATTAATTGTTGACGAGTTAAAGCAACTCTTTGATCTTGCTAAAGTGGGGCGCCATCAAGCGGTTATTGAAGGTAAACGAGTTATTCTTTGCAAAATGAGCGTTGAAAAAGGTGCTATGGAATACAATTTGAAGGATTTTTCCCTTCATCATTCCGACATTCCAGAATATCTTCGAGGTCAAATTCAGCGAAACTACATTTTTCGCTGGCTTATGCACCTAACTCAAAATACGGATAGCTCAATGATTATTCGGGAGTACCCGGAGCCTATTTTTCTCTGTCTTTCATACAGAGAATCTAGCGTTTGCTGGAATTCCAAAAGAGAACACAATACTCGAATTCCATCTACCGCCATTGAAACCTGGTTTACCGGTAGAGAGCAGGTACTAGATCTGTTACGAGAGATGGTGGCAGATCGAACGATCGGTCAACTTCGAGAACAGATCAATTTGGTTATTAATAGGGTTGATCGTAGTGCTATTGGACTAACAACCTACATCCTAAATCGAATATTTGAAAGAATATAACTTGTTTATCCAAAAAATACAGCAAGTGCCAAATGTCGACCCTATTTACTAGAACTGTTGTTGGTCCCGATGGGGCTCACCATTCGCAAAAACCTATCATGACTTTACCTGTCGAAAAGAAGTTAACACGAGAGATCCCTATTTACACTCGCTATCGACGAGTTGGGATTATCCCGTATACTATCGTGGACGGTGTCATTTACTATTGTTTGGCAGTGGATGTCAAACACGTGGAACTTACCGATTTTGGGGGTGGTTCCTCCGGTTTGGAAGATTTTGTGCAAGGAGCCACCCGAGAATTGAAGGAGGAATCACTAACGCTATTCGATTACACAGATCGTGAAAGCGTGGATGCAATCTATAGTACCTCCTTTGCCATTCATGTCCCTAATAGAACCATCATTATCTTTCAACATTTAATTGTGGAAGATATGAGGAAGTTAGAGGAAGAGTTCCGAGAGAAAGCCGTTAAAGATGCAACGACGGAGAACTCCGGAATTCGTTGGATTCGAGAGGACATTTTCTCCCGTTTAATTGAGTCTGGGAGTCCATTGCAGATTGAGGGAGTTACCTATCCCAACATCTACATTCGGGTCCGTGAACTCCTGTTGCATCTTAGGCGACGATAAGAACATATTTCCGATGAAATATGTGGAAAAGTGAAAACGATTAGTTTATTGCCGGCATTCAAAAGACAACATGCAACCCTTTGATAACGGGACTCGACCGGAGCTCTTTTTTCCTCCGCGAAACGGTGTTAGTTTCACACCGGTGGAGCATGTTAATTTCACCTCAGAGACACTTCGATATGCAACACCTCCGGGTCGCGCTAATCAAACAGCGCAAGAGTTGATTAAGCGAATGGCGCCCCTAGCTGATGGAATGCCATTTCTTCTTTTTGAGGTCTGTGCTGGTATTGGAGGCAATTCGGTGGCTTTCCTTGCTTCCAAAGAGATTGGCGCTGTTATCTCCTACGAGGAGGCTCAGGATCGCCGAGAGATGTTGAAGCGAAACATTCGAGCCTACAAGTTGGACAAGAAGGCGATTGTTTCTACTTTTTATGCTCCTCCAGAGGATAAGGATCAGGTAAAGCTAATGAAAACCTTTCAAGGTGCCGCTTTTTACTTTGATCCACCTTGGCTTAAGCGGGGTTCCGATGGTACCAAGGCGGCCAAAGACGATCAAATCAGAAAGAGTGAGGAAATGTATGTTGGCGAGTACAACTTGGACCAGCATTTGGAGAAACTGCGCCCTATTGCTGCTGTTGTGATGTTTCACGTTCCGGTTGATTGTCAATTCGGAAAGGTTACCGGTTGGAAGGTGGAGAAGGTCTTTTCCACCAACGCCAAGGGTGCCGTCAAAGGTTGGATTTACGTCTTCACCAATCAGGATAAGAAGGTTCTGTCAGCCATGGCTACAACAAACGCTGGAATGAAGGAGACAGAGACAATGGAGCGGCTGTCGGATCTGGAGGAGGAGGTTTCCGTCGTTGAGCATCCAAAGATTGTCGTCAAGGAGGGCTTGAAGCGACCGGTAGCTGGAAAGGTGTTGAAGGCTACAGGCGAAACGCCAACTCCCGTCAAACCTGGAGTTAAGACTCCTATCAAAGCCCCGACTCCGGTTAAGGTTTCAACTGAAACCCCGACTCCGGTTAAACCCGGTGCCAAGCCCGGAGCCAAAAAGCCTGCAGCTGGAGCTCCCGAAGAATCGGAGAATCTTGTGCGTACTTTAAGGGATGGCTTTTCTATTCAATCCAGTCTTAAGTCGAAACCTCCAAAGCCTTCGTCGAAGGTGGTGATTAACAGCGATGAATGGGTGGAGGAGTTCCGAGCTTATATCAGCTGGATCATTCAACAGTTTGAATCGGAAAAGATTGCATCTCAAGTGACGGAGGGGGATCGGATCAATTACTTTATTCAGGCTTGGACTCATGAAACCTTTGACCCCGTTGATAACTACGAACAATTGGAGATGGTGGGAGATAAGCTGATGGGTTATTGTTTCCAGCTTTTCGTACTAAAGCGAGAGCCCACTGCTAATGCCTCTCTTCTGTCAGAGTATACGGCTCGCTATTTGTCGAAAGAGATTCTACCAATAATTGGTAATGAGCTAGGTCTGGATAAGTGGCTGCTAATTGACCCCGCTTCCGAAATTTCACCCACTATTTATGAGGATGTAGTGGAGTCGTTTGGAGGGGCTCTCTCCTATGCTGGCGATAACTTGAAACCGGGCTTGGGTGCTCTCCTGACTCGGCGATTTGTTCTCAAGGTTTTCGAGAATTTGAAGCTCGATCCAGTAGTTAGGTATGGTACACCAAAGACGGTCCTCACTCAGCATTACTGCCAAAAGTTGCACAATATTTACGGTATTCATCCTATTGAGAATCCAACGGAGGTTATTGTTTCCGGGCCAGACGAACCGGTCAAATTGGAGATTTATTTACCGAATACCATTTTGGAGCATCTAAATCGGGATTTCCAACTGAAACCCAAGCTTCAGAATCCAATCGGTGTTGGAATTGCAGTTTCTCAAAAGGCCGCTGCCGCAACAGCCTATTACAATGCGATCAAACTATTGATGGAACGCAAGATTACCATTGAGCTAATTGAGAAACTAAATGTAGAAAAGTATTGGACCACTTTCGACCCGGATTTGGTTAAGGCGGTTATGGCAAAGGCGAAGAAGGAGGGGATTAAGAATCTGAAACTGGTCAGTCCTCGTTCCAGTACCACAGTGGGTCGATTCTTAATCCAGCTACGAGGATTCCAAACAGACCCAGAGACCGGTGAAGAGCGGTTAATCAATCTCTCCACAGGAACTAGTTCTATAGAGCGCAAAGAGGCGGAAATTCGAGCTTTGGAGGCTTACCGCACGAAAAAGATGTAAAACAGATCTGACCACAAGGTCAAATCCGTCCTAAGAAAAACGTACCAATTTACTGTGTGAGAGTCGCAAAAACAGCAATCGTCAAACCGGTGTTGAAAAGTGAAAACTTACAGGAAGCCTAAACTTTTCTCCACGTCAATCAATGCGAAAATCGGCATAAAATCAGCATCGAAGTGGGGTTGTGGGTAGAGATCTGAGAACTTTTTGTTGCAGCAGCAACTGTTGCGGCGGTTGTAAAAGCCCAATGTTTCACGCGAATGCTTATATCATCGATGATGACATAAGTTATCGTTGACCAGTTGTACCGGTTCCTTCTGTAGAAGAAAGCATTAATTCTATAATTGTATTGACAATGTCCCGTTCCATCCGAAGATACTCCTCGTATGCAAGAATGGGGTAAACGTTAGCCTGAGAGGAAATAAGTTCAACATCATTTCTGGCATCTTCTGGAATGGTTCTCAACTCTTCAAGAACCCTGCTCTGATCGAGCTTTTCTACCGCCGGCGCTGGAGTAGAAGGATTTATTTTATCACCCTTGTAATCTGACGAATGTTTGGCTACAATTTGAGCAACCAATTTGTTGGCACCCATTTCCTTTATTTTCCTTACCTCCATTGCATGAAACTGCTCCAACTGTTCTACAAAGCGACGCCGTGCTTTGGCATCCAGTTCGTATTTGTGTAGTTTCATTTCATCGTTTCCCTTCTCCATTTGAAGTTTGATTGCAAAAACTAGTCGTTCTCACAATCAATTTTCCCATTGGAACTCAAAATAACGGCTCCATTTTACTCCTTTTATCCCTTATAAATGCAACTAGCCCTCGCGATTTCGGTCCTTGTGGTTGTGATTCTCTTCTTTTTGGTTTTAATTCAGAGCAGTCCAACTTCGACCGCTGCCACTCAAAGTTACAGTCCTTATGGGACCTATGAATTGGCCTCTCAATCCGCCTGTCAAACTCCCAATGGTCTTTGTACAGAGAAGGGAAAACAGATTGTGGTTGAGCGCTGTGTTATTAACCCCAAAACCAACCGTGGCTGTATCAATGAAGATGGAGTTGAGAGCTATCAACCTCGGCTTCGAGAGGTTGTTTGTCAACCTCCATGTTATTCCTATGTTTGGGGCTCCGAACAGGTGGAGCCATGTGTAGCCCCTTCCAATCTAACCGTTTGCGCTCCACCAGGAACCATTGGAACTCAGAAACGGACAAAAACCTGTACACCACGGGATGGTTTTGGAACCAGTATCTGTCTCTATCAGTGTGGAAGTCTTCCTGATGAGAGTGATATACCTATTTGTCAGAGCGGGAAAGCGGATTCTATTACCTTGGGTACTTTTCCTTATGAAAAACTACTAGCTCTTAAAATTGGTGAAACCACCAGGCTTTGGTTGGCGAAGGGTTATATGATTACGGAACGTCTCGCCTTTGATGCATTTACGATTGAACCCGCTTATGCAGGTTCTAACTCTGTCACGCTAGAACAGATTCGAACCATTGACACCACTATTACCTACTTCACCTCCTGTACCAATTACTTGCTCCCTAAATGTGGAACTTGGATGGTGAAAACCGGTACTGGTCTTCAACCCTGTACTCAGGATCCGATTGCCTATATGATTGAGAACTGCTTTATCGATGCCAACCCGCAAGACAAGGATTCCAGATACTCCAGTTCCGATGTAACTCTGTTCGATCCTTCCAAACTCTTCGAAGTTGGGTATACCTCTACCCCAATGGAGTGTGTGAATCCGGAGACAGGAGCGGCTGCAATTTGTCTTCCACCTGAGAATTCAACTACGTTTACCGTCACTTCCCTTTTTCCCAGCTCTTTCATTCTGCAACAGGATCCTTTCCATCCAACGGTACCTGGATGTGCTAAATCCTGTCTCTTCTTTCCGGATACCAATCAACTGGATTTAACGGCATGGGATTCATCGCTAGCCGAAATTGTGGGTAAGTACACTATGATGGTGAATCCTGATGACGGTTCCTTCCTTTCTCTCCATCATAGCCCCTGTAACACTAACAACAGTGAAGCCTTACTACCTGGAGGAACCGGACGTTTAGCTTCTGATTGTTATGCCAATCCTTTGAAGGAATTGGAAACGGTAGAGGCACTCTTTGTTTACCCCGGTTCTGATTTCTGGCCCGCCCTTGCTTGCTCCGAAGAGGAAATCAGCTCCATGTCAAGCCTGGTTCTTTTCATTAGTCCTTACTACACTTCCACTGGACGAAATCGATTGGATTGCAACATTTTCGCCGTTTTTGGAGGTGAGTATCTCGGTTGGTTGGATGTAGATGGAGAAAATCGGCTTTATTGGCGACAGGCCAAAAAAGATTTAAGTAAACCCTTCGGTTGGAATCCGGAGACCCCTAACATCACTATTCACTACGATGCACTCTCGGAGACTTACCGGTTGACAAAGTTTCAAAGTCGAGATGAGATTCGAGTTTCTAATCTGGGTTCTCCGGATCTTCTTTTGAATAGCATTAAATTTAAGACTCGCCCCATTCAACATGATGGAATTGTGGGGGAGGATCTGCTTTGGATGCAGAATCGGCAATCCCGTTGCCTCCGTAATACCTGCAACCTATACCATCCCTACGTAATGGAGTTGTGCAACCGATTCACAGAGTGAGTTTATGCAACCAACTCACAGAGTGAGCTAGAACACATCTAAGTCAAAACACATTTAAGCCAAGCTTAGATGTGTCCGTTATATCTATTAGCTTTACTCCTTTCTTTTTAGTCGGCTAATTAGAGTTTCTACGCAATCTTTTTCATCTTCCAGTGCAACCCGTTCCAATTGACCCGATTCCAAATTTTTAATGAAACATTGGTTTTCTTCGTCATAACCCATTCCTTTTGTACAATCCTCTGTTTGCCAAGGCTGAAAAGCGGGAGTGGTAATATTTCGAATGGCATGGATTAGTAGATAGAGTTTAATGTGACTCCCATAGCCAAATGTAATGCAGGTTAAGGGCGTTGTAACAATCTCCATTGGATCCTCGTTTTTGGCAAAATGGGTTATGGAATGAAACTTTTCAAGATCTATTAAGCCACCCTTTAGTAAACGCGCGTAACGGCGCCATTTCTTAACATCCTTGAGCAAAGGTCGAATTTCCTTATATTCAGATTCTGTCATTTGAATTTTCTCCACAATTTCATACCATCCATCAAACCAATAATTCTCTACTGCTAGGAATAAAACCATTCGAGTAACGGCATCAACTCGTTGCTCAGGTAAATCATCAGTAATACTTTCTGTAAAATAAGACGAGAAATGAGACAAGTAGTTACTAATCACTTCGGACGTTCGACCAAAATTTATTAGCTCTTTGATGACTCGCTCCTTGACAAAGATAACAAAGAGCCGGTTAACATCCGTTTGCATCTGTGCTTTTAGCAACTCTTCAAATCCATCCCGACCTCTTAGCTGTCGAGAACGAAAACTAAGTTGTCGGTCTACAGCACCACTAATTCGACTTTGAGATTCCAAATCGTTAATGTAGGGTTGATAGGCACTTAATTTCTGTATCCAAGTAGAAAAAGCGTCCATTCTTTACAGTGATTATATAATCGGCGAGGATTATTTTCAACATCAAAAATGACACCCTTGGCTGCTTATTTTCTGGGGTTGGCCACTGTTCTCTTCGTACTTATTCCTTTTTGGTATTTAGCAACACAAAGTGCAGTGGTACAAACTGCTTACAAAAAGACAGTATGCGCTAGTGTTTGCGTTTAGTTCACATTTCTTTTCGAAGAAATGTGGGTCGTTTGGAGTTAAAGAGGTGTAGATCCGGTCCCATCCGTTCCATCGATTGGTAGCGTTGAATGGGATACATCACGAACGGCATGACCAACGACTTGGTGCATATCACTTGAATGCCAGTGCTCCTCCACCGGGACAGGAACTGGAGCTCCAACACCCCCGTCCAACTCCGCGTCTTCCTCATCAGCATCCGCTGTTACCGCCACTGCAGCCGCCAAACGCTTCTTTTCCGCCATCTTCCGGGCCACCGTCAGCGGATCCTCCGGAACTGCAATACCCGCCCCCATTACCTCCGCCGCTGAATCCTCCTTCTTTTTCCACATACTACTGATTACATCAGCGTTACCCCGTCCATCAAGGACAAAAACATGCCGCTGTAGAACCTGTTTCCGGATTACCTTCTTTCGATGACCACCACTTTTAGGTGGAATTTCGTCATACTCTCCATTAGTCATTGACATTCCAATACCGGAGCAAACACCAAACTTCAGAAAGTAGCAACGACGATTGTAAGTCTCCAGCTTACTTTGAACCATAGTACCACCCACCTTAGAAAACATGTTGATTACCTCTCCGCTACCAATTACTATTACAGCTCGCGCAATAGTTGACATATCTGCCCGAGGAATAATAATCGACTTCTTCTTATCGATTGTTGTTGGTGGCGGATAGTAACGAACCGTCCAACTGGAAATTTCCGACTTCAGGTTAAAAAGAGCACAAACTTGACGAATGGTGGCCTCCAACATCTTTCCCTTAGGAACGGCATCCTTCCAAACAACAGACTCGTCCACATCATAATACGGAGTTGGAGGTGTCTCAGCATTAATCTCCTTCAACTGTAGCGGTTTCAAATCCTTGAAACCATCCGTAATCTCCTCTATCGTTAGATCGATGGCCGCTTTGTCCAGGTCCAAACGACTGGGATCCAGTACAGCTTTCTTAATTGTTTTGGCGGCTCCCCGTGGCATCTTTGAAAAATGATTTTAACTTGTTTAAGGCTTAGCTCCTAAAATGCGAGTCACAATTTCTAGGTTTCGCTGTATCAGCGAAGGAACTTATGAGTTTCCAGTACAAGAACATACTCTCCTCGATGGTGATAGTGGTTTGGGGAAGAGCACGTTGATGAATGCGATTCTTTGGTGTCTCTATGGTGGTATGCAACATGTCTATCCGGGGCAGACCAAGCCAACTGCAGCAACGGCGACCAAAGTGGAGCTTTTTCTTCCCGAATTCAATAATCTAAAGATTATTCGAACGAAACCTCCAGAGCAAGTAACCGTTCAAATTGAAGGTCAAGCTCCAATTACTGGAGAGACAGCAAAACAGCAGATCGAAAAGTTCTTTGGAACTCGACGACTTTGGATTGCCACCTCCTATATTTCACAGGGTGATCGTTCACCTTTGATGACACTTTCCAATGCTGAAAAGCTAGAGCTATTACAGGAACTGGCTTTTGGCTCCGATGTTGCAGAGAAGACCCCGGAAACTCCGGAATGGTATCTGGAGCGAATTGAGGAGGAAATGGGAACGGTGAAAGTACAATTGGACAAAAGTACCAATGATTTCAATGTAGCTCACGGCCAATATGAACTGATGTTGGATCAGTTGGAGACCAAAGGTTACAGTTGGGAGTCGGAGCCAACGAAAGAGGATCTGGAACAGCTTCGGGAGCAAGTCCTCGAAAAGGAAGCGGAGTTAACCGCAATCCGAGAACAATTGCTGCAGGATCGAGAGACAAAAGGTCGGAAGCAACTACTACTGGAGTCGTTAACACAAATTACTCAAACTCAAGCGCAACTTACTACTGATTGGAAGCAAATACAGGAGGATGGAATTCCAACCAATATTGACAAGCTTCAGCGCTGGATTCGGGTTTTGGAGCTTCAAAATCAGCTCCAAACCTTGATGGCAACTCCTCCCGCTCTAGAGTCAACCACAGAAGAAATTGCGCTTTCATTGGAGGAGGTTGAACTTCAGTTAGCCACTCTGCGAGCTCAAGTGCCACCGGTCAAAACGGCGGTTGAGATCTGTCGCCGAGCCAAAATTCCTTATGCGCTAGAAGCAATTACGGAGAAGACGGCGGCCCTCGAGCAACAGCTGGAACAGCATCATTCAACGGTACTGGCTTACAATGAAAACGAGAATCAGCGCCAAAAGTTGGAGGCTCTTCGCTCGAAACATCAGGTGGTGAAAGATGAACGAAGCCGCCGGGAGGAAAAGCTTCACCACTCACTATCCCGACTCCAAAAAGTATTCCTCTTTCCGATTGAAGCTACAACCCCAAATCTTCTGGAGTTGGTGACTGAGTTCTTTCAAGAACAAGAGCAACTTCGGCAACAGGTGGAACAGGTACGAATTCTAAAAGGAAATCGGGAAAAGGTGGAGACTCGGTGGAAAAGTTTAGAGAGTCGGGTACAAAAGACTATGGGCCGATGGGACACTGAAGTTACAATTATTCAGCGTCAACTGAAAGAGCTATCGGTGCTAAAGAGAGATGGAGTGGATTCACTGGAATCATTTCAAGCTCTACGACCCTCAATTCAAGAGCTGAAGCAGCGACAGGATCGAATTACAACCGCGATCAAGTTAGCAGCAGCTCTTAAGCAACAAATGGAAAAATTAGAATCTTTACAAAGTCAATTGGCCGCTCAAGAGGAGATTTTGACAACGGCGGAAACTCGATGGTTAGAGTTGGAGATTCCCCATGCGTTCCCATCCAATGCAGCGGAGGGAATCGCAATTCAGGTCGCCATCGCTAACAGTCAGAAGTTACTGGAATGCCCATCTTGCCATGCGCATTTGGAGCTCCAACATGAACATTTGATACTCTCCTCCAATCAACCAATGGCAGCTGAGAATACGGAGCAGACAAAGGATCTTCTACAAACAATTCAGAATGCTTACACGGAGTTTGATACCCTGATGACTAAGTACACAATGGAGTCGGACCGCTTCAACGGTCTTGAGAAACCGGATTTGGAATTGCTACGGGAGACTCCCATTGAAAAGGGAAAGCTGACAGCTTTAGAGCAAAAGATTTCGGAATTGGAGATTATTCACCGGGAGTTCCGAAATCTTCAGCAGCAACTGATCGAAATCGAAGGGGAGTTGGCCGCCCTACCTTCGATTGATGAATCCCTTCTGCAATTGAAAACGATGCCTCCTTCGGAACTGAATCTTTTGATCCCGGAGACCCATTCGATTTTGGCCCTACAAAAAGAGATTCAAACGCAGACTCTCAGTTTGGCCGAATTCGAATCGCAAATGAAGGAGCTTCATTATGTAAAGATGGATTCGCCGGCGGCTTTCAACAAACGAGAAGTGGAAACCATTTTAAAGGAGCTTCGAAGCGTTCAATTGTATCCCTTCAATTTGGAAGAATTAGAAGCAAGGGTGGAACATCTTCAACAACTGCAAAAGTACCTGCAATGGCAAAGGAAACTACAACCCTTGAAGGAACAATTGGGAGAGGATCAGAATTTGGAGATTCCTCTTACTGCTAAGAAGATAAAGGATCGGGTTTCTAAGCTGGAGCGGCATTCAACTGAGATGGCTCGCTTGGAACAAGAAAAACTCGATCTGGAGGTAAAACTGCAGCAGTTACCGAAGGATCAAACGGAGAATCTATTACAGAAGGAAGAGATTTTAAAGGATGAAATTGCCAATTTAGAAATGCAGCGAGAAACGGGTAAAGAAATGATAGAAGTCCTTAGGCGCCAAAAACAGTTGGAGCGAATGCAAGCTAAACAGATGAAGTTGGCTACTCGAGAGGCAACCTTGCAGCAAATGAAAATACTTGTTGGCGAGGTAACCAATCAAGCATTGCAAGTGTTGGTCGATAACATCAATCATTACACTAATTCCATTATTGGCGATCTTTTTGATGATGAAATCCAGATTAGTCTCAAGCTTTTTAAGGAGTTGAAAACGAAGGATAAAGTCAAGTCGCAGGTCAATCTCCAAATTCAGTACAAAGGAAACACCTACGACGATGTATCACACCTATCCGGCGGCGAAAGGGATCGTCTTTCCCTAGCGCTAACAATTGCCCTCGCTCTTTCCTCTCCCAGTCCCATTCTAATGATGGACGAATGTTTGGCTTCATTGGATGGTGAGCGACGAAATACTTGCATTGAAACTATTCGCTCCTACTTGGCTCACAAAACTTGTATTAGTGTCTGTCACGAAACGGTGAAGGGTGTTTTTGATGCGGTGATGACGGTGTAGACGAAGCTTAAGTTCTTGAAACTCGGCTTCTGACGAAGCTTAAAGGTACAGCCTCATTCCAAAACCGAAATGGAGGGTACCGTCGTCACAATTCGGTTTACGATTCACGCTTCTATGGAATTTGAAGAGGCAGATCGATTTCGACAACTTTTCGAACAGTTAGAATCACGAGCAACTAATTTTACTTTGTTAGCGGACCAACCTCGTGTAACCACAAGTTCCAGGTACTGCGATATTCCTGACGAGCATCGGGCCCTTCATATTCTTGTTCTTCAGTATCAGATTCGGCATCACATTCTCTCTGTCCAGAATGTGGAACATGTCCTACAAAATCATCTTAGTGGTAGTACACCTGTTCATTGTACCATTAAGAAACAAAATGTCATACTATAAAACATATATGAACATATTTGAGTCAGCCTCAAATATGTTTTACTCCATTGGAACTACCATCTTTCGATTCTTACCCCGAGTTCGAAGAGATGATGTTTGCGTTAGGGTTCCATCAATTTGGAAATTCCAGTAAGCGGTAAACATCACCCAAATTAGCATTAAACTACTGCAAACGAAAGGAACTGATGATTTGAGACGGAAACCAAAAAGATAGACCTGAATTCCAATCACCAATGCCATAGCAGCAATAACCCAACGGGCGGTAACAGGATTTTCACTTTGATAGAAAACTAGAACCCACAGCAAGTAGAGGAAAAGGCCGCCAACGAAAAGACCATTTAGTAGTTTTACGGATAATGTTGAAGGGTTAATAATGGCACGGTACCAACACCAAGCGTAAAGAACAAAAAGGAAGGTCCAGATTACCGCATTTACATTTGCCATCGGTCCCCATTCTGGCTTTTGAATTGTTCGGAACCAGGTTTTGGCTTTTGCAATGATGACTAAACCAATAATCAGGATACTAATTACCAAAACGAACCGAAAAATAAAAGCGGAATTAGTGATTTCACTAACGAAATCTGTACTCATTTTGGTAAAGGCATCTAAAATAGAAGATGAGTCATTCTTCGGTTTCCAGTTTCGAAACTAAAGCCAAGAAAATTGGAAATGGAAGTTTTGGTAACGTCTATCAAGTTCGTTCCAGTTTAGGTCGCTCAAATTATGCCATTAAACGAATTCCCCATAATGGGGCTGGCTTTGAATCCATTGTAGAGGCAGCTATTATGAGTCAGATTACACATCCACATCTGATGAACTGCTATGATGTTAATTTCAATGAGGCAGAGGGATGCATCGATATTCTTCAACCGTTGGCCACTGCCGATTTACAAACTTATCTAGAGGAACACTCGGAGATTAAGATTCGAGAGCATGTTTCAATTGTGAAGGCTTGGTTTTGGCAGTTAATCTCAGCAGTTTGTGAACTCCATTACTATTCGATTGTACATGGTGATATTAAGTGTAAGAACGTGTTGATTTTTGCTCATAAACGTTTGGAGCAAGCGACTCTAAAGTTAACCGATTTTAGTCTGTCGCAATTGCTATTGAACTCTAATCGACAATTAAATACAATTGCATATACAGTAACTCACCGTCCTCCGGAAATTTGGGCCAAGGAATCGTGGTCCTTTTCTTCGGATATTTGGGCGTTGGGATGTACATTTTACGAAATTGTTTATGGATCTTCATTGTTTCCTGTCCAAAAGAATGCAGAGGCTAGTTTATTAGCGCTGCAAGATTGGCGAGATGCTGAAATTACACCCGGTTCGGCGGGTAAATCTAGTACTCCAAAAGCATTCGGTTATAAGCGCTCTTCTATTGGTTCTCCCAAAGGTCGAACTTTTGTTTTAGCTTCAAAGAGTGATGTTTCCTTTTTACGTTCACGTCCAATAGTTGGAGCTGGTGGTTATGCTAAATTTCGACTTCATGATGATTGGACAGTGTTTGAACTTCGAGAGATAAATCGGATTATCCTTTCAACTTTGAGTTATAACACAGAATCTCGGAGCTCTATTTGGGAATTAGTTAATGATCCATTTTTCGCCGATATTCGGAAGATTCCAGTTCGAAAGTCTCCATTTGAATTCCTTCCTCCTGAATCATTAAATGAGGAAGAAGAGCTAAAAGCCTATACTAGTTGGCTTTCGGATAATTATACGTTGACCACTGGAGAAAGAATTAGATCCGAAAGAATGAAAAAGGCGATTGGTAATATCGCCAACAAAATCCTCTTCCGAAAATCGATCTGTACTAGCGATTATCTATCGGAGGAACGAAAGGTTTGTTTGCAAATTTTACTAAATCTTCTACCCATTGAAAATGAACGCCGTGATTGAGTCCATTCGGAATAAGGGTATCCATGAGGCAGCTATGGAACCAGGCTTTCGTGCGCGATTTAAGGCTCTTTACTTCGAGTTAGAGGCTGGATTTCTGGAGACCGGTGATCTTGATGAACCAATTGTCCATCTACTGACAAACCCCTCGGATTATCCGGATCAAAAGTTACACAAATTTGTTTTAGATCTAACAGGTATTATGATCGATCGAGATACCACCATCGGTAAAATTGTCGAATGTATGGCCCGTTTGGTCAACTATAAAGTACTATCCTTGAATCCGATGGCCGAACTGGTTTTGGGTTTGAGGGATGCCTTTCCGAAACCAAAACCGGATGGACCAATGTTGGCTCTGGAATTCTACTCCGTTCTCTATCTGGGTGTTCGACCTTGGGATATTAATCCCGGTAATGAAGAAGAAAGATTTTCTTACACTAGTAACTTCATTTTGAACGAGTCGGAGCAACAAATCATGCGCTTCTTCTCGGCTCTTGGATTTCACTACTACAGGAATGCCCCCAAGAAGACGCTAATTGATCAATTGTATGTGGACCTGATTGCCTGCTTGGATACCGCTAAGCAGGCAACTTTGGAGGAAATTGCTTTTCGTCGGCGTCTCGCCATTCTTAATTACACGAAGCGAATTTCACTTATGGATTTTGGAGATGAAGACATTCGAAAGCACATTATGATTCCGGAGTTGAAGCGTTTGCATGAGAATGCCAAGGCGGCATTTAAGCGAGGGGAGCCAATTTTATTCCCAGATGATGATGTAGAGGAGGAAGAGGACGAGGAGGTGGAAGAGGAGGAGGTCGAGGATGAGTTAGCAGTGGCCTCTCCCCATTCGATCTCCTCTGATTCCGAAGACCTGGAGCCACTGGATGTGGATAAAGCACTGATTGAAGAATTCTTCAAGGATCAATTTGGAATGGAGGTTTTTAAGCTCCGTCTAGTACTCCGAAAGATTAACTTCAATGCAATTCCTAACGATTACATGGGTGAGCTTCGAGATGAAATTTACGAGGAACTACTGTCGGCACTAAAACGGGAGCGTATTTCACCCTTCGTTCTCGCTCTGGCAAACCGGCTGGCACTTACGAATTTCACACTACCGCTAACAGACGAACAAAAGGAGATTTTGAAGAAGACAATTAAGGAGCACGATACTGCCGCTGTTCAATCGGCGGAAATGAGGGCCGTTATGGCAGGGGAGGCGGAGTATGTGGTACCACCTCCAAATCCGGCTTCTCCTCGGGAGGCTTCTCCTCGGGAGGCTTCTCCTCGGGAGGCTTCTCCTCGGGCGGCTTCTCCTCGGGCGGCTTCTCCTGGATTTAAAATGTACTCTCCTGATGGGGCGGCTTCTCCTGGGTTTAAAATGTACTCTCCTGATGATGCTTTACCAGAATCGCCGGAATCGCCGAGAACGCCCGTTAAGCCAGCGAAGCCACAGGTTGCTCTAAAGCCGGTAGTACGCCCAGGTGCCGGTAAACCCGCAGACGCAAAGCCGATTGTTGTAAAACCCGTTGTTGTAAAGCCGGTGGTTGCGAAACCTGTTGTGGGGAAGCCGGTGGTTGCAAAGCCGGTGGTTGCGAAGCCTGGAGCAAAGCCTGCCGTGGTAGCGCCCGGGGCCGCTAAGAAGAAACCGGCAATTGGCGCACCCAAAATTAAGACCCCAGCCCCACTTGCAGCGGAGTTAGCGGTACCTGTCGCTCGTCCTAGGGGAGCGGTCCCTGCCGCTGCTGCACCAATTCGGATTGCACCCATTCATCCGGGTCCTCCTCCCCTAGGATATCCTCCAGCAATTGCTGGCCAACTTCACCCGTATGATGCTGAAATAATTCCAGTTATTGAGGAGACACATATTGCTGCCGCGTTGGCAGTTCCCCCTAAGCAACCAGTTATGTACGAGCGACTGTACCGGGACAATGTTTACAATCGCTACGAAAACTTCAGTACTCAAATTGCCTACAACATTCACAGGAAGTGCCTCCTTCGGGATTTCGATGGTCAATGGCGGGACATTGTTTACTGTTTTATGCATGGTACTAACATGAAGTTTGTTATCGATGTGTTCATAGAGTACTTGGGCGTTAAAATGCCCAATATTCTAACACTGCTAACCAATGAGGAAATGATGACCTTTCTCTGGTGGTTGAACATTTGTGGTACTAATGCAGAAACCGTGACCCAAATGAGAAAGTACTTCCTAATTCTATTTATGAGTCCTTCGTATATGTTGAAGCTACTGCCTTCAACCTATACTGGCCCTCGGGATATGCTTTCTATTGCATGGAGGATTATGACTGGTATGGATGCATTTACTTTCAGCAAGCGTTGTTATGAGAACCTGGATTGGATGATCGCGAATATTCCTTCTTGGAAGGCTTACCACATGTACCAAAAGCTGTACATGGAGCCAGATTCCCCACCTTCGTTTGAGACCCCTTGGAGGTACTTGGCTGGATTGAAGGAGGACGAAATTTCGCCACTGGAGGCGTACTTTAACGACATTAAGTACCCTATTGAGACTCTGCATTTTATGACCGGTGATCACAAATTGTGGGGTAGTCTCATGTTACCTCCGGAGATGGACAAGCCGATGATCGAAACTTTTAATGGGTTTGTGGATCCGTATTATTGGTACTTTACGGAGAATATCGGTCATTACAAGGAATTTGCCAAGCGGGAAGATGATGATGCACCGGAGTTGGATTTGGTGGATCTCAGTCGAGAGCAGGCCCATGCCGTAATGCAAAAGTATACGGATGGAGAACTACTGTTGGCTATGTATTTGAGTACTGACATTCGCCCTTGGAACTCTCGGATCTCTCTGCAGAATTACGTCTATGATAGTTTCAATCCAGATGAGAGTTCGTGGTTCTGGATCAGTGAAAACTTCCGCTGCAACAATGACGATATGGATCCGATTGAGATTGAGGAGCGTAAGTACGGAGATGCAGAGAATCCCACCATTGCTTTCGGTAGTGTGGCCTCCCGGCGATGCTATTCTCTTAAGGAGTTGATCAGCTCTTTCCGGGAGGATGGAGAGGGTGGTTACTACTTGATGAATCCGGTTCATCTACCAGATCCGGGTGAACATCAGGACCTAAAGGTGCGTTTCAGTACTCCGGAGCTAATCTCTCTCCAGCGGCTACTTCAGAGTACCAAGTATAAGCCGGCTGTAACACTAATTACAGAGCTTCTCAAGAAGATTGCTGATGCACTAAAGGCTTCGGGACATACAGCAACTTACGTTCGGGAACGTGCTGACGAGTATAACAAAATGAATGCCGCGGAAAAGAAGGCAATTGTTGACGGCGTTCTTGGCTATTTTACGTCGGGTCTCTACGCTCGTTTCTGGAAGGGTCCGAAGACAGCAGTTGACTATCCCTACATTTGGTTTGAGGGTGGTCAGGAAACAGCTAATACCTTCTTGGATGATGTTGTTATCGGTATCAAAGATCGAAACGTTATTCGTGAGTGCTCCAAGGCAAGAGTTTCTATTGATGCCGGTGGCGCGAAAGTTCTAGACTTCTTCCGTAAGCTGAAGATCTTTGAGTATGATTACGAGAAAGACGAGTACTACATGCTAGCGTACAATGTTTCCAATATGACGGAAGCAGTAGTAACAGGTACTCATTGCACGGCTGATTACAACGATCGAATCATTCCGACAACCTATATCGTTTTGACCAAGATTTTCAAGTACACCGATCGCCAAATTTCCGATATGCTGCGAACTTACTTCGAGAAGCCAACATTCCCGGATATGAAGATTAAGGATTTTGCAAGTTCTACGCATGATGAACGTCTAGCTAACCCAGCTATGAGGGAGCAACTAGCTCGAGTTGAGTAAAACATATTCAAGACCGCTTGAATATGGATTTAAGAGCTAAATAATTGATTTCGAATTTTACAATTGGAGTGTTAGTAACTATATTCGACAATGGCTTCTATTTCTCCCAGTGGTGGTTCTGCTTCTAGTGATTCTCCAAGCGCTGTTGTTGCGGAGAAATGGTCACCGGCAACCAAGATGTCCTTTCTTCGAACAGTGACCGGTTCTGACGTTCCGATTTCCGTGGGTGCGAGCAATCTGGAGCGCTTTTCGGATGAGCAACTGAAAAGCATGGAGGTAATCCTAAATGAGGAAAAGCTGCGCCTTGAGCAATCTCTCAATCGGATTAAGGCAGAGCGGGCGCGACGAGATCCTCACAAGATTACCAAGTACACCATGTTCCCTCCGGCCGATAACGAAATGTGGACGGCTTATTGTACGCAGGAGGCTGGTTTTTGGTCCGCCAAGGAGTTGGATTTTATCTCCGATCGAGAGTGCTACCTTCGTCACCCGAAGATGACGGATCGTTACCGGCAGATCTACATCGACATCTTTAAGTTCTTCTGGCCCGGTGATGGTATGATTTCTGCCAATGTGCTCCGGTATATCAACGAGGCAGAGACTTATGAGGAGCAGACCTTCTTCATCGCGCAGCTCTTCATTGAGGCGGTGCACGCGGAGTCTTATGGTATGTCAATTATGGCTATCGTTTCCGACCCGGTTAAGCAAGCGGAAGCCTTTTTGGGTGTCGATGAGATTCCCGCCATCAAGGCGAAGGCCGATTTCATTGAGAAGTACATTTACTCCAATGAATCCAAGGGTCTCCGCTTTGTGGCGGGGGCGGCAGCGGAGGGTATCTTTTTCGCCTCTTTGTTCGCTCTAATCCACTTCTTCTCCAAGAAGGAGCTGATGATCAACTTTAGCTTCATGAATGAGCAGATCGCCAAGGATGAGACTCTGCACGCGGAGAATAACTGCCACCTGGCCAAGCGCTATCTGAAGTCGGAGGAGCACGGACGCGTGATTGAGATTTTGGAGGAGGCAGTTCAGGTGGAGATTGAGAACATCAAGTACATGCTGCGAACACCGGTTGATTCAGTGGAAGCAGATCAGGCGATGGGTCTAACGGTGGAGAACATGTCCATTTACATTAAGATGTTGGCCGATCGCCTGCTAGCTCAAATGGGACTGCCGATCCATTTCGGCTGTGTAACTCGACTTCTCTGGTATGAGGGTGTCAGCCTCGGTGTGAAGTCGAACTTCTACGAGCGAAAGATTGGTTCCTACAAGAAGTTTAGTCTGGAGCAAGCACTGGATTGGCGTGCAAGGGCGGGTTTGTCACAGAAGGTGACTTCAACGGTGTCTCGTCCGGCGGAGGTGGACTTCTAAAAGAACCGGGCTTCCAAAGGAAGCTTAAACATATTTCAATGATGTTGAAATATGCGCGTAAAAGGTACTAATGTTTAGACTCGATATCCTACAGGAACTGGAACTCGGGCCACATCAATTCGCTTTTGATTAATGACGCGACTAATGGTGTAAACAACAATAATACAAACAATAATGAGTAATAGTGTGATCGCAAACCACGACAGCTGGGTAGCAGTATCAACGGTGCGGACTCCTGCAGTTCCACCTCCACCGGAACCGAAACTACCGGTGGAGGTCTGGTTCTGAGGTAGAACATCCGTTGGCATCGGTCCCAAGTGATCGTTGTTACCCAGAATGCTGATCATTTGAGACCGAGTTAAACGAACTGTAGGATCTCCATTAGTAGTCCGGTAATCACTGAGTACCAAAGCTGCCAGACCGGCCGCAAAGGGTGTAGCAAAACTGGTTCCGTTGATGGAAGTAATGGTTCCGTTCAGATTTTGTCCCGGGTAGTTCTCACCCGGAGCAAAGAGGGCCACCTTGTTATTCAGCGTATTAAAGCTAGATGCCTCCCGACTGGCATTGACACTGCAAACAGAAATAGCACCCGCATTGGAGGCTGGGTACTCATACTGAATGGAGCTACTATTACCAGCAGCAACAAAAACTAGAATGCCGGCATTGTAAGCATCGGCTACCGCCTTCCGAAGTGATGCATCGTCGTAATCGGAACCTAGACTAATACTGATAATATCTACATTTTTGTTAATTGCAGAATTCATTGCAGAAACCACCGAAGAAAGGTAGATAGAGCTATCAGCAGCATCCACATCCATCAGATAGATCTCATCAGCCTGGGGTGCAATACCAACGGCACCAAAATCATTATCCAGGGCGGCGATAATAGAAACCGTATAACCACCATGAGTATCACTACTGCCAGGGGATGAAAAATTCTCAACCGTAACATTGGTTAGATCAATGCTAGAGCCCTTGAGACCGGTATCGATGACGGCAATCTTGACTCCCTGACCCCAGACATTCTTCTCGTGGTACTGAGAAACGCCAAATGTTGAATAGAGCGGGTTAACGAACTCAGAAGCAGTTTTCGGGTCCAGACGGTTCATGTTTTCTAATGGTGAAGATTCCGAATCCGAAAAACGCTTTTGACAATTCTACAATTGTCAAAAGAAATTGAACTTCAACAAGAACCGCTGTTTTAGAGTTAAAGTCGCCCCAATGTCTGAGTCCGCACTAAATAATGTGGTTTCGACCGAATCCGGTCTAGGAACCGTTGTTGTCTTTTCCGGAGGTTCTCTTTGGAATCAGTCAGGACGTGCATTGAATAATCAGAAGCCGAAATCTACCAAGGTTACCGGTAAAGTTCGAGATTCAGCCAGAAAAGTACCTGATATTTTGCATCCACTTTTTGCTCAATTGGCTTCCGTGGTGGAAGACCCCTTTTGGCAGGAGGTTTTTACTAATGCCTCCTATAATGTTTTTCCTCGAAAGTTCAAGTTTGTAACCGGTGTAATGTCGTACCAAATCGCCCGAACTAAGGTGGAGTCACTGGAAATTCCAACAGAAATCGAACCGACGGAGATTGTCGGTATTGTTCAAAATTTTATGAAGACTAATGGTGGAATTATGTCGGAACTGGACACTTTGGAAATTACGGAAAAGATCAGTCGTGTTGCCTCTGAGCAAGTAATCCCGGAATCGGATTCTTGGGCTGCCATTAAGTCCAACAACCAGCGTTCCGTTTTGATTACGAAGTTTGTTAACGATACTATGGGACCCAAGTATGCGCTGAATTCTGAACAGCGAAGGGGGTTGGAGGCAACCATTAACCTGGGAATTTCTGCCGGTTTAATCGGTACTCACAATATTGTAGTGGTCAGTGGTCAAATTGTCACTATTAACGGTCTTCTCTACAATTCCAAAACCCGTCGCTTTTACTTGGATAAGGGTTTGAAGGTGGTTCACAAGAAGGGATCCCGCCGAACGGCTAAGACAATTGCAGTTGACGATTCTTTTGGTACCTTGGGAACCACTATGACCATGATGTCGGACACACTGACGTTTGATTTAGGGATTGAGGTTACCATTCACAAGAAGTGGCTTCGCTTTCTTTCGGATCGAACTCGAAAGTTGGAGCGATACGGTTCCCCAGTCTCCACTCCCAAAAAGGAGCGAAGCCGAAAGCGGTAAACAATGTGAAATTTGCGATTAAACGGATTCTTCCCTTTCTAAAATGTGGGCTATTGCAGCGGGAATTGTCCTTTTTGTTCTTTTTCTCTTAATTCTCTTTCTGGCTCAACCGGCAGAATCAACGGCTGGTGCAAAGGCTGTAATACCCAAAACTAATGTGGAACCTCCCGATTTAGAAGCGGCAAAGGAGACGGAACCAATCCCTTCCATTGAAATTCTGGAACTGGGAAATTCCAATCTAACCAGGGAAGAACTAAAGAAATATGGCCTTCCGGGTGGAGGTCAAATTAAATACAATATGGTAGAGCCAACCCATTTAGCTACCAATGAAGCTATTCTTCTGATTGGCTCCTTTCGAAGTGTCACTACCAGTATTAACGGCTATGTCTACGACTGTAAGAGTGTAGAGGGAAAGCATTCTCTTTTTATGGGTTCTATTTACAAATCGCTGATGGGAAACGATATTAATGGAAAGGCGGCGATTCTAATGACCATGAATCGTTTACCCGTGACACACTGGGCCAATTACGTTAAAAAGCAATTCGGGGTCGAATCCGTTCACGTAATTCCGATTCACGGAATCACAGATCCTGCTCCCTTCCGGTACACGATAATGGTCCGCTCGTTGGTCAAGAGCAATGCCGAAGCTCACTTACTCCGATACAATGGGCTGAAAGAAATCGACTTCTTCCAACCCTTGGCATTTAACTCTCGTTCATTGACCTCTGAGGCCATGCATTTATACGATAGCGTGGAGACTGCGGAGGAGGTTTTTCACCAGAGCGCTAAGAAGTTAATTGAGGCACAGGGTTACGAGATTGTGAGCCGAATTCCGAATCGAGAGATTCGAACCGCCTCCTGCTTTCAAAAGGCTATTAACTGTGGCGGCAAGCGAGACGAAGATTTTACCTACAGTACAAAGTCGATTTCGTTGGAGGAAGATCAATTGCTCGGAGTTGTGGCTCTCAATCATGTTGCCTCTGGTATTGCCGTCTACTCCTCCATTCTTTTCAATGAACGACGCAAGGTGACGGAGGATGTAACGGGTGCAGTTAACGATGAACTAGCGGAAAATTTGCAGATGAAGTTAATTCTCCATACCCCTAGTAATGGACAAGTCTCTGTGACAGAGCGAGTCTTAACGGCAGGTAAGAATCCACCCCGACAAATCATTCCCATGCAGGTCTTTGTTCTTCGAGTCACAAAGTAAAATTGCACATTAAACCTTTGAGTTTAATGTGTCCTCCCATTTACGGATCTGGAGGAACCCAGCCAGATCCACAATCCTCATACTCTTCATCGTCCAGATCGGGTTGTGATTCGCCTCGAATTCGAGCTAAAGCTTGAGCGGCTCGAAACCGGAGACGGCATAATTCCTGTGGAGTTGCATCTTCGTGATCCCCAAACTGTAGAGCGTAGGTGTCTGGAACGGAAGGGGTATAGTCAGCAAAAGGTCCCATCTTGTTACTATAGAAGTAATACCCTAAAACGCCGACCAAAATTAAAAGGATGAAAAAGACCAGAGTAATCAAAAGATAAACCTTCTTTGATGTTGCAGCCACCGGTTTCCCGGTCTTATAATCAATGACGTTGGTGCGATTCGTCATTCAGTAATAATGTCAAAACCGGTCCACTTTGGGTTAGCGTATAAAACTTCAGAACGATAACCGATTGGATTTACAATTATCGGTACACTTCCAATCTTAATCTCTTTTCGTTTGTGAGTATGGCCTGTACACCAAAGCTTCAATTTAGCCTGGTAATCTTGAATGAAGGAATCCAAATGAGACGCAAATCCCGAATTGGCTGGATGATCCTTATACTCCTCACTAATTGCCCGATAACTAGGAAGATGATGTGTTACCACTACGGTTGGCTGCCGACTCTCCGCAATTCGCTCCGTTAGCCAAAGTAGATCTGTAATATGACTTTGTAAATATTCCTGGTGTTCATTGAAGACATGTTTAGAATCTTTCATTGTTGCATAAGCAGCCTCTGTAATTTTGGACCAAAGGGTGCAACCGAGAAAGAGGACTCCGTTAAGGGTTACCGAATCCCGTTGTAAAAGGTAAACTCCGGCTCGATCGCAGAGAGTTCGAAGCGCGGAGTCAGTTCGCTCTAGACTGAATTCTCGAGCTCGGTAGTATTCGTGATTACCGGGGACCAGAATTACATGTCGAAAACGATCCTTACAAACGGCGAGCGCTTCATAGTAAGCCTCTGATGGTTCTCCCTTCTGATTGAGTGGGTAACCTAAATCCCCAGCAAGAACAAGGACATCCTCGTTCTCCACGGCTTCAAAACGGTCACAAATGGATTTAGTTAACCGAGCGGCATTGTTAATGCCTTCGGTATGTAGGTCGGAGATGGAGAAAATCTTCATCTTTCAATAAAAAGGAAGGTCTTTAAGGCTTGGCTGATAATCCCAGTTCTATCGGGGAAGTAGAAAATGAAAAGGGAGAAAGGAAAAGTGGAAATTGGTGGAAACTGAATCTTGAGTCGCACGTCAGTATGTGCGAAAAAAGACGTAAAAATGGAATCGGAGTGGGGTTGTGGGTAGAGATCTGAGAACTTTTTCTACAACAACGGTGATGTAAATCGCTTTCCAACAACCGATTCCATTTCCCCCTTTCCCGTTCAAAATCATCATTAATCGCAAAAGAGGGATCTTTCGTCGTTAATTCCGAAATTACCGGGTTCAAAGATCGTGACCCCGATGAAGAACTGATTTGAAGAATCGAAACGGAGAGTAATTAACCTTATGGCGACTGAAGATTTGATGCTGACGGTACTGGCTCGAGCCACCTACAATTATCGATTTCTGATCGCCGATGTGATGGTTACTTTTGATCTCCTCGCCGATGAGGCTTGGCGAAAGATTGGTGCCTATATTACCACAAATCGCGAACTTCTACAGCTTAAGTTTCCACGGGGACATCGAACCCATCGTCAAGATCTATTTGATTGGGCCTGTATCGAAACGAAACTATTCCATTCTGTTGGTGGCATATTAATTGCCATCAGTAAATTCTACGAGAATACGGCTGAATTTCATCTTATGTATGAAAGACCTGATCGATCGGAGGAGTTAATCACATTCTGCCAAAATATAGTTGACGGCGGACTCAATCAGGGTCTTCAGAGTTTTATAGCCAAATATCGAAACAATTTTCCCGAAATGCAAATGGAGTCCATCTTTAGCTATTATATTAGCAATTTTAGTCATTTCTACTATACGGCGACGGAAGAGGAGTGGTGTTTTCTAATCGAGCAGTTTCTTTCGGCTCCAACGTTTCCGGCTATATTATGCAACAACATTTACCATTTTCGTCTTTACACCAAAGCATCATTACGAGCTTTAGCTAAGTATGGATTCCTGGATTTTCGTTTTACAACTATAGGCTCCGGGGTTGTAATGAGTAACTTTCTCTTCGAAACTATTCGCTTTCACTACAACGCCGCAATGGAGTTTTTAATCGAACTTGGTGTCACGGAGAAATATACAATTACCACAGTTCCAATTGGAATACAGCCGAGTCAAACGTATGAAATTAACTCAGTGACTGATATCATTCGATATTTCATTCAGGAAAATGCGAAAAAGATAATTGTTGATATGGAGGGAAAGGTTATTGAGTCCGAACGACAAAAACAAACACATGTCTCCTACCTTCGAACTCTTCGTCGTTACACCGCTTCAAAGCGACTACCAATGTTAATGCTTCGACAACGATATTGGGAGGAGTACTGGCGGAAGGTGGAGACGGCAGAATAACAAACTTGTACAAATGAACTTTACTCTTGTTAAAGAGAATAAAGTAACGACATCGAACCAAACAAGCAACCTTATGGCGGCTGACGATCCT